TCTCTCTCTCTCTCTCTCTCTCTCTCTCTCTCTCTCTCTCTCTCTAGAGGTGGAGTTTCATCGATCGCCTCTTCGTAAGGGTGACGACTCCACCCTGGTCCGAAAAAGAATTGAACTTCAAGAATGGAAGAAGACGAAGATGAAGCCAAGATTTACAGGAACGGAGTCATGCTGAGCCAAGATCAAGTTGTCTTCGTCCTTCGAGTGGTTGGAAAGGAGTGGCTCTATACTGGAGGCGAAACACGACCGGGTGAGACACCGATCGACTCCATCCGTCATGACATTGACAATCCAGTTGGAATCCTTGCAAGCAGGCTGGCGTTCCAGTACCAACTTTCCTATCTTCGGGTTCCACCTCGCGGTAAGATCGTTTTGGGAGCCCCACCATCAGTCGATGACCTTCGATCGGAACTTCAGACAGTCGGACTGCGAGTTCCCAACGCCTATCGAACGAGTCCAGAGGAGGTTCTCCGCTACTTCGAGGAGTTCGGGAGTCTCTATCTTCCCTTCAACTCACCTACGACCTCTCCAGTCAAGACGGAATGGCTCCCTGGAGCTCCCCCTCTCTTTGTGAACCGACCGCTGATGACAGGAGCCGACGTCTGGGTCAATCCCTACCTGGCAACTCATTTGCGCGATCTCTACACCGATTTCGATCTCTTTGACAACTTCGCCAATATCCTTCCAGAACCCGAGGCATTCAAGAATCGAAAGGAGGTCATCGATGCCATCGTGAAGTATCATCGACCTGCCGGCGATTTCTGGGTCGAGCTCGGCTTTACCTCGGTCCGTCTCATCCATCAGTACAATAGCCAAACACGAACGTACAATGGTCCGGACGCAATCAGATCGATCGCGGAGGATGGTCGACTCTATTTTGATGGTATTCGTCTCGCCCACGTTGGACTCTATCAGATCGCCTTTCTCTTCAAGCCTGAGTATCTCGCTCAAACCTACGGAGTCGAGGTTTCTGACCTTCTTCTTGGATCGATTCAGGCGATCTACCGACACTTCGTCAACCAGATCAAAACAGCCGAACGTCGCGGTGAACAAAGAATTCGATTCAGTGATCAGCTCGCCGAATTCAATCAGGATCTCAACTGATCGATTTACATCCAATGGATGTAAATCACTTCGCTCAGTCTGAGCCAAAGTCGGGAATGTCTGCTGGTGAGGTCCAGTGGTCCGCGGCGATTCGGGACGGCACACTTGGAAGGTTCTCTTCAATGAATCGGATCAAGTCGACTCGTTCAGGTCGAAGGTAGAGTTCGAGTTCATCGTAAGGAACCCACTTGATCTCATCGACTTCACCGGTAGAGACCATTCTGATTCCGGTGTCGACCCGTTCGAACTGCTGAATGTCAGGCAAGGCTCCTTCTGACTGATAGACGAAATAGTTCGTCTGGTAGTTCTTGCTGTTTGATCCGAGATACCGCTCGATCACTGGCCCCGGAAAGACAAGTTCGGCTTTCATTAAAGTCAAGTCGATCCCATTCGTTTCCTCCTTGAACTCTCGAAGTGCGCATTCGATCGGCGACTCAGGAACGAGTAGAGGCTGACTTGGACTCATCTGTGCCGATTCAGTCTCCTTCCAGTTCACCCGACCCTTCGGAAAGAGCCAGAGATTTCGACCGAGCGGATCGATTGGGGGAACCTCCTCGAAGAGGGCTTGAAGATAGGGAAGGATTCGAAGGAAGGTTTCGCGGCCATATTCGTATCCGTCGCCCTCGGGGGCCTTCAGATGGAGGTCGAACCAGAGCTGACTAAAGTCATGGCTCAGGAGTCGCTCTCGTTCCGGAATCGAGAGCTCCTGGAGCATGAAGTAGAGTTGACTCTCCCGGTAGTTCCCGTGAATCAGGTCGATGTAACTGAGACTCTCCTTCCTCTTGATCAGGAGATAGTAGGGTCGTCCATCACACAGACAGCGATAGATACACCCATAGCTGGTGATAGGGGGACTCAATTTGAAGTTGGAGAGTGAGATCCTCTGTGGGAGTGAAGATGGATTGTCCTCGGGTCCAACCGAGAGCACACTTGCGATGGTCGGGTCGGTGTAGGAGTAGCGAGACTTACGAGTCCCTCCGAGTGAAGAATTCGTAACCTCTCGGAACTTCGAGACGAACTTGAAGAATCCTTCAATCGAGGGAGACCAACGGACACAGATCCCAATCGATGGATCGAGAAGAAGGCTGTCCTCTCCCGGGATCGATCGATAGTGACTGGGAGAGGGAGCATGGGAAAGGGATGCTGGTGAGGCATCCCCTCTGAAGTGAAATGGAGACGTTTTCATCATCTTTTAATCAGGTCGACTTTTTCGGATCGTCTTAAACTCTGCGTGATTGTTCGAAAGATGAAGAAGTCCAGTCTCCCTCCCACTTCGTCGGACTCCACGGTTGCTCGTCCTCCCTCAGGATGGAGGGCAGCCCCGACTGTCTCATATTCGCAACCTGGACCGATGAATGATCTAGTTCAACAGAATCCGTTGCCTCCAATGGTCCAGGCTCCGACTGCCGACGACTACTACAAGATGAGTGAGGAAAAGAGTTCAGCTCCTGTCGAGTCGAAGGATGTCCATCCCTCTGAGAGCTCAACAAAGGGGATTCCCAGTTTCAACGAGACGATGGACCAGTTTCTCATTCTCGCCGAGAAGGTCCTCCAATACGACACCTCAGGCGAACTCATCATTCGGAACTCAGGCCAGGCGAGCGGAATCCAGGTCGCCCTGAACGGCTACAAGACCATCTACAACAGGACTCGAGAGCTTCCTGGTCATGTCAACCGAATGAGGGACGTCTACATGAAATGCCGCCCTCTTTTCATCCGAGACACCCCTCTCGACGACTTCATGGAGTGGTTTGGAGAGAAGTCCTCCTTCGTAATTTCACCACAAGAGAAGTCTCGAAACAAGCTCTATCTGACGAGTATCTTCAGGAACTGCACGAGGATCGCAAGTCACATTGCCGAGGAGGCGAAGAGGAATCCCGATAAGGCCGATGAGCTCTTCAGCAACCCGGCCGCAGTCTACCCAGAGTACTTCACTCTCTATCTCCTTCGGATGTTCTACCACTGTGCCGACCCGAGTGATCGCGAGACTTTGATCTCTCCACGAATCAAGGAGCTCGAAAAGATTCTGAACCTGGCTCAAGATGAGGCTCCAATCATCGACGACAGTCTCTCCGAGCTGATGTCGATGGCAGGTGACATCGCCTCGGAAATGGGTATCGAGGTTCCGAAGAATGCGAGGGGATTCAATGGCTCTCAGTTGAAGAAGGCTCTGAGTGAATGGACAAAGAATGGTGACATGAGGAACACAGTCAAGAGCTTCTTCGCCGGGGTCGATCTGAAGAACACACGAGATCTCCCCGGGGCGATCAGCAAAGTCCTCGGTAAGATGCAGGAGACCGCCCAGACCATCCCTGAGCCGGTTCAGCGATCCCTTACCGCGACGGCAGACAGTGCTGAGGGATATACTCTCCCGAAGCAATAAACTTTCTACATCTGGTTGGATGTAGAAGTCACCAGTCGACTCGAACCTCGACACATTTCACGCACCTTCCTGAATTCTGAGCTTAAACTCGGGGCCGAGATCAGGGAGTAGAGCCCCTGCATAGATCTTCGCCTCTTTTGGGGTCAAACAGGGACAGCACCGGACTCTCATGATGGATGCGAAGTTCTTCTTATTCGCAATCGCTCTGGCAATCCGAGTAGTATCGGTGAGGTAATCTAAGATCATCTTGAAGAGTCGCGTTCGACCAACTTTGTATTCATCTTCTTCGCAAGAGATCGACAATTGGAAAGAAAAGTCTCCTTCTCTCCCATTTTCATCTGAGAGATAATTCTTCTGTGTCCGTTGGGATGCAGAAGTTAGAGCCGATCCTAATCTCCGCAGGAGGCTGAACAGACCTTCGGCTTCCGGACGAGGTAGATGTCTTTGTAGGTGTCCCAATTCATCTCGGGTTTGCCCAACCGCCGATTGACTGCATTGTGAAAACGCCAGGTCCAGATCGAGGGGATTTCGTCCTCAGGGGGATTCTGTCGAATATACTCTTGAGCGTGAGAAATGCAGTCACCACAGATCAGGTTGTCGACTTGATATCGGACCTGAGATCCGTGGAGTTGCTGTTTCTGTTCCTGGGGAAGTTGACATACGAGGTCAAACCAGGCTGCCGTCTTGTGCATTACGTCCCAAGTTGATCGAAGCATCTTCTTGATGGTCTCTTTATCGAGGGCAGGTGGCACGGTCCAATTGGGGCGTGACATCTTTTTTCAAGATCTGCCAAAATTTTAAGAGGGAAGAGCTCGAAGCTTCTTCAAGTGTTCGTCCTCATCAAGGTAGATCTCGAGGAGTGACTCGAAGAACTCCCAGACACAGTCCCGATGATACTGGGAGACGTGAGGTGACGAGACGAAGTTCTTGAATCGAATCAAGCTCTGTTTGAACTGCTCTGGGAAGTTCATGAAGATCAGATCGAAGTTCTTGATGAAGTAGGCGGTGTCATGCCGTTTGATTGCTTCCTGAATCTGAGCACCTGTCACTCCATTTACACCAGTCGGTCCGGCAATGACATTGTTTCTGATTACTCGATAGATACGATACGCCCCAGCCGATTTGACCTGGTCGAAGGCTGCTATCTCCTTCCAATTGGGCCGGCTCCCCATATTATCGTCCGGAATGAACATCGAATCTGAATAGAAGCGTTGAAGAATAAGTCGACAAGTCTCGACATCCTTCGGTTGAGGCAGATCCCTGATCTTGTCCGATCCCATTTGGTTGAGGATTGCAGTTCCAGTTTCACAGAGATCGGCTAGATTCTTACAGATTAGGAAGGCGAGAAACAGTTCCTCTTTTGTGGGGGCGATCGGGGTCTTATCGAGAGAATCGAGGACCTGTACGACAAATGAATCGATCAGCTTCTCCATGTTTCTTCTTCGTCTCCCGTCTCTTAAGGCTGGCTTCTTCTCGATGATGAGGCCTCGACTTCCCCCCATCCTCCAGCCAGTGTAGAGAGCGACTGGTCAAAAAGGAACGAATCTCTCAAGAAAGAAATGTCGGGAAAAGCTTTCTCTTCTGTCGATGGGTCGCTTCCCTACACAGATGAAGAAGACGATAAACTCTACACCTGGTGTTGGCCGTATCCTCCAAAGAACTTCACCGGCCCGGCCAAGTACACCTATGAAACTCTCTCTCGGATCCCGACTGGTTCCCTCTACTTCTCTAGCCGGAAAGGACCTCTCTCAGAGATGAGTGCACGTATCACTGGATCTCCCTACGACATGGTCGGGATCATCTTTCAGAGTCGAACTCCTGGTCGTGAAGGAACCTATGTCTACACAGTTGACTCCTCTTTTCTTCCCAGCGACAGAATGGCGGACAAGGTCGTCGTGATCAACCTCGCCGATCTGATTAGCGACGATACGATCATTCATCATGCCGTCCTTCCTCTCAAGGACTTCGATGAGCCGTCTCGTGAGAATCCGCGGTATCGTCACGTTATTCGAAGGTCCTATGAAGAGGAGCGGCAATGGGGACGGTCTCTCAAAGAGAAACGCAACGGCATCCTCAAGGATCTCTTCCGGAAGTATCGAGAGATGAGACCGGAGCACGATTCTTATCAGACTCTTGCTTCGATGGCGGGTCTTCCGGTTGCTGAGTCACTCCGCACGAAGAATGCCCTGACAGCGGCTGAGCTTGTCGGTCTCATTCTCTTCCAAGCTGGACTGATCTGGGATGATCGACTCGCGGTGGACAATCAAAACCCGGTCTGCTGCTTCGACGACTGTTTCTTCCAGTCGGCCTCGGAGGAAGTCGAGAGTGACTCAGAAGTCGTAGTCAACCTGATGACTCCAAAGACCTTCACTGAAGCCAAGTATCGTCGTCATCGTCCTCGGCAACCCCTTCCTGAGGAGGAGAAGGGCGGAGAGGATCTTCAGGACTATCTTCATCGAGCCTTCAACGAGTCGTCCGAAGAGGAAGACTGGACTGAGCCGGGTGAGAAGGGTAGTATTGAGAGTGATGATGAAGCACCTCGGCGTCATCGTCATTCGGAGCCGATCCAAAAGCCGGTTCATGCTCGCACTATCCTGTTCGGTTCTCTTCGTCCAGTCGACTTTCTTCGTGACTATTACCGGTCGGCCGGGGTGAATCCTCAAGATCAGAGTGTTCTTCGGAGTATTAGACCTCTGACTGGACGTCGTGGGGCCTCAGGCGAACTTGTTGCGATCATTCACGCTCTCGCAAACCAGCAGGACAGCAGTGATGACCTCAACCAGCTGAACATGTCATGGTATCACGACAACCTGATTCCGATCGAGCTCGACAACAACTGTGATGAAGGATGCGAGGACCGAATCGAAAGCGAATGTCGAGTAATGAAGGGACTCATCCAGAGGATCGATCAAGACTTTGTCCAGAAGCGCATGCTTCACGTGGGAAATGCTTCATTGAGCGGTCCGCGACTGCTTCGGATCTGTCGTCAAGTGAGTGAGATCGCAGCTGAGCTTCATGCCCTCGCGTGCGAGTGTGAGACTTATGTTCGGTCAGCTGACGACCCGAGCGGAACTGTCGCTTCCGACTACAACGAGGAGGAGGATCATCAGAGGTTCAAGGTTCGAGTCGATTCTCAGAGTCGAATTGGGACGGACTACATTATCGTTCTTCACAAGTACATGTGGGGAGGTGGCTGGAAGTATGATTGGATCGGTCCGCTCAAGCGTCACCCTGACAAGCACTACGAGATCTCCTGTCGGATGAAGAGGCTCCTCGAGGGACTAAACGACCTGAAGAACAGAACTCCAGTCAGCTGTATCATCCTCGAGTTGATTGTCTGTCTACTCGAGCAGGCTAATGCACTAAATCAGTACATCACTCATTCAAAACTTTACTGCCTCAAAGGTCATAGCTCGAAGCGCCGTTCTGACTCTTCTGATTAAACTTTTACCTCAAAAGTGAGGTAAAAATCACATAAGGTGAAATCCAGCAATCCAAAATGTCAAAGGGAACCTCCGCGAGTCCACGAGAAAATCAGAGACCCAGCAATCAGCTCGTTGGACAGTCTCAGCTTCAGAACATCACTGCACTTCTTGATCGCCTCGTTCTTCAAGACACGACCGATGCCGCAATCGAAATCGAAGCTCGCTTTGGGGAGTACACTGGCGGCAACTTCGTATCAGGAGTGAATGCGAGGACGTTTGCTCGACTTCGTGATGCCATCCTGAGACAGAACCCTCAGGCTGTCCAGTTTGGAGGTCGCTACACGATCACTCGAACGCGTGATGACATCTATCGAGATCTCGGTCAGAACGACAGGGAACGGTTCACTACTACTTTCGACTCGGCCGGTGCTCCACAGCAGAGATACCGATTGATCAAGACTCGAATCAATAACTTCGATTTCCCTGACCACTTCTTCCGGATCGGAGTTTCTCGTGAGCAGTCCGACCAGACTCCGCCACCGGCTGGCCGGCCCAAACTCAGCCGCGATAAGGTTCGTTGGTCGGTCGAGTGGTCAGGTCGCAACCTCATGCTCGAACTCCAGCAGCCGGTTCCCGAAAGAAGATTCCGTCTCGATCTGACTGAGGTGACCACGTACTATCCGGAAGGAGGTAACCCTCTTCGAGCCAACACGGTCTATGAGGTCGAGATTGAGATCCTCAGCCCGAAGCGAGAGAATCTCATTCACTTCCCGAAAGCGATCCAGGATGTTCTTCGTCATGTTCTTGGAACAATCCTGATCTACACGGCGGAGGAGAAGATGCAGGTCATTGCCAACTTTAATGCAGCACTTGGTTCAGTGAACCCTCGTCCGGGTGAGATTGATGTGAGGCTCATCTCACAGGCTCGTAATCTGAAGGCTCGAGATCTCGTTGAAGGAGGAATCGTCCCGAAGACGAATGCTGGTGTCCGCTACACCGTCACGATCAAAGCAGATGGAACTCGGCGCTTTCTCTTCATCGACCGGACCGGTGTCTTCTTGATAGGAGCTCCCTCCGATGTGATGATGTTGATGGGTCCCGACTATGCGAATCGGCTCCAGACCTGGTTCGGGACGATCATCGAGGGCGAGCTGATCCCAAGAGAGAATCTGAGTCCGGATGCACCTCGTGAGTTTCGCCGTCTCCTTGTCTACTTCCTCATGTATGATACACTTTCGATCTCGAAGAAAGGTGAACAGGGGTATATTCCCGACACAAGTGTTCAGAGTTGGAGTCATATGCGACGCCTCGAATATGTCGAACGATTCGAGAGAGTTGCACGAGGTCTTGCCTATGTCCAAGGAACATCTAATTTCAAGCAGGGGGCGATGCTCTTTACTCAGAAGCCCTTCCATCAGTTCAAGAACGTGGAGGAGTTCTACCGAATGGTTCAACTGACTTTGGATACGACCTACAACTTCCTGACGGACGGCATCATCTTCACTCCAGACAACTATCCATACGATCCGGCGGTCTCGGAACTACCTCTTCTCGATCGAAAGCTGACTCGTCGTCCTGATATAGTCAAGTGGAAACCACTCGATCAGCTTACGATCGACTTCGAGATCCGCCACATTGCCGTCTTCCCGACTCCAGAACAGCCTTGGACCGGTCCAGGAATTGAGCTTCTCTCTGGTGTCTCGAGTCGATGGGATTCTCGCCGCATCAACTCGTTGGACCGGATCTACCGAGACCAACTTCATCGAGGTTTCTCTGGTTCACGAATTGTCTTCCAAGGCTCATCGTCTCATCCCTTCAACGCATCGACTGATCTGGTGATGAACGACCTTCTCAGGTCGGCTCCGAATGGAACGATCGTGGAGTTCCGTTGGACTCCCGTTCTTGGTGATCGACTTCCTGGGACCTCGACTGACGTTCCCGAAGGTACACGAGGACAGCTCGAGGCAATCAGGATCCGTTCTGACAAGATCTATCCGAACAATCTCGATGTTGCTCTCGACGTCTGGGAGGATATCCACTCTCCTTTGTCGCTCGAGGTCATGAGAGGAACTCGATTTGGACTCGTCTTCCGCTATCATAATCGAGAGAAGTGGTCCCTCTTCAATGCAGTTGGTCAAGCGACTCGAGGCAAAAGTCCCAAGGTCCTCCTCGATATCGGATCGGGTAGGGGAGGAGACGTCTATAAATGGGTCGAGAGCGGCTTTACTCACGTGATCTGTGTCGAGCCAAGTGAAGAGAACAGAATCGAGCTTCAACGCCGTCTGACCGAGGCCTCCATCAAAGCTCTGATTGTTCCGACAGTCGGACAGGATGTCGAGCAGATCATTCAGGCAGTCGAGAGTTTCTCCCCGACTCGAAATGTTCACGCTATCTCTTACATGCTCAGCTTGAGCTTCTTCTTCGACAAACCTGCATCAGTCGCATCGATCGTCGAGATTGCGAACAGAACTCTGGTCGAAGGAGGTCATTTCATTGCCTTCACGATCGACGGCAAGTATGTTCGACAGTACTTCAACAACCCTCAGAACTATGTGAACTATAACAATGTCCGTCGAAGTCGATTCCAGATGATCCAGTTCGAGATGCGTCCACCTCTTCCGAATATCCCGGTCGAAAACATCTATATCGACATCCCTGGAACAATCGTTCGGCAACAAACCGAATACTTGACTGATCTCCAGGAGCTCAAGCACCTCCTCGAGTCGATCGGTCTCACTCTGGTTGCGGAGTCTCGAGCAGATAAGGAGCGGTTCATGACTCAGGAGGAGCTCGTATTCAGCTCGTTTTTCAGCTCGATTCTCTATCGTAGGACACGATCTCGACAACCAGTCCGTCCGGACGCTCAGACTACCTCTCTAACTCGACCGCCGCGAGTCGTATCGCCTGCGATACCGACCCCGATCACCTACGAGATGGCCTCGTCTCTCCTTCAGTCTGGACAGATCACTAACTTTCGAATCAGTCCGGACCAGACTGGAGCCGGTCCTGGAAACACTCGCATCATCTTGGTGAGTCAGCCTGGTCAGGAGTACGAAGTCATTGCAAGCTACAATCAGGCGACAAACTCGCTCAGCCGCCCCGTTCTGACTTATGAGGCGGCAGTTGCGGCAATCCAAGGAGGTCAGGTCGTGAACTCTCAAGTTGATCCTCAGAATCAACAGGGACTTCTCCAGGGCAACACGAGGATCACGTTGACTCTTGCGGATGGTCGTAAGTTCGATCTGGTTGCCAGGTACGATCAAGCAACGAACAATATCTTCCCACCGATCTAGTAGATCTGAACGGCTCATTGTCGTCCTCGGCTATGAGATCGACTCATGGGAGAAACAGTATAGTCTCTGGAACCGCTCGATCGAGAAAGATGATGATTTACAGGACCGGATCAACTCGATGATGCGAACTTGAAGCACTTCCATTTCGTTCCGATCGGACCGAGATGAAGGTCCTGAGTTGATCCCCAGACCGGTCCAGTTCTTTCGAGACGAAGGTCTATAAAGTCTGGCTCGACTTAGTAAAGTGGAGAGATTTCTCTTTTTGTCTATAGGATAAAGATGAGTGGACAGAGTACACCCTGGTCTCAACCTGGCGCTCTGACCCCAGTTGCGCCTTCACCACTTCCGTTTCCCGATCCAAGTTCAGCAGTGATTTCACTTCCAAGAAGCCCGAACTCGACTCCGATCTCTCCAGAACCGATGATGCCAAAGGAGGGCTTCGACCTGAATCAACCAGTCGACGTTCCTTCTGTCTCTCTTCTCTCGAATGGAGTAGTACCTTCGATTCACTCAGGCTTCTCGACGCCACCAGGAACACTTCAGCCAGTCTCTCCAGGAATGATATCATCCCTTCCGTCATCTCCTTCGATCGTTCTTCCTCAAGCAAGTCCTTCTCCACGGACGTCACCAGGGACACCAACAGTCCTTTCTCCTCTTACGCCTCCGCGGTCGGCGACTGTTCTTCTACCTTCTTCGACTTCACTGACTAGTCCATCTCCTCGGTCACCTCAAGTTACGCTGCCCCCACAATTCCCTCAAGCTGGACTACCTTCGCAACCCCCTCAAGTGAGTCCATCTCCTCGACCAGCTCAAGTTACTCTTCCTTCGCAATCCCCTCAAGTGAGTCCATCTCCTCGACCAGCTCAAGTTACTCTTCCTTCGCAATCCCCTCAAGTGAGTCCATCTCCTCGACCAGCTCAAGTTACTCTTCCTTCGCAATCCCCTCAAGTGAGTCCATCTCCTCGACCAGCTCAAGTTACTCTTCCTTCGCAATCCCCTCAAGTGAGTCCATCTCCTCGACCAGCTCAAGTTACTCTTCCTTCGCAATCCCCTCAAGTGAGTCCATCTCCTCGACCAGGACAGTTCTCACCGCCACAGGTGAATCCGTCGCCTCGCCCAGTTCAGGTCACACTTCCTCCACAGGTGAGTCCATCCCAGGTTGCGTTTCCTCAAATTAGCCCGATTCCTGCTGTCCCGTTGCCTGACTCCTCTCAAGTTCGATTTCCGGAGATGCCACTTCCAACTGCTGTACCACCTCCTCAAGTCCAACCCACTCCGACGGTTCCTCCAACTATCTTCCCTGTGCCGAGTGTTCCCGTTCCTCAAGGCCGTCGACGGGTGACCAATCGATCGATCAATAGAATCTCTCGTCTTGGTTCGATCGAGCCGGTTGCTCCGACTCTACTAGCGGACAACGAGACAGGCGACTTGAGATGGAACCGTCCAGATCGACCTGAACCGGTCAATGCAAGCAGTTCCTATCGTCGAATCGGATGCATTGGAGATGGCAGCTGTTTCTTCCACGCCGTCGCCAAGGGTCTCTCTGAGGTCTACCAGATGAGTTATCGAGAGCCGACTACGATCTCTGAAGAGACGCTCAGAAGGCTCGAATCGTCGATCAACTATGCGATTCGGTTTCCTTCTGAGCTTTTCGATAAGCCACGATCCGACAACCCCGAGACTGTCTATCAGATCCGACGACCTCCCTACTACCGCACTGATATGGGGCCAGTCTTCGTCAATCTCCTCTACCAGTTTCGAATCGCTTATGCCCGGCATCTTCGACAGGACTTCGCGAACAATATCATGACGAACCCGCGCATGGATCAAATTATCAGAAATCGATTCTCAGGTTCGATTGAGTTGGAACAGCAAGCGATCGAGGCGAATCTAGAACAGAGACTTCTTCTTGGAATAACGCTCCCTCCCAATCTTGATGTTCATGAGCAAGCTGTTCGTGTAGTGAAGGATCGACTAGTCCAGGAGCTTCTGAGCGGCAATCCTGTTCAGCCAGATTTCATGCTCATCCTCTCTGACTTTGTTGGTGTCGACATCTACCTGCTTAATGATGGATATCTTTCGAATCCTGATCCAAGGACGAATCCGCTCTACAGCGGATCCTCACTTCATGAGGCGGTTCATGGACCAGCCGACATGCGACCGCCAGGCGACCGCTACCAAGGAACACCGGATCGACGAGCAATCGTAATCATCTCTGTCAATGACATTCACTACGAGATTGTTGGAAGAATCGATGAGACACAGGGTCCGGCCGGAGTCAGTCTTCATGTACATCCGAACCTCTCCCAGACAGAGCCTCTGGTTCGTCAACTCTATGCGATGTTGAGAGATACTCGAGCTCATCAGTCTTGAGCGTCCGATCATGATCTATGAGTTGACGACTCGTAGATCGATAGTAGATGACCATCACTCCAAATGAACTTCTGAGATCAGGAACGAGTCAGGTCGACTTAAGGAGAGCGAGAATTAGTAAAATGTCCGATAAAGTTCCTGTCCCTGTCTTGAGTTGTGAGCTAGATAATGGATACGCTTTCAAGAACTGCTTTGGTTTCATCTCTGCACTCAGGGGAAGACCGGTCATCACCTTTCTTGCCGATAAGATGGTTGCTCCAAATCGCACCTTCGATGATCAGGTCTATGGAAACAGCTCTCTCTACGGAGACGAGATCAACTTAGCTTGGGACGACAACATTCCAGTCCAACATCGAAACCTCAGCCTCACCTTCGATGCGTCCCGGATTCAGGCAACCTTCGGTCGCATCAAGAAGAAAGATCAAGCTCGAATCGTCATCTCCCAGACTCGAGATTCATCCGATCCCCACAACTTCGATGGCCCAAACAGCTCGAACGACTTCAACATCTATATCTCTTCCGGAACTGGCGGCGACGGACGAGAGGGAATCAGGTGCATTGCTGCGACGAGGACACGACCGGACGACACTCTCATCAAGTATCCAGAGGAGAACCGCAGCTCTCTGATGGTCATCCCAGCTCGGTCGTTCCGTCAGATGATCGATTCCTTTGCCAAATGCAAAAAGGACACGATCAGAATCAAGTACTATATGAACAGCAGGTACTTGAACGGTCAAGAATACAAAGGTCGGCCAGGTATTCTTCTAACAACGGATGCAGCTGGTCAGTCTGGAGGAATCATCGAAAAGTTCGGAGATGTTCCTGACGAGGATCCGAATGCTGAGAAGACAGGATGGTCGACTCCAGCTCTCCAACTCTCTGGAGTCAAGATCGACGAGTCGGCTATCGTTCGACCGAAAGCCCCATCTCAAGTCATCATCGAGGTCGAGAAACCTCCTGAACCGAACGAGTTCTCCTTCACGGCTGATAAGGTCCAGATCTTTGCCAAGCTAGCTTCGATGCATAATGAGGGCAATGTTCGAATCTACTATCAACCTGGTTGTCATCTTCGTATTGCCCATCGTTATGGTGCCTTCGGAGAGTGTGAGATCTGTCTCTCAAATATCCACGTACGAGAAGAAAGCCGAGCCATCGTGAAGGTTTGAACATCTACCAGGTTTCCTGGCAGATCTTATTGAATGAGGCTCGATGGGAGTATCTCGAGTTGGACGGAGCCCACCCCGGGACGAGCTCCGCTCGTTTCGAGTTGAAGACCTGATCGGGCCGAGCCGTCCCATTCGGGAGCAATGAGAGGGGGTGGCTGAGGAGCAATCGTGAGAGCCTGAGGAGGCTGTGTCGAGATTCCTCCAACGAGAATGAACCAGGCCTCCATCTGGATGACCGTATCGGCCAGATCATCGGCCTTCGTCTGTGACTTACCTCGATGACTCCTGATCTTCTCGAGACTCCACTGATCCTGTCGCAAAGTCAGGATCTCGATCGCCTTCTCGATACCCCATTTCTTCATCCCGTTGTGATTGAGACCTTTGGGTGCATGTAGGATCCTCCCCTTCAGCTTGGTCGAGAGATCTATCAAGATGCAATAGTGGGTGAAGCTCGGCATCACCATGATAAAATAGGTCAGTAGATGTTGATAGATCCTCGTTGCCTTGTAGTTCTTCGCAAGTTGTCTCTCGATCGCAACGATCCGGCTCTCTTTCATGAGGGGGAGGAGAGAATTCATGTAATGAGTGATCGCCCAGATCATCCTTGGATCGATCAAGGTTGTTCCAGTCGTTTCGGAGGCATCACCGTATTGACTGAAGTCGATCTTATCCATGTAGATCGGCTCGATGTGGCCAGTCCGGTACCGCTTCTCAATACGAATTGCAAAGTTCTTGGGAGCCGGGTCGATTGAGACGGTCTGACAGCCATCATCGGGGATGTTTAAACCGACTGGCGGGAGAGCAGTGCACGGAAACGGATAATAGATGGCGTAATCAACTGGATCGTCTTTTACAGTGATCTTACGGCCCTCCATTTCGGTCTCGGTGGAAGTTTCGTTCTCTTAATCAAAACTTCGGATGCTCCTCTGAGTCTCTCGAAGATCTTGGAGTTTCGTATCGATCAGATCGACGAGTTGTCTTGAGGCCAGGGAGACCTCGATCGAAAGTTGAGCCGACTGAGCCGACTGGGTAGCCCTCTACCCCTTCTCTTAATCGAGCGAGGATGAGTCGAACTGCCCCTAAAAAATGGATCAGGAAGTGAAAATTTTTAAGGGACCGACGGTCGGTTACAAATTGAATCTTCTCTTAAACTTTGCCGTTGGGGCTAAAACCAGACATGGCTCAAACTCTTGTTGCGCTAACTCAGGCTGCCGGCGGTAATCTCGCCTCCCCTATGAGCGGAAGCGAGTCTCCTTCCATCTTGGGAGGCGACAAGATCACCCGTACTCAGGCCAAGAAGATTTTCAAGGACGAAGTCGACCTGCTGGTCCAAGGTGTCAAGTCGATCCAGGTGTTCGCTGATGCGCTCGCGCAGATGAAGAAGGGTGTCCCGATGCAGGTCGCCTTCACCGACGCGCAGGGACAGCAACGCCAGTATCAGATTGGCCGCAACGAATACCGCGAGCTGGTGGGTCAGATCATCAAGCGGATGCAGAAGTTGCCCAGCCTCGCCTTCACTCTGAACAAGACTCGTCGTCGCACTGGCCCGAACTCGGGCTTCCTCGCCCCTCAGCAGTTCAACCAGGACATTGTGAACTTCTTCGCTCAGGCCACCCTCGGTCCCCAGGTCACAGGTGAGCTCGTCCTCAAGACCGACAAGGCCATGAACAAGCGAAGCGTCCCCGAGAGCACCTCGCTGCAAGAGTTGCCCGGCACTCGCCTGAACGATCGCCTCTTCTTCACTCAACGACAGTATGATGGCCAGGTGAACCCTCTCTACGGCATCATCGCTCCAGGCACTCTCACTCCTCTCTTCGCCCTCCACGCGAACTATGCCGAGAACCCCGACGGCTCCGGTCGCCGCGGTCTCCAGGCCATCGCTCGTGATGAGATCACGGGCCAACCTATCCTCAACCCCCAGACTGGCCAGCCGGAGATCGACGCGACTCGTCTGACTGCCTCGAACGAGATGCGTCAGCTCCTCGGCAACGTGATGGCTCAGACCATCCGAAACGATGCCGCTGTCATCTCTCAGGAGCACCCCGAGCTCGCTCAAGAGGCTCAGCAGAAGGCCCAGCAGCTCATTGCTGCGATCCAGAACCCTGACGCTTTCGTCGACTCTCGTGTCGGCCGTGGCACTCCGGCTGAGACGGAGATGTTCAACCCGAACTACTTCCTCTACGCCCACTTTTCCAAGCTCATCTCGAACGGCAAGGTCTCTGCCGATCAGGGTGGCTTGACTCCTGAGGGTCTCGCCGCACTTCGTCCTCAGATTCGTGAGGTCTACGGTCCTCTCCTTCGGCAGTCCCTCCAGGCTTGGCAGGCTCGCGTTGCCCAGGCGACGACTCCTGAGGCTCGTGAGCTCGCCCAGATGCGAGTTCAGCTCCTCCAGCAAGCTATCCAGCAGGTTCCTGAGCAGGGTGTTCTCACCTACCAGCAGGACGACGTCGCCAAGGCTCGTGCCTACAAGAACCAGGTCCAGGGGGCGGCCAATCGTCGCCGTAACGCTGAGAGGAAGCGTGCTCAGGCGGCCCAGCAGGCTGGCGCTGGTCTCCCGACAGTCCCAGGACTCCCCGGTGGTGTGGAAGTCGGTGGCTCCTCGAGCGGATCTAGCTCGGGCTCGCGCGTCTAAATGCGCTCCCCACACATTTCGGTCTCACGATCGAAATGTTTTATGCAGTCGAAGAGCTGCTCTCACCAGTCTTCAATCACTCCATAGTCGGCCAGGATTCGCTTGACCGTCTGAACATAGAAGAGTGGAGTCTTGTCCTTGACACTCATCGTTGATCTTCTTTGCAATCTTGGTGTAGCCAAGACCCCCGGCATGAAGCGCCTTGATCTTCTCGACGACCTTCTGCTGAAGGTCCTGATCCTTTCCGACGAATTTATAACCGAAAGGAGAACGACTTCGCAGTTTACCCTCCTTCGCGAGCTGATTCATGTTTGCCTTGACGTGAGAGGAGATGTTCTCACGCTCAAGCTGATGGACGGCCATTAAAGCACCCACCGGGGTCGAAAATTCGATGTTAGGACTGAGTCAGACGAAGTTAACACCTCGCTTCTTGAAGTCCTCGAAGAGTTGAAGAGCATCAGAGGTTCGACAACTCAAACGAGAAAGATCACAAATGATGACGGTCTCACCCTCCCTCATCTCCTTCATCAGCTCTTGTAAGGCCGGTCGTTCGGTATTCTTCGCACTAAGACCGGCATCCTCATAGAGCTTGACCAAGTTGAGCTGCTTGAAGTTACAATACTCTTTGATTCTCTTCTGCTGAGTATCCAAGCTGACACCGTCGTCAGCCTGCATCGCGGTCGAGACACGGCAGTAGCCTCGAGTAACAGGCATATTCTGAAGTCAGGTCGAAGTTCATAACAGAGAGAATTTTCTGCGAGGATTCATCCATCTCCGAACGAAGATGGATGTGAGTTTTTATTCAGTGAGAGATTCCGTACTTGTTCGCCAGCTCCTGGAGGTAAACCTCATCGACCTGACCGGTCTGGCCGAACTTCAGGAGGAACTCTTCCATGACCTTCAGTCGAACCTTTGCTTCCCCAACGAAATATGGATTCGATCCAACGTCTCCAATGTGAAGAAGCTTATCGTAGAAGTGGTCGATGAAGGAGGAGGAGCCAACTTTTCCCTTCTGTGTGACGTAGTGAGCAAAGCGATCAGGAGAGGCAACCTTCCGGAGCTCCTCTAGACTCTTTGGTCGTGGTGTCTCGTCTGTGAAGAGGGGTCGGGAAACATGATAGGTGTAGATCCAGCATCGAACAAGACCGATCTCTCCAAGGGCCTCGAGTCGATCGGCGAATCGAGGGTAGAGCATCCACTCCTCCTCGACTCCATCTCGGGAGTTACCATTCTTCGAGCAGGAGACGAGGTTGATCATTTTCAGGATGACATCGACCATCTCAGGGGGAAGTTGAAGATGAGCGAGGACCTCCCGAGCGTTTGTGAGCTCCTTGGAGGTCGAGAAGAATTTCCGATCGTCTGCATCGTGAAGGAGGGCCGCCAACTTGATCGCTAGCTTTCGATTTGCTGAGAGAGGACTCGCCATCTGCTTGAGGGCCTTGTCAACATGACCGACGACGATCATGGCGTGTTCGATTCCATGGCAGGGGTCCACCTTACCCTCCAAGATTTTCTCTAGATGTCGGGCCGCCAGGCTGATGAGTTCGTCTGGATTCATAATTACCTTCTCCATAGGTTTGGTTTCCTTTATGGAAGAGAAAGTTGGTCAGAACCTTCAGCCATCTCAATATGGCTGGAGGCTTTTTTGCTATGTGGCCTGTTGCTTCTTTGATGAAGGAACATAATGTTTCCGATCGTGATAAGGAGCAATCTTCTTTCGAAAGAAGACGAAGAGGACGACCGCGATCGCAACAGCTACGACCGAAGCTACCACAATCACGATGATCATCCAGAGCTGGATCGCCGGCTCAGTACAACTAGAATCGAAGACGACGACGAGACTGCTCTCAGCATACCCGAGACGAGAACACCGTGGGCCGCTGATCTGGCTGAAGTTCCCTCGACTCGAGTTGAACTGGATCAAGACGACAGTTCCTGTTCCTTTAGGAAGGACAAGATGACCCCCTATTATGAAGGTTCCTGAAACTTCGATCGGAGAGGTCCAGTTCGTTAGATCAAGAGTCGAGTTCTCTGTTAGAGCCAAGTCGCCCTCAATCTGGAGCCGAGAGCCGACCGAAAGGGTTCCCTCGACAACAAGGGATCGGTTCAAGAGGATTGGAGTCGTGATCAGGAGGGATTCGTTCAGGAGGACGATCTGTGGAAGAGGAGAGGGAGAGGGAGAGGAGGGTGTGAAAAGAAGAAGGCTCTCATTCCGGAGGGCGAGGATCTGAGAAGAGGATCCAGCAATCTTGTCGACTGGTCCTTGTCCGGTCTCCTGAGAAGTCCAAGTTCTCCCGCCGTCTCTCGACTGAAAGACAGTCGAGTTCAGACCAAGCAGAAGCCAGGTTCCGGTCTGCTCGAGGGTAAGAGAACCGGGAACAAGTCGGATCGGGCTCGACCAATTCGCTCCCTGATCGTTCGAGACGACGAGGTCACCCGAGCCCGACAGGAACAGGATCGACTGATTGTCGACAGCCACCTGAGGATGACCCGTTCCTGTCGTGTTGTAGATGATGCTCAGGGTTGAGCTACTGAACAAGATCTCAAAGCCATCGATCGTGAAAGTAGCAAGGTGGAAGTAGGGGTCGAGATCCACCATGGAACAAGACGAGTAGTTGATGAAGGTCGAAGGTGACAGACTGGACGAGCTGACAAAGGGGAAATCCAAGTACGTCGTCCATGTCAGTCCGTCAGTATAAGATCGAGAGAACATGACCAGGCCGTGAGGGCCTGTCCAGAGAGCAGTGACTATGTTGTCGGCCGAAGCCTGGTAGAGAATATGAAGTGCAATCATTCTGTCAGAAGCGGGCGTATGAAGAACTCGATCCCAGACCCCAAAGTTCTCTTCTGTCATCCTCAGGATGGTGATGTACTGATTGTTGATGAAAGCAAGGATCCATGTATCGTTCAGAACCCTCAAGATCGGATGACTGGACGAACCGTTCGAGATCTCGATCGAGTTTGTGAATGGACTTGAGGAGTACTCGATTCCACGAGGGGTTGTGAAGACGACAAGAGTTCTCCTCTCATTCGAGGCGACGGAGAAGTCGAGCACGGGCTGGAAGAGAAGAGATTGAGTCCATTCCTGTTGCAGGGAGAGCTGGACCAGAACTAAGAGAAGAAGAAAGATTTTCATTGTTCGACCCCGGTTGATGGTTGAGTCTGACGAATTGTCAGAGAGGTCCTTTTCATTATCAATCTTCTGATGGGAGCGACTAGCCCGGTCCGATCCTCCGGGCGGTTCTTTTTTCAAGTCGCCAGAAGGATAAGAATTTGACATAAAGCTTCTTCAAGAGACTGAAAAGAAAGATGGAGGCTGCACAACAACTCGCTTACAAACGGGGTGGCCAACTCGTGACTTATCGTGGGAAGGGTCGACCAACCTGGAAGTGTAATGAAGGCCACACCTTTATTATGGCTCTGAGTCGAGTTCGCCGGGGGAAGTGGTGCCGAACTTGTGGGAGTTCAGTTGGAGAACGCCGAGTCAGGGAGTTCTTCCGGCTCTATGGGATTCCTTTCACTCCTCAGGCCGTCCTTCCAGCTCTTCCGAGACGACGATACGACTACTACTTCGAGTGGATGGGACGGCGGTGCCTTGTCGAGTTCGACGGTGAACAACATTTTCATTTCGTCCGCAAATATCATCGGACCAAGAAGGGCTTCGAGGAATTGCAGGCGATCGATCGAGTCAAGACTTATATCGGATTGTGTTATGGCTGCCAAGTCATCCGGATCGACTACAGTCAGAGAGAGGCTGTCGCCTGGCACATCTCGGCCGCTCTCAGTTCCTCATCTCCCCTCTATGTCTCGAGTCCGAGCCTCTATTCGCACCTGAATCGGGTGAGTTATGAGGAGCTTCGAACCTATGCTCCTGGAATCTTCTAACTTCAGCTTTCCTTCAGGAAGCTGAAGAAACTTCGTTCCTCTAGAAAAATGGAGGCGCTGACTAGTGGCCGGATTCTTCGTCCTCTCAAAGAACTCGCGCTCAAGACCGTCCTAGAAGCAAGAATTCCCCTAGTCTCAATCCCGAATGATCTTCTCGAGTTCTGTCAAGATGGAGTCGTCTGCCGGTGTAAGCGACTTCTCCTCATCGAGGAGCAACATGCCGTCTGTAATCCCTGCATCGACTGCCCTGATTGTAAGAATTCGACGATCACCCGGGTCAGTCGAATCAGCCGAGAGGATTATGCTCAGACGATCTGTTTGACTTGTCTAGCCAGTAGTTCAACTCGACTGTGATCGAATCGCCTTATAGCGAGGGTCCGTCAAGAACTTCTTCGCGGTCTCGACATAGATCTCTGGACGTTGATCGGTGATCGGCAGAGCGTACTCGAAGAGAAGATCCCCGAACTCCTGAGTCTGAGTGTTGAAGTCGATCTTGGTCCTGATCCACACGTAGTAGAGAGGACGACTGTTCGCCCTCTGAAGAAAGCTCGTAATATAAGAGAGGGGTTCATTTGCGATGAATTCATCAGCAACGAGAAGATCTTGCCAGATCGAAAAGATCTTGTAGCTGAGGAAGAGCTTGGTGAAGGTAGCTTCGGGTGACTCGGGATCGGGTGTCTTCTGTGGATAGATCTGAAGTGGTGTCACTGAGGCGGCGAAGTTCGGGACAACCTTCCCGGCTTCGACGATCTCCGACATGAGTTCTTCAACCAGGATGTTACTGATCCGAGCCGTCTCCTGGACGACAGCCAGTCGGTGCTGTTCTTCGTTCAGTTCGACCACGCCATAGTAGAAGAAGAAGGTGATGATCACTCCGAGACCTGCCAGAACCGACATGAAGACAAAGGTCCGGCTCTGGTCATAGCTTTGTGGTGATGAAAAGAGTAGTCAGGAGGAAGATCCCGAGAAGAACGAGAGCGACAGTCGGGCTGACGAGAGACATCTTTCAGTCTCGATCATTAATCCGATCGGGAGAGAATTCAAGGATTTCAACTGAAATCCATCTACTTCACGGGACGAGGTCACTACAAGATCGTGATCCCCTGACATGTTTCTGGGTCCTCCCTGAGAAACAGAACTTCTTTCCAGAGCTGGAGCTCTGAAAAGGTTCAGAAGAGTCTGGTCGTCTAGAGGGCTGCAATGAATGCATTCACCTCGTCGTCTGTGGAGAGGGAGTTGTTTCAGAGTCTCGACGAATCCCTTGCACCCCGGAACGATAAGAGCGTTATAACCTGCATTATGAGCCGTAATGACATTGGCTGCGCTGTCATCAATGAGAAGCATCTGATCGTTCTGTAGTTTGTATTTCCTTGCGAAGATCTTCAACATATTGTTCTTGTTGTAGCCTTCTGGCGGATACTGGCATTCCTTCCAGTTGATTCCTTCCTAGACCGAGATGTCCAGGATAGTAAAAGGATTCGTATTAGGGAAAATCTCGACCATTGTGGTGAGAACAATGTCCTTCTTTCCATACGTTGCGATCGCAGAAGGTGCTCGATAAACTTACGGAAGAACATACTCTGGATGTAGTAATTCGCACCCTTGTTGCTGTTCCCACATGTCGATCGATGAGTGATAGTACAATCAAAGTCGAAGACGACAAGACGAATGTTTGGGAAGAGAACCGACATTTCCCTACATCAAAGAATTCCAGATGAGTTTACCGCTTGAAGGGGAGACCGGCTCGAGTCGACCGGGTTCGGGCCGGTGTCGGGAGGCCCGAGCTTGATAGATCTTTCCATCTTGAGTCTGGATCGTGATCGTCGTCCCCTGTTGTCGACGCGGGGGCTGATCATCGACTTGAATGTAGGATTCGAACTCTTCGATCTGCTGTCCGACAACCTCGTTCCTCTCAAAGAAGTCCATAAGTTGATCGATCGGGATCTCTTGAATCTCTTGAGTGGTGACTGACATCGTCCTTTCGAGTCGACTGATTTTTTAGAATTGATATCTCTTCTTCTCGGCTCGAGAATGTGCAGACCATGATGTCTCGTCGACAGAAAGTACAAGATCCTCTCGACCAGCCACCAAGACTCGAAGCGACAATGAGCCACTTGACACTTGGGTCGAGCTGCTCGATCAGAGGAGTGAGGTTGGGTCTCTCAATGTCTTCTTCACTGAACTCGACAAGGCCGGTCTGAACTCGCTCCCGGAAGCCCAGTTCAAGATCGATCTACTGTCCGGTACTGGTCAGGTTCCAACTCTCGATCGACTTACCCCGACCGCAAAGGAACAAGACTCCCTTACGAAATCCCTTCTCCTTTCCGTGAAAATCAAACTTCATCTCGGCTCGGACCTCTCGATTTCAGCTCGATTCACTTCTTCTTCGGGGCCTCTACCTTACGCGACCCTGAGCTCGGGAAGACTTCTCGACTCCTCCCTCAGAGAAATTGAGCTGAGGATCTCTCCTTAAGAAGCGGAGCAGTTCAATGGAGACCTACCAGAGAGACCGACTTCTTGTCGAGTTTTATCCAGCCTTTCTCTCCTCGGAAGAGGCAACGGGACTCTACCAGCATCTCGATCGATTGGTTCCTTGGAGTAAGGAGATTACACCAGGTCGCCGGGTCAATCAGATCTATGGTGATCCTGGAGTGAGTTACGAGATCACTGTCGGCTACAACCGACCGAGTGGCCCTGTCACAATCAAGCGAGAGGTCAAGCCTTGGGGACCCGACTCGGAGGGACCTGGCCCAGTCCTCTGGGCAATCAAGGAGCGGCTGTCCGCTCTCACTGGTGCTCAATACAACTATGTTGTCGTCCAGAGATATCCGAGTGGTAAGGTCGGAATAAGTCCTCACCGTGATAAAGAAATGAAGAGTGGAACGGATATTGCTGGAATTTCTCTGAATGCGACTCGAACTCTCACACTGACACCACCGAAGTGGATTCCTGAATCAAGTCTGAGGATCCCGCTCGTTTCTGGGAGCCTCTACATCCTTAAGCCGCCGACGAACGATCATTGGGTCCATTCGATCGAAAAGGAACCGGAGGTGACTGAACCCCGGATCAGCCTGACCTATCGATATATTGAGGTCTCACAATCTCTTCCGATCTCCCAGCAGATCACTCAGTTCCTCGCTCTCGTCCCGGTCGATGAACTCTTCGTCTATCATCCACAGGTCAAGCGCGTCGGAGTCATCCCGTATGCGATCTATCAGAACGAGATCTTCTGGTTGATGGGCGTCTCGAATCTGGGTCGGCTCGGAGACTTTGGAGGAGGCTCTAATGAGGGAGAGACTCCGATCGCCTGTCTGCTTCGAGAAGTCGAGGAGGAGTCGAGTGGCGTTCTCACCGGAACGGTCCGGGACGCAATTGGAAGAAGAGAGGGTCTCATTCTCTGGCGATCCCGGAGTCGAACCGGACCTCCCTATCGATACTTCCTCTTTGCCCCGATTCCCTATGCCGATTTTACTCCAGCTTTCAAGCCCAACTCGGAGGTAGGCTCGTTAATCTGGGTCCGTCAGTCTGAGGCGACCAGTTCACGAGTTCAGTTGGATATCTTCCAGACCTCTCTTCATCAGCTCCTTCGCCAGCTCCGCAGAAATGACTCCTGATAAAAAAGCTACGAAGAGACGTAGTTCCATGGAGAAAACAGAGGAGCCTGAGGGCGGTGTGTCCAAGATGTTCGAGCCCAGCTGGCCTAGCACAGGAGAGAGCTCTGCAGTATTGTCGCTTCCAATTCTGACGACAAGGAGCTCCGTAAGTCCATCCTGAAACATCGGTCGAAGACCCTCTCCCTCGAGGCGACCGAGATCCCAGAGACGAAGCGAACCGAATTTTAGTTGAAGTTACGCGAAATCTTTACCATGATTGGTCCCGAGTCAAACCAGGGACAGCTTGTTGCGAAGCTGATGGGAGATGATGTCCCAACCGATTGAAGAGCACTCGAAGCTCCTCAGCCAGATCGCTGATGCAATTCGGGATGAGACGTCCGAAGAGGACAAGGTCGAACCTCCTACTCTAAAAATCTACCAGCCAGGACTGGCAGATTCGTCGAAGTTCTGACTCGAGAAGATCGAACCGGACGAGAGAACGCGCCTCCTCTTCTCGGAAGAGAGCTGCTCCGATCATGGAGGCGACCGACTTCAGACCCTTATCGGTGCGGTGAAGGTAGAGATGCGAGCCAGTCTGCTTCAGAAGAAAGTAGCGTTTCATCTTTCTAGGGGACGAGTTCACTTTAAAAAATATCTCCTATTCAAAGACACAACGACGATGCCTCATCTTCAACGAAATAACCGACGTTACAAGTACCATGGCCGACAGGTGCGGTTGTGAAGGATTCAAGCTCGAAGTGGCTTCCGCTTCCCGACGTCTTCCCTCAATCTCAATCGGGTCAGCACTGGTGGCTACCCTGACGTCACGACGGGCTTTCCTCAGGCCGTCGATGAGCGTCCTTGCTATTAAGTCATTTCGCATTTCGGTCGTGATCGACCTAAATGCTTTTTAACTTCATTGTTCATAGATCCGGAGCAGATCGTCCCGGAGTCGACTGTAGTCACCGCGATGATCCGGAGTCCCTAGGACGAAGAAGTGCGAGTTGAACTTGACCGAGATGCGATTGCCTTCCAGATCGACATAGTAGTAGTGGTTACCTGGGAGCTGAAAATCGAAGAGTCGATGAGGCGACTTCATCATGTCGAGATAGAACTGAGCATCGGTCCACTCTGGAACGACCACGAAGAAGCGGACCGAGCCCCCGCGATTGATCTGATCTTCAATCTTCTGGACCATCCTGTCCATCACAGCCGGGACGAAGGGAGGGTTCGCCATGACTGAACGTCCAGTGAAGTCGGCCTGGAAGAAATCGCCAAGACTTCCAAAGGGAGCATCCGTGTCAGGGAAGAGACTACAAAAGCCGAGTCCGGGTTGTGAGAGCGTGATGATCCGAGAGTTGAGAGGCGAGGCGAATCCCTCGACACTGACTCCATAGTTGGTCACGAGGTACTCGTAGACGGCAGACGGGGTCGCCCACTGTTGTCCTCTCGGAAGCAGACAAGCATATCGGACGACCATCGGGCAGATGAGAGAGGCCGGAGCCTTCGATAAAAGAAGTTGGACTCGATCTTCCGGGTAGGTGAAGCTGAATTCAGCTACACTGATCTTCCTACCATCAACTCGGCACTTGCTAGTCTTCGGAACCTGAGTCACTGTGAGATACTCACGTCCCAATTTGAGGATCTGTGGGACACGGCGCTCTGGATCGATCTTCTTCTCACGAAATTCGGCACGCATCTTCTCCGTTGCAGGATAGTTGTCTGCCAGTTTCCCGACGGAGAAGATCGGGTCGGGAGCCGATGGATCTTTATCGTTTGCCAAGTTGAGAAGCCATCGCTCCAGGATGTTCTTCGCCTCGTAGCTGGTTCGTGCATCTTCACCCTTACTTGCGACCTCAGACATCGCCAGAACAAAGCGATATCGGAGAACTTCACGATCAAGTAGATTCGCCTCGAGAACTTCATGGACTTGACGAGTCAGACCAGAGATCATCTGAGCAGCCTGATAGATCGATCGGTCGATCTTGTCGAGAAGCTCGATCGAAGCACCCGAAGCGAGCACGGGAAGATCTCGTCGAAGTGACGTCACGAGCTCAGTTCCGTTTCGATAGTACGCGTCGATGAGGAAGCGAAGGTCGCCTCTAAGCAGAGTCTGTTGAGCTGACTTGGCAGGGACTGGAATGCCGAGACGATCATGAATGGACTGGTGAACTTGAGAGAGAATCTTCTCGACTGCATTCAGATAGTCGCTGATCGATTCAAGGTCCTGAATACTCGGACCTCGAGTCAGGACCGGAAGGCTCTGTTCGAGCGAGTTGGCAAGTTCATTTACACTTCGGTAGTAGGTGTCGACTAGTTGAGCAAGGTCAGTCATGGTCGATTGGAAGTCGGCCCCAAACTGGATTTCGAACTCAAAATTGTTCTATAAAAAGAGTAAGCGAATCTGGTTTCAGACATGCGATCATTCTATCCTCGGATTGTCAATGGTCTCTCTTCATCCCTGACCAAACGACTCGTTCTCAAGGAAGAGAGTCAGACCGACTTCTACACTCGGGATCATTGGTGGTGTGACCTTTCGTCGCAGAAGTGTGGCCTGACTCACCACTTCTTCGATGTCGTTGTCCCGGAACGCTTGGCCTTCAAGCCCTCCTTTACGAAAGGATACGTCCGTCCTGGAGATGTCGTCGGCACCCTCTACTACCTCTGTCCAATCAAGAAGGAGATCCGATTTCTGACTCTCAAGAGTCCCTTTGCTGGATTCATCGAATCGACGAACTCGAGGCCGATTCGAGGTGATCTCTGGCTCTACAAGGCGAAGAGGATCCAAGGAAACGACGATTTGATGGATCATCTCACCTATCAGTCGAGCATTCTACTCGCATGAGTGTTTTCGGTGTCAGCACCGAAAACATATACAACTGACTTTTTAGAGACCAACTCTACTGCTTACCGACTGTGAACTGCGTCGTGAAGGTCTGCTGGGGCATGATCGAGAGCTGAGGACCACTCGAGGACTGAGGGACAAAGGCGACCTGAGATCCAGTCATCGGCTGTGGAGCGATCTGGGCAAGGTTGGCCACCGAGACGATCGGCGTCTCGGGAGCGTAGGTCCAGGCACGAGCAATGTCGCGACCCATCACCTTGACCTTGCAGACCTCGTCGACCTCGTGATCGGAGCTCGGATCTGCTGGCGCAGATTCCCAGGTCGCATTCGCCGTGAGCCGCTCGAGCTCCGACTCCGTGATGAAAGAGCGCTGAAGGGAAGAGGTGGCAATGTGAAGCTTACCGTTGCGACGGGTCACCTGAAGCTCGTACTCGGTCGGATTACCAACCTTAAAGAAGGTCGGGCTCGACGCGATCAGAGAGAAAATGGAGTCCTCCTGACCGAGAACAAAGAGCTGGCCGGATTCGATCTCCTGGAGTTCAGCGAAGAACTCAGAGACGCGACGCTGATCCTTGAGGCGCTGAAGGTGAATCTCGGTCTGTTCGATCTTCTTCTCGAGGTCGGCGAGGAGAGAAGTGTACTGCTTGCGAGTGAGCGACATTTTGGTGATAACCCGAGCTTGGATGACTGAGGATGCAACTTGGTCGAGAAAGGAAGTTTCAGAATCAATTTCCGGTTCCGCCTGAAGGGGTCTCTATTCACTCTTTTGGAGGAGCGATCCTTAGAGAAGGTAGAAGGAGGTTCAGGAGAGTATCGATCTTCTGAGGAGATTCTACGATTGGTGTTGCGGATGTAATGGTCATCTTGAACTGAACACTCCTTGTAAGATTATGAAACCGGGTCCAGGATTCCTGGCTCCAAGAGGAGTCGAGCTAGTCTAGCCATCTTTCTTTTCGGATGACTACAGTCGTTTAAGTAAATTTTACCTCCTTCTGAAAATGTCCTGGGTCCCAATCACTGCCATCCAAGATCTCAGCGAGCATCTGCGATACCTCACCCCAGAGGATGTCGATGAAATTCTCAACAGTCTTCCCGTTTCGAGGAGTTATCGTGGGGTGACTCATTATCGTCTCTCGGACGTCGAGAGGGCTCTTCAACAGCTCCCGAATGTCGATCAGAACGCGATGATGTACATTCGCGGTGCAGCCGTCGTCATCTCGAACGGCAACAACGGTAACAACGGCGGTCAGCGACCGGGTAACAACGGAAATCGTCGCCCGATCCCCACTCCGATCATGCCTCCCATGCCGAACATGCCTCCGGGTGAAGGTGGTGTCTACATTTATCTCGACGCCAACACCTTCCGAAACCTCTTTCGTCCCTGCCAGTAAGCCCGGGTGACGACATCATCTTTGATCTTCGGATCGAAGATAAACTCTTCAGTGCTCTGCAGGCTAGGCCTCGCGATTTCGGCGTGCCCCGAAGGTAGTCGGACGTTTGATTTGTGGTTTCTCCGGAGCCGCAGTCGCGGCTGCGGCCGTAGCGCCGAGGTTGGCCAGCATTGGAGCGAAGGTCGCGATCAAACTGCCCAGACTACCGAGAGGAGGTGAGGCCTCTTTGGAAGCAGGAGGTGGTGGAGGAGTATCGGAATTCGCTTCCTCGGCTCGACGAAGGACGTCTGCACCTTTGTTCTGGGTCAGGAACTCGTTGATCGTCTCACGGAGGCCCTCAGCCATCTTGTCGGCACCATCTCCATCAACACCGACCCTCTTCGCGAGCATCTGGACGAGAACGAAGATGACACCATTGAAGACAGCCATCGCAAGGAGACGGATTTCAACGGGCCATCCCTCACCCAGACTGGTCGAGTAGCTCCTCTCTCCCAACTCGAACAGAAGCATCTGATACTTCGCCATGTACTTGAACTGATTCTTAGTATAGCCTTCGAGAGGAAGCTTGAGGAAGCGAGAACCCACGATCTCGATGATCAGCCAGAGGATCAGCAGATAGATCTTGTTCTGATCGACTGAGGAATCGATGTGAATCCTCTTGACATACTGCTTGTACATCACCTCGATCTCGCCGATCGACTGATCTTCTTTCGGCTCCGGGATGTTCATGTGAGGATAGGCCTCACGAAGAATGCTGAACTTTACTCGATAGTCGGCCCTCTTCTTGGCATCACCAACTCGATCTCGTTCAGGTGGAGGAACCGGCTTCTCCTCTTGTTGCTCAGGCTCAGCCGTGAAGGAAGGAGGTGCAGATGAGACAGGCTCTTCAGCAGATGGAAGATCATTAATGAAATCGCGCATCTTCTGAAGAGGATCCTCGAATCTGGTCTCATCTGACTCTGCCGGGACAACCACTCCATAACTGAGAGGAGGGTCCCTTGGACGATGAGAGGAGGGGACCCGGACCGGAGATTGAGCTGTCTTACCAGTCGGAGACGGAGCCACCATTATCGGAGTCAAGTCGGGGGGCGTTTGTAGGATCGATCCGAGACCGGACTTAACTGGACTTCTCGAATAACTCGGACTCATCAGACCGGAGGGCTGGGAGATGGTGAGATTTCGAATCGTCTGCATGGCAATCTTGGGATCGACCCGAGGGACCGCTTGTCCGCTTTGCGGTAACCTTGAGATTGGATCGGCATGTTTACCCACTGTTCTACCTGGCTGAGTGTACAATGAAGTATTAAGACTCTCCACTGCTGTTGCCATTTTCGAACTCGATCCAGAATTTAAGGCGATCGAGATTCTCTTCTTCTCTCGACTCTCTTCTATCTTGATGGGGAATCGACCCATCCATTCGAGTCGAGAACGACAACTCGAGCGATTCATTGTATCGAACAGGATTTCTGAGCAGATGAGAGGCATAGGATCCAAGTTTCGGCTTTGATCTTACACAGAATCGATACTCGTCTTTCATTTCAAGATGAAGGCGGTCAGGACTACTTCTTCAGAAGTCATTTGTCTTGTAAGCTCCTCTGCGATTTCTGGAGAAAGCAGGAGAATCGAAAAAAATTCCGAACCATCCTAAAAGCAATGAACGCCGGAGTTCCTCAGCAAGCTCGCTATGACCTGGGCTCTTACACCCGTGCCAATGGTACCACTCCCACCCGCACTACTGTCGTGAATGTGGAGCGCGTCCGTTTCAACGGTTTCGTCTGGTTCCTCATCTTCCTCGTCCTGATCGGTCTGCTTCTCTTCCTCTTCAAGCCCTCGATCGTGACGTCGACCAACCCCGTCACTGGTGAGAGCCAGCTCGACTGGGGTAAGCTGATCATCTGGTCTATCCTCTTCGCCTTGATCATCCTGCTCATTCTCTGGCTGACCCGTGGCATCCACGGTCTGATCGTCGACTAAAGTCGTCTGTATGGTTCGACTCTCAATTGAGCCTACCACCTGCATGGTCTGATGATCGAAAAGATTCTCAAGGATTCCCTTGAAGATCTTCTCTCCTCCAGAAATGGCACTCCGAACTTGGACCCAGGAGGACCTGAAACAGTATCCATATCGGGTCCTCGTCCTCTTTTCGGAGGATCCCGACGTCATTCGAATCTGGTCGGACCTGTCAGAAAGCCTCGTTACAGATCCAATGATTCGAGTTCCCTTCTCACCGACTCAGGTCGCCGAGTATAATCAGGGGCGTCCAGAATCGGTTCTCTCTGGACCATTCACTCGAGAACGGCTTCTCGACTACTGCTTGAGCCGGTCTGCTCAGAGCCTTCGGGTTCCTCGACCGATCAGTGGCCTTTCAGAGTATACTTCAAAGTTCTGCATCTAGACTGATGTAGAATTCTACTTCTTCTTCTTTCGAGGCTCTCCTTCGATTGCATTGACTAGCTTCTGAAGATGCGCTCGAAGAGATGCATTCTCGTCGATGAGTTGTTGAATGTCGCTTCCTCGATGGTTGATGTTCTGAATGAGGAGTGAATGTGCTTCACCGAGAGTTTGTCGAAGCACCGAGCTGCTTGTCCGTAGATCATTGATCATCGTGGCGTTGTCGTTCGCCTGACCGACCAGCTGTGAGACGGTATCATAGATCTGTTGAAGAAGATCACTGTAGTGAGTAAGACCCGACTGGAGTTGATCGAGTCGTTCGACGATTTCATCTGAATTGGTCGTTATCGATTGACGAAGATCGGCCATCATTGCATCAGTGACTCGACTTGGTGTCTCGAGACTGATTCCCTGTTCAGGACGGACCGCCAAGAGTTGTCGAATTTCACTGATCCCCTCATTGATGGTAAAGAGAGCATTGGTCAGATCGGGCATTGGACTTGAGGAGACTGAGGGAGCCATCATTCTCGTCTCGACTCGAAGGGTCGAGACCTTCTTTAGGATCTGCTCAAGAAGATCGTTCGATTTCGACATCGCCTGCTCAAGATCGGACTGATTCAAAGAGGAAGAGGCGACTGGCCCAAATTGTTGTGGAGGTAGAGTCGGAACGATCGTCTGGGCGGGAAGAGGAGTTGGTGTGATCGGACTGCTAACTGCACAGCTCTTACATCCATCGTTCCAACTCATTGTTCCGGTCTGCATTGCTGTTACTGGATCGACATAAGCAGAGCCGAATTTTGGTTGCATTCCGATCTCACCCCAGTTCTGTTTCGAAAGGAGACTTGGTCCAGCGAAGCTAGACTCGACCCCAAAGTTCCCCTGATCGACCGAGACGATAGGAGACAGGACTGGAGCGGAGGAGACGTTGATCTGATTCTGTCGGCTGATTGCTGAATTCAAGGCGGCGAGTCCATTCGGTCCTTGAAGTAACTGTAGGATGGTATCAAGCTTTCTTGAGACATCGGGAAACGTCTCGAATCCTGACTGAGCCATTTTACTGGACCGATCGATCCTTAAGACTGGAACCCTCATTGAAGTCGAGTCACACCACTGGGAGCCTGAGTCGACGAAACATAAACGACGGATTTAGGACGGGACCGAGTTACCGAGACGATGATCACAATGAGAAGAATGATTGCGAGAACGATGAGACCATAGAAGAGCCATGACTTCCACTGAGAGATGCTGAATTGGCACTGATTGAGATTGGTTGTCGGTTCGACTACGCACTTGAGAAATCCGAACCATTCCCAGGACCCGCAGGATCCTTTACAAAAACCATCACCAGTTCCGCAGAGGCTATTAGATGGACATAACTTACAGGGACTAGTCGGATCACTCGGGTCACGATAAGTCGTCCCATTTGTGTTGCAGCAATGACAGCTACCTCCGTTTGCCGTCGGAACCCAGACCGCATTTGGAATCTGAGCGCAAGCTTCTTGAGTTGTTGCTGTGTTGGGACAGGGCGTCTCCGATGTCGACATCTCGGGATCTTTTTTAGAGACCGGATTTTTAGAGGAACCATGCCGAAGGGATCACCTTCATTTCATCACTAGAGAAGGCGGCTTCAGACCACTCACACGCTTCAGTGAAGAACCGCATGGAATACGACGACGAAAGAGATCCCCGACAGAAGAAAACTTGACCGATAGATAAAAAGTTCGGTCAACGGAAAGATGTCCGACCAGAACAGTCGACTCGGAACATCTCCTCTCGTTCCACTTGAGATCCAGGCTTACGACTGGGTCTCGAGCGATCGAGATGGAGTACATAGTGTGCGGATCTGGGGTCATACGAAAGATGGACCCAATATCCTAAATGAAGGAAAGCCGGATGAAGTCCGGGCCACTCTCCTTGCTGAGCAGGTTCTCGTTCGGATCGAGGACTACGAACCCTTCTGTCGATTGGAACTTCCGACTGTAGTCGAGGGAAGACCAGTCAGATGGAACCTGGCTGCTCTCAAGGTCTACGTTCAATGGCTCAAGGCAGCTCTGGGTGATCATGCCCCGACTCGAATCAACTTCAAGGAGATGGAGAAACTCTACTACTTTAAGAACCACGCTAAGTTCCCGTTTCTCATCTGCTACTTCCGGACCGAGGAGGCGATGCGCCATTGTGTCAACTTGATTGGTAAGCAGGGCTATGAGATCGAACAGCTCGGTTTCATCAAGTCACGGATCTGGGAGACTTCGATCACGACGATCCACCGACTCATCACCGATGCACAGATTGGATATGGTCAGTGGTTTCGGGTTCAGGCTGAGCGTGTCCCGGAGATCGAAAAGATCAGCTCGTGTGAGCACGAGTTCATCGCATCCTGGAAGAACATGCAGGCTCTAACTGAGGAGGAGACGAAGTCTTGGGTCTCGAGTCCACTCATCGCTGCGATTGATATCGAGACCTACTCTCATAACCACCGAGCCATGCCCAACCGTGACTACGTTTCCGATATCGTCTTTCAGTGCTCCTTCATCCTCCAACGGTTGAACAAACCAGAGACACGTGAGAAGATCCTGCTCGTCGTTGGTCCTTGTGACGACATCGAGGGGGCAACTGTACTTCGGTTCGACCACGAGATCAAGCTCATCGACGGCCTTGCTGATCTGATAACAATGAAGAATCCATCGGTTCTTCTTGGCTACAACATCTTCGCTTACGATTTCCCCTACATGGATGCTCGGCTCAAGCTCTATCTTCGAGATTGGCGGAACTGTGGTTTGATCAGGGACCAGGCGACCTTCGTGAACAGCCGAGTCTGGAAGTCATCTGCCTATGGCTTCATGACGATCGCCCCTCTCGATGCTGAGGGACGAATTTGTATCGATATGTATCCGATCATCAAGCGGGATCACAAGCTCGATCGGTATACTCTCGATTTCGTCTCGAAGCACTTCCTCGGTCGAGGCAAGCACGATGTCTCAGCTCGTCAGATGTTCGAGACCTACGCAGAGTGTCGGGCTGCCGAGGAACAAGAGATGAAGTTACGAATCGCCAAGGAGGAATGCGAGAAGACAAAGATGACTGAAGGACTCGACGATCTCGTTGCGAGCCACCAGAAGGCAGTCGAACGATTGAAGAAAGCGAGCGCAGCGATGGCTACAGTCGGTCGCTACTGCTTGGAGGACTCCTGTCTCTGCATCGACCTGCTCGAGAAGCTCAACACCTGGATCATGCTCACCGAATTAGCAACGATCGTCTGCGTCAAGATGACTCACATCTTCACTCAAGGCCAACAACTTCGTGTTCAGAATCAGATCTATCAGTACGCTTATCGCGAGGACTTTGTCATCGACGAACGTCCAGGCAGCAAGGATGGATTCAAGGGAGGTCACGTTCAGGATCCGATTCCAGGACTCTATCGGAATATTCTCATCTTCGATTTTGCCTCGCTGTATCCGAGCATTATTCGAGCCTTCAACATCTGCTACACAACACTTGTACCTCCTGAGAGCAATATTCCCGACGAGATGTGTAATGTATTGGCTTGGACCGAGCTCGACGAGAACAAAAAGAGCCCAACCTTCGGCCAGACTCTCCATTTCCGCTACCGGTTCGTCAAGAAGGAAGTCTTCCACGGAATCCTGCCCCGAATGTGCGATCACCTCGTTGCCGCGCGCAGTGCCACCCGCAAGCTGATCAAGCCGGACAACGATCCAGTCTACAACAACGTCCTGAATCAGCGTCAGCTCGGTCTCAAGGTGACGGCGAACAGTATCTTTGGTGCTCTTGGTGTTCAGGAGGGCCGTCTTCCTCTCCCTGAGGCTGCCCGTTCGATCACGGCGATGGGACGCGTTCTTATCGGGATGGCAGCCGACCACGTTCGAGAGCGGCACCAGGGTAGGATCATCTACGGTGACAGTGTGACAGGTGATACTCCTATTCTTATTCAGAGGAATGGCCTGACCGAATGGGTTTGTATCCGAGATCTCTGTGAACATCCGAAATTAGGAAACGTCAAGGGTGAGATGGACATGGAACCATTTGATATTAAAGTCTGGTCTGATCAAGGCTGGACCAAAATCAAGAGATTTATTTGGCATAAAACGCAGAAGCAACTATACCGTGTTCTTACTCATACTGGTTGCGTTGATGTGACCGAGGATCACTCTCTGCTTCTCCCGAACGGTCAGGAAATTCAACCGCACCAAGTTGGAGTTGGCACCCCGCTACTTCACAAGGACCTACCTCCTCTTCCGACAAATGGCACATTGACACCAGAGGAAGCTTGGGTTTGGGGTTTCTTTTATGGAGATGGGTCGTGCGGAAACAAATCGAGTTGGGCTCTCAACAGCACCGACCTAACTTACCTCAACTATGCCCTTCAAATGTTAGCCAAGTGCGAACCGAGATACAATTTCAAGATCTATGATACTATGGAGAGCTCTCATGTCTACAAACTCGAACCCACCACAGAAGAAAATGGTTATGGTGCCATCATTGAGTTAGTCGATAAGTACAGGACCCTTTTCTATAATGAAGATAAGCATAAAGTTGTACCTCAGGAAGTCCTTTCTGCAAGCAAAGAAGCGAAGATTGCCTTTATGAATGGTTACTATTGTGCTGATGGAGCGAAGACAGAAGCTACTCTCAGGATGGATAATAAAGGTAAAATCGGAACAGCGAGTCTTTATCATCTTCTAGTTGATCTCGGTTACAACACGTCGATCAACATCCGCGCAGATAAGGATCAGATCTATCGACTAAATGCGAGCGTTCGAACTCAGCGCAAGGACTCCGATGTTATTAAGAAGATCATAAAATTACCTCCTACCAATGACTATGTCTACGATTTAGAGACAGAGAATCATCATTTCAGTGCAGGAATCGGCCGAATGGTAGTTCATAACACTGACTCGATCATGGTCGACATGGGCATCACCGACCCGAACGAGTGTCTCAGAATTGGTGCCATGCTGAGCGAAGAGATCACCAAGATCTATCCGCGCCCTCTCAGTCTCGAGTTCGAGCGAGGTATGGCCATCGCTCTCTTCATCAAGAAGAAGAAGTATGCAGGAGTCCCTCTTGCTATCATCAAACTCATCGACGGTGACATCATCGAGAAGGTGCCGTTTGACCGGGACTTCGACGATCCGACACTTGATCTCTATCGATTCACGATTCTTCGGGACGGCAAGAGGAAGGTTCTTCATGTTGCCGTCCCGAACAGTGTCCTGTTGGCCGATGTTCCGATCGAGTTGAATTCGCGAGTTGTGATCAGCTGGCCGGAGACCTACAATGAGACGACGAAGAGGATGGAGCTGGTCGGCAGGCCTACCTACAAGATCACTCGACCTTCAGGTGAACTGGTCGAAGTTCAGGGAAGGAAGGCCATCGCCGGAATTCCTCTCGCTGCAGGTGGCAAGCCGGACGAGAAGGAGCTCATGAAGAAGGGTATCATCCTCGCTCGCCGTGACAACTGCATCTGGGCACGAGAAGCATATCAACGAGTTCTTCTTAGTATCATGTTCGGTAAACCACTCGAGTACACCCTGAACATTATCGATGAAGAAGTCATCAAGATGATGACGAGGCAGATTCCCTTCACAAAGATGGTGGTGACTCGTGCGATCGGCAGTAACTACAAGCCGAACAGTACCCACCCTCTCAAGATCTTCTCAGATGAGTTGAGACGTCAGGGCCATGTCATCCAAGCAGGTGATCGGATCGACTACGTCTTCGTGAGGAACCAGGATCCCGACCGCAACGAAAAGCAGGGACTCAGAATGCGCATTCCGGAGATGTACTGGGCCAACTCAGATGCTGAACCTCTCGATCGTGTCTACTACGTCGAGAAGTCGATCATGAACCCTATAAACCAAATCTTGTATTTGGGTTACAAAGCTCAGATTGATGCCATCGAGGCTAAGTGTAAGCCTGCAACCAAGAAGCGGAAGAAAATCTACACCTATGTCAGCAGCACTTATATGAACACTTGGGTGAAGATGATCAAAGCGAAAGAGGACCTGGTCAACACGATCAAGTACGTCAAACCTCACTTCACGACACAAGATCCAGCCTTCACCTGTAACCTCTTCGACCGACCACCTCCCTTACAGGTTGACATCGTCGGATAACCTATTTCGGTGTTGAACATCGAGATGGATATTGACTCGAGATCGGTTTCGAGAGAGAGAGAACGATCGACTATCTTGAAGAGTAGGCTCGATATCTAATTCTTTGCCTCCATCGATGAGCTCGAGATGGAGAACGAGAAGCTCAAAAGCGTACAGAAAAATCCTCCGCGTAAAAACGAACGTATGGGGACGAAACTATCGAAGACGAAATTAGCGCCGCCTAAGATCATCGATCAAATTCGCTCGGAGGAGTTCGCGGCGCTGATCAGGGATCGGCTCAAACCCAATCATCTTCGGATCGCAGATCATGTGTATGACATCTACTCGATGGCCGATCTTCGGCGCTTCCTGAATCTACTTATACCTTGGGTACAGCTTCTCCCTGACGGGAACCTCGCTCTTCAGCTTCTTGGCCGCGAGAGGATCTGGTACGGTGAGTCCGCAGCGGGAGCTGGGGCCGGTCCACCAGAGCTCGGTCTCCGCGGGCTCAGTTCGACCTTCGGATACATCGTGGGAGACATCCGACTTCCCGAGGAGCCCTACACAAAGAGGCTCTGCTCAGCCAACTTCTTTGTCGACAGGGATCGGCAGGTCTGGATCGTCGACCCCAGGACAGGCCGAGTCTATCAGCCGACTCTACAAACAGCCATCGAGATCGCTTTGATCTGAAGAGGTGTCATTTCAGTGTTGTTGCACTGAAATCTGACCTGAGAAAGATGCATCCAGCTCTCCAGTTGACCTTCGACTTTTTCAGAAGAGATCAGCGTGAGTCACAGATGCCTTCTAGGAAGAATTGAACTTTTGAGACACAGGGAAGCGGATGTCTCTTTAGACATCATGGCGACATTCGAACGAGGTCGACCTGAGCGTGAATTCTCAAAGGAAGTCAAGGCAACTGAGAGATCAGCGGCCCACAACGCCTGTCGGATCTGTGGGAAGACAAGAGACCTTGAGACCCTCCAATTTGCGCACATCCTGTCTCACAGTCAGAATGAGAAGTGGAAACGAACTGGAACAGATCCAGGCCTTTGGAGTGACGACAAGTATGTTGCTTCCAATGCGAACTGTCTCCTCCTCTGTACGACTCATCATTCCAAGATCGACTCAGAGAGGGGTCTCAAGATCTGTACGGTCGAGTATCTCGAGTCGCTCAAACTCGACCCGAACCGCTGCACTGCCCTGATCGAGAAGGGAGGAGAGGTTCGTCGATGTAGGAAGTTGAACGGACGACACAGTCCGGGACGAGCAAAGGGTAACGGGTATCGTTGTCATCTTCATCTCGAGGGAGGTCTTGAGGAGGAGCTCGTTCCACGTCCCGGATGGAGCAGTCAGAAGAAAAAGAAGCCGGCCAAAAGTGGAGGTTGCGTTCTACTCTGAAGTTATCGATCTCGTTGGATCGATAACTAGCTTTTTAAATTTGTCTGATCTACTTCTTGGGGCCGAGGCTGCCGAGGAGCGCCGCCATCAAAGCGAGGCCTTCATAACCACTCAACTTGTGCTGCTTCTCCGGCATGGGCGTTGTCTTCGCCTTCTGCTCGAGCTCCTGAAGGGCCGCCTTGATCTCGGCTTCACGCTTCTTGAAGTTGCTGCTCGAGATCATGACCTTCTGACCGCGGAAGACCTTGTTGAGGAAGAGAGTGTCCTCATTGCCGTTGCCGAAGCCCGGGATTGTGACTATCTTCTCGAACGCGTTCGAGCTGAGCTTAGAGGCCAGTCGATCAGCTTGGTCAACTCTTTGCTCAGGGCCGAGTCGCCAAGTATGAGCTCATTCCAATGACTCCGAACTATCTCGTCCTCATGACCGATCCAGATGGTCAAGTCTCGCTCGATACGACGCTCAGACGAACCAACTCCTTCCTCCAGTGTAGCTCTGTCATCAGAATCCCTTCTGGGATTCTGATGGCTTTTTACATCGTGATCTCATGAGCTTGAGTGAACCCGGGAACTTCCCAGCGAGGCATCCCGGTCAGGTTCAGCTCGATCATTGTGCGTTGACCGTCAGGCAGAGTCACGACTGCGCGGTTCACGATCCCTTCCTCTGAAGTGACGGATTCGACCGTCAGGGGAATCTTCTGTCCACTAACGTTCAAGTGAAGAGTCGCCCCTGCGGCAGGACGTAGGACTGTACAGATTATCTGCTGATAACCGGCGGGAGCACCACCAGGTAGTCCCATCACCGGAGTGAGTGGATTTATCGTCGAGGGAGCAATAAGAGTAGGGAGGCCGTCAGGAGGTCGCGGGATGGTCGGAGGAAGAGATGGAGCCGGGCTCGGCGCAACTCGAGTCAGAAGCGACTGAGGTTGTGGCGAAGCTGTGGCAGCGGCGGCCGCGAGAAAACTGGCTGACGGGGCAATCGATGGAGTCGGTGTCGGATTGTAGGGTGCTGCCTCTGGAGCCAAGGTTTGTGTGAAGGACGGAGAAGCCTGAGGGACCTGACCTGTGAGGATCATCTGGAGGAGTTGGCGCACCTGTGGCTCGTTCTTCTTCGAAAAGATCCAACCACCCCTCTTGGAGGAGCCGCCCTTGACCGGGTAGTCGAGGCCAGGGTTCCACTTACCATTTAGATTGACCAGGTGGCCTGAGTAGTTCCTGAGAAAGTCCTCAGGGTTTACTCTGACGACGATGCTCTTATCGGTGTAGTCATGAATCTCGAACTGCGGCTGCATCGCGAGGATTACTCTTTTGCCCCTCGAGCTTTTGGCGTTCATTTTTACAACTCTCCTCGAAAGAGAAGAGGGGGACAATCTCTGCTCAGAATCCACAAATCCCCACCAAAATGGATCTTTCCATTGTGATACCACTGAAAAGAAGAGTACACTTCAAATGAACAAGAAACGACAATTCTACTACGACGAAGTTGTGAAAGTTGCTCGGAGGAATGGCGGTAGGGTCCTGAGCGAGTGCTACATCTCGTGTCAGACCAAGATGATATTTGAATGTGCGCAAGGACATGTCTTCGAATCGACTCCTGACTCTGTGAAACATAATCGATGGTTCGACCTCAAGAGTGATGATCTTTCCGGTCAGCGTCTTCACAAAAGATCTGCATTCTGGTCTGGTTTTTAGATGAGGGTGATTTTCGAGTTCATTCCCTTTAATAGCTTTTCATCTACTAGTTCGACTTGAAGTCGCGAGGAGGGAGTAGGTGGAACGTTGCCTCGTCACCCATCGATCAGATGAGAGACTGGAACTCAAGAGCGACCCTCTCCTTCTTCTGGATCAACAGTCGAAGGTTCTCAAACGCCTCTTGTAGGTCTGGAAGGAGCAATTCCTTCAGATCACTCTTTTTGCGTCGAACGACGCAAAAAGTTATTTGCCGGTGCTGCCGAAGCCGCCTGTCCCCCGGTCGGTCTCCGAAAGAACGTCGACCACAGTCAGATCTCCCTGGTAGCAGGGGAGGATCAGGAGCTGAGCGATCCGATCACCTTGGCGAAGTATCCAGAGTTTCTCCCCGGTGTTCTTCAAGATGACCTTGACTTCACCTCGATAGTCGCTGTCGATGATGCCTCCCAGGACAATGATTCCGTACTCAAGAGCAAGCCCAGATCGGGGAGCAATCTGACCATAGTAGCCCCCGATAATCTCGAGAGAGACTCCAGTCGAGAGGATTCTCTGTTCACCTGGGGCGAAGTCGATATCTTCACCATCATAGAAGAGGTCGAAGCCAGCTGCTCCCTCCGTCTTCCTGATAGGAGCCTTCGAAGTCGATCGCAGAAGAGAGCACTTCATGTTCTGTCTCGAGAAGACAAATCTTCTTCTAAATGCTCAATTACAGTATCGGCCGCGTCTGGACTCTCCTTGAAGAGGCCGAACCGGTCGTCCCTTGGGAGTACCTCTTTCCCGGATCACCTCACTACTACACCGTCTACAAGTACCTCCTGTCTCAAGGGCTCAGAGAGAAGCTTCCAGAACTGGCGTATCAGCTCGAGGAACAGAAGAACTATGCGGAGCTGCGGCGTTGAGGACTCCTAAATTGGAATGAGAGAAGATTCAGTCTGTCAGGGGGAGACTCTGAAGATGCAAGGCCTCTACGAAATTCATCTCATCTCCCGCACGATGGCCGACCTGGCCACTGCCTTGGAGAAAGTACCGACGGATGCGATCCGTCCTCGGCTCGGACTCGTTATGGCCTCTATCAGTCTCAACCGATGGTCACCTTCTGGCTTCGAGGCACTGCTGATGCTGTCGTCTCAACAGCTCGGAAGACAGCCGAAGCTATCGGGACGATCATCCGAATGAGGAGACGCCGACTGGACCCCTCGAGGACGACTCCTCCTACTGGGAGTTTCATGCCAAGGTCATTGGTGACTGGGAACGTGCTTCTGACATCTCTTCTGGAACGGAGTCAAGGCCGAGCCCATCCCGATCATCAACCTGCGTCGATACCTCGAAAGATTGCTCCAGGATGCGGGGATTACTCTGCAGGAGAAACATCATGAGCACGGAATCCTCGACACGGCTCCTGGTGCCGACAAGAAAGGCCTTCACTTCGCGTTCCAACTAGAACTCGAAGTATCGAGAAGCTATTCGACCACTTCTCCATCTGATCAGATGAAGAATTACTTGGGTGGGAAGATCATGTTCGCCTTGGGATCATATCGAACCTCGACCAGGAAGAGTTCCTTTCCCTTCTTGAGGCTGATCACCTGATTACCGCGTTCACCCCACTTCTCCAAATCGGGTTCATGTCGCCAAACAAAGCCATCTTCGATCTTCTTGATCGCCTCCTTGAAGGGTAGAAAGGGAACGACGAATGGTCCGACGTGAATTCCTTCGAGATAGTTGTCGTCTGAGAGCTCAGCTGCCACTGCATCTCTGAGGCTCAAAGCAAACTGTCTCTGTTGTGGAATGGATCTAAACATCTCGTGAGTTGAAGTTTTGCTTGTTGAACTTCTTTCTCCGCTCAGTTCTCCGCCATGATGTAACGCTCGAGGGCATCCCGTACCGGCGACTCGAGTCTTGCTGTGTCTGCTCGTTCTCTTTCCGCCTCCTTTCTGACCTCTTCGGGAAGCTGTTGACCCTGATCGTAGGCCTTGATCAAAGCGAGAGTCAAGATGGCCCTGTCGAAGGTGTCGGTCTGAACTCTGATCAGATTAGCATTCTTCCCGTACTAGGCCGAAGGTGCTTGATCGTCTTCTCACGGAGCTGCTTCGGAAACCGAAGAACAAGAGAAGAAGACGAAAGTAGGCTTGGACTTCCGATCCCTTACCTCGAACGAGTGGTACCTTCTACGAGGCTGTAACCAGATGGCAAGACCTTGACTCTTTGGGAGGACGAAGTCCGGGTCCGTTCCGAGAAGAGCCTTGATCTCGTAGAACTTCTCAGTCGATGGAGTCGACCATTGAAGACCGACCGGATTGAGTGAAGGAGACGATTGTGTTGGTCGCGCGAAGGCCAGCCAAGTCGGTCAAAAGCTGTTGATAAGAAGTCGATGCCGTTGGAACGGGAATCACCGGGGGAAGAGCCTGATATTGCTGAGGAATCATTGGTGGAGGGGTCTGTTCGCAGGACGAAGACTCGGAGTCGAAGATCCATAAGACAATCGCGAAGGAGTCTCGCCTGCTGGAGGCGGAACATACGGAGGAACTAAGGGCTTCGAGGTCGTGACAATACTTGGATACTGACCTTCCATCACAATGCGGGGAGGAAAGGATTGTCGCTCTGGGCTTCTCTCGTTGTTGGAGCGGGAGCCGGGTAAGCGGATCGACATTATGCTCTTTTCGATACCGCTCTGCCTTTAAACAACTTTCCAGGAAACCAAAATGGAGCGATCGACCTTTCCAGTGCAGCCGCTTCCCTGGAAGACGGACAGCTTTCCCGGCTTCCTCTCTTCTCAATCTCTTAATGCTCACTACGAGCTCTACCGACAAGCCATCGCCAAGATGAACCAGTTCGCTCAGCAGCATCCGGCTCTTCAACAGCTGTCTCTTGCCCAGATCATGAACGACTATCTTGGAGAGATCGGAAAGACAGCTGCTCAGGCGGTCAACCATGAGTTCTTTTGGAAGATCCTTTCTCCGACGGGTGGTGTTCCCTCAGGCCGTCTCTATCAGTTCATCGTTGATGAATTCGGCTCCTTCCCCGAGTTTATCCAAAAATTCAATGACCGCGCTCTTTCTCAGTTTGGCTCGGGGTGGGTCTGGTTGGTCTATGACCCGAGTACCGGCTTCCTCCTGATCGACGACGGAAACGACTCCTACAACCCGGGTGTCAACGGATACATTCCTCTTCTGGCTCTGGATCTCTGGGAGCACTCGTATTATCCCGACTATGGTCTGCAGAAGCAGGAGTACATCAACAACTTCTGGAGGTACATTAATTGGAGTTATATCGAACAGCTCGCCGCCGAGCACGTCTTTCTCAATCAACTCCGAGTCTCTCACTGGCCGAACTTGAATTCCTCTTAAGATCAAGACGACTCCAGAGAAACATCGATGACCCTTTCTCGGTTCTTTCAAGGGATCGAAGGGAGCTCTCCCCTGGTTCAACGAGATGAGCTCACTCAAAAGACCACCATCACCAACCACCTGCTCACTTTGAACAAAAGAAAAACATTCAGCAAAACGGTCTTCGCTTGCGAACAACTTCGACTTGAAGCAGGTGTCCAGTTCTCCGAGTGCGAATTCCCGAATCTACACCTGATCGAGTTCGCATTGACTTCGGATGAGCCCTATCATCCCTTCGATTCCTGTATCTTCAACTTTCCATTGAACCTCGTCTGTGAGAAGGCGATTACGGTCGAGCTTCCCTCTTCAGTCAGTCTCCTCTCGGTCGATACAGCCGAGGTTCCAGTCGAAATCATTCAGAACGGTAAGACGACGACGATCGATGAGGTCAGTTGGATCATCACCGAGTACAACAAGACGGTCGAGGCCAAGTACGGTACTGAGACGAGCTCGTTTCTCGATCACTACAGTCTCGTGTTCTACATGAAGGAGCTTGAGTTCGAGGAGGATCCAGGAGTCATCATGGGTCCGACGACCTTAGTGGTGACTTGTTCTGGTCGTCGTCTCGGTCAGATCAAGGTCGAGATTGTCGATCATCCCTTCTCACTTGCCGTCCTCGAATCGGAAAGTCCCTTCATCAACTTCAATGGAGCCATCCCGGATCATTGGGCGAGGGATGCTCACCCTAGCGTCGTCGAGCGATTGAAAGAGATTCGAGGTCTCAGCCTTCTTGGGGGAATCGGATACCGAGCTCTTACCGATCTCGAACTCGATCTTCAGTCTCTCGAAGTTAGTGGGGAGATCGGGCCAGAGGCCTTCGACGGGTCGACTGGTCGGATCGAGCAGTTGACGGTCGAGAGTCTGATCAAGGACTCGTTCAAGGGATCACACTTGAGTCTCGATTTCGTTCATCTGGATACGGTCGAAGTCGGAGTCAAGATCGAGGCACAACTCATTTCCTTGGCTCACTCTGGCCAGTTCCATGCGGTCGAGAATGCAAAGAGTCTAATCATTCGGGAGAGGTTCGACCTACCGATCGACACCTCCGAAGTGAATCTGACCAAAATCGACTTCAGAACGGTCACGAATCCAGGCCCCTTTGTCATTCGAAATTTTAGTCGTGAGAATCTGACTTTCCTCCAGCCCGAAGTGGTCTATCATCCGATCTATGGAACAATCAAGGCGTCATCAGGAAGGGAAGCCTATCGTCAAGTCATGAAAAGAGTCCTTCAAAACTATCCTGAAGTCAAGCGACTCGATCAGGTCCAAGTTACACTTGATGGCATGGAGATCGACTCCAAGTCGACTCCCGATCATGACGGCCTGATCGAGGTCAAGCTGACTGAGTCGGGAGCACTCATCGCGCGATTTGCCATCCACATCGTCGAGACGAATCAATACCTCTTCTACGGTCTCTGGGGATTGACTCTAGCTCTTGGAGCAATTGTCGCCCTCAACTAACCTGATTCTAGCCGAGCTAGGATCAGAAAGATCATCATTCGGTCGAGATGAGAAGAGCTCCCTCTCCATTCGGAGGTACAGGAGAAGGAGGAGATGCTTTCGGACGCGCCAGCAATACGACGACGATAATAATGATGATCAGGACGACTACTCCGAGGATGATCCCGATGATCAGGGCCCAGTTCGTCCCAGAAGGAGCTGGCGTCGGTCCTGGCCCTGGTCCTGGCCCTGGTCCTGGCCTTGGTCCTGGCCCTGGTCCTGGCGTCGGTCCTGGTCCTGGTCCTGGTCCTGGTCCTGGTGTCGGCCCGACGATGTTCGCGCACCCGGGAGCATTCTGATTGATGGTGATCTTCGACTGATCGAAGGTTCCGTTGTTCGTGAAACTGGCGAAGTTGATGCATTTAGGAACAAGACACTGCTTCGTCGTTCCGACCGTCTTATAGGGAGAGTCAGCACATTGAGGGATGAGACACCTCTTGTTCAGACCCAGATTGGCAAAGCCTGGATAGAGATCGAAAAGTTGGTTGGCGAAGTTGTCGTACTGATCCTGAGGCATGTGACAAGCACAGAGATCGATGTCGGCCTGATTGTTACTCTTGAAGAGATCGCCAAAACCGGCATACTTCTTACAGTAGGTAGTCAGGTCACTGTCGAGTCCAGGATCGGTCCGGACATTCTGAATGTAATTCTGGACATAGTTCTGGCACGGCTCACTCGAACCAATATTACCTGGGAAACAGTAGGCACGCTCATCCGTATAGCACTCTTGGAGATTGTCCTGACAGTACTCACTACAGATGACCGAATCGAGATGGCTTCCAGTGCAGTTGACTCGGACCGAGATGTTGAGAGTGAATCGTACAAAGACGCCTCTCCATTCGTTTGCGACACGGTCTCCTGCCGAGGCGAAGTAGATCCCAACTGAGGTCGGAACACCCAAGTCGGTCACGTTACTGATCACTCCAGAGAGAGAAGTGCCCGGAATGCTTTTCCCAGGGAACCTGAAGGTACGTGGAGTGAGACTCCAGCCAGGATCCTCGGTACTGTAGATCTTCTCGACTGTTCCCCTGCCCGGGACCTGAAAATAGAACCGGACCTGAGGAACATAACTCTGCCAGAACAGATTCTCGGTGTAACCAGCGACCTCGATCAACATCGTTGTCGTAGTAGTGTAGGGCCCCTGGTTCTTCAAGATTTGATCAAGAGTCACGTTGAGCTGACGAGGCAACTTCGTTGGATTGTCCCAGATGATCGGTGAAGTCAGGTAGGGAAGATCCCGAGGTATCAAGACGTTTCCAACACCAATATTGGTGTTGTTGAAGCCGGGCGGGACGAACGGAATCTTCCCAGTGAAGGTCGGCGTCGGCATTTTTGGTCAGGGAGATTTTTCTCCTCGAGTAGAAAGATGGCCCTAGCTTTCCAGTCGAATACAATCAACAACTTTCTCTCGACCTTCACTTCATTCATGAACAGCCAGGTCAGCGAGGTCGTCAACAAGTCCTTGACGAACTGTAGCGCAATGAACGTCGCCAATGTTATGCTCGGTGATCCACCTGGGACTCCAGAGCCCCGATGCCGAGCCAAAGTGAGTGATTCTCAATTCAACATTCTGCAGAAGGCAAGAGCAATCTGTAATCTCAGCGTCGAGAACCAGACTCAACTCACTAGTGACATCAAGAATGGAGTCGAGAACAACATTGCTCAGCTCATGCAACAGAACAACAAGGCCGTTCAGGACTTCCTCGCTCTAGGTGCAGCAACCTTCAATGTAAACCGGGCGGACTTCTCGACGACTATCACGAATGAGTTCGTCAATGCAATCCGTCAGACTTCGACGAACATCTGTCAATCGATCTTTCAGGCGACAAACAACGGCTCATTTATACTCTGTGGTGATCTGACCAACACGACGATCAATCTGGATCAGGACGCGACTGTGACTGCCCTGACCAGTTGCATCAACAAAGTTCTCCAGTCGGCGACGAGTCAAGGAACTGCCCTCAACAAGATTCTAACTCAGATGGATCAGTATCAGTCGACCGAGCAGAAGGGAGTCGGATCTGCCCTCATGTGGATCGCAATCATCGGTGGAATCATCCTTCTTCTCCTGATCGTCGGAGCGGTCATCTGGTTCTTCCTTCAAAGGGGTAGTGGAGGTGGTGGCTCGACAACTCAGATCTATGCTGGAAGTTACGGTCGACCTCAGCCTCAACCGGTCGGAACGGGTCCTCTGGGTGCCTACCAGTTCGCCCAGAGCCTCCTCTGAGCTCGAAGATTCTCTGGGGGAGGATCCAGAATCACTCCTAGAGTTTCTCATCTCGTAGGCACGGACCTACGAGATCAAGTAGAATTCAGCTGATTCCAGCTGCCTCCCAGAGCTGATGAGCTCCCTTCGAGATGAGCTCCGCTCAACTCAAGAGGGTATAGTCGTTGTCGATTCGCCAGGCCATCACTCCAACCAATCGTCGCCTCTGGACGATGCTTCCGTCTGGACCGAGCGAATCCGTTCCCGCTGGATAGGGCCACTCGGTCATGATTCCTCCGATCAACTTCTCAACAGGGAAGCCATGATCGACAAAGTCGTCGATCACCTCAGTTAAGTTCATCCCTTCTCCGTAGGACATCAGATTGATCTGGTCGAGATGAGCTCGAAGAACGCTTACATTGTAGGCTGGGTGCCAGAGCCAATTTCATCTTGTTCGAATGAAGGACGACTGAGAGATTCTTGACCAGAAAGAGAGAGTAGATTCTCTTCCCAATCGAGGTCGAGACCCTCAAGACGATAGTGTTGAAGGAAGCGAAGGACCTTCTTGGTGAAACCCGGGTCGAAGGCGCCTCTCATGAGGGCAGCGTCATCTTGGACCGACGCGAAGACCTCTGCTCTTGGGTTGACTTTCCCCTCGTCTTCCCAGTAGAGCTCATCCTTGTCGATCATGACGAAGGCCAGATATAGACGGGTTAGGAGTTGTAAGGGTATCTCATCTCGGAAGCGAGTCGGCCAGCCGATGTAGTGACCGACGATCATGTTGGACTTTCTTGATTCGGGTGATCCCTTTAGAGCTGCATCCGATCGAATGTAGCTTTTTTAAGAACAGCGAGTACAGCCGTTCAACATCAGGATCGTCCTGAGGTCACCCAATTTGAGCTGAGGGCGCCATTTATTGAGTCGATCGAGGCAATCACTAATTGCATCCTCATACTCATCGAGATCGATATTGAAGATGTCATTCATGATCTGATCTGGTTCGATCTTATGGAGAGGAAAGTCCAGGAGGTATCTTTTGTCTCGGAGAGGAGAACAACAGGGCCAAGTTCGGACAAAGATTCCTTCATTTCCGATACGAGACCAGAAGTCGCCTTCTACTCCCTGAACTTTTTAGATCCTTCCCTTCACTGTAGGTCTTCCGAAGCTGCTCATCGGACAAAATGAATTCAGTGAGTTCTCGGCGAGTGACGACCAGCCCACGGACGACTGAGATCTCGGTGTAGACCATTCTTACGGCGGACTAACAGTCCAGTTGTGGTACAGGCTCAATTTTACCATGAGAGCTGAAGGAGATAGCCATCCTGATAAGGACGTAGGCCAGTGGGACTGCCTAGGATGACATCTCGAAGCTTTGGTCCCCCCATGATCGGTGTCCTCAAGATCGGTTCGTTGAGATCTATGTACTCGGGGTTCAGTCGAATGTAAGCATCGATGTTCTCCTGATTCAGGGGAGTCTCGTAGAACGCGTTGATGCTGTCCATGATATCAGCCGGGGTAATTGGACGGGGGCTCGCATAGACCGCCGGAGTCGGAGGAATTTCTCCTCGACGGGAGATAGGATAGTAGATGGTCAGGTTGTAGAGAGGGGGCTGAAGAGGAGCTCGCAACTCTGCTAGAAGCTCAGTGATCTCCTCCGGTTCTTCCTCGTAGGCCTTCGCAATATAGCGTAGTTCCCCTTCGACATCAGCAGAGGATGTGTAGACCTCATAATCGACGTCAAGTTCAGCAAGGCGTTCCAGGAATCGATTGAACTGGTCCATCTTTCTATTCGGAGAGGATTTTTGACGGAAAAATCGAAACTGGGATCCAGAGAGAAAGATGGGGATCCAGAACTTCAGCGCCTTCCTCAAGAAGCGCGCTCCGAACTGCTACTATGAGATTCCTCTCGAGCAGTTTCGGGGGAAGCGACTTGCAATCGATATGCATGGAACGATCTTTCGAATGATGTTCGGAGCAACGGCTGATGTGGTCGAGAGAACAAATATTGTTCAAGAACGCCCCGACGTGACAATTATCGAGCGGAAGACTCTCGATATGATCTTGAACCATCTCGAGGTCTTCATGTACTACGGGATCACCCCGGTTTGTGTTTTCGATGGCAAGCCTCATCCAATGAAGCAACGGACTCAGAGCAAGCGGAAGGTTGAACGCGATAAGAGTCGTAATAAGCTTCTCGATGCCGAGACCAACCTCTATTCGGTCGACCCACTCTTCCGCAATTCGACTCTGGTGAACGAGTATAAGAAGCGCTACAAGAGCCACATCGAGCCTCGATGGGAGTTCGTCTCTCAGCTGAAGGATGTCCTGTTCTCGTCAGGGTTTCCGGTCGTCTCGGCTCAGGACTTTCCCATTGAGACGAAGGATGCGGAGGCTCTCTGTGCGACCCTCTGCATGCCAGGAAACGACTACTGCTTTGCCGCTGTGAGCGAGGACAGTGATTTCCACGTCTATGGAGGCAACATCGCGTTGACTGAGATCTATCAGAAGTATGTCACTAAGGACAACGTTCGCTCAACCGTCTACTACGCGAAGGTCCGGACACTTCAGGGAATCCTCTTGGAATCAGGGCTCAGCTTCGAGCAGTTCCGTGATCTCTGTATCATGATGGGGACGGACTACAATCCAAACATTCCAAACGTCGGTGAGGCGCGATGCTGGGACGCCATCGTGCAATATGGATCAGTTACCGGCTTCTCGATGGTCAGGGACGTCAGTCCCCTCTGCTATCCTGAGGTCCTTCGAATCTTCTCCTCGTCGATCGTCCGGATCGAGCTGACCGAGAGCCAGCTCTCCTTTGATGAGACGAGATTCCGAGAACGAGCCCGCGAGATCTTCGAAACCTACGGAATGAAGGATCACACCAAGACGATTCTCGACCTACTCAGCCGAATCATCACTACCAAGGGAGCTTCGATCATGACAGCTCCTCGAAGAGACCTTCTTGCCGGCGACGAGACCGAACTCACCGGCCTGGTCCAACTCTAATCACTTTACACTCCTCGTTGGAGTGTAAAGAAATGCATCCTTCTAATGACGAATCGGGGCGAACAACCAGCGGAAGAAGCCCTGAACCTCCTGACTGACACGATCGATCGCATTGTTCACCTGAGGTTGAAGCTTACGACCCTCTTCTTGAAGACTTGTCATCAGGTTCGGCTGCTGTTGCTGAGCCGAGCGAGGAGTCAGGCCTCCATAGAGAATCTCTTGAGCAGTCAATGGAGTCGATCGAGGAGTGAGCTGACCGGTCGGCTGAATCGAGCGGGGAGTCAACTGTGGAGTCGCGACCGAGAACTGAGGGGGAGTCAGCTGATCAACTGGAGTGGATGATGGAAGCTGAGGATTAGACAGAATCGGAGCCGCCGAGGGGAGCTGAACCGGAGGAATGTAGCTCTGCTGAAGACTGACCGATGGATAGAGAGGCTGAGTAACGCCTACCTGCGAGAAAGGAGCTTGCCCGACAGAAGTCAACATGACCAATCTTTTACCAGAGGGGAATTTTCTGGTCTCTTCGAATCCAGAAGAGAAACTCCTGAAGCTTCAGGACAGCTCTGAAATGGAGCGCCAGATCTCTGAAGTCCCCTTCCTCTCTGCCTCGAGTCGAGACTAGTTGAAAGAAACCACATCCGATCAAGAAGTAGAACTGGTTCTACCATTGAAGGAAGTAGGCGAAGAAGCCTGGAAGATAGATCGAGTCGCTTCGATCAAGCCAGCCTCCGTGATCGCCGAGTAGATCCGAGAAATCCTTCAGATCGAAGGACCGCTTGATCAGAGAGTTGACAAGGCCACCAGTCACTCCGAGAGACCAATAGATGACAACCCGTCCCATCGAGAGATCGAGAATCCAGGAACCTGTCAGAATCAGGGCGAGACTTACGAGATATCCTTCATAAGTCTTCTTCGGGCTGATCGACCCGATTCGAGTTCGTCCTACAAGATTGCCACCGAGGTACTGAAGGATGTCGCTGACTTGAGTGAGGGTCACGATCTCGATCAGAGTTGAGGAGCTCCTCCAATAGAGCAGAAGGAGAAGCAGATTCGACACAATCACAGAGATTCCAGTGGCAAGAAGAAGAGCTGCCCTTCCGACCGAATCGACCCTCCTGGCGATCGACGAGAGATCGTAGATGCTTGCTCCCTGGACGAGAAGGAAGAGAAGAACTTCATAATGTAGATGAAGAAGAATTCCGGTCCCTAAAGCGAGACCAACTGCGACCGGAACTCGTGATCTCAACATTTCTGATTTTGAACCGGTCTGTCAGGAATCGGTCGATCTTTCCTCCTTTAAGAGCTTCAGCTCGATCGGGAATCGACCTCGAGCCCTCTGAATCGTCTCGACAGAATAGCTCGACCCTGTCAAGGGATTCCTTCCTTCAAGAATCGACTTGACGAACTGACGCGTCGGAATGGTGAAGGTTTGGACTCCTTTAGGTCCAAGCTCGACAAAAGTCTGGTTCGGAGGCGGACACTTGATCACTGGAACGCCTTTTTCAAGACAGACCTGTTCGTAGTAGTTTAGATAGAGGCTATCGTCAGATCCGAAGAATCGAGGTTCGAACTCACCTCGATCGAGAGCTGAGCGAAAGGCTCTCATGAGAGCCTCTCGTTCCATTTCGACTCGTTCAAGTGCAGAAGATCGTTCCTCCTCACTCAGAGTCCTGTTCAGATGCAGCTCTGGAAAGAACTCCTCTGACTTCCAGACAGGAAGATCGAGAGGTGGCCCCGTTTCTCGAAGAAGCCGGTTCGATTGCCAGGAACAGAAGCCCGTCCAGGTCTCACTACTCAGGTGGAGTGCGACTTTGATCACTTGATCGATGTACTTATCAAGGTCAGGACCCGACCTGACTCGATTGAAACCTTCAGTCGTTCCTCCAAAATGTCGGGCAAGAAGTCCTTCGAGACGATTGGCATGCTCTCTCGAAAGAGTTTGAGATGGATCTGTCTGGTACGCCTGTTCGAGAAGATCTAGGGCAATCTGCCGAATCAGGCTGGTTTCGCTCGGACTCGATGTCGATGTCATCTTGTGTGAGTCTTGCTTTAAAGGCAATCTCGAGACGTTTTTGACGATTTACACTTTTGATAGCTTCTCCTCCTAAAGACAGAGTATGAGTGGATTCAGTTCTTCTTCCCACTCCTCCAGTTCGGAGACGAATCGGTTTGCAACTTCGGGCTCGGTACGGCACCACGATTCGAGCGGAGGTCAGATGAGCACTCGTGTTTATCTTCGGGGTGTTGATCTGGTCAAACTTGTCGAAAGATATCTTCGGGGAGAGTTTACCAATCTCTTCACCCCACTTAAGATCGACGCGAAGCGACTACTTCAACAGACTTCACCTCATCAGAGCATCGTGACTGTTCGAGACGACACGAAGGCGAAGAGTTATCAAGTGGAGCTGAGTCCTGGGGAGATCATCACATGCATCGGATACAAGGTCTACGATGCTGATGGCCGATATGGGGTCTTTGATCCGGCCATCATTCAGAAGTCGAGGTGCATGTTCTGTCTGAAGAAGATTGGCCAATCGCCTGAGGCGATGGGGATTCCGATTCGAAGGACTGAGAAGCGCGGGAAGCTCTATTATCACATGATCGATATCTTCTGCCGAATGAGATGTGTTCGTGCCGAGATTCGTCGTCGTCGAGGTAATCCACTCTACTCTCACAGCGAGGAGTATCTGGCCGAGATCTTCACCAGATGGACTGGACTCGACTATTCCGAACTCAAGCCATCATCGGATCCCCGTCTTCTCAAGATTCTGAACGGGCCAATGACCTGGGAGGAGTATCATGCCGATTCGACGGCCTTCTCGGAGCGACCTGGAAACGTCTACTTTGTTCCGGTGATCGAGTACCTCGAACAAGATCCTTCTCTTCCTAGGAGCGTGAGTCAATGAGCATAAGGGAAGAGAGGGGACTCGAAATGCTCACTCTCCTTTTACTCTTGATAATTGGCCTCTTCCTTGTCAGATCATCCATTCTTCTTCGGACCTGGTTTCATGATGAGTTGAACTCGATCGGTCTTCAAGTTGGCGACCATATCTATACACCCTTGAGCCTGATCCATTATCCGCAAGGAAACTACTTTGACTTTGTTCTCCTCGGACATCATCAGCATCAGCTCCACGGGTATCAGATCCTGCAACGAAATTACTTCAACATTCGTCTTCACTACGTACCAGTTGGTCACAAGTTGACCTATCTCGATGAAGGAAGGGAAAAAGAGATTCCCTACCTACGAGGAACTCCATTTCAACTTAGAAGAGGCGAGCTCGTTCTTCATCAGAGGAGAAAGAAGGGCTTCAGCTTCTCTTATGAGGAGATCGCAAGGGGAACGGAATGGCCGCTTCGATATTTCACTCCAATAGAGTGATAAGGAGAAGCTTCAGAACTAAAATGGAGACCATCTGGTTGGCAATCGAGACCCCGAGGCACTCCATCCACGATGACATCAACCTCAACTACTTGAAGATCAAGTGCTCTCCAGGGGACTTCAACCAAGAGACGGTCAGAGAGTTATTAAGTCGAGATGATCTCATTCTACTCGACTCGTTCAAGTCGGAGAAGGAAGCCAAAGCTTTCGGGAGGAATCTTCTCAATAAGTCGGCGAGAGATTACACTCGAGTGATCAATAAGCTCCCGGATCTTAAACCGGTAAGTGATCGACCCTTTCTGGTCAAGATCGGAGAGGAGGTGACGAAGACTCCTCGAGTCTACCTCATGAAGAAGGTCGACTATGAGAAGCTTCAAGAGGCCTTTCCAAGTGTTCGACTTGCTACCGACGAGGAAGTCGATTCGGCCGAGTCGTTCATTTCGACCCTGATTCCTCTCGATTATGAGCTGATGAAATCACTTCGTCTTCGGTACTTTCGAGTGATCTCTCCTCCGGACGGTCTCCCCGTCGACCACTACTACGAGTTCTGTGAGAGCTTCGAGGAGTCTCGGAAACTCTTGGGAGAGTTTCGTGAGTACTGTATTCTCTTGTCTCAAGAGAGCGACCTCATCCAGAAGGAGGATGCCATTGCCCTCGGCAAGAAACTCTTTGGAGACAAGGCCGAGAAGACAGTCGATCAGCTGGTCCAGATCTTTCAAGACCTCGCCGCTGGACGGGAGGTCGACATGTCTGGAACTCTCACCGTTGGACACGAGACCGACGACGACATCGATTATGGAGTCGAGAAGGTCAAAGTGACCTATGCATGACATCTTCGACTTACTAAGTCGAAAATGTGTCCGGCTAGGCGAAGAAGACGATGGAGATCCGGACTGCGTCTCCCGTCTTCCCCTTTGGAAGGCAGTGTTTGTGATGACGAGTCGAATGCGGGACCGACTTTCTGAGTCGGCCGCCGACTATGGGAGAGCCCATGGTTGGACGTCGTAACGACGGAAACATGTCCTCGGACAGAGAGGCGGAAGTGGATCTCAGTCGAAGTCCTTGATACGAGTTTCGAAGCTCGTCGACAATCTATCGTGGTGTAATGGCAACATATTTCTTGACTGGACGAGTGACGTGGGGGTTCCCACCGAGCAGGTGCTCTCAGCAATCGCTGAGAACTTCAATAGATGAGAGGGGGATTCATCAGCCGGAAAATAATCTACTTGACTATCTTCGACTTCCGCACGATCAGAGGTACCCTGAGTTCCATCAAGAGGCCAAAGAGATTGATTGAGAATTCGTCTCACTTGAGTGAATCCAATCACTTCGCCAATCAAGTCCGACATGGCTTCTCAGAACGTCCCCACGGTCACTCTTGTCGATCGACTTCCTGGAAGCGAGGAGCCGTCGATCGATCCTGTCAAGGCGATCGTGACAAAGGCTCTTGGATTGCCACCCTACTTGAATAAGTACTGGGATGTCATCGACTACTATCCCTCGAAGGAGGCTCCTGAGTTGGCCCTTGCTCACTATAATGACCTCTACGATCCCAGCAATCGGCTACACGAGCCCATCCGCAAGATTCGTGGTGTGACGGTCGACTTGAAGACTGGAGCGATCGTGGCAGATGCCTACGGCTACACACAGACTCTCCCCTGTTACGAGCCATTGACCGAGTCGCGTGGTGCTGATGATCCGACCGGATCGATTCAAGTTCAGACCGAGATCGCGACCTATCTGAACGACTTTGAGACAGCACCCGAGGAGGCTCCCAAGATCACCGTCGGCACGAGGAGCTTCGACAAGGGTTCGACTTCGATCTTCATTGGGTACGAGGGAGCCCTCATCCGCATCTTCAAGTGGAAGGGTCAGGTCTTCTTCTCGACTCACCGACGAATCAACGCTGTCCGGAGCAACTGGGGAGGTCGGACGGGCTTCCTCACACTCTACAAGCAGTTGAATGGTCCAGAGCCCGAGTCGCTCTTTGGTCCGGAGCCCTACTCACCATTCTGCTACATGTTCCTTGTTGTTCACAATGATATCAGGATTGCGAGCAGTACTCGAGACAACCGGATCGTCTTCATTGGTATGAAGAAGGTCTGGGATCCTGCGAAATACTCTCAACCCGACGGTCCCTACGCCTGGGAGGGCGAGTTCCAACCGCGTCTGCCAAGTCCTGGAAAGGAGCCGAGCGCCTTCTCTCCTGATCCCAATCGAGCCCTCATCATTCAGCCGTCGATCGACGTGGCCACTGCGAATAAGTTCCTCTTCCCGAACACCTTTGCCCGCTCGATTCCCCCTGAGGCGGCCTCCTTCGGGGCGAAGGATCAAGAGATCGTGATCGATTACAACGAGGACGGAACTCGAGTCGACGAGATCTACTTCCAGCGTCCCCCGAATCAGATCAAGGACAAACGACTCTCCGGTGGTGACTTCGTCATCGTCTACACCCGTAGTCCTCAAGGAGAGACCATCGTCTACCGCCTCGAGTCGTCGGCCTACGAATACCGCGTCGGGATCACAGGGAATAATCCCAACTTCTATAATCGCTTCGTCGTTGAGATGGTGAAGTTCACTCGAGCCAACCTCGACGATCCGAATGATCCGATCTTCAGTTATCCGCAGTACATTGTCAAGGGCCGACCGATGTCACTGACTCGTCCAAAGGATCGTCAGGTCTACTGGTGGAGTATCTTCTATGATGCCGTTCCTCCGAGCTACAAGGATGAGGTCGACGGCTTCTGGTCTCGGTACGACAAGGATCTAAGTAAGGTGGCGACCTTCATCCTGACGGACTACCCGAAGATCATCGACCCGAACAATCCCGAACTTCAAGCGGGTGAAGAGAAGGCCAAGCAGATTCTCGAGGAAGTCAAGAGGATCAACGAGGATACTCGTCGTCGCTTCGACGACCTCAGGAAGATCGCGACCGGCGCGGCCCGTAATGCCCGTCAGTCTCCCTTCTCTGTTCTGCGAGGTCTCCTCATCAACGAGACCGGTCCCAGCCTCTACCGAATGATCACGACGGTCCAGAACATCGAGAAGCTTCGAAAGAGGGTCGCCGAACGAGTCGTCTCACCCGAGTCTCTTGAGCCAGCGGGCAAGTCAGGTGGCTCCGTATCGACGAGCCAGCTCTAAAAAAGCACTTGGTACTCCCTCTCTAAAAAAGTCATTTAGTTCCTTAGGGAACGAAATGAGATGAATTACTGTGCAAGACGAAGATCAGCTTCCTTTGAAGCGTAGGCCGTCTGAGTCATCGGAGTCATTGCGTCGAGAGACTTGAGAGCTTCTCTCTGACTCTCGGTCACCTTCGAAACGAACTGGAGGGAATCGAAGTTCTCCTGGATCCGAGCTGGGGTGATAGATCGCGGAATCACAGCGATGTTACGGCTCATTGTCATCGCCAAGACAGCCTGAGCCGGACTACTTCCGAGTTCCTGAGCAATCTGTTGAATAATCGGAGCCTGAAGGATGAATCGAGAAGCAAGACCTCCGAGAGGCGAATGAGAGATGACCGCGATCTGATGTGCCTGACAGAAGTTCACCAACGGGTACTCCTGATTAAAGGGATGGATCTCGAGCTCATTCGCAGAAGGTTGAACTAGTCCTTCCTCTTCACAGAGCTCGAGAAGACGTTCAAGTTGATGTTGATAGAAGTTGGAGACTCCGATTCTGCGAACGAGGCCAGATTCGAGGAGTTTGTTCGCATTCTTCCATTCTTCGAGGAGTCGCTGACTGAAGGCAGGCTCAGTCAGACGAGGAGGACTGTGAAGAAGAAAGAGGTCGTAATAGTCGATCTGACCATCCTCAACGAGAGTTTGAACCCTCTCGACAGACGGGATCGAATGAGCCTTATCGGTCAAGAAGAGCTGGCCACGAGCAATCTTCGAGTCCTTGACTGCTGACAGGACGAAGGGCTCCGTTCCATAGTTCAGCGCGAGATCAAAGTGTCGATAGCCGACTCTAAGGGCCTCCTTTGTAGCCGGTTCAATCAATTGGACGGTCTCACCTCCTTCGAGGTCGACCCAGGTACCGAATCCAATCAGAGGAAGACTCATTTCTTCTTCTCCCTGGAGTTCTCAAGATGCTTCTTGAGAGAAATCGACTTCGCACTAATAGTTTCAGGTCCAACTCTATCGATCCAGTAGTCTCCTCAGGAATCTCATTATCGAATTTCTCTGAGGGAGGATCCAGGAACCTTCTTCGACCTCTGATCCGAGTAGCCTAGAACGGCCAAAAACGAAGAGGAAACAACGAAAATCTGTCCTCGGAATCCGGATTTTGGGAAGAGGGGGTACCGATGTCGACCCAGTTCTACGCACAGATTGCTCCACATATTGCTCAGCTGAATCAACAGCTGAATACGGCCAAGGACCTCCTGAACCGTCCTGACTTCGAAGCTCTCAAGCGATCGGATCCCTTCGAGGAGAAGATCCGACAGATTCGTCGAGAGCTCACTGAGAAGACTGGTGCACAGAACCTGACGAAGGCTGGTCTCAAGATGCTCGATATCCTCCAACAGACCCCCCTTGGAGCCTACCTTCTTTCTCTTCCGAAAGTCAGGGCCCTCTTCAACGCAGAACTGCCGGGCTCTTTTCTTTTCACGACGAACCACTTCTTGAGGAGTCAGGGTAAGGAACTCGACTGGCTTCTCGCCTCCTATATGCCTCTGCCGACTGGACAGGACGTATCAAGTCCTGCTTCGGCTTCCCTAGCAGGAAAGCCAAAGAAGGTTGAAGAGGGCCCACTTGAGGATATCTTCGGTTTGATCCCGGCGAACCCCGGTCGCATCCTCGTCGGACAGCTCAAGACGAACAAGGGAACCTTCTGGTCGACGGGTGACCTGACCAATCCAAAGGTTCCTTCCGTCCTCGCACAATTGGCTGGCCAGGTCGACCTCTACACGGCGGACGGTGGCTTCGATGTCTCCGGAAAGGAGAATCAGCAAGAGGAGCTCTCCCTTCCCTTGATCCGGGGAGAGATCGAGACCGGTTTCCGGACGCTCAAGCCAGGCGGAGCCTTCGTCCTGAAAATCTTCACCTTCTTTACTCCACAGATGTTGTCCTATCTCCTCATCCTGATGAGGTCGTTCAACCAGTTCTTCATCTACAAGCCATCAACATCGACTCCTATCAACTCGGAGTCCTATTTTGTCGGTCTGGGCTTCAAGGGTCCTGCTCTGCTGTCTCAGCTGTCTGAAGATCCCTCTCGGATCCTCGAGACGATGACTCAGGTGGAGGCCCAATTTCTCTGGAGTCATCTGGTCGGTCTCGTTCAGAACCAGATTGCAGCGATCCAGAAGTTTGTGAATCATCAACCGGTTCCGCTACCATCAACACCGACACTCCTTCGACTTGATCCTAAAGATCGTGTCAAGACGATCAGGGATTAAAAAAGTTACCAGGGACTCCTAGTAACTTCCGGGGATAAAGAGAGCCCAGAGCATCGAAATGAGCGGATACGGATCTTCGAACATGCGCCTGGTCTCTCGATCGGCTACAATGGTGTCTTCCTCCAGAACTCGACCAAGGAGAAGTATGGAAAGGCCGGAGTCGTCCTGACTAGAGGTGGTCGAGTCTTTGTTCGTGACTCTAAACATCATCCCTGGGATGATGTCGCAACCCCCTCGATCTTCCTCTTCAATGACAATGAGACTGAGAAGACCTATCTGGTCGACAAGAATAAGAAGTCGATCAGTCAGACGGAGCTGCACGGTCGTGTTCTCGACTGCACCGATCGAACAATCTATGAGGTCAACGATTGTGAGTGGTCACCGGTCTGTGACCTCTCTAGCAAGAGTACAAAGACGATCGTCCGTTGCAGTCACCTCTCCGCTTGTCAGTCGACTGGTCCAGTCTCCTCTCGTCAGGTCAGCCTCAAGCTTCTCAAGAAGATTCTCGACAAAGGTAAGTGAACCCTTGTGAGCCGATCGAGGTCGCTTCGCTTCCTGGGGATGATCTGACCATCCCATTCGACGTTCTCGGTTGCAATGCCGAGGTCCTCTGCGAGTTCAGCGAGATCGACCCCGACTTCGTCGATCTGAACAATGGGTTTCTCAGTGTCGAGGCCGTGCTTCCTGGAGAGTGTGCTACTTTGATCTACGAGACCTGCGTCTGTGATGAGAAGGTGATCGTCGCTCACCTCTTCATTCGAGATCCGGTCGATCCCGCTTCTCAGCCAAGTGCGGACAGTTTGTTCCTGCAGCGGCTCCTGTTGCAGCTGTTGTCACCCCTCCTTTCCCTGATCCTTGCCTCGTCCCGATCGTAAGTGACGATGGTGTCGCGACCAATCTCTATCAACTTCAGGATTGGGCGACGATCTATCAGGTTCCTGAGGGGCAGTTCAGCTCAGCAGGCGTCTGGACCGTCCCTGAGACGGGCGACTACGAAGTCAAGGCTGAGATTCATCTCTGTTCCCAGCTGACTCAGGATCTTCCGATCCAGTCGGTCGGTCGAGGAACTATTACCCAGCAGCTTCCCTACTTCATCCTGGTTCGCTATCCGTCAGGCTCTGATCCTGCGGTGACCCCCGGGAGTTATCGAAGTCTGTGCACCAATCGAGTTGAACATTGGTCCGATTACTTTCACTAGCTTTGAGGACCGCCTCGAGTCGGCTCATGCTTCGATTGATGTCGGACTTCGCCTTAATGCAGGTGATCTTCTCGTGATCTACTATGTTGAGAATGTGGCTGAGCCGACTCTCGCGTCTGAAAGCGGTAACCAGAATCGTGGTTATCGAACGGTCCGCTGAGCGACTACCTTCAGCGCAAACTTCCTCGGCTGTGCTCCCGAGACGGCCTTTCCGACTCCTTCCCCTCTTGTGATCGACCCGGCAGACGTAGAGAACTCGATTGGTTCTGAATAGGGAGAATCCACTTCGATCTTAAGATCGGAGTGAAATGATTAGAGGATCGGTAGCATTGCCGCATAGATCCCGTTACCGTAGTCGAGGATCTCGAGATATTGAGGCTGACCTCCGCTGTTGTTCTTATGAACGATAATTCCACCTCCTGGAGAGATTCGGTAGATGATGTGAGCTGGCAGGAGGACGTCCGTGACTAGAGGCGACTGACCGACTGCGACGAGAGGTCCTCGTTGCTCAGGAACGGTCGAGTAGCCAGAGCTGGACAGGCCCTCGGCTGGTGGGGAAGTTGGTCTGGTAATGATCTCGGCTCCAGGAGATGACGGCGCAATCGTGATCGTCGGCTGTCCGGGAGTCTCGACCACAGTCGGCTCTAGAAAAGCGAGTGGTTGACCCTGTCGGGGTGTTGCCGGGTCGGGTCCTTCATATGGCTCACACCTGTATCCTGGATTTCTCTTCTCAAGGTGCCAGGTGTAGGCGACCTGGATCGCCCTTCGAAAATCACCACCGGCCACATTCTGAATCAAGTAGAACTTGTCGGCTCGCGGATCATAACTCGATCCGACGGCATTGCTGCTGGCCTGCTGATAGATGTAGGGCTCCTGATAAGGATAGGCGTTCGGGTTGAGACGTATCTGAATATTCTCCTTGAGATTCTGAATCGTGCGCTGTTGGAGACTCGGTGAGGGAACGTAGGTCTGCATCCAGAGATTGAACTCACGAAGAGTCCCGAGGATGAACTCAGTCTGTGGGTTGGATCGGAAGTCCTCCTTTGTGCTGTAGAAGCCCTGAATAGTTCTCAACTGATTCGGGTTGATGTCGAGGCCTTCAATATTCTGGACGAAGCGATTGAGTTGGTAGATCAGACCCTGAAGCATCTGTTCGTCATAGATCATGAGACGATTCTGGTAGAACATAGTCGGACTCTGAGCAGCAAGCCGTTCGATGATACTTTCGACTGGTCGGTCACCTGTCGGCGCTGGGAGGATCCTCGAAATTTGTGAAACGTTGTAGATCTGTGCGGAGTCGCGACGGAGCTCAGGAGGGATCAGGATTGAGATTGATCTCAAGAAGCCAGTTGTATCCGCCGGCCGTCCAGCAACCAGATAGAGATACTTGACGATCTGATCGACAAAGCTAGCAGCCTTCCGAAGATACTTGATCCTCTGAACAGGAGACTGACGTCTCGTTTCATCACGTCGACCTCTCGGGACGTCGACGGTCAAAGCAGCCATCTCCGAATTACGGCTGAGATTCGGGTATCTCTGAGTGATCTCCTCCCAAGGAACCTCGATCACAGGAGTGTAGAAACCGAACTGAATGTCGCCGATCGGGAACCAGAGACCAGTCAGAAATCGACCGTTGGTCGAGGTCGTCGCGCTGATCGGATCTCCGAAGAGTTCAATCGTCTTCTGGTAGGGTGGGAGTCGACCAATTGCATTCTCAAGATTGTACTCTGGCACGTTGAGGGGAGCTGTTGGTAGAACATTCACGAAGATTCTGGTCTGGCTGAAGAGAGTCTGTTGAGGATTTCCAAATTCGGGAGCTAGAACAAAGAGACGAGCCTTTCCTGCACTGTCGATGACCTGCCCCTCGACCGGAATCTGTCCAAAAAGTAACTGATAGTTGATCGCTGAGTAGATGTTCATTCGAGCAGTCAGAATCGGGACTGAGTTCGCCTCATAGATCTGCCAGCTGATCGTCCGTCCAACGAAGCTGATCGCTCCATAAAGAAGTTCATTCATGCTGTCGCCGAAGACCATTCGAGTCTCGGTGGCTCGTTGGTCAATGATGAGCTCGCACTGGGGATACTCGAGAGCGTTCGCCTCACCACCCCAATGACGGAGGATCAAGATGACCGGCTTACCTGGAACGGGAGGATGAGCATGGAAGTATCGATGACGAGGAAGATGCATCATACTAATCCGACGACCCGATTTGTCCTGATCTGTATATGGAAAAATGTAGATGGTGCAGTCGAAGTGAGCCTCAAGAGCTCGATAGTAAAGAAGCGGATCAAAGAACTCATCATTGTTCGTCGCGGCTCTGACGATATCTTCATTACTCATGTCGTAGAGTTCTTGTCGAAGAAATTCTGGCCGGAGGTATTCCTGGAGAGTGACGCCTCCAATCTGTCGACTTCCTATCTGGCGATGGAAAAGACTGGCGCGGAAGTCGTTCGTCCACTGTTCACGGTCGGGAGATGAAAGGTATTCGCGATTCTCCAGGGCGAGAGCGACACAGTGAATGAAACTGTTGGGGGACCTGGGGACACCATATCTCTGAAATTCGCCTGCCTCATCTGGATCGTACTGGGGAAGGAAAGAGCTCAGGATCGTGTTGAGAGAACCACGTCGATCTGTTTCGGCTATCTTTGGGGTTATGTAGACGTGAGAGGAACGACTGGCCGTCTTGGCCTCTCGGGTAGTCCCTCGTAGGTACTGATTGAGCCTGGAACCGGCCTTGGTCAGTTGATTCTCGTTGAAGCAGCAAGGAAGATAAGGGAATTCGTGTCTGTTCGATAACGCCTTGTTCAGGATGACTCCAGGATACGGGTATTCATCGTCCGGACAGACCAAGTAGAGACGAGGTTGCTCCTTTGGAAAGGGGAGAATCTGGCGAGGCTCCAGAACTCCTCGCAAGTTGACTGGACGATTCTGCCGCCAGGCCTGAGCCTCCTCTGGACGAATGATAAGGGGCTGTCTCTCAGTTGGTTGACACTTCCTCGCGTAGTTCTTGACGAAGATGTCTGGTGCAATCCTATGCAATTCATCGATTTTCGATCGGATGACCGGCTCAATAACTCGACCAGCTTCGACTGTCGCCGCGGGAACTCCAGACTTAGTTGCGGCTTCTTGAGCAGCTTGAGCCTCACTGACGAGGAGCGGTCCGTACTCAGGGACGAATCTCAAGTAGGTCTGGATAATCTCGCCACCGCGCTCGACATACCGACGGAAGAGTCGAGTCATGATGTCGAGGAACTGATTTGCAACTCGCCTTGAGCTCGCTCGGGTCATCCGGACGATCACAGCCGAGAACTGTTGTTGAGCTACGTATGTAGCGACGGTTCCATCGGGATTCTGAACGAAGTACGACTCTCCAGCCGGGATCACATCATAGCTCATCGTTGCGGAGACGGCTGACTTCCTCTTCGTCTTCTTCTTACCAGTCGGATCGGTTCGGTAGGCACCCCTCGATTCTCCAATTTCAGTCGAGACTCCTCGATAGTGGATGTTGAGACGAGTCTTCTCTGCGAATGATTTATTACTCTCATCCAAGTAGAGATAGGTGCTGAAGAGTGGATCATTCATGATAAGGTGAAAGAGGGCAACTTCGACGAGATCTGTTCCGTAGATCATGAAGGAACCACTGATCCTGACCTCGTTGATCTGAGAAGAGGCACCAATTGGGGAACCGGGACGAACTGCAGCTTGAGGAGCCGGTAACATCGGAAGATGAGAATGGATTCGTTGAATAATCGTAGTCTCGTCGACCGATTCGGTTGTTGGAGCACTGAAGGTCATTCGGAGGATTCCCTGACCGGATTCGTTCGTGAGGTAGCTAAGAGTAGCTACTCCGAAGCCCTCCTTCTTGCCAAGACGAGCTTCATCGAAGATCTCCTCAGGAGGGTCGGTCTCGGGACCCTGCCAGACGTTCATATAGATAGTCTCTCCTCTCGGGGCTTGATCCGACCTGAGAATGACGTTGTTGTAGTCGGGGCGGGTATCGACCGAACGACCCCGGTAGATTCGATAGAATCGTTCGACATCAAGCTTCTCAAGTTGTCCTCGGATCGGTTTGATATTATACTCGATGAATGGGACGATGTAGCTGGTCTGAGCCGAATCGAAGATGTCAGGGAGAGGATTGACTCCCTGGTCGACGGGATAATCATAAGAGATCATCACCGACTCGACAGTGATGTCACTATGGTAGAGGGGAACTATCCCAGTAATCTCCTGTTGAGCTCGAACATAACCTCGGAGGGTCTGAAGATCCCTCTGGTACTCAGCCTGATAAGCAGGAAGCCAGATGGTCTGGTAGTAGTCGATCACGTCGCCCATGTTGTTGAACTGTTGAGGGTATCCCACGTTGGTCAAGTAGACCTGGACTTGTTGGTAGAGTGCATAGTTGTTCCTGGCTTCTTCACTCGTGAAGTTGGGGACGGAATGAAGCCAGATTGGAATCATCTCGAGCGGATCGAAGGAGTCACCTCTCGACTTCGAGACGATGTCCCAAATCTGAGTCAGGGTCATGCTGTTGTCTTGAGAGAGGAGCTGATGGATGAGTCGAAAGATCGTGGTAAAGTCGGCGTTTCGATGCTCCTCGAGATCGAAGGTATCGACAAATCGCGATTCAAGATCTCGAGACAGACGAATGATGACATACTTGTGAGGTACTCCCAATCGAGCTGCCTGCTTGTAGAGGAACGAGACACTGTTATCATACGGAGAAGGCTGTATGAGCTCTTCCTCGACCTGAGTCGACATCTTTCAGGAGGATCTGAAAATTTCTGCGTTTCGCAATTCATCGATTGCAAAACCTAAGTCGCACCACTAGTAGCCCGATCGGTCTCGACAGAACACGATTCAACAGTTCGAGTTTGAGTCGTCTGGTACAGATTCTCATCATCACTCTGCTTTCTTCTCTCAGCTGCGCGAGCACAGGCGCCGGTCGACCGGTGAGCCGGCAAATAAGACTGTCGAATAATACTCCCACAGATATCACACAAGACTGAGCCTCGATCGATCGAGAACGGTCCAGTTGAAGTGACTGTGATTTCGATGGGCTGTGGAGCGTCCGGACCAATTGGACGAGTCTGGTGCTTCTGAGCAACCAGATCCGCGATTAACTTTCGCTGTGACATGATCGATTATTTGGAATCGAACTTGGAGAATCCCCGATAAATTTTCGATTTCTTCCCTTTCGCGATACCTGATATCGCAAAAGATACCCACTAGTATTGCTCAAGACTTTGTGCAGCATGAGAAGCAGCCAGTCACCTTCTTGTTGAACTTGATTTCATTTTTCTCGACACTGATCAGGAGCTTGATCAGTGGAGGAACGAGAGTCAAAAGGAGATCGCGAAGAGTCTCGTCCCAGCTCGCCGCAGCCAGCTCAGGAATCTTATTCAACTCTTCGAAGGTCTTCTTGATCGCCAGTTCGATCGTTTCGAGAATAAGCTCGCGCTTCTCCGTACCACCGAGAGACTTGACTCGACCTACATCGGACATCATCGCCGGAATGATCTCCGTTGCGATGGCCGCAATGATTCCGGGAATAGCGGCCTCCTTATCCTTCTGGATGGCTGAAATGATCCTGGTGATGGTCTTCTCATACTTCACCCAGAGCTCGTACGCAGTAATCGACATCGTCGGGTTTCAATGAGGACGAAAAAATTATTCGAATCTAAATGAGGAGGGTGAGCTCGAGCTCCCACTCGTTCACTGGAAAGGGAGTCATCCCACCACGTCATCGATAAAGTTTAAAGTCAGAACACAGCTCAGGGACATCAACCCTCGTCTTTATAGTCCCGTTCTCTACACTCAAGGTATGATCCGAGAACTCATCTCTTATCGACATGAGCTGCAACACAGACTAGTTTCTCTTTCACATCTACGATCAAGCCCGTCTTCTCTGGCGCATGCAGAGGATGGGGGATCAACCTTCACAACTACTCCGGTCTCTTTGCCATCTTCTCTCACTGTCGACAAGTCAAGGAGGTCTATCTCGATCATGGACGCCGACTTCCCAACTGGTTCCTCCGGAAGTTCGGTCGCTATCTCTAATTTCACAGTTCGACTGCGAAATGACTTTTTAGACGGGATCGAGGATGCTTGCCCATTCCTTCCTCACGACACACTTGTTATGCAGTTCGAAGAGAGCATTCTGAGAAGCGGCCGCCTTGATGACGAGGAAGGGTCACGCATCGCTCCGCAAATGAGTCCGGTTGCCACAGATGACGGATACTTCTCTCTGACAGTGAGATCATCAGCATAGACTTCTCGAACAACTGCCTGGATCCGAGCACGAAGCTCCTCCTTTCCTTGCCACGAAGTTATCCAGATGCGATTCATGAGGACTGGCTGAAGTGGCCATCGGCTATTACGAATCAAATTTACCTCCTGTAGGAGATAGATTAGAGTTTTTAGTCGCACGAAGTGCGGCCAGCTAGTCGCGCGCGATGTACTTGAAGTCAGACACAGACCAATACTCGATCGAGCCATCGGGGAACTTCCGGACGATTCGGATCGGGAAGGTGATCTTGCCCTTGATCGCCTCGTTCAGTTCCTGACGAGCAATCTTCTCCATGTCCCTCGATTGAAGTTGAGCAACTGGAATGAGGGGGATGGACCCTTGCCAAAGCTGAGCAGCCCGAGCTGCAATCAACCGAGCCTTCGCAAGTGGTCCCAAGTAAGGTGAAGAGATCCGCTCGGCTCCACTTCGAATTCGCGGACCAGTCAGTTCGGAGAAGTCCGTTTGGAATTCATTCTCGAGTTCGGGTTGCTCGATCTCGGGGGTCTCTCCTCCCTCCTCCTCTTCCTCTGGTTCGTAGTCCTCAAAGTATCCGAAGCTCATCGTCGCGAGATTGAAGTTTCGTCTGGGGTGACTTTTTTGGATCAATCTCGAGAGGACTCCTGAGAAAAGGATCCCTGAAAATCCTCACTGAACAAGTGGCCAGATCGACCATGAGTGCGCTCGCAATTTCCCAATCTGCGGTCAAGCGGAAGACGATCTGGCCGACTCCGAAGACTTTCTTCAACGATAGCCTCGATCGCCTCTTCAACAACCCCGATGAATGTCTCGGCTATGATCTTCAGAGAGAGCCTCGTTGGGGACGACTCGAAGAATAGCCTGACTCTGAGGGAGACTCTTGCAGTGAAAGGGATCGAATCTCCTCAAGTTCTCGGGGTGACAAAGTTCAATGCCGACTTTCAGTCGAAGCTACAAGGATAGGATCTTCATCTGACGAGATGAAGATTATGCTAGACCAGGTACGGAGTCAAGGAGCTTCGAGTAGATCGCCAACGGAATCCGCTCTAGAGGAACGGTGTAGGGAATGCGAATCAGGCAGATGTTATTCTTGATACAAGCCTCTGCCTTGAACTGATCCCGTTCTCTCTGTCTCTCAAACTCCTCCCAGGTCATTCCGGTAAAGTTGGGCCACTCGTAATGTTGGCGTCCGTTATATTCGATCGCGAGGCACAGCTCTGGGCAGTAACCATCCAGTTCGAGACAACGATTCGTCTTGTGGAGAGTGTTCTTCAACCAGCAGGGTCGAGCCTTTCTGAATCGGTGACCCGGGAAGAGTAGCTCCATGAATTCAATCGAGTATCTCTCTCCGATCGAGTCGTAGCTGCCCCGTTCTCTTGGTGGAAGGAGCCAGACTTGTGGGAACGATGGGAAATGTGGAACGATCTGCTGAGCTCTCTGAGAGCGCTTCCGAAGAAAATCGACTGCCTCATCGATGTTCAATCCCTCGAGTCGATCATAGGTGTCGGGTCGAGCGCCGATCGATCCGGGTTCTGTCTGAGTGCGAACTGGTCTCTTCGGTTCAGTCTGGGTTTGTGTAACTGGGCTCGGCTTTGCGAAGAGCAGAACAATGACTGCGATCACTAATAGAATGACCAGCCAGAAATACGGATAGGGTCCGTTGTTATCTTGCGTCGGCATCCTCTTTTAAGGAGAAAGAATTAAAGATAAAATGGCTACACCTCTCTCGCTCGTTCCGACGCCTGGAACGCGCTTGTATCTTCATCTCCCCGGCAAAATGACTGCCGAAGAGGGAGCTCGACGGATCGCTCAGAGTCTCGGACCAGTCGAGATCATCATCGTTCTTCTGGCTCGGCCTCGTTCGAAGCTCGTTCCGGGACATTCTCGGGTGAGCTTCTTCCAGACGGCTCAGCTCAATCAGGCCATCTTGAACTCTTTCCTCGACTCTGCAGAGCAGAGTCGGGTTCTCATCTTCGAGGCGGCGGCAGCCCTCGGCCAGCTCCAGCTTCCCCGCAAAACTGCCCGACTGATCACTCTCGGGACGGACTTCAAGACTCTCGAAGAACTTACTGAGACGGCCCGATTCATGAGCGGGCCGACCCTCCAGAGAGCCGAGATTCAACCACTCGACCTGACCCGATACCTCGGTCAGGTCGGTCAACTTCTCTGTGAAGCCCCCGCTCCTCAGCCCTGCAGTCAACTCAACTTCTCCTACGAGGGGATCCCAGTAACTGTTCCGATGACTCAGTCCCAGTACTATGAGTACCTGACCCGAATCCAGAGAGAAAAGGGAATCGGAAGACGGGAACCTTTCAGTGCTCTTCAGACGACAAACTTCTTGTATCCTCCCGAGCTCCAACAACTCCACAATGTCCCTCGTGAACAGAGACCAACTCTACCTCCCGATCTTTCAGTGCTTCAGGGTGGTTGGATTCCAGTCGAGATCACCTCTCAACTCCAAGAACGATCTCCTAAACTCAACTGGGTCGTCGACTATCTCAGGTTGAACCCCGGCAAGCACATTCTCTGGACTCAGTTCAACGAATCGAATGGAGCTCAAGTCATCTCCTCGATCTTGGCCCTTGCCGGATTCGAAGTCGTCACAGTGACGGGATCGGATCCACTTCCTCAAAGGTTCCGGAAGGTCAAGGAGTTCAACCGACCCAGCGATCGGACAAAGGTTCTCGTCTCAAATCTCTTTGCCTTCACCGGCTTTCAGTCGGTCGTCTCCCTGATCATGTTTGAACAGCATCCCTCCGACGCCGTCTTCAACAGTTACTTACGCCAGATTGCGACTTCGAGTGATCAGAGGAGTCTGACTGCGATCTTTCTCGTCTCGACCGGTCCGAGCGGTGAGGAGACGGTCGAGATCACGAACTATCTCCTGATGATCAATGCGGTCAACACAAGAGACAACATCTTGACTATCCTGAAGAGTGGTCAACTTCTCCCCGAGAAATTGGAGGTCTACCGGACCATCTTCAAGCTACCCTCATTGACTCTACAGGACCTCCAGGCGGCGATTCCTCGGGTCTTCGGTCGAGTCGTGCTCTAGATTTCCTTGCGATAGCAAGGAAACTACATGTAGTTGTTGGTATTAGAGGACTCTCCCAGGATCATGCGAATGAGAATCTCATCAGGGAGATCGACAGATCCCGGAACGTAGCTCATCTTAGAGTCTAAATCCATAAGAATACGGAGGAACCATTGAACTCAAGGACGTGATTGGGATGGGTCAGGACCCACTCGGAAATCATCGAGACGATTTCCTTGTTCATCTTTTACCTGGAGGACGAATAAATAATCTTCTAGGAGAGCCGTAATCATGGTTCAGTCTTCTCGATGGGTGTCATCGAGAACTACCTTCGAGGAACAACTCGAGCGTCCTCATTGAACCAACGTGGATTGAATTTAAATGGTCCGGCTGTCACAACAAGACGATTTGGTGGAATGCTCAAATTGGCCAAGAAATAGGCGATTCGAGTTCTGTATTTATCGAACTTGAGTTGCTTGTCGTTGATCCCATCGGTCTGCCCACACTGCGATGCCCACATGTAGGAGTCGAGATAGGAGAGGAAGTTTGGAAACGAATAGTACCGAGATGGTTCGAGTGGTATTCCGACCTGCGCAGCTTCCTCCGACGGAAGTCCTCGGAGAGGAATCGTTCCCAATTCTAGAGGAACCGGAAGAGTCGTGTCGACTGGGTAGTACTCATTCTGAAAACTAGCATGAGTCACAAGGTCTGGAGGAAGATCAAAAAGACCAGCTCGAAGTGCAGCCCGAGTGTAGGCCTCGGCGTTATTCCAGTTGATGATGTGAATGACAGTCGAATGAGAAGGACGAGGGGGTAGGGATAAACTTATACTGTTGACTGCATCTTTGAGGGCTACATCGTCGATCTGATTCATCGGAGCACCAATTTCATAGAAGATCGCCTGAAATCCTAAGGCGTCGAGAGCTTGACGTGCCTCCTCAGCCAACCGGGTACTGACTGGCTCTCCTGCTCCTTGATAGATCACATGGACTTCTCCAGCTCCTTGAGTGAACTGAGTCAGATTATGCTGAATCAGACTAGGATCTGATAGAGTATTGACATCAGTGAAGAAGTGGACGTTCTGAGGGGAATTCTGGGGTACGCCATAATACTGGACCATGAATTGAACATCGGGCCAGCGTTGAGCCAGTCCCGACGTGAAGAACTCATCGATCAGACGTGCGTCGGAAGGAAGACCGACGTAATTGTATCCTTGTTCCACGAATCGAGAAATGAGATCGATAAGCTCCTCTAGAGTTGCGTCCGGTGAAACCAGCTCGAAGTTGATAGCATCCGAGGGATATATCTGGGCGAGTCGAAGAAGATATGGAATCATGGGTGGTAGATCCAGAGGACTATCGATCCCAATGTAGACGATTCGACTTCGACATGACATTTTCTGAGGGACTTTTTTTTAATGAAGTCTTTCTTGTGAATTGATACTTGACAGTGGGATTGGAAGGAGAGTCAGACGATGTCGCGCCCTGTCTGTGAGTTCTACTTGAAGGGAACCTGCCGCTACTGTCGTCAGGAGAAGAGGGAAGATGGAGGATATTTGTGCAAACTGCTCGCGGCTCTGCTACGGATGCAAGAAGGAAACGCCCTTCGGTTTCCCTGAGATCTACTGTTCGGAGTGTCGAGAAAAGGACCCGAAGTGTCTCCTCTGTAAGGCCGCTACTCGTCTTCCAAACGAATACTTCTGCTCTCCCTGTCAGAAGTTCTCCTCAGTACTGTGGGAGGAACAAGTATGACAAGAAGACGACCTGCCCGGATCCTCACCCCTGCTTCATCACTGGCTGTCCTTCGACCATTCAGGGAAGCCCGAAGTAGATCTGTGATCGACTCAAGGGCTAATGAACGTGGTCTATCACCTTGACAACATCATCGTTTGTCAAATCCCTCAAGAGGACCGGAGAGAGCGGTTCAGAGTTCTCGTCCTCTATCGAGCCTCAGAGCAGTATCACAGTGGCTACTGCAGCGGAGCCGAAGAAGATGCAACAGTCTACTCGATCTTCAGCCGAAGAAGTTCGAACATCCGTGGATGAGACTCGAGTTGTCGAGTTCTTCCGTATCGTAATCAAATTGATTATGGCTCCTGGGGAACCCCTGCCAGAGAAAGATGTGGGCTCGGATCAACTCGCATCCGAGGGACGAAAAGATCAAGTTCTACGACCATCTTGGTGAGGATGAACATGTCTATGTGATTGAGGGGGCTGAGGAGCGCCCGACCAGTGTGACCACCCTGATCAAGAAGTACTTCCCTGAGTTCGACCAGGACGCTATTATTGCGAAATACTACGAAAAGTGGCAGAAGTACAAGCACCCCAAGTACTTCGGAAAGACTCCGGATGAGATCAAGATCGCTTGGGAGGAGAACCGAATCGAGTGTGCACGGTTGGGGACAGAATTACACAAGACGATCGAAGCCTACTTGAATAACGAGCTTGAGGAGGAGCCCGACACGAAGGAGTGGGGCCACTTCAAGCGATTCTGGAATGAGCTTCTCACAACCAAGCCGGACTACCGTATCTACCGGACCGAGTGGACGATCTACAATGAGAAGAAGACCATCTCAGGGAGCGTCGACGCTGTCCTGATGAAGCCGAATGGCAAGGTTGTCCTACTCGACTGGAAGCGAACGAAGAAGATTGAGAGTTGGAACGATTTCGGTCACTACGGCCTGGGACCCTTTGCTGGACTCATCCACTGTAACTTCGTCCACTACTCCATTCAGCTGAACATGTATCGGAGGATTCTCGAGACCTGCTACGACCTCGAGGTCGAGAGCATGTTCTTTGTGGTCTTCCATCCCGACAACGAGAGCTATCTTCTCTTTGAGGTCCCTGACATGCAGGCTCTGGTTGCTCCGGTCATCGATAACTGGCCTAATTGTGAGGCGTAATATTCCCTATGTTCGCGACATAGAGAATCGAATTAAGAGCTTGACTTTGAGAATGCAAAGCCTAGCTACTCTAGGTCCTCTGTGCTCGTCGTGTATGAAAGGGATTCTGATTCAGAGTCGTCGATATCTACGGCTCCCGCGATCGAACGGATCCGAAGGAGAATTCCTCCCACGAGAAAGCTCGAGATGACTCCAAGTCCAACCCCGATCAGAACAGCACTGTATTCGATACTGTGCAAGCAGTTGTTCTTTTGACATTCGACTAGGGTGTAAAAACCACTTGTAGTGACCGCAATTATAAGGAGGATGTTGACCAAGGAAGCCAGCAACATTTGATCTTCCGAGTTTGTTCTGAGTTCTCATCAATTCATCATCCTCTAAGTCTCTCCGAGATGCGCGATCGCAACTCGGTCAAACGACTCGATCTTCGTTTCATTCAAGCGATGGACGGTTCCACACAGTACACCTGCCGTGATTGAAACCAGATTGTCATGAAGGACGCCAACTTCAACCGCGCCTACAAGCGTCATCATAATCTCTGACCGAGAGGTGGTAAAGGGCCTTGCGATTATGCAGGGACCAGTTCCCTCTGAGTTCATCTACATCGGCTACTTCCCGGACGAGAAGAGTGAAATAGTCGTTCCACTCACTCAGGAGCTGAAGGACTACTGCAAGTCGTTCGGTTTACTCTTCAAGGATCAGTAAAAAAGCTTTCTGTAGCCAGTAAGGCTGCGAAAAGTTCTAGTCATTCCGAAGCAGTTCGATCAGGACTCGACAGTGGTCGAGGACGGCTTCGAGTTGATCCAGTTCGACTGAGGGGACGACGCGCTGCTGAATGATCGCCTTAAAGAGATACTGGAGGAGATCACCGGCCTCTTGACGAGCATCTTCCATCGTGCTGCGCCCGTCCTCCGACATGAGCCCTTGACCGTACTTCTTCAGACCATATTCATGGCGAGCTCGGATCAACTCCTTGACGTGATCGGAAGCCCCTTCTTTCTCGAGCCACTCAAGGAGAAGAGGAGTCACCTCGACGCCTCGCTTGAACGGAGGTGGTTCAGGAATCGAGGCCATCTTTCCTCTCCTCATCTCCTGGCTCCCTGATCAGTTCTCTTCTCTGTAGGAGGATTCAGAAACCTTCTTTGAGCTCAAGGTGGCGTAGGCTCTCCTCTACGAAAAGGAAGAGGAATCGAGCTCAATCCAGGGTTTTAAGAAGGAGAAGATAGCCGTCCTGGTAGGGCTGGAATCCCTGGATGAAGATCCGATCGAGCATAACATCGAGGAGTTTGGGGTTAGATTGCGTGCGAAGGAACTGGTAGACGAACGGATTCGCTTTCAGGCAGGCCTGGACGCTCGAGGGAGGAAGTGGTGTCAAGTAGAGACTCCAGATACTCTGTAGGAGATCTTGAGTCGTAATCTGACCACCCTGATAGTCGACCGGACTGGGCGGGAACTCGTTCTGGTAGGCGACTGGATAGTAGATCTTAAACTGGGATGGGAATCGGAGCTTCTGATAGAAGCGGCCAAGCGTGTAGTCCTTCCCCTTTCGGTAGAGATTGCCGACGAGGTCGGTCTGAACTGCGCTCGGGAGGATCCCAGCCTGCTGAATCTCTTGAAGAGTCTGATTGACGTAGTCCAACTTTCCCTTCAAGTGGATAATTCCATTTCACGACCTTCGTTGAGAAATGGTGGTCGGATCTAGAGGAAGAGCTTCAAGATAACCTGACAACTGGGAGATCCCCAGCTCTTCTTGGCGGAGTACCCATCGTTGTTTCCAGAGGTGACGTCACGACAGACTGCGCCGAGTGAATAGAGCCGACGTTCTTTCCACGGGTCTGGTTGATCAACGCGATGAGAGCAGCAACCACATAGTCGGCTCCATTCATGTGGATGATGTAGCCGGTGTCAGGATCGGCGACACCGCAGACATCAGGAACGCCTCTCTTCACAAGAGCGAGCTTCTTTTGATAGGATGGTTTTGCGAAGAAGGAGCTGACACCACCCGTTGCCCAACCATTCCGATCGTTCCAGACGACCTCCGAGACGATCTTGTTGATAGAGTTCAGTTCCGCCACATGAGAGGACGTAGGGACTTTCCTCTTTGACCATCGCTCGCTCCATTGTCGTCTGCCGTTGCCGTAACGGTGATACCAGCATCGACAGCCTGTTTGAAGAGTGCGTTGAACTTCTGAAGGAGAACCGAACCCCAGGTCTTCTCTGGAGTACCCCAGCTGATTGAGATTACGTTGACCTTGTCAGTGATAGCCTTCTTGATTGCTTCATAGAAGCCATCCCAAGTGTTGGGTGCAAAGTAGATTCTAATCAGGGCCTTGGGAACAATCGCGGCAACGATATAGAGATACAGGACGACCTCATCACTCGCTCCAAGGACTCCAATCGAGCTCACGTTCGGAGGAGTCGTAATCCCGAGTTGCTTGAAGTAGGCAAGGAGATCTTCCTCCCAGCTCGATCAGGGCAATGGTCTGGCCAGCTCCGTCTCCCTTTGGGAAGTTGTAGAGCTGGACAATCTGAACCGGAGTCAATGGAATGGTACGTGTTTCTTAGCTCCGTGAGCCTGGACTTCACTTCGTCTCCGAAGGTAGTGTTGTGTCGTAACGGGCATAGCGTCGTTTTAATGGGGATGAATTTCTTGTCTTCTAGAAATGGAGGAGCTGAGGCGTTCTACTCGCGGTCAGAGACGACATCAGGAGTACTGTCTCGAGATGAAGTCGAAGTTCCCGATCTATTGGAACAAGTGTAATGAGGCCTGCTGTGCTTGGTGCGGACTCAACTTCTATCGTCGCTACTTCGCTCAGCTGAATCCTGAGACCCTCTATCATTCTCATTGGTAGATCGGGATCGCAACTGGACAGAGAGCCCCAGGACGTGAGTTCAGCCAGTCGATCACATGATTCTGGTTGGCCATTGCCGCCATTCGCCTCCCGTAATCATCCGGAAGAACAGGAGGTCGCCTCTGAGCAAGCCATTGAACTACAGCAAGATGACCACCGATAGCTGCGGCATTGGCTCCATCAACGTTGGGAAGAAGTCCTGATTTCTCGTATGTTGAGATCAGCTGGTCGAGGTCACCACGACTAGCCGCTTCGTTGACTTCCTCGGTTCGGGTTAGTTTCTGGCCCATCTATTTTAGAGAAGGGAGAATTTTCAGCTTTGCATCTTATAAGATGTAAAGTTGGTGGTGGCGTCTAAGATCCGAGCAGGAGGATGTAGCCGTCCTCATACGGCTCAAGCCCCTCGATGAAGGTCAATTCGATCATCACATCGCGGAGAGTCGGGTTGCGCTCGTCTCAAAGAAATTCATAGACGTCTGGATTCGCCTGAATGTAGGCCTGGACCGAGGTGGGAGGAAGGCGTTCCAGATGCTTTCGAGGAGATCCTTCGACGAGACTGGTCGGGTCGTTGCGAGAACAAGAGGAGACGGTGCAAACTCATCGTATCGTGAAACTGGTAGGTAGATCGTAATGGTCGGTCCTCGTGGTTGACGACCAACATTGTAAAGTTGAATCAGCTCCGCTTCTACTTCGCCGCGATCAATGAGATCCTCGATCTGCAGGGAAGCTTCGGCACAACCTTCAACGAGGACGAGGAGAGGCAGAGCGACACGGTAGGTGAATACCATCAATACCCCGTCCAGAAGACTCTGGCCCTTCCTGAGGTCAGTCGGTACGATCAGATCGAACTCTGTGCTGATCCAACGAATAGATACCGAGCAGTCGTCCCCAAGTATAAGATGGGAGACGTCGTCCTCCTGGCGACGACGGGTCGGGCTCGGATCGCCTTCTATGGCAACGAAGAGCTCCACATCGGAACGAGGGGGTCAGTGGAGAGATCTACACAAACATCTAAAAAAACTTCGACGATCCTATTGGATCGTCGAACCTGAAGAATTAGAAGTCACCGCAGACATACTCTTCGAAGCCCTGGCTTTCACTGATTTCCTTGGCCAGGGCTTCGAAGATGTCTGGATATCGAGAGGCCAAGAGATTCGCAATTTGCGAATCGAAGTCGAGTCGAGCACGAGGCAGCTGAACCGGACTGGCAGATCGAGGCAGCATGCAACCTCCACCCGGCATCTTTTCAAACCGAGGGACAGAGATGTTCGGAGCCAGAAGAGGAGGTGACCTCTCGAGAGGGGGAGAGGAAACAGATCGAGCCGTCTGAGGAAGAGCGAACGTTGAGAGACGCGGCGACTTCTTCTCGGGTGAGTAGGCGAACAGAGGAGTGCTAGAGGGAGACGTTCGTCCTGACGAGCTCACGTAAGGACGAGACGAAGGGAGAATGACTCGGCTATCAGTCGATGCACCTCCGTTCCGGGAGCCGGGGGGTACATACGGTTGCATTGGAGGGAAAGAAGAGACTCCTCCCATTGGAGGAAGATACTCTCCTTGGGACGAGGGAACCGTAGGCAATTGGATCGGCTGCAGTTGAGGTAGTTGAAATCCAGGGGGCAACTGAAGCTCAGGAAGATCGAGTCCAGACTGCGGAGGGAGAGAGGATGGTGAGGGATATCCAGCTTCCATCTTTTCCCAGAGAGAATTTTCTTCATCTCAGCTTCGTCTGAGGTAGAATCTGTTCTCGGTGAGTCCACCAAGAGCGTCATGAGATCACGAGAGCTTGATAGGTCCTCACATTCCTCCCGAATTGGTCTTCATGTGGCTTGAGTCCTGTCAGAACGAGATAGTTCAACTGAGAAGTATAGTCGGAACCTGCGATCTTCTCGGGATGATCCCGGTAGATCCTATGATAATCGTCTGAAACGCAGCGAGCCAGATCGGCGCGGGTGAATCCCTTCTCATTCCGATGACTGAAGCTGATCGGTTCCTTCAGGGGATAGTCGTAGATGATTTGAATCTCGCTGTCCGAGACGACTGGATCGAACGCTCCAATCATCAAGGAGATGTCCTCGCTCGGATCCATGATACGAACGAATTCGTATTGAGGTTCATCAGCAGAGTCACTACAACCAAACTGGCAGCGACAGACAAAGTTCACTTGAGCCATCTTTTTAGATGGATTAGGTTTTTTTAGTCTTCGCTACTCTCCTCCTGACTTGTCTCGGTGTGACTTTGAGCTGAGGAGGGGGCTGTCACGACTCGACAGTCGCCTCCACGCTTCTCCATCTCTTGAGCAAGACGATCGAGTGCATTTCTGATCTGATCACCAACTCTCTTTGAATCGGTTCCTGTTGCCCAGACCTGATAAGTTGGTGCGGAAACGTACTGTAGTTTGACCTCGGGGAAGTCGGCCATTGCTGTCTTGACTCCCGCCTTGATCGCGTCGATTCCTTCGAAGGTATAGCAAGTCAGTTCGATAGTCGCCTCGATCTTCATCTCTTTGATGACCATTCTCTGACGAACAATCTTCCTGAGTGGTTCCTTCAACTCTTCCGAGACTTCTGGAATCTCCCTCCTTCGTAGGCGAAGCGCCGAAGGACCTGATAGGGATGACTTTCTCCCTCTTCATGACGTGAATAGAGGGGCCAGAGAACATCTTCACAAAGCTTCTCGTAGGGACGATGAGAAACCTCGGCGAGCTGTCGAAAGATGCTCACGAGATGCTTGCCCTTTTCATACTTGTCCGTTCCTTCATCGATCATCTTGTGGTCGACGTGCTTCTTACTCAGATAGACGTACTGCTCACTGGATCGGAGAACCTGGAGGACCTTCACGTTGCCGACATTGATGACCTTTCGAAGAGAGCGAAGTCGCTTCTTTGAGACCTCGGTTAGTGGAAGGAAGGCCTCGAAATTGTTGTATTCGAGAAGCCGACAAGTCACTCCGATATCGTCGATGACATCGATTCGGCTCATAACGAGTTCTCCGACTTCAGGAACCTGTCGTTGGTAGAAGTAACTCGACTCCATTTCTTCTCGCGGGAGGATCTTTCGAGATCGATCCCTCTAGATCGATCTCATTGCTTTTTCCCGGCTTTATGACCTCGTCTCATCTAGTGGAAGATCGAGATCGTGCTGACCGGATGCTGCTTCAGATCTTCGATGAACTCTCGGGTCCAGTCGTCCCTCTTATAATCCTGACAGCTGATCTTGACGTGACTATCCATCGTTGCAACTGTGACTCGGTCTCGATCGACGAAGTCCGCGACGAAGGTCTTACCATCTTCGCCGAAGACGAAGTAGTAGACTCCCTCGGCCTGCTCCAGGATCTCAGCAATATCCTTCGCCTCGTGATCGACCCGTTCGAGCTTCGAAGTGTCTACTTCAAAGCAGTTCTGAATGTACTTCAGAAACCAGTATGGCGAAGCCCAATCTTCTGCCCAGCGCTCGTCAGAGCGAGTCTGCTCATCCCAGAACTTGAAGAGTGGAACGACTCCCTGTTGAGCAATGCTGTGGAGGTTGCTCCCAGGAGCCGGGAACGTGAACTGACCGAAGGTGAACTTCTGGCTCATGGCGAAGAACTGCCCTCCTCCCGAGAGGGCAATTAGATGATCAATTTATTCCACGCTGTAGCATAGTCAGATCGATGATATGACCTTGACAGAGGAGGCACTTCCCTTTGAGTGTGGGAAGCTCAGCGAGAAGGTCGGGCTGAGTCGATAACCACTGATAGTACTTCTGAACGACTTCTTCTCTTGTACGGATTCCCCCATTTTGACGGTCGACCGATATAGATATCGTTTTCTTGTACCTCCGACCCTTCTAGGTCTTGGCGACCTCGACGGGAGAATCTTTCCTCTTCTCTTAACTCGACCTCCGGCTCAATTAGAGAGACTTTTCGTTCTCCTTTTGGAGGCAGGGGGAAGGAGAATACAGATTAGGACATATCGACTTCTTGACCGACTCTGGTAGGTGAAGGGAAAGCCCAGCCTGAAAAAACGACCAGACAATTGGAATTTAACCTCCGGGAAAAGGATGTTTCCTTTACTTCGAGACAAACTTCAGGAAGGCTCTCGAGGGATCACTCGAGACCAGGCTACTCACTTCTATGCTCCTACCAAGAGCTACTTCACTCTGACCCCCGATGAACAGGCCCAGTTCTGGATAAACTACTGCGACACTGTCGCAGATGGTAAGAATCCCAACGTCTTCGAGGTCATTTCGAGTCGTGAAGCGATTCAGCTTGGCTTCGATGTGAGATTGTCGTTTGAACGGCAGCAGGTCACCTATAACCCAGAGGTGGTCTCCCGACTGGTCGATTCGATCGACCAGTATGTTCAGTATGTTGTTGGTGTTATCCAGACGGCTCTCGCCAACTACTTTGAGAGAACTCAACAGGGAAGTGAGTACATCGCCTGCTACCTTCGTCGAGACGACAGCAATGTCCTGGTCTGGAATGAAAGCAATGTCGAATATGCTGGGAGGATCATCTTCCCGTATGCTCGAATTCGCCGTGAGTATGTCTCGAAGTTCAGTCAATTTGTTCGTAACGAGCTTCAGTTGAAGGGGGATGGCCCCGATGAGTACCTGAGTATACCTCCTGTGACTGGACTCGATACTTTCATCACACCAATCAAGGACATCGTCGAGTTGTACGGCTCGACATCGGGCGAGGATGTTGCGCCCCTGATGATCTATGAGATTTACGGATTCCTCAACACCGACGTGAAGATGACCTTCGAACTGCACAAAGTCTTCTCCCCTACTCTCCACACGGTTGTTACTCAGAACATTATCTCACCTCAAGTCATCATGGAGAAGATAAATGAGAAGGGCCTCGAATACTGGACGCCTCTTTTCTTTTCGGCTGGTTTCTACGACAGTCCACTCGAGGCCTACAACGAGGTTCTTCTGACTGAATCAGAGGCCCCCAAGGTCAACATGTCTGACATCCGCGAAGGTGGCGAGGTTTTGACCAAGCTGGAGAGAGCCCGACGGCTCCTCGCTTTCGTCTCGATAGAGCGAGTAGAGAATCATTGGTCCTGGATCGATCTGGGTCAGGCTCTCCACTCGGTCGATTCGGGCTCAGAGGGACTTCGTCTCTGGAAGTGGATCACGAGCCAGTCGGACGTCAAGACGGAGGAGGACTGTGACATGGTCTGGTACTCATTCGAGTCTCAACATGAGATCGACATCGAAACGCTCGAATACTTTGCGATGGTCGACAATCCGGAGCGTTATGCCGCCTTCTGTAAGCAAGATGTCGACAGTGCGATCGAGAAGGCAATCAACATGCCCCAGAACATCCCGGTCGCCGAGGCCTTCAAGGCCTGCTTCCCTTACCAATTCGTCTGCTCCAACCAGGAGCGAGGCGAATGGTACTTCTACGACAGCCATCGTTGGGTCCCGATCGATGGAACGTCGACTCTGATCCTCTGGCTGATCAAGAAGTTCCAGCCGAAGCTGGAGCAGATTCAGCATGAGACCACTGGCAAGATTGCGGCGAGCCGTGACCCCGAGTTCAAGTCACGACAACAGAACAAGCTCACCTTGATTGGTCAGCTCATCGCCAAGCTGTCTGACATCGGCTTCTTGAAGAAGGTTTGTGAAGCGGCCCGTATCTTCTATCACAACCCCAACTTCGAACGCCTTAAGGACTCGAACCCTCATTACACGGCGACACCGTCTGGTGTAATCGATGTTCGTGGAGGAAAGGGCTTCGTCCGGCCGGGCAAGCCCCAGGACTACATAACTCGCTGCACACGCTATCCTTATCCTCACGAGTACCACTGGCAACATAAGGCCGTCGTGATGACGATGGAATATCTTGGCCAGGTCTTCCGCAGCCAGACTCTTCTCGAATATTTCCTTCGCTTCTCTGCCTCCCTCCTCCTAAGCGGTAACACGAACAAGATCTTTCCGATCTTCTCGGGTCAGGGCAACAACAGCAAGTCGATGCTCGTTCGTCTCTTTGAGGGTGCCTTCGGCAACTATGCCGTCAAGTTACCAACCAGCCTCATCACTGAGAAGAGGACGGGAGCCGATCAGGCCACTCCCGCCCTGATTCACTCTCAAGGTGCGAAGGTTGCCTTCCTCGAGGAGCCGAACAAGCGCGAGGTGATTCAGTCGGGTACAGTCAAACATCTGACCGGACGCGATACTCAGTACGTTCGTGACCTCTTTCAGAAGGGCAGCAAAATCGTCGAGATGAACGTGACGATCGTCCCGATTCTGATCGCGAACAAGATTCCAGCCATCCCGGACTGTCAGGAGGCGATCTGGAACCGCACTCGCGTGATCGAGTTCACCTCGAAGTGGTCGAAGTCCGCCCCGGCCGATCCGGAGGAGCAGTACCGTCTGGGTATCTTCCCAGAAAACCGCTTCTTCGACAACAACATTCCTATGATGTCGCCGGCCTTCCTCTGGATCCTCGTTCAGAAGTACGAAGAGTTCTTCCAGATGGGTCTCGGTGAGCCTCCGGAGGTCATGCAGGCGACAGAGAACTTCCGTGTCCAGAACAACATCTACATCCACTTCACCCGTGACTGTGTCGTTGAAGCTCTTCACCCCGAAACTCGTCAGAGGGACGAGAAGGCATCGGTCGAGTTGAGAGAGCTCTTCAACGCATTCAAGAACTGGTGGGCTGGCCAGGAACTTCCTGGCAAGAAGCCTACGATCACCGAATTCAAGGAGAACCTCGAGATCACTTGGAAGACGAAGGCCGATGCCGAGAACAAGTGGTATGGTCTCCGCCTGAACATCCAAGAAAAGCAGATCCAGTCGATCCTTTCCTTCTAAGACAATCGTTCTTGTACCGAGCGGTACGAGAATCTCTCATAAAATAACGCCTCCAAGTAAAAATGCAAATCTGTGCACAATTCCATGCAAATCCAAGCGTGAATCCGGTGACCGGGCGCCAGATTTCAATCGGTGGACCCGCCTATCGAGATCTCGTCAGTCGATGTGGCCCTCCACCGTCACTTCAGGCGACGAGATCGGTGAGCTCTCCGACTGTCACAAACCCTTCGGCACAGCCGATGGCTCTGCCATCGACGGTCATGCCGCTGGCAGCACCCTGTCCACCCTGTCCTAATCTCGGTCAGACTCAACAGATCACACCTTCGGTTGCGCAGCCGACCTTGACCCTTCCCTTGATCGCTCCACAGCGTCAGAGTTCCTTTGCGCAGTCGGTCCGTCCTCCAATTCAGCCTACTACGCCTTCTCAACCACTCTTGACCGTTCCTTCGATCATACCTCAGCGACAGGACGCACCTGCTCCTGTTCCGACGATCCAGCCTCGTGAGCCAGTCGCAGAAGGAACGTCTCCTCTCGTGATCAGTCAGGAGGTTCAAGATCGTTGCGTCACCTATGAGATCGGACGCGCAGACGAGGACCGCCATTTTGCAGCCCGATTCGGTCCTGTTCGCTTCTATGGCGTCTTTGATGGACACGGGGGTCCTAAGACTCGATTTGCACCGTCGAATTCGGTCACAGCGAACTTCCTGCGTGACAACTTCCCTCAGAAGTTCTACTCGAAGCTGAGTCGGCTCAACTTGAACGACCAGAACCAAGTTCGTCAAGCTATCAACGAGACCTTCTTCGAGCTCGATCGAGAACTCTATGAGAGAGGCGATGCTGGTGAAACTGGGGCGACAGCAGGAGTTGCTCTGATCACTCCGACTCGTCTCTATCTAATCAACCTGGGTGACAGTCGCTCAGTCGTCTTCGACAACCAAGGTCGAGTCATTCTCGAAACACAGGACAACAAGCCAAACGATCCACAGGAACGTGCGCGAATCGAATCCCTCGGTGGCTCAGTCAACTTCTACATGGGGACCTATCGAGTGAACAACAGTTTGGCAGTCTCCCGCGCCTTCGGCGACTACGGTCTCAAAAGATCGAACAAATCGGCGGGCTATGATCCTCAAGGATGGGTCTCTGTTGTTCCCGACATCTACATGATGGACCTGCCACCGAATCCTCGAGCTCTCTACCTGGTCATGGCGTCGGATGGCCTCTGGGATGGTTTCAGCTCGGAGGAGGTCGCTCGATTCTTGACGGAACGATCGATGACCGGTTCGAACCTCTGTAGTGAACTCGTCAGTGTTGCTCGAACGAGGACGACTGATGATGTGACCGCAATTCTGGTTGATGTTTAAGTCTCTCTTTTGCGTCGTTCGACGCAAAAGGTTATTCGATCTCCCGAAGCCGATCCTCCCAATCACGACGGTTCTCCTTTGAGATGAAGACCTTTACATAGAAGTCGTAGGGAGTTTCGAATCTCTCCACAGTCTCAGGTTGATGTGGATAGGAGACTTGACAACATCACCGGATTCCTTCTGATGGACGATTTTACTCTCAATACGGTCCAGTAGAAGACCGTAAAATCATCACAGTTATGGTAGAGCAAATAATGCTGTACTTCTCGCTCTTCTTTCTCCTCGGATGTCAGGGCTGGACTGTAGTAGATCCAGGGAACCTCCTCTAAGCGGGTCTTGAGGAAGGCCGAGGGCTTCTGTTCAAGACATAATTCGATCTCATCTTGAACGAACCTGATTGCTCTCCTGACTCGAGGATCTTGATCACAGGGGAGGTTCTAGAGAATCACTCTTTCGTACTGATCAGTACGAAAGGGCTCTCTGGCTACTTCTTTGTGCTCCGCCAGTTCTGATCGAGGTCGGCACGACCAGCCATGGGAGTTGGGTTGGATTTTCTTTTGTCTGTTGCCGTCGGGACGACGATTGCCTCCGTATTCGGAGGTGATTCTGGTGAACTCAAGTCTGTTTCATTGAGGTAGCCCATCTCGATGAGATGGGCTCTTGGAATGAATCTGGTGTCTCCTCTCCCCATCGTTCCAACAATCCATCCGTCAGGCAACTTCTTCAAGACATAGTGTCGAGAGAGGTCGACTAACGGCTCCTCCAAGGACAACTGAGAATTCATCTCTTCTTTTATCGATCGGACTCCGATTTAAGATCGATTTATAAGATCTTGAGATAAACTTCGTTCTATCTGGTGACGAGGACTACTCGATTCGACTCCGGTAGTAGAAGTCCATCGATTCCGTACCGAGGCCCATAGAGTCCAGGAAACTCATCTGAAGAAGAAATCACTGATCTGATCGACCATCGAACCAGAGAGGTATCTTTCCCTTTGTGATCGAATAAAAGAGGAGGAGTCCCGAGGTGATAAAAGAGGAATTCGAAAGGCTTCGGCTGAACTGAGCTCGATTCGAGGAGTGACTGGACTGAAAGGTCGTATAATCTCCTCGAATCGAGCCGACTGAACTGCTCTCCTGGCTCTCATCGCCTCGATATAATCTCGATCGTACTCGCTGATAAAGTCGTCGAGTTCATAGTTGGCCGAGCTGAGTCGCCTGATCATCATTCTGATTCTTTCTGGATCCCAGTCTCTTCGAAGGATGAGATCATCGAGGCTCCTGCGTGAGAGTTTGTTCATCTCGGTCTGCTGATACCAGTCGTAGATCTCTCTTCGAGCCGACTTGATCTCGAGAGGATCCGGTTCAACAGAACTCATTATGATCTCGAGGAGCTCATGACGAAGTTCTGCAGACATATTCAAACCGATTAAATTCGACCGGCCAAGCAAAGGATCCGACGGGATCGTCGATCAGGCTAGCAATGCTTTTCTCAGTCAGCGGGATCAGTCGAAGCCCTCCTCTCTTTCTGGATCCGCAACCAGTCGACTAATCTGACGAGGAATCTGAATCCTACCGATGATGAGATCGAGGTGCCACCGGACCTGATCGAATCGAGGAAGGAATGAGATTCCTTCGTAGGAGACACCAATTGCCTGAAGAATCCAAAAGAGATTGGTCACCGAAACGGTCGACTGAGAAGCGAGCAGGTGGGCGAATTGTCGAGACGAGTCTCCCAGAGAGCGGTCAGCTCATAGTAGAGTCGAGTTATTACGAGAAGAATCGACCACTCCGATTCGGTGATGAAAGCTGTGTCACTGAAGTAGTTCTTGAGACCCGAGTAGATTCCAAGAATACCCGATTCGCCGGCAGGGCGAATTAATCGGCAGAGATCGTAGATCAGACCACCGATCTGGAGGATGATAAAGTAACTTTTGTCAAGATGACTGAGCCAGGGGGCCCGAAGTTCCTTAGGTAGATGAACTTCATCATTCAGGGTCCGAAATGACCTGAGACATAGAGGGCCCGAAATTCTTTCGAGACCCCGGTCCTCCAGAAGAGAGTTCGAATACTCGAGAAAGGCCTGACTCGAAAGGACCGCATAGAATCGATCAATCAGTGACTGACGCTTACGTTCCCACGGTGGTGGCAGATAGATTGGCTCGCCAATATCGACTTCGAGAAGAACGGGAGCATCGTTCGGAATGAACCGCGTTTCTCGAGAGAGGCGAAGACACTCGTAGGTCGCAAATCGGGTCCTGACGTCTTCATAGTTCATCACGCAATTGTAACATCGATCTTCTTTGAAGTTCGATTCGAAATTTTGTGACGCTAGAGGAAACCCGATGTTTGGTGGATTCAAGGAGAGATCCCTCGAGGACCGATCTCGAGTCTCAGCAAAGCTTCTTGAAAGATATCCTGACCGAATACCGATCATTGTCGATCGACCACCTCCCAGCTTCACAAGGCGCGATACGATGCCGCCAATCGACAAGCATAAGTTTCTTGTTCCGAAAGACCTGACCATGGGGAAATTCGTCTACGAAGTCCGAAAGCATATCAAGATCGATTCTCGACAGAGCATCTTCCTCTTTGCGAATGGCACTCTCATACCGAATAACGAGTCGATCTCTCGAACTTATAGTCGGTACAAAGACATGGACGGATTCCTTTATATAACATATGCGACCGAGAATACGTTCGGTTGAGCTTTTATGTTATTAGGAACATAAAAGTTATTGGAAGAGCCTGTCGAGCTCTCTGACGAGTCCTTTGACATCAACACGAAGCGCGGCCCCCTGTCGCCGCGCATATTGGTTCAAGACGAAAAGTTCCGAAGCACAATCGTAGCAGTGACATCCGATCTGATCCGGAGGAACCCCCTCGATCGCCTCATAGTAGGTCGCTCGTGTGATCTGATTGTGATAGGCAAGGGCCTCTTCGTACTGCTTGACATCATAATCGACCTCAGTTCTCTGGTCGAGGACGAGAAGGCGAGTTTCAGTCGAGGTTGCTCCGACCCAGGGCTGTAGAAAGATCGTTCCGTCAGAATAGCCGAGATGTTCGGGAATCCCCTCAATCGGATAGGGCATGACAAACTTAAGTAGAGAGGCCGCTGGTTTGAGGATCTCCATCCAGACACGCTGAGCCTCGAGGTCTTCAATGATGAGCTTCTGACGATCAAGTTCGGGAGAGCCCTCCTCGACACGACGAATATCCGAGATGAAGAGGATCCGACGGCCCTCTCTCTGAAATCGAAGACTGAGTTGTTGTGCGGTCTGAGTTGTGAAGAGGTTCTGATGAATCTCTCTCATCGGAGTGGGTTGGACCGTGAACGGCTGTGGGTCGTACAGGACAAAGAGAACTTGCTTAAAGAGTTCGGCGAGAATCTTCTGATGAAAGCCACCCGCCGCGCCAGCATAGATCACGACGTCGTTCGGAAGGGAGAAGCGAGAGAGGAACTCGATTTCAGTGATGAGGAGTTTCCTCTGACCGGAATGGACAAATGTCTTGATCTCTTCATTTCGGGGTCGGTAGGGAGCGCGAGGCGCTGTCTTAAGATCGAGAAGACGGTCCTTTGCAGTGAAGAGAGGCTTTCGTTGGAGAGGAAGCCGACAAGCTGCGACCTGCTGGAGATGCGGATTGGCCAGGTAGAGTCGACGTTCTTCTTCCGGAAGGCTCGAGAGGATCTCATTGAGGCGATTCTGTTGCTCTTGGCGTCGTTTTCTCGAAGCGACCGACGAAACCTCACCAACCTTGGCGAAGCCCTTCGGCTTCGTCGGCGTTCCGGACGGCCTTTGAACTCGAGTCTGAGCAGCAGGCCCCTGTAATTTGTTCACTCCAGTCCATCGTACTTCCTTTGGACTGGTAGGCAGGCTAGAGCTGGTCGGTTGCTGTCCTTCGGATCTCTGATCCCGATCCTCCATTTGGGGTGGCTCTTATTGATGAAGTTGTTCTCTTAGGTCAATTTTCTGGATCCGAACTTAAAAAATCTCGGCTCTAGAAAAGATGTCATCGGTCAGGTTCTTCCCGATCAGTTGGTTCGAAGATGCCAATTGGAGGTCGGTTCAGGTGATTGGTCGACTCGAGAACTCTCGGTCCATCTTTCTTCGAATTGGTTTTCGTCCCTACTTTACAGTTCGATATCCTCCGGATCTTTCTGCAGAAATCATCGACGACAGTCACACTTTCCTCGTGAGTGAGACACCCGTCGCTGAAGTCAAGAAGCTTGATGAGGGAATCTACCGGATCTCAAGTCTCAATCGAGAGGATTACGAGAACAGTGTCGCCTTCTACGAGAAGAACGGTCTGGGAGAGATTCTCGACAAGGATCAAGACATCAAGAGTAAGTTCTTCGCTGAGAAGCGGATCTCTCCTGGCTCTTGGCAACAGGCCTCCGACTTGAAGACACTACTCTTCAATGTGACTACGAACAATCGGTACACGTCGACCGATCTCGAGTTCTTCACTTACACGATCTCCACGATCGATCTACCCATCCCTCCTCCAAATAGTCGAATCGTCTTCTTTGATCTCGAAGCAATTCCATCTGACGACGTCTCCTTCCCTGACGCCGAAGCAGACGAGCCCCCGGACAATATCTTTGCAATCAGTCGGATCCTCTATGACGGAATACAAACTCAGTCTACAATCTTCATCTTGACCGACAAATCACTCCCTCCTCGTTACCAGACCAATGCCGCCCGGACTGGTCGCCCCTTCGATGTTACGATCCAGAGATATGCAACTGAGAAGGAGATGCTCCAGGCCTTCTTCAACGACCTGACCGAGATTCGTCCCGACCGTCTCGTCTCCTTCAATGGTCGTCGGTTTGATCTCAACTACATCGGAGAACATGTTCGTCGTTTCGGAATCACCCTTCCTCCTTTCACCAAGATCTTGAACTACACGCCCTACTTCTACCCGACTCTGGTGGTTCAACAGAAGCCGTTCCCTCTTCGTGAAACTATCATGGCCTTGAAGAGCCCAAGTGTCAGTCAGATCGATCTTCTTGACTTCTATCGTCGTCTCTATCCTCAACTCGGCAACCATAAGCTCGAGACGATCGGGCAGATCGTTCTGGGACGTGGTAAGACCGGACTGACCATTCGTGAACTTTTCGCGAAGTATCGACGCTCTTCTCAGGAGGACCTCTTCGAGATCATCGACTACTCGATCCTCGACTCCCTTCTTCTCCGGGATCTCTGGGAGGCCTCGCAGATCGAGACTCATCTGGCTCGCATGGCTAACTTCTGGAAGAATGATGCCGAGTACGTCCTGACTCATGAACTCGAGGATCTCTTTGAGGATCTCCTCCGTTACATTACCCCGAACGTTCCGAGCACCAAGTATATAGTCGGTCGCCCTCCTCTGGCTGAGCGTCAATCCGGAATTCATCGAAACGTCTACCTCTATTCCCTCTCCGACATCTACCTGACCGCCTTGGAACAACTAGGAGAGCCACTTGCAGACGCGATCGTGGACTATTTCCAAGGAACGAACGATGGAATCATCCCCTTCAAGTCGGGATACTTCCCGGTTACCTTTGAGTCGATCCGGAGCTTCATCAATGCTCAGACCACTTCACCTCCCGTTTGGGTCGAAGAGAACTCCGTCGCGATCAAGGGAGCACCCCGAACTGGACCGGATGATCTAGGACCTCTTCCCTACTTCCCGCTGGCCGACTTCGTTCCTCTGATCATCGTTGCAAACAAGAGTTGGATTCTGGTGAACGGAAGTGGTGTCGTCTTCAAGAAGGGAATGAGTTCCTTTGTTCGACCCCGGTTCCAACTTCTTCAACGGTATGTCGACTACATCGTCCAGACTCTCCTCCAGAATCCGCAATTCACTGCCAGAGATCTTCGATTCCCTCAGTTCGAGACGAGTCTCGACGACTATGCTCTCGAGACGAAGGTGACAGCGGAGGACTTTGCTCAACCACCGGCTCAGAAGCAGAAGCAAGCAATCATTCAGCAGCTTCGAGAACTTGGACAAGGAGCAACTACCTCCTGGCGCCGTGTCAGATACATCGAGACGACAGACGGTCCGGTCATCGAGGAGATCTATTCGAGAGACCCGGGCCGTTACGCGGCCAAGATAGACGTCGACTTCTATAACAAGAAGCTCCAGGAGGCGATTCGATCGGTCATCGGTTGAGATGAAAAATTCTTACTTGAGGAAAGATGAACGCTCCAGGAGTTCCCTCACCGAATGAAGCTCCTCTCCTGATCGAGGACTTCCAGGATATCATCGAGCCTCTTCCGTTGCCTTCACAGCTTCCTCGGATCATGAAGCCTCCTCGCGAACGCGTCGTCCCACTTCCTCCCGTTCTACGGCCCGTCGTGACGGGCGCTGGTAACTTCATCCCGCCTCCCAAGTTGATTAACTGAATCTGCGTCATAATGACGTAGATTCTTAAAGTTCAAGCCGGCCAAGCAGACTCAGCTTCCTCTCGATGACCTCACAAAGGTCGAGATTATTCATTCTCTTGTTCTCGTCGGTCAGATCGACCAGAATCTGTCGAAGACTCGCCTTCGAGGCCAAGGCAGGGTGCAGCTCTTTCGAGACAACCTGATGTGTGACAGGGTCGATCCACTTGTAGACGAGAATCAGCTCACAATCCTTATTAAGACGGCCGAAGAGTGTCTTCTCTGTCTTCTTCTTCTCTCGATCAAGTGAAGGATCAGTTGTTAGAATAATCACACCAGTCAAAAGGACCCCCATGGTGGACATCACTAAGTTGAGGGGAATTGCGTTGGAGGGGGGAGGTGTCGCCGGAATAGGACACGGAGGAGCTGTCAACATCATCGATAAGATCGGGGTCTATCGACAGCTGACCCATTTTGCTGGCTCGTCGGCCGGCTCGATGGTCGCTGCTCTGATGGCCTGTCGCATTCCTACCGACAAGCTAAAAGAAATACTTCTCGAGTTCGACTTCCGTCTTCTCGAAGACAACAGCTGGTTTGTCGGTCAGGACATCTACCGACTCTGGTCCGAGTATGGCTGGAATCGCGGTCAAGCCATCGAGGAAGTCTTCGGTCAGATTCTTCAGAAGTATGTCGGTGACAGTGATCTGACCTACAAGCAGGTCGAGGAGAAGTTCGGCTCCTTCCTGATCACGACGAGCACCGATGTCGGAATGAGGGAGACGATCTACAGGAGTCCAGAGACGAGTCCCGACCTACCAATCAAGCGAGGAATTCGTGAATCGGCCAGCATTCCGATCTTCTATTGTCCAGTCCGAGCCGATGGAACAATGTACGTCGATGGTGGGCTCCTGAACAACTACCCGATTCGGAAGCTCTACGAGTACCTGAAGCCAGAGGAAGTCTTCGGATGCAAGCTCATCAGTAAGAGTGACCGGACGACTTGCCGCCGCTCTCAACAGCCGAATCTTCCACGTAACTTGACCAGCTATGTCAAGCTGATCATCACAATGCTTCACGACTTAAACTTGAAGGCCCACGTCGACGAAGAGGATTGGAAGCGGACGATCAAGATCGACGTCGGAACGGTCTCGGCGACGGACTTCGACATTTCGAAGGAGGGGAAGCTCGCCCTGATTGGCAGTGGTGAGGCAGCTGCCCGTAAGTTCTTCGACTACAATCTCTAATGTGTTGTTTTACATCCTGTCAGGATGTAAAATTACTGTTTATGAACTTCAGGTTGGCCTTCTGGAGAGCGAAATACTTCCGTTCGCCTTCTTAACTCGATAACCATATTGTCCGCGAATGTACTTGTCGACCTCTTCTCGAGTATCGAAGTACTCCGGCGGGAACTCGATGTCGCTGTCCTCCGGACAGTAGGTCACCTTGTAGACTTCGATGAGCTCCATGAGTCTGGGATTCAGGATCACTTCTCAGGTATCGAGACTACTGAATGAGTACGAACGGCTCGGGGAGCGGAAAGTAGCCCTTCTCTGTTTTGAGGAGCCGGACCTTCGCCAACCTCTTCCGGCGATACTCATCTGTCGCAGCTACTTCTGTCGAATAGTAGATCGATTGATGATTCCACTTCCGACGTAACTTGCTGTATTCCGAAACGGTCACCTATAGGCCTCGACGACTTCCATTTAGAAGTGGATCGTCTCCGAGTCGACCTTCTCAATACTGCTCGGGTGATATATGATTCGCTTTCGCCTCATCTAAAACGAGCATAAGTCGATGATCCCCGTTTCATGAGCATGCCTCTTGACATGTTCATGGGAATTCAGATCTCCAATCCTTTAGAGGGCCCTCTGGGCAATGATGATCTGGCCAGCATCTCCATGTCGCGGCATGCTTCCAATCAAGAAGAGGAAGACCACGAAGAGGATCAAGAACGACCAGAAGAATCCCAAGATCGTGAAGAGACTGAAGAGCGCATAGACGGCCACATAGACCAGGAAGGCCAGGACCAACGAGAGAAGGATGGTTCGGAGCAAGTCCATTTTTTAGGTGTCCAGATTTTTTGTGGAGATTTTTCGATTACTCGACCGAAGAGATTTTTCAATCTGATCAGGCGATTTATTACATAGACTATCAGACGGAATGATCGACGCCTCATAGAGTAGGGACCATCTAAGCTGACCCTGTGATTCGAGTAGAAGAGGCGAGGTTATAAATCCGACTAGAAACTGCCTTCCCAAAGAAAAAGTTCACTTCGGACTCAATCGCCATTTTATCATCTCATGTCCACAGCACAATACAATCGTTACGCTCTCCTCTCAGGAGAGGATTCTCCTCAGCGGGGTAGTCCCGAGACCATCCCGGCCTCGGATTTGCCTCGAGTTGCTTCTTCGGTACGTCCATCAGATCGTCGCCCTATTTCTGAGAAGAAACCTTGGCGAAGATTTCAGGGGACTCCTGAGAAGAAACCTCAGCCCGCTCGAAAGGCGGTCGCCGTTCCTGCTGCCGTCATCAAACAACTCGAGCTCAGAAAGAAACACAACTATACCTATCGGGTCGTCAGCAATGGAAACATCGAGAATAACTGCACTCTCTATGTCAACACGGGTGTAGCTCATGCTCATCAGATCGAGGAGCTCTTCAAAGATGCGATCGAACGCGCCAAGAAGATGCCCGAGGTTTTTGGAGACGACTTCGAGTGTGATGTCAAAGTGAATGTGGTCCGTCGTCACAGTGGTGAATACATGGCCTATGCCTTCGTCGATCTGACCAACCCGAAACTCTACTATGCTCTGATTGGTTGCAATGTTGACGGAAGTGAGCGGGCCATCTACGTCGACGACCCAAACTGGTCTCCTCCTGCTTCTACACCGCCGACTGCCAAGATCGCCTGGGCGACTGGAAAGAGCTGGGCGGACGATGACGATGACGAACCGATCTTTCGAGCACCTCCCTCTGCTCCGAAGATTCGACGTGAACTTCCGCCTCTCTTGACCCTTCGATCCTACACCTACGACAAGCAGCAGATGGAGCATCTTCAGACTCAGGAGACTCAAGGTACTGTGACTGTCTCGCCTGCCTTCATCACGCCAGGAGTCAATGATGAATACGACGACTGCAGTCTTTATGTGAGTGAGGTTCCGGAGGTCGACTACGACTTTCTCTATGAGATCTTCTCGCGATACGCCCGCTCAAGCAGTCCGGACGAGGACGAGACACATTTCTTCCCAAAGATCACCATTCGGAAGAGTAATAAGGAGGGTGCCGGGAAGGGTCTCTACGCGATCGTCCAGTACGCTCACCCGTACGATGCCAAGTATGCCCTCCAGATGCTTCAGAAGATTCGAGCTCGTTACAATGGCGTCGACATCTCGATGCCAGTTCGTCACGCTTTCAGCAACCGTCGTAAGAAGCGCTAATGATCTACCTTCTATTCGGAAGTAGATCTACACCTGAAGGAGTGAATTAATCAGATCAGTTGTCGCATAGCGCTATCATAGGCGTCGGAGTAGAGGAGCAGGTAGTCCTAAGGTCTCATGAATCTGGGAAGGAGCTCGAGTAAGGTGATCTGTTTCGTATTGAAGTCGTTCACAGCATCATCATAACTCCTACGTTCTTGATATGTAATGACGTGACTCAAACTTGTGGAGCATCTTCAGGAATCGGTCCAGATCCCATAACCTGCCAGTAGATCGAGGATCTGAAGATTTCCCACTTTCCCTGATTCGTTAGACATTTCTTGCCAAGAGATTTGAGAGTTCAGTGTAGTCATCAATGACTTCATCTGCCTCCTGACCACTATTCGCAATGAACTGAAGAGTAGGTTGTCTTCCAACGATGTCGAACTGCCAGACTCCATTAATCGGTCGGGGGTAGAAGGAGTCATCAGGATACCAGTATTGTCGATAGCGAGGATCTGATAGAGAACTTTTCGGGGTCATTGAGCCAGGACATAATCATCAACTTGAACTGGACGCGACATACCACCGTAACCGTTACTAGAGCCCTGAATCTGAGCCAATCGTCTCCTCTCTGAAAGGGAGTTCTCTTTGATCGCCTCGATCAGGTACTCTTGATCTGGATCGAGGGGGTCGATCGAGTTGTCGTAGATCAATCGTTCTGTCAGTGTATAGGCCCCCGGAGGATATCCGCGTCGTCCCTGACTTAGACGATAGAGCTCACCAACCTTCACCTCGTTCATCCCGGCTTTCCTGAATCTCTGGTAGAGGCAAGTTTGTAATCAAGCCAGAAGACGAAACGGTCGTATCCCTCTCGTCCTGAATAATTCTCCACATTTGCAGAGTGCCGAAATATACTACTTTCATTCCCGGACCAAACGTAACGAATATATGAGGTGATAAATTCTGCCCTATTTCGATGTGTCACTCCAATTAGGCCCTTGCTTGTTTCTGTTCCCGGTAGAGCTGCAAGTAGCGAGACTTTGGATTCGGTTCTCCGACAACGTTCTCATCAGGGAAGTCCAGGGGCAGCCGACTGAACCAGAAGTCTCTCGTATTACAGATCTGAGCCAACTGACTGTTGCTCTCGCAGATGTTCAAGACTTCTTGGATCGGTAAGAACTCGAGTTGTCGAAGGACTAATTCGATGGGCTGTTCGGTGAAACTCATCCTTTATCAATCGATACGCTAAGATTGCTTCTGAGTCGAGGTCACAACTATGTTGAACGTCTCCTCTCATAGATTCCTGCCTGAGTTTGGAGGAATCTTATTAAAACTGATCCCTTCCTCTCCCACGGAAAGGAGAAGAACCACTGAGATGGCACAACCACCGGTCCAGTTGGACCTGACCCCCTACCGGACGATGGACGAGGCTCAGTTCCGTCAAGTCCTCAAGTATCTCGACGATCAGTATCACAATGGCAACGCGGTCGTCGCGGACCATACTTATGACGACCTGATCGATCTCTATGAGGACCGATTCGGCGAGTACAGTGAAATCGGAGCACCGGCTCGAGGTGAGAAGGTCCCTCTCCCCTACTTCCTCGGAAGTCTCCGGAAGGTCAAGTCGCCGGAGGGACTCGCCCTCTGGTCCCGTCAGTTTCCCGGTCCCTATGTCATCGAAGATAAGGTCGATGGTGCAACCTGGCTCTACGAAATCAAGAACGGAAGAAGGCGCCTCTTCACTCGAGGTGGTGGAACGGAGGGACTTGACATCTCTCACTTAATCGACGCGGTTCCGAGTCTCCCGAAGCTCGGCTTCGATGTCGCTGTACGAGGCGAGGCCGTCATTCCGAAGGAGGCCTTCGCTCGCGTTGGCCAGGGTTTCGTCAATGCCAGGAACATGGTTGCAGGAATCGGCAACCGAAAGGAGAGCTTCGATCCTCAGATAGTCAAAGAGATTCACTTTATCGCCTATCAAGTCATGGATAGCAAGGAGACACCAGAGACGCAGATCCTCCAGCTCAAGGCGGTCGGATTCGAGGTTCCCTGGGCGGTGACTGCTCCGACAGTCACCACCCCCGAGCTTGATGCCCTCCTCGAACAGAGAAGGGAACAGGCTCCCTACGAGATCGATGGTCTCGTCGTGTATCAGAATCGTCCCAACCTCTCCTACACGCCCGATGAGAAGAAGCCTCGATATGCTGTCGCCTACAAGGGCCTCTCACCAACGGCCGAGGTCACCGTAAAGGATGTCGAATGGAATGCTTCGAAGGATCGCCTTCTCATTCCGGTGGTGATCTACGAGGCGGTCTTCTTGTCAGGGGGCAATCTTCAGCGAGCAAGTGCTTCGCATGCTAACTTCATCATCGACAACAAGATCGGTCCGGGTGCCAGGATCAAGATCAGTCGGAGAGGCACGACCATTCCTCATGTCGAAGAGGTGATCACGCCGGCATCTCAGCCTTCCCTTCCGAATCCTCAAGTGACTGGACCCTACACCTATAATGGAAAGGACCTCGTCCTCACTCAAGACAATCCTCAAGTCCTCGCAGCTCGAATCGAGCACTTCGTCGACACACTGGACATCCGTGGTCTCGGCCCAGGTCGAATTGCCAACCTGGTCGACGCGGGAGTCCGAGACGTCCACACCCTCCTCTCATTGTCACCTCAGCAACTCGCTCAGGTTCTTGGTCCCAACCTCGGCCCTCAAATCTACGAAGAGCTCAAGAAGAAGACACAGAATGTTTCCCTGACCAAGCTGATGGATGCGAGTAACATCTTCCCGAACATCGGAACGCGACGAGCCGAACTTGTCGTCGAGGCTCTACCGAACATCCTTCAGTTGGCGGGTCATCCACAGCTCGCCCAGACGATCCAACAGATTCCCGGTTTCAACATGCTTGCCTTCGACTTTGCAGAGAGTCTTCCTCTCTTCGTCCAGTGGCTCCAGCAACACCCGATGATCACCTACCAAGACCCAGCCCGACCTCAGTTGTTCCAGAGGAACCCTGGCTACATGACCCTGCAGGGTCAGACCATCGTCTTCAGCGGCTTCCGTGACAAGGATCTCGAGGAACAGATCAAGAGTCGAGGCGGCAAGGTCACGACCTCTGTCTCAAGGAACACGTCCATGGTTGTGGTCGCCAATCTAGGTGACATGACCAGGAAGCCTCGACGGGCTCAAGAACTCGGCATTCCGATCGTTCAGCGAGACGAGTTCGTCCGTCGCTTCCTCACTCAATAAAAAACCAACTCGATCCAAAGGATCAGGTTGAAGAGACTTTTTACTGAAGCTGTTCTGCTCTCCAGTAGTCCTCGGCATAAGGAGATTGATGATCAAAGACTTCGGAGAGAGGAATCTTTCGTCGACCCAGAGCAATCGCGCAGCTTCTCAGGACGAGCATCTCGTCCTCTCCATAGTCGACCGCTGGGAGTGCCCAATAGTTCTCAAGATGTTCCCGAGAGCATGCATCGAGAAGTTCTTGTCCTGGATTGTAGGGCTCACGAGAAAAGAGGGAACCCATCGTAGCAGATGCCGAAGAATCCGAATCGACTCGACGATCTCAGCGAGAGATTCGACGATCTCGGTGAGCTGATTGAGTTATGTTCCGAGGGACCTGATCGTGCTGAGCTTGAGGATTCGTCTTTTAGAATTGCCCGAGAGAGGAGAAGAGCTTGTCGCATAAATCTTCGGTAGTAGTATAGCCCAGGGGAAAGGCATCTTTCTTTTCTGAGCTCTGGCCTTTCTAAGAAGTAGAACCCTGAGTTTCGAGCTGTTTCCGATTGAGAATCGGCTCTTCTTCGCTACGAGATCAAGAACTCGAAGGAGGTTTCTGGGTCCTCCTTCAGGAATTTCTCCAGGAGAACTGGGTTCCGGAGGAGAGAAAACGGGAATGAGTTGCAAGGCGAAGGACAATCGATCCTGAGTTTAGCAGAAGTAAGATGTTCTCTTGTTGTCGGAGTACTGAGTCGGTCAAGATCCGGCGGAGGGTCGCCATCGAGTTGAAGAAGTACGAACTCGAGGCGAGTCAGATGAGTTTCAGCTCCTGAGAGCAGATCAAAAGGAGCTGGCAAAAGTTCGGAGTGAACTGGAAGAAGTCAAACTCGAGTTCGAGCTGTTGGTCGGCCCGTCCAGAAGTTCTCTTCGAGAGTTGTGGTCATGTCATCGCCTATCAGGCGTGCTCTAGAAATTCTAACAACTGTATGGCGTGTAACGTCAAGATTACGAAGAGACGAAAAGTCTTTCTCATTTGATGCAGTTCGAACCTGGAGTTCGAACTGAAAACTGGGCCTACTCATCGGAACGAAACTTCTTCGAGAGTTCGTTCACTCGATTGTCCGCCGCCCAGAGCATCTCGACCAATGAGTTCCGGATACCTGATCTCTCCAGGCTGATGACACCTCGTTCGGTCGCTCCCCCCTTCGAGCTGACCTGTCGACGGAGCTCAATCAGATCTTCCTTCGTCTTGATCTCAAGACGACTGAAGGCTGCCAGATTATTCAAGACGAGGTTCTCGGCAATCTCTCGGCTCAATCCGACATGAACGGCGGCCTCGACCCACTCTTCCAGAAGATACGAGAGGAATCCAGGCATGCACCCAGAGACGGCTGTGGTCATGTCGAGATCGATTTCGTTGTCGACCTCGACTGGGTTGTTTGTCGGAAGAAGAAAGTGGTAACGTCGAGGGTTGTAGATGGTGATGGGTCCATCAGGAAGGATCGTCGGCATGATCTTGACGACGCGATCGTGGTGTAGCCAGTCCTGAAGTCGATCTAGAGGAACTGCGGCCATTGTCGAAATCACCACTGCTTTCGGCTTCAAATGGCCCCGAATCGATCTACAAACCTCCTCGGCCTGAAGCGGCTTCACACAGAGGAAGATCTGAGAAGAGGTGGTAACTTCTTGATTGTTCGTCGTCGCCTTGACCTGGTACTTGGAGCGAAGAAACTGGACCGAGGCCTCGCTTCTTGCGCTCACCGTGTACTGGAGATTGGTGTATCTCTTTCTGAGTGAAGTTAGGAGCGAGCGTCCCAACGAACCACAACCAATAATACCAACAGACATCTCCTGGTGTTTGAGCCGGCTAGGAGATGTAAAAGAAAGTTCAATTTAACTGAACCGATAGATCACTCCCTCGAAGTCGGTCGTGATGAAGCTGATGCAGGTCGAGTGCTTCGACCAGATCCCGTCGACTCGAGCAATGTCGAGGACGTAGTTGAGAGGCTGGCGCAGAAGGGTTCCTGAATGTAGATTTCGATAATCATAACAGAAGTGTCCAATCGCCTCAAGTAGAGCTGTCTTTGAGATATTCGGTTGACCGTCGACATAGAGGACGACGTTTAGAAGCCAGCAAGTCTGATCAAGGATTGCATCCGAGACAAGACCAGTTCCCAGGTACTCGTCGACTGCTTGCGAGAGGAAGGAGGATGCACAAGAGAGAGTCTCTCGGTGCTGTTCGTTATGGAGTGTGAGAGGTCGATAGATTGGATACTTGACAAATTTGTGACGCTGTTGTCGGGGTGGTGTCGACTGTCCTGTCACTCCTGAGCCGAAGCCTTCACCAATATCAATGTCATTGCCGGCTCTGATGAAGGCCTCAGCGTAGACCTCACCGTGACCCGACTTGGAGAGATCGGGAAAGGTGTAGAGCCAGACCGTCTTCTTGCTCTTTCTGGTCGGTACGACTCGTGCTATCTTCGGTACGGAGACCACTTCACAAATCTCACTACCGAGTTCATCTCGGGTGAAGAGAACCTGGTAGGAGTCGGAATCAGCTCTATCAGTCATAATGTATCCGCCTTTGTAGCCTCGATCTGTTCGAAAGAGAAATCCAGAGGGATCGCGGAACGGAATCTGGTCTTTGAGAAGATCGACAAGTGAAGAGCGACCCGGCCTGTCGTTCCCGACTGTTACCTCCTGCTGCGGAGAGTCGGAGATAATTGGCCGTGTCTTCACGCTCATCGTATCATTGAAGTGCACAATGGGCATCCCATCTTCGTCCTGATTCATTTCAGGACGAGGAATAAAAATCAGCACTCTTTCCGAGCATAAAGAATCACTCAACTGGAGAAATGTCAAAATCATGGCCGTTTGCTCTACCCGTGACACAAAGAACGACCGCTCTTGAATCAGAGCAACCCGTTCCTGCTCCAAGTCGCAAAGCAGGATCCACGGCTCTAACCTTCTGGGTTGGACTTATTTTGTTCCTGGGCCTTATCGTCCTCATTCTGGCAGTCACTTTGATCGTCCTTTTCTTCCAGAGGTCTCCGGAACCACAACATCAGGCTCGAGTTGAATGGACACGACAACCTTTTATCTTTAGCTGATCGGTGAGACATTGATGTATTCGACGAGATCAGGTGACCACCAACAACCCAAGTAGACTGCAAAGATGACGAGAAAGACGGTCAAGACGGCGTAGATGAAGTATCCAAAGAGGCCGTCCTTCCTGACATACTTCTCGAGAACCTGCTGCGCAAAGTCATTCACGGCCAGAGCCGCAAGGTAGACAAGAGAAGCGAGGATGAGGAGATATGATAGTTTACAGACTCCAGTCACCGTGATCTTTCCGCCCTCATCGACCAGGACCAACGCTTTCGGCATTTCGAGGAGGAAGAAATTTTAGTCTGAAACGAAAGGATTGTAAATGGAAGTCCTCTATTCGGCCTGCTATGGTGGCTTCAATTTCTCTCAGCGTTTCTTCTCGAACTTTTCAGGGGACATCCTGACCTGTTTCCGGCAGTCGAAGGTCAAGACAAGACTGAGATCGAGGTCATGAGATCTCAGATGCGTCGGCTCCGTGATATCGACTCGAGGATTCTCCGAACAGACCGCCGGAGATCGGTCTGAAGGAGTCGAGCGGGAAATACTGTGACTTGAGAATCGAAGTGGTTCCCGAGGACTACAATTACGATGGAATGGAAGAGATCTTTCCCGTCTTCCCCTACAAGGAGGTCTTGACTGATCTAGTGAACTTCTACCGGACGGGCGATCGGAACTTCAAGTCGAAGATGACTCAGAGGGTGATCGATGGTGAAGTGACGGCTGAGAACGACTTCCTTCCCGAGGATGAACACCCTCTTGAGAGGAAAGGACAGTTTCGACCATGGATCGCGAAGATCTTCTTCCGAACGATGCCCGGAAGCACCACATCTATCCACAACTTGATCCTCTCACCAGGATTGTCATCCGGTTCGTCCTCTTCTACGAGATTCCCGAGAAGCTCTCACCTGAACTTCAGAAGGAGGTCCTCAGGTACTCTCGTCCCTACTTCGAGTTCTTCTTTCAGAGCCTGATCGACCCACTCTCCGTTCCTCAGTATGAGGCGGCTCACGGAAACATTCCGGTTCTCGAGTGGGCTTATGAGAAGGGTTGCCCTCAAAACGCAGACGTCTGTGCTGAGGCGGTCCGGGGTGGTCATCTCGAGACTCTAGAAGGGCTGGCCTAGCTCTGAAGCATCTCTCCCGGAGATAGCAGATCGTCATGGATGTATTGAGATCCTCCAGCATCTCGTCCGGGGGTTGGGAGACTTGGACGAAGGGACTCCTTGCCGAGGCGATTGCCGGTAATCAACTTAAGACTGCTCAGCTCATCTACGACCGTCTTGATCAGGAGACCATCAACTCATGCAGACCGACCTGGTGGGCTGCTGCTATTGGGAGCATCGAGATTCTCGAATGGCTCCGGTCGAAGGGAGAACTCGACGCTGCATTGAGGACCCACCAGTTCGAGGTCGTCGACTGGCTCGACTGCTGGAAGAGCCACTTTCCAACCAGAGCGATCTTGCCGTGATCCAACAACTCTACGAGAAGGTTCCTGAAAGACTAGATGAAATCAGGGCCTATCATCTCATCGGTGGGGCATGGAGCCGTAAAGTTAGGGAATGGCTCATGACTCTTCCAGTGAAGTAAAACCCTTCCTACCTATCGGTAGAAAGGTTACTTGATCAAGTCGTATCTCAAACGAGCCTGTTCCTGGTCGTAGGCGTCGAGGGCCTGACTGTAGTCGGAGTGGGGAACATGAGGGGCCGAATCGAGGATTGCCTGAAACTTGTCCTTGTTCGCGAGGATGTACTCCTCTGGATCGGTCTTGAATTTCATCGGAAGGGACTGTTCAGACATGATCGAGGCGAGAAGATTCTCAACTGTATCGAGGTACTTTTGGCAGGATTCAGCCATCGTGTTCCACCCAAGAACTCGGGGGAGTCCGGTCGCGATTGCAGCACTTACAGCAAAGACGGCTGTTACTGCCTTCAAGACGAGAGCGATTGTCGGGTAGTCGGCATCATTCAGACCAAGATTACCGAGGGCGAGGAGACTGCTACATGAGGTGATGATGAAGGCGGTGATGCTTGCTCTGTTCAGGTTCTTTCGATATTTGTCTCCAATGAAGTCGTAGATGAAGGCCATCTTTCCGCTCTTCTTCTTCCACTCATTGAGGGTCTCCTCGTAGCCTTTAATCGTCTGAGGCGTGTAGGTGCGGTCACTTTGCGATGAATCCTTTGGAGCGGGAGGAGAGAGTTTGAGCTTATCGTCGATTGGTGACTCATAGTCGGTCTCATCGGCTTGCGAGGTTCGGCCGGTCGTTGGGAGTTCAGGGGCGACTCCTGAAGTCGGGTCGATTTCAGTGCTGTCGACGATCACCTGCGTCAACTCCCCTTTCTTCTTCTTCGAGGACATCTTTTTCAGCCCGGCGGTCGACCTTAAAAGATAAGATTCAGGAGATAGCCATCCTCAAATCGAGAGATGGAGTCGATATAATACCGACCTCCAACCAGATCAGAAAGTAGGACCGATCGAGCAGTCAGAAGGTCCTGATAGGACTCTGGACGATCCTTCGCATAACGCTCGAGTGTTGTCCTCGGAACCTGAACCCGATAGCTCTCCTTGATCGACTGAAGGAGCTCGAGAGGACTGACAGGGTGACCGAAGTTTTGATCGACTGGAGCCAGGCCGAATTCGTCGTAGAAGGAGATCGGATAGTAGAGCCGAAATCGATCGAGAGGAAGTGGAACAAGAAGCCGATCGCGATCCCTCTGGCTCAATCGAGACAGCTCATCCTCGAGCCGCCCTCTGATGTCGAACTGGAAAGGAAGTGACCTGAGAAGTTCGTTGAAGGCCTCCATTTTCAGAGGAGTAATTTTTAGTATCTCTGTCCTCGTCCCAGCTGGACCAGACTGGCTGCAGTCTCAGGACTGTATCCCTCCTGAATGATTCGTTGATAGGCGTTTCGATCCATCAGATCCTGGAGTTGATTGAGAGCCGGGGGGAGGTGGGACCTTTTCGAAAGAAGCGAGTGCCGATTGGGCTGCTTGTTGCCTCCACTGAGCCCTGTAGTCAGGACCATTAATTCGACAGGGTCTCACCAGGAGCCGGAGTCGTGGTCGTCGCGACAGTGACCGATTCAACTGACTTCTTAGTCGCGCGGATCACAAGAAAGATGACCAGACCAACCACGAGAGCGATGCCAAGAGCAATGAGTAACCAGACCCACCAGTCCATCTTTTAATCAGGAAAAGAATTCTAGAAACGAAAATGGGAGCGGATCAGACCATCGAGGAGAATCCCTACTTGATCGACGGCTCGACTGATCCACTCATCGACCATATCAAGAAGAACGCTGAAAGGTGGTACAAGAAGGGGCGCTACGTCGAGCTTCCGATTCTTTGTCAATACAAATTCATCTAGTGATCATTCTGGTCGTCTCGACCGAAATGAGTTTTTAAGCCATCAACCCCTCGACCAGCTCCTGAGTAGATGTTCTGAGCATGCACGGACGTATTCGGACCCCACCGCGATCACTGCCTCAAGGGTGGAGAGTGGCTCCATCTTGGTGATCTCACCCAAGACGGAATCAACGTACATCGTTCGGTAAGTTTCTCCAGAGTCGGGCTCTTGCCAAGGTGAGATGCTGTAAGTTTGAGGAGGAGGATCGAGGCTCAGCCGATGGAGGACGAAGCCTCGGACCGTGTAGTACTTGAAGATGTCGGCAAGGAGAGTCTGAGACATGGCTGCAGTCTTCATTGTTGAACAGATTACTAATCAAATTCTAGATCTGGTAGAGACCAATCACACCGGCATGATCTGACCTGGACATGACTCCGTGGTCGAACCGGTCGTACTCGAGGCAAGTCATCTCCTTGTAGAGGATCCGATCACAGTGACTCGGGACTCGTTGGTCCATCTTCCCCAGACTGTAGTCCTGAAGGAGGAATCGTCCCGGTGGACGATTCTGCACCATCTTGCAGGTCGGTGCGAAGATCGGTCCCTTATCATCGATTCCCTCAAGGAGAGGATAGAGATTCTCTTTCTTCATCTGCTGTCGAAGCTCGTCGTGCTGGTCGATCAACTCCTGGTACTTCTCCTTCGATCCAGCCAGGGTCTCGAGAAGAAGCTTGCCCGTCTCCCGGGCCGACCAGTCGATAAAGGGATCGATGCGATAGTTCAGGTCGCCCATGAACAGAACATACTTGGGCTTCGATGGTGCCTCTAGCACGAGGTACCGGTAGGCTTCGTTGAAGAAGCGATCTTGAATCAAGACCGCATTATGACGGATCATCAGGTCGCGCTTTAGAACGGTTTCATTCAAACTCTTTGCATCGAAGGGGAAGTGTGCGTTGATCACAGCCAGGACTTCATTGTCTGGAAGAGTCACATAGATGGCGACAGCCCCTTTGTTTCTCACGAATGAAGGAGAGTAGGTCCTCGATTCCCAATCGACTGCACGGCGGGACCTGAAGTCCGTGTGAAGATAGACCGAGAGACGAAGTCCCCGGACAAATGGATCGGCCTGGGTCAGACCAGTTACAGTAGTCTGACCGACTCCCATCAAGGTGGCCCGATCGTAGAGCCGGTAACCCAGAGCAGTCATCTGTTCAGGGAGGAAGTGAGAGTGAAAGTAGCTGCCAGGACGCACATCCTCCTGGAATCCAACCGAGACGATCTTGGGCTGGTCCTTCTTGATCTTGGCCTCGAGGGGCGTCCAGAAGTCAGGGAGAACCCCCTGATACCTCCAGGCCCTCGGTGAAATCAAGGAGAGGTAGGGGACGTCTCGGTGTTCTTCGATGACCTCGGGTGATAAGCTCTCTGCAACACGGTTCGATTGCGAATTCCATGAATATGCGAGAATGGTGGTCATCCTTGATTGGTGGAGGGAATCTATAAGACAGTCGTCGAGTTTACTTTTCGAAAGATCCTCCTCTTCTAAAGATGGAGTTCCAGAAGTCTCGAGTCGTCTTTCGACCGATCAATTCGACCGAGGTCCCGCAAAACTTCCCGTCGAGTTTCGCTCTACCTTCGGCCTTCTACTACTACACCTCGTCCCTAGGAGAAAAGATTCCCGCTCCAGTCACGACTGGAAGCCCGCAAGAGCAGCAGTTAAGCTTGACGATCTGGTACTCGATGAGGGCGAACGAGATCTTTCCACTCGAGACGGTCTATGCCAGGGCCCGAGAGGATCAGATCGCGACTAGTCCGACCGACCGACCTCGGAGTGTGATCTCGCTCTCGATGAAGAATCGACTTCGTCAGTTCGCTGACAGCTCGGATGGCTTCTTCGAAGATCGCTTCCAACTCCTCCTCGGTCAGATGAAGAGGCCGTCTCTCGAGCAATTCATCGGAGAGATGCTGCTGTTTCCCCTGGCGCCTTCAAGTGATCCCTTCGAAGCGGCTCGACTGATCGAGCAGTACATTCGAGATGGCAACGACGAACCAATCTCAAGATACTTTGCGGATCGTGGAGTTACTCACTTGATCGATCATCCCTACAGCTACTATCCGGTCTATCATCTCTTCTTCTTGATGACTCGATATGCAAGCTATCCGATGAATCAAGAGCAATTGCTTTTAGCAAATCGAAGAAGAACAGCTCCATTCGGTTCTCCCGAACAGATCTTCATCGATGCGATCTTCGATTATGAGATCCATGATATCGATCGACTCCTTCAGCTGATCGACCGAATCGCGTTGGAGGGTCCAGGACCGGTCGGTCGAGAATTCAAGACTAATCATCACGACTGGTACCGCTGGGGTGACGAGTATCTTCAGAATGCTGATGTCGTCCCGATTCCAGTCGATAACTTTGCTGAACCGGTCTATCTGCTCTCTCAGAAGCTCTATACCTGGACGGACGACCAGATCGACGAGCTTGTTCGGAGAATGAACTTCGATCCACCAATCCGAGACGAGTATCCAACTCGTATCTCCTACATCGAAAGTCTCTCAGGAACGATCGCCCTCCATCGCTCCGACCCAAAGAAGTGGATCGACCAGACGGAAACCAAATGAGTCGCTGCATCGATACCCTAAGAAGAACTCCAGGTCCCTCCTTGACTGCCTCACTCAGAGCGGGACCTATTCTTGGAAGAATGTCGAGAGACACCGGCAGTGGAGTGATTCCAATCTTCTGATCGATTCGATCAAAGTAGGGCTGGAGCTCTTCATATGAGAGACCAAGTTGCTCTCTCCAAGATCCATTGTAAAAGGCAGACGATCCCTTTACGATGAGAGCGTAGTTGTGAGATGAGGAACCCCCATACATCCTCCCGACACTCTTCGTCTCAGCGGGATAACTCGCATAATTTCTTTCCTCCCCATCCGGGAGGACATCTTGAGGATTGGACTCTGATCAAATCAGTTATCTTATTATATAAAAGAAGTGAGCATGGATACCAACGTGCTCTATTATGTCTCTAGTCCTGATACAGCACCTGTTATTAATAGTCTTTATTTGACTCCGACTAATAAGATAGTTCAATATGTTGGAAAGAAGTTACGAAGGATTCAGACGCCAGAAGTCTTCTACGTTAATATTAACAATGAGATTATCAGAATCAAGAGAAATCAACGAAAACGGGTGATAGCTAATGGCAATTATTTAATTGTTCCACACGATACATTGATGAAGTCAATAAATGGAGTCTGGTTTACTATGAAAGAGAAACCTCTATTCAGTCGTAATTTCAAAGTCGAGCCCTTTGATCTTGAACAGGATTTCCAATTCTTTGATGCGTGTGATTATGTTGCGAATGATGGTCAGCCGACTCAAAACCGAAAAACTGGACTGACTGTCTCAAGTGTCCCTTTTACAAAACGCAGTCAGGGTATATTGGATCATACTAAATTTCTAGTTCTGACTCAACAGTCCTTTACTGTACCAGATGCTGATATTGAGCTTTTTGTTGAGGCAACGATGTCTTATCGATCTACCGGACTTACAATTAACGGAGAACTTGCTCCAGGGATCAGAAAGTATGCAGCAGGGATTCAGAACATTAAAGATGAACCTCGACTCTCAGCAGGAACTCTTAATCTGGTAGATCTCGATACCGGTATGGTCTTCGACTTCGTCTTCAGCGATAGCACTATCTACGCCTTGTATGAACATCTTCCCGTTACTGACGATACCTATGTCTTTACTTTTGCTAAGGCTGTCGCCTCACGACCTGATGATCTCACCAAACCCGTAGTTCTGAGAATTGGTTATAATAAATTTCGTAATGAAGTGACTTGGTATATCGATGGAAATCCCGTCTATAAGGTTCAGAAAGTTGGTCTTCCTCTTGTCGAAAGAGATCTTTATGTATTGAATGGAGCTGTTTATCCAAAGCGTGAGGTCAAGATCGAATCGTTAGCAGCTGGATTCGGAACGTTCACTTTGTTAGATTTCTTTCCATTCGACGAGTCATATGAAGAGATCGGCCAATCGTTTACAATCGGTTTAGAGAAGGTACGTCCTCTTGCTGATCTAGGCGAACCTTATTTTCAACGAATGCCTGATCAGCTGGGTAATCCAGTTCCTCAAACCGAATTCGTCTATGAAGGGCCTCCCGAACAAGATGGTCAAGGTGCCATTATTACTATTGGCGAGTTTAAAGTGGGTTTATCCAAATCTCCTAGCAAGTGTTATTATCTTGATCGCTGTTATTATCCTATGTCAGAACTAAAGTGGAAGTTCTAAAGTAAAGTGTATTCTCAGACTGGTTAGTCTAAGAAGATTTAAAAGACAATAAGGGTCGAGTTTTCAGTGATTATGATCGACTCGTTTCATCCTCTACAGGAAACTATCTGTAAGAGAGTCCAGGTTTGGGCTCGTCGTGGTTCAAAGGTTGAACTACCTGTTCTCTATCCGTATGATTTCAACATAGGAAAGACTTTTAAGGTGAAGCGCTATCGAGTGAAGGTTGAAGGGATCAAGTATGGAGGTGAGACCCTTTTTCAGCTGAAGATACTGACCAGCCATTGTCGAACTATATCGGAACCAATTTACATACCACATATTCATAAGATCGAACATAGAAGTCTATCGACCCCAAATCTAGATCTGTATCGTTGAATTCATATGTCGTCTCTTTGTACTAGGGGCCAACTGTTTCTGCACTCAGAATCTTCCTTCTGTCTGGCTCAAAGCGTAGTTAAAGCTCGATCGATATTCTGACACAATTGCCATCATCCTGTTAATAAGTGTTGATGACGGACAGTCCTTCTCAAAAGAGTTCGGATATCGGGTAAGTCGATGGAAGATTATTGAAGAATCGAGCTCAGATTCCTTCAACTAACCAATTCTGTACTCGACAAGATCGACCTGATTCCTGAGCCCCTCGTGGCGAACAGTCACTGCAGATATCGACATCAGGATGACGACTACTGGCACTGTCTCTGTGCCGGTCGGGGAAAACGGCTGGAGGCGCCGACGACCTTCGAGGAGTTCCTTCAGTGGGTTTCGGATCCCGAGAAGGTCCAGGACTGGTACGACAAGTTCAACGTCATTCTGGCTGATTGCTTCTGTGGTCAGGGTGGAAAGAGTACTACGCCTTCGGTCACCAGACTGACCATTACAAGTTTGAGCGAGACAAGGGTGATCTGATCGAGGTCGTTGCTGAGCGCAACCATGCCTTCTACATCGAACCAGACGGTCGACTTCGATACCGACTACTATCAGCTCTACCGGATCCGGAACAACAAGAAGGAGCTGATCAAGTAAAAAAGCATTCTGCGCCGGAGGTGCAGAATGATTAGATGTCAAGAATATCATTTACATCACTCGAGGTTCGGCTCGTTCCAGATGAGCCGCTGAGGATTGTAACCGAGTTCAACTGTTTTTGCACTCAGGACACTCAGTTCTCTCTGAGTGATGACCGGCTTCCGTGAGAGGATCCAGTAGAAGGGACCACCTCCAACAAAGGAGAAAGTCTGGTAGTCTGTCCAGAGAACTCGATAGTCACCTGAGGAACTCGAGATTTCCCTTCCATCACTGGGATCGAGAGCATAATTGAAGTTTACAGTGAGACCAGTCGGAGTGGGCTGAGCTCTGCCGATATTCTGACGCCAGTTCCCATTTTGATCATAGCAGGTGTTAATCACGATCAGCTCCTGCCCCTCTTGAACGTAGTCCGCTGTTGCAGTAGAACAGTCCCTTTCAAAAGGGTTCCAATATCTAGCAATCTCATACCAGCGACCGGTGTATCGGTTCAGGTCAATCGGAGAAGTCGAAGGTACCTGGCCCATTTTCTTATGAGAGATTATTATAACTTGAGTTCGAATTACCTTGGTAGATTTCTATCCGAATCAAGTAGTTGGTCAGATGATTCGGGTTCCGATCACGATAGTATGAAATAATCCAGCTGAGACAAACTTGGCCTTGAGATTAGGGACTTGAGTTGGAACAATTCGATTCTGTCGATCGCCCAGCCCAAGGTGACCAAAATCATTCGATCCAAAGACCCAGACATCATCATTCGAGTCGATCAAAACAGTATGAACTCCTCCAGCTGAAATAGATTTAGCTTTCAGGTTAGGAATTTGTGTTGGGATATTTCGATCCTGTTGATCACCCAGACCAAGTTGACCAAGATCATTCAATCCGAAGACCCAGACGTTATCATTCAAATCGATCAAGATGGTATGATATCCTCCAGCCGAGACAGATTTAGCTTTCAGGTTAGGAATTTGTGTTGGGATATTTCGATCCTGTTGATCACCCAGACCAAGTTGACCATAATTATTCATTCCGAAGACCCAGACGTTATCATTCAAATCGATCAAAACAGTATGATAATCTCCAGCTGAAATAAATTTAGCTTTCATGTTAGGAATCCGAACCGGAACATTTCGGTCCTGTTGATCACCTAGTCCGAGTTGACCATAATTATTTCTTCCAAAACCCCAAACATCATCATTCAAGTCGATCAGGATGGTATGACGTTCTCCAGCTGAAATAAATTTAGCTTTCATGTTAGGAATCCGAACCGGAACATTTCGATTGTCATTATCACCCAGTCCAAGTTGACCATAATTATTCAGCCCAAAGGCCCAGACATCATCATTCTGATCGATCAATATGCTATGATAAGCTCCAGCTGAGACAGATTTAGCTTTCAAGTTAGGAATCCGAACCGGACCATTTCGAATGACATTATCATCACCCAGTTCAAGTTGACAATAATTCTGGCCAAAGACCCAGACATCATTGTTCAGATCGATCAAGATCGTATGATATCCTCCAGCTGAAACAAATTTAGCTTTCAAGTTAGGAATTCGAGTCGGAACATTTCGATTCTCTCGATCGCCTAGTCCAAGTTGACCAGCATGATTGTCTCCAAAGACCCAGACAGATCCATACTCTCGATAAAGTAGTTTCCATGATCCAGTATAGTAGATTGGATTGAACTGGTAGTCTTTAATGAATTTGTAGCGCCAAAACAGCTCATTGTCGCAGATGATCTGATTGAATCTAGGATTGGATTGACAAAGACGAGTGATCGAAGGAAGATCAAGCTCAAGGGCTTGAAGGATGATCAACTCATCAGGAAGATCCTGAAAGAGATCCATTTCTTTCATGAATGAAGGAAATGTTTTAGACGATTTGAGTTCCGATCACGATTGTATGATAATATCCAGCTGAGACAAACATGGCCTTGAGATTAGGGGCTTGAGTTGGAATATATCGATCCTGTTGATCACCCAGTCCAAGTTGACCAGCATCATTCATTCCGAAGGCCCAGACATCATCATTCAGATCGATCAGGATGGTATGAAATTCTCCAGCTGAGACAGATTTAGCTTTCAGGTTAGGGACTTGAGTTGGAACATTTCGATCCTGTTCATCACCCAGACCAAGTTGACCAGCATCATTCGTTCCAAAGACCCAGACATCATCATTCGAGTCGATCAAAACAGTATGAGCTCCTCCAGCTGAAATAGATTTAGCTTTCAAGTTAGGAATTTGTGTTGGGATATCTCCATTCTGTTCATCACCCAGTCCAAGTTGACCAAAATCATTCGATCCAAAGACCCAGACATCATCATTCGAGTCGATCAAAACAGTATGAGCTCCTCCAGCTGAAATAGATTTAGCTTTCAAGTTAGGAATTCGAGTCGGAATATATCGATCCTGACGATCACCCAGACCAAGTTGGCCTTTCTCATTCAATCCAAAGACCCAGACATCATTGTTCAGATCGATCAAAACAGTATGAGCTCCTCCAGCTGAAATAGATTTAGCTTTCAAGTTAGGAATCCGAACCGGAACATTTCGAATGACATTATCATCACCCAGTCCAAGTTGACCATAATTATTCAGCCCAAAGGCCCAGACATCATCATTCAAATCGATCAAAACAGTATGATAATCTCCAGCTGAAATAGATTTAGCTTTCAAGTTAGGAATTCGAGTCGGAATATATCGATCCTGACGATCACCCAGTCCAAGTTGACCATATTCATTCTGGCCAAAGACCCATACATCATCATTCAGATCGATCAAAACAGTATGAGCTCCTCCAGCTGAAACAAATTTAGCTTTCAAGTTAGGAATCCGAACCGGAACATTTCGATTCTCTCGATCACCCAGTCCAAGTTGACCAGCATGATTGTCTCCAAAGACCCAGACAGATCCATACTCTCGATAAAGTAGTTTCCATGATCCAGTATAGTAGATTGGATTGAACTGGTAGTCTTTAATGAATTTGTAGCGCCAAAACAGCTCATTGTCGCAGATGATCTGATTGAATCTAGGATTGGATTGACAAAGACGAGTGATCGAAGGAAGATCAAGCTCAAGGGCTTGAAGGATGATCAACTCATCAGGAAGATCCTGAAAGAGATCCATTTCTTTCATGAATGAAGGAAATGTTTTAGACGATTCGAGTCCCGATCACGATTGTATGATAATATCCAGCTGAGACAAACATGGCCTTGAGATTAGGAATTCGAATTGGAGTACTTCGATCATCATCACTCAATCCGAGTTGACCAAAATCATTCATTCCGAAGACCCAGACATCATCATCATCATTCAGATCGAACAAAACAGCTCATTGACGCAGATGATCTGATTGAATCTAGAATTGGATTGACAAAGACTAGTGATCGAAGGATGATCAAGGAGGTCTACATTCCTCAGATGACGGTTCGTCCTCATTAGAAATTCTCCTCTAAGAGACGAACCTATCCTGACGATGGTGAAGAAGATCTTTCTATTCGGATCGAATTATAAGGGAACAGACGCGGAACTTCAGGCCTGTCTCTCCGATTGCCGTAGTATTCGTGATTTCTTCAAGACTCACGGCTATCTCGTTGAAGAATATCTTTCAGAGAAGACCCTCTCCTGGACCGACCTGAAGCCGAAGCTGACCGCCTGGATTCAGAGTCTCAGATCGGGTGACGCCGGGGTCATCTATTACTCAGGGCACGGCTTTCAGTTGAAGGACAAAAGTGGCGATGAGAAGGATGGTCAAGACGAGGCGATCTACTTCAGCGAGAAGAGTTACGCGACCGACGATGGACATTCGGATTCTTCTTCAGCTGGCCAAGCCAGGAGTCAACCTCTTCCTTCTCTTCGACTGCTGTCATTCAGGAAGCATGGCCGATCTACCCTACTCTCTGAAGGACTTGGGAGTGGTCAAGGCGAACATCGTCTCGATCAGCGGCTGTACTGATCCGAACGTTTCTTATGAGGATGGTACAGCCGGTTACCTGACCTCCAAGTTCGGCGGCTTCTCGAAGATTCCGGTGGTCGTCTTCTGGAACGTTGCTGGCAACCTCTCCGACTTCACCACGACGACCAAGCATCAGAAAATCGTCCAGCTGGCCGGCTTCTCGAAGGATCTTTACGAGATCTTCTTCAAGAAGGCCGTCCTGACTGAGAGGTACGAGATGCCACTCGCCGTCTATGATTCTTGGACGACGGCTCTTGGTGAGCCTAAAAAGCCATTCCGATGGAGTTCCATCGAAATAACACCCCGACTAAAATGACAGATCTCCTCATGATGCCTCTCGAAATCTTGTTGGATGATCTCCTGCCAAAGCTCGATCATCTCACGAGTCTCCTTTTGAGTCGACCTGCACCACCTTTCGCGATTCGATTCCATTCACACTTAAGATGGTTCGGGCAGGCAGCTTCCGACAGAGTCGAATCATTCAGAAGGCAGCTCGTCTCGGTTACAAGGAGATCATCGTCTGGGCGCGCTCTCAAGGCTGTAGGTGGTCGGCCTTTACCTGTGCGACGGCGGCCGCGCCGGACAGTTCGAGCTGCTCAAGTGGCTCCATTCAGAAGGTTGTCCCTGGGACGAATACACCTGTAGTTATGCCCTTCTCGGAGGACACATCAAGATCTGTGACTGGGCCCTCGTGGACCCTGGACGACGACCACACTGCACTTATCACAGCGCTCCTTGCACCGACAGCTCGACTTTGTCCTATGACACATCGAAACCTTCCTTGGAAGATATTTTTAGACGATCTCGACCGTGACGATATTCGTCTTGATTGGATTGGGCTCCCAAGATCGAGAATAGTGGGCGATGAACTGCTGAAGACCGCGCTGAGTTCCCCTCAGGATCCAGGTGCGTATTCCACCGCATCCTTGGATCCCGGTCGGACATCGGTTTGAGTAGGTCGAACTGACGATCATGAGACCAGGGGTCGTCTCGGCCTGCCATTGGTAGCCGGTAGTAGGATTCTCATCCAAGTCGATCGTGAAAGGTTGGTACAAGTTGTAAGTTGCCACTCCAGACTTGAGTGAATTCATCTTTATAGAGGGGGAAATCTTCTTGGAAAATGGAACTCCTCGACTTATCCTCACTTGGAAAGATCGCCCTGGTCGACACGAGGTTCTCTCATCTCTTCGAAGAGGAGTCCCACTGGAGACCTCGAACACAGAAGGAGTTCTCCAAGGAGGTATCAAGGAACCCCTCCCCGTCATGGCGGAACTACTATCGATTCCTCCGATCAAGTAGTCATCTACCACCACGGTGACATCATTGCTTGGATCCCTTTCGACTCGGCTCATCTCGCTCTGATCAAGTCGTACCGGATGAATGAAAAGCTGAAGGCGATCTTCGTAGGACAGTCGGGAATCCCAGTCATTCTGGCTGAGGAGACTCTTCTGATCTTCTCACCGGACCGGCCCATCCAGAAGATCGTCCTGATCGAGTCGACTCAGGTGCAAGACGGAGAAAGTCTCTATGAGCTGGACCTGAGAGAATTGGCCTCGACTCTCGGAACTCCTCCGATCTATGGTCCGGAAGAACGAGAACTGATGATCCCAATCGCAGAGGTCTCATCTACCTGGGTGTCGTCGCCTACCTTTCGAAGATACTCACCAGGGCTTGCGGCTGAGGCCCTTCTAAGCCACCGTCATTAGAGAGAAATTGAATTGAAAATACGACTCGGGACCGGATCGTAATCCGATGCAGGCCCTTCTCAGGGAGACCACCCACAAGGTGACTTTCACCCCTTTCTCGACAATCGATATCTTAGATCCTAGAGACCGAGAACTCTTCGAGTATGCGGTCGGTGCGGTCATTGGTGGAGCCGAGTTACCGTCTGGTCTGCTCATGCCGGCCGACATCGAAGGTCACCTCTGGAAGATTGTGAGCCCGACTCAGGCCCGCCTCCTTCCCGCCTAGAGCACATCTTCTGGCCCCGCTCCGCGGGGCTAAAAAACCCAATTTACTCCTCCGGAGGAGTAAATTGGTCGATCATCTAGACGAAGTATCTCCCACACACTCTCGACGATGAAGTTCTCGACCACTGTCGTTCCGGGATACGACGATGACGTCTGCATCTACATGAACTGGATTGGTGTTGGAACGTGAATCCGAAGCATCTTTCTTTCTTCTTGGTTTGACCTTAAGCTGCATCCGGTCGGATGGAGCTTTTTTTTTTAGCCTCGCGGATTGAGGCCAGATTTCCTAATTATCCGGCTCGAAGAAGGTCGTGTCGAGGGGCGACCGAGGAATGATCATGTCGAGACCGTCGACAGCATCCCACCAGTCCCATCCACTCAGGACAACGTCGTCACTTGAACAGACGAGACTCTCCCAACAGTCCTCACAGAGGCTCAGGGTGATCTGACCATAGGCTCGCTTCTCTCCTTTCCGGAGGTCCTTCTGGCGCGGTCGATAGTCCATCGGAAGGCAACGAGCCCGAACAGGATGGGCCGCGTGGCAGTTGAGACAGGTAGCCGGGTCCCGACGTTCCTGGAAGAGCGGCATTGGATCGGCCTTTAGAGGAAAGTTCTCGTCAGCTCGAATCGAAAGGAGAAGATCCTCGATCTCGTCCTCAAGAGAGCGATCGAGCGTACTGACCCAGAAGGGGAAGTGGAGAGTCGAACAGACCAGTTGCCAACAACCTGAGCAGAGGTCGACCTGGAAGGAGCCGTAGTCGATGATCGCGTCGTTCGTGTCGAAATCGACATAGGGAATCTGAACCTCAAAGTATTCCTCGTTCTGACAGACCGAACAGACTCGATCCATTTTGGTAGAAGGGGTGATATCCCTTCTCGACTAGTCAAGAGGATCAATTTCATCTAATGACGCCGATGTTTCTTCTTCTTGACGACGGGAGGACGAGAGAGGTATCGATAGACGATGGCTCCAGTGATCAAGAGAGCGAACCCGAAAAGAAACTCAAGTTCCATCCTTTTAATAACCCTCGGAAAATCCGAGAGCCTCAGTACTCATGTCGCTATTGTAGAGACCGAGACCTTGAGGTCCACCGATCCCCTCGTTTCCAGCAGGTGGCCAGAACGCACCAGGGCCTCGGACATCATAGTCGTAAGTTCGGCCCATCGACTGGGATGTCGCTACACCTTGAAGTCCATTATGAGCCCCGATGATCGAACCGACGAACTGCTGAAGATATCCGATCGGATTGAAGGAGGGGACTCCAAGAAGTTGACGAAGAGTCGTCTGACGAGTCCAGGCGATGGGAAGGTCTCCACCCTCATTGGGGTTGTCGTCATGCTCGTCTTGAGTATCATCATCGGTTATTACCTGACCATGACGATCGTCCTCCGATACAACACTACCAACAACCGAAACAAGATGTATCAGGCTCTTCTGATGGGCTTCTGGAAGGCTCTGATCGAGCTGCTCATGGTCGGCTTCATCATGAGAGATTGGCGATCGGCCTACACCTATCTTGTCCTCATCTTGACTCTCACTTGATCTACAATCAGGTCGGAATCAATGAGAACCAGTTCCTTCTCTCGATGACCGAGCATCACCAAGTTGCGGTCGATATGGCAAAGTTAGTCGAACCAAAAGCTAAAGATCCTCGCGTCAAGGACTTGGACGACAACATCATACGAACTCAGGAGAAGGAGATCGAAGAGATGAACATGATCCTCGACGAGAAGGGAGTCCCTGACAACATCACCTCACTCTTCTATTGATTCCAAATGAGATGATCCGGACTGTAGCCGAGGAGACGAGTTCTTTCGATCACGTCGGCCTGTTCATCTCGCGTTAGCGTCGGACGTCGAGAAAGGATCCAGAATTGTCCACCTGATCCCGCCACAAAAGCGAAGTTGTCGTAGTCGGTCGAGAGGACGGCGTAGTCCAGCGGGGCTAATCCAGGGAAGATGACCTTGAAGGTGCTTCCTCCGATCAGACTTCCGTAACCCGTCATCTCCATTCTTCGTCCGCTGGGGTAGAGACAGCGATTCACCATCATGATTTGGTTGCTGGTCCAAGAGTAGTCTGCAGATACCTCTTTACAACCGATCTCGAAGGAGTTCGGATATCGAGCGGCCTCGTACCAGTGACCTAGGTACCTCGGCAGGTCGAAGCGGACTCTCGATGTTGATGAACCCATTTTCTCTAGAGAACTTTTACATCCAAAGATGTGAAAGTCAAGCCATCTCATTATAGAGGCTCTGAAGTTCCGTGGGGATCGGGAGCTCCTGTCCTTGAGTTGATTGTATTGGTTCTGGACGAGGTCTCGGTAACTTGTCAAGTCGAGTTCATCAAGGACTCCAATGATCTGCTTGGCGCTCGGCCGCTTCTCTGGGTCGTCTGATCGACAAAGCTTGAGAAGCTGAAGAAGCATGATTGGAGATCGATGACTCGTGTCCTTTCCTTGATAGCACTTCGACAAGATCGTGTATCCGAGTCCACTCAAGGCGTAGATATCGATCTTCTCTGTGATCGGAATCTTTGAGCCTGTGTTCTGTTCCGGCTTGTCGGAGCTCCTCTGGTCCTCGATCCTTCTCGTCGAGAAACTCGGAGCAGCCGAAGTCGCAGATCTTGATCAAGAAGTCTTCAGTCACAAGAACATTCTCCGGCTTCAGATCGTGATGGATCAGTCGCTTCTCATGAAGGTATCCGAGACCGGAGACAATCTGTCGAAGGAGTCGGATCCCGAGCTCGATCGAGATTGACTCCGATCCCCAGCGACAGTAGTCTGCAAGAGTCTGGGCATCCTTCACTCCTTCCATCCTGAACCTCAGAGATGAATTCGATTATGTTCGGATGTGATCCGAGCTTCTGGTGGAGCTCGAGCTCCTTCTGAAGGAACCGGCCCGACTTGAGAGCAACTCGCCGGCCTCGATAAAGGCCAACCTCAATCCAAGTTCGATTGGGGAAGAACTCATGTATAAGACGGCTCGTCCCTACTTCGAACTCCTCGTACTGAAGAGCCATTGGAGTTTGGGTTTTTATTAGACATGGGCCGAGACCGTTGGGTCCTCACTTGAACGAGGCACAACTTGACGAACCCGTCGACGAACGAGAACTGCGAAGATGATACAGTTGAAGATGATGTCGGAGATCCAGCAAAGTTCGATGAAGGCCCACTCGTATCTGTTCTCGATAAGAAGATAGATTCCGACTCCTCCTGTGAAGAGTCCGATTCCACTGCAGACGAAGCCAGTGATCAGAATCTGACGAGAGAGCTTCTTGAAGTCGTCTCGAATCATCTTCTGGATCTCGATGTAGATTCGACTGGAAAGGAAGCAGAAATAAGGGATCACGGTGAAATCGATCGCGACTACAGGAGCCCAAAACATCTGATAGAGGGGAACGGATGTGTAATATGAGATGAGTGGACCGACTAGGAAGAAGAGGGTCTCGAAGACCCCAATTCCGATCAGTATTATTCCCTTGTTTTCAAGAAGGAATCCAACTTTCTTCTTCATGGAGGCCTTCTCGATGATTCCCAGTTCGATGTAGATGTAGAGGATGATCAGTCCGGCGGCAGTTGCTCCAGAGATGTGAGTGATGAAGGCCATCCAAAGAGTCGTTTCTGATCTGACGTTGAGAAGAAGACCAATCCCCGGCCGGAGAACCATCACGATGTTCTGAAGGAGTGTCCAGACGATCAGGATGATGGTCGGTCCTCCCTTCGTCCGAACTGAATCGATACGGACAAAGAGTGCGATGAGCTCTCCGATCAGAACAAGGATGCCAAGAGAAAATGCGATTCCCTTCAGACTCTGGTCTGCTATGATCGGGATGTCGCAGTCGAAAAGAGAGGAGAGCTCTGATGACCTGGTCCAGCCAGTCGGACATGAAGTGTTTGTTTGCATGATTGCGATGATCTGAGTTTCTCTTACTTCGGTCAAATTGTCCCCCCTTACTAAAGGCTACCACGATGGATTTATCAAGCCGAATCAGCTATCTCCGGATAGGACCCGACCCTCTTCCAGGGCTCCAGGCCCCAGACTCTCTCATCAAGATGATTGAGCCTCGAATTGCCTCCTTCTACCAGGATACCGAGATCTATCCGATTGCACCTGAGGCGATCGATTATCTCTCGGGACTTGCAACAAGATACGCCTGTTGGACTCTTCCAAGAAGACTCCATCTACAGGAGCGGGGAGTCGAAGGGTATGCACTCTGGCTCTCTCTAGTCTGGTTGATTGATGCTCTTTTCGATCAGGATCGATCGATGACTTCAGAAGAAGATGCAGCTGATCTCCTCCTTACCATCACGAGATTGGAGGAGGTCGAGGGGCGTAGCCCCCTCTTTACTTCTCTTTTCAAGACGGTCCGTCGAGCCTACTCGAAATATCTCGACCTGATTGCTGAGTATCGAGAGCTCAATCCCGGGGCCTACGATCAGATTCTGATCTGGTTCGTCCGATACCTTGCGACCCTGACCGACTCGTCTGAGACTCAGAGAAACTTAATCGAGTATGCTCATTGGCGACTTGTGAGCGGTGCAATGATGTGCGTAGTCTGGCATCTCTGTCTCTTCACCTCGACTGAGCTGAGTCCTGGTTCCTCTCTTCTCTTTGAACTTGTTTCGCTTATCGTCTCCTACCACAACGATCTCCTCTCATTTCACCGCGATCGTGATCAGGGGACGCCAAATCTGCTCGATTCGCTCGATGGAAACAGTTGGATTAGGATGAAGAAGGGAATCGAGCTGGTCGATCGACTCTATTCTCAAGTCGGACAGATTCTCGTGGAGGCGGGAGATGAGAATGTGAGTGAGATTGCTCTTGCCATTCTGGAGGGATCTTATAACTGGTCCTTGAATGAACCTAGGTACTCTCATGGCCTCAAGATACTCACGGCAGTCCAGATGGGTGATCGGGAACTATTCGAACAACTCCTCGAGAAGAAAGAGCGGGTCTCCGGAGATCTCGACCTTGAATGAAGTCCGGGACGGGAACTGGAGAGAAAAAAAAATCTCCCTCCTACTAGTGAGCGTCCTGCGAAGGGTGTTCACCAGAGCATCTCAGCGATTCCTCTATTGGGAAAGAACGGTGCTCAGTGGGAGACGGAAGACCCAGTCGACACATGATCGGGGAATGGTACCAAGACCTAGTCAGTGTCATGATTGAGTCATCCGTGATCGATCGAGATCAGGAATCCTGAAAGGGATTCCTACTGGACGATGCAGGTAACTGCACCTGATCGACCGAAGCCCGCCATGGGATTCAGCGACCGCGGGATCAACCAGACCGCTCGAGCTCAGAGGCGAGATAAAAATCAGTGCTATGCTTGATTTTGTCGAACTAGAGCTCATACAGCATACCTTGATGATACTGTAGAAAGGCTAAGTCCTGCCTACCGGAAAGGAGATGGATCCTGCCAGCACTCTATTCGAAAGAGTGAAGTGCGAAAGGGGATCCGGAGGGTCCCTCCAGCAAATAAACACATCAGAAAGATTTTGACACCAAGGGTCCCGTTTAGACTCCGGACTGACCACCAGTCCGAGGTGATGAAGAGATTGTCTGCACCGATCACCTTCGAATTCGAACCGTTCCGGCGTCCTTCGATCATTGATCCGAGAGACGTTGCCCGAACGATCGCTCTTGGTAAGCAGGTCATGGCCTTCATTGAAGATGGAAAGGTCTATTATATTATCTCGAGGAATCCAGACTATCCCTACCCAGGTCTGTTTCAAGGAGGAACAGGACTGGGCGAAGGCGATTCCGTGGGATCAGCTTGCTAAGATGACTGTCAAGAGGACGGGCGATTCTATCGTCTTCACTGACTGGAAATTCGAGTGTCAGAGAATCACAACGAGAATGTACCAAGTTATCCCCCATTGAATGCCTTCGTTTTGATGACGAGGGCCAAGCTCTGAGATAAAAAGCAACTCTGCACTTAAACGGTTCCTGACAAAAAGAAAGTTCATGTCGGACCGCCCCCCAAAATGTGGAGTCTCTACTCCACGTCGAACCCTACGTCTCCGATCCTGAGAAATTCAGGTGCAACTTTCAAAACAGCATGCTCATTGGCATGGCCACCCTCCTCCTCCTCGTTCACACGATCTTCGTTGGTGCCAAGGCCGTCGATCGCTTTCTTTAAGTGATTCGTCCAGATTGGACGGATAACTTTTTTAACCTACGATTCATTCAGCTCTCCAATATCTTCGGGTGCTTGGGGAACGTAGGGTTCTGGGATCTCGACACGAGGAACAACGAGAGCGAGATTGTTCACAGCGTCCTGATCGATGATTAGACGATCGATTCCCTCTCCTGTCTCATCTTCCTCTTCTGGTTCATCGTAGTCGCGGTCGGCAATTCCGATTTCAGCGATGTCCTGATCGACGACTCGGAGGAGGTTCACACGTAGGGTGTAGAGATTGTAGAGATCAGGGTCGCTCTCAGTATCGAGCTCTATGAACTTCAGGACGCAGTCGAAGGAACAATAACATCCCCTCCAACCGCCCGTCAAGAGGGGCTCTCGAACAGCATGATGGTAGTTGCGGATTCGCCTTGAGCACTGAAGGCAGTAGCCCCTGAACCAGTCGTCGACCGGAAGATCGTTCTCATAATCATACTCGAGACTGTTGTCGGTGAACATCCTAGCACCACCAAAAATCACATTCACGTCGGGTTGACCTTCGTCCGTCGTCAAGATAGAGAAGTCCGTGTCTGGATAGGGGTTGACTGGACCGTAGACTCTGAAGATATCTCGGTCGGCACGAATGCGTGCAATTTCCTCCTCGTCGACCTGAAAGAGATTGACGAAGGCCTTCTTCTCTATCTCATTCATCCGTTCGAGTCGATCGATGAGAGCCTGCTTCGCTTGACCGGGCTCCTCCTCCTCGATCACGAGGTAGTTGTCGATTCGAGTCAGGAGATAGTCGGCAATGAGTTCGTTTGGAAGATCAGGATCGACTGGCTTCTTCTCAAGACGGGGAAGGTCACTCACCAGAATGTCGTAGTCACGAACATAGTTCGGAATCGGAGCATACTCGGAGACACGGTCAAGTTTATTTCTGAGGTACCGCTGGATGGCGACCACCCCCGGACCGTCCATCTCGGAGTTCTTCAAATACTCGAGAATCTGACGGATGAACTGTTCGTCGAGATCGATCGCGAAGACTTCCTCGAGAGTCTGGGCGTAGAGGGCAGCGTTCTTGTCCTGTTGATAACCAGTGATCAATGGTAGGATCAGACTGTGGTAGCCTTGATCACCCAATCCGGCATAGAGATTTCGAAGGTTTCGAACCTTGAACCGGTCCCTCAACGAGATGACCTCGATCTCAAGAGGTCGTATCTCGAGGGTCATGTCGTACTTGTCTCGAAGGATCTGTAGGTGCTGTCTGAAAGGCTCAATCGCCTCAGCCTGGCAGATGAAAGCCGTCAACTCGATGATCTCTTCATTCTTGAGTTGAGCCGTCCGCAGAAGATCCACTTGTATGCTCGACAGTGTCACCGGTACGGTTGCCATCTTTTTCAGGCCGATGAAATTTTGACGATTGATTTACTTTTGAGTGAGTCGAGAAGTTGAAATCAATCACGATCAGTAAATTCCCAATCGATTTCGATGACATCATCAGAAGTTGATGCTAGGCTCTCGACGGCCGATCGACTCTTGAGCAATGCCTGCCGAGAGTTGGGCTTCGATCCGAGGGAAGTCTTTGCCGATCTCAAGAAGGATCGATCCGTCGGCTACCGGCGAACGATCATCCGTCATGTCTTCTCCTTGACGGATCGACCCGAGGAGCATTCTCGTCTGGCCGGAGCCATCGTCATGTGGAGGCAGTATCTTGGTTCTCCGACCACGATCAGCGGCTACCTCAAGATCTTTGAACCCTACCTACGTGAGGATGTCGTCGCGTTCATGCGAGAGCATGAGGCCATTCTTCAGGCTGAAGTTGAGAAGAGGTTCCAGAACGATTTCAGGATGCACTTCTTCTCTGCGGGAACTCTCATCGAGACCTACCTTGCTCGAATCTCTTATGAGCACGATCCTCAAGAGATTCCACAGTTCTGCTGGCTCCGAATTGCCGTCGGTGAGTTCCAGAGTCGAGGTCTCCCTGAGGTTCTCCGCATCTATCGTCGTTTCTCTGACCGCGAGTGCGTTCCTGCTTCTCCGACCATCTTCAACATGGGCTTCAAAGAGGGAGCCTCCTCCTCTTGCATGATCTATGCGGTTGGCGATTCTCTCAAGGACATCCTCTCCGTGATGAAGGAGGGTGGAATGGCTTCGAAGAACAACGCCGGTCTTGGAATCGATTTGAGTGGTCTTCGACACTCGAATATCGGACGACACGGAATGAGCAAGGGAATCACCCCCTTGATGAAGATTTGGGACGATCTGACCATCTACATCAATCAGGGTGGTCGTCGTCCTGGCGCGGCTACGATTTCGACTCGTGTTCATCACTATGACACGATGGAGTTTGTCCAAATGGTCGACAAGGTCCGGGAGGATAAGGTGACCAGGATCAACACCTCCATCATGCTCTCTGATCTCTTCATGAAGAGGTGCCTCGAGGGTGGCAAGTGGAGCCTCTTCTGCCCGAAGCAGACACATCCTCTCAATCTCCTTCATGGGAAGGAGTTCGAGAAGCTCTACGTCGAGTTCGAAGAGAAAGCTCGAGTCTGGAAGCGCTATCAGAAGTATCAGGAGCTCAAGAAGCTGATCGCACTTCAAGAGGAGACTGAGTTTGAGGAGGAGCGTCTCAAAGAGATTGGCAAGAAGAGTAGCTACGACACAGTCTTCGACCGATTCCAGACAGAGAAGGGTCGTGACTTCTCCTCTCTCTACCAGGAACTTCATAGTGAGTTCGAAGGGAAGCCAGCTCCTCAGCGGGTCGACTCGAAAGAGTACGAGGCCGACGCAATCATGGACATGATCTGTGATATGCAGATTAAGACTGGAATGCCCTACATTGTTCACGGTTGCAACACAAACCGTAAGAACAACATGGCGAATGTCGGGCCGGTCAGAAGCATGAACCTTTGTCAGGAAGTGACCATTCCAGCTGTTCCCGGTGAACAGACCGGCTGCTGCAACCTCAGCTCAGTCTCTCTTCCTGCCTTCGTCCGCCACCCTGAAGGAAAGCCGGCCTACTTCGACTTCCTTGCCTTCGGTCAGTGTGTTCAGGATCTCGTCCTCTGCCTCAACCAGGTCATCGACGAAACAAAGAATGTTTCGAAGAAGGTTATCAAGTCGAATCAACTGAGCCGGCCAATCGGCATTGGAGTAAGTGGGTTTGCCGACATGTGCCACGAGCTCGATCTTCCCCCGGTCGACACGGAATCTCTTCCCCACTTCGTTGGATATGATCGCGAGGGAAATATTCTCTATCGCTATGAGTCCTACAGCACCGAGGCTCAGCCTGCCTATACAGAGGACGCCCTCAAGGAGAGGTCGATCAACCCTGCGCTGGCCGAACACAACTATAAACTCTGGTGTTGTATGTACTACAACGCCCTCTACAGGTCAAAGGAGGAGGCGAAGGTCCATGGTGCCTATCCTCTCTTCGCGACCTCGCCCACGGCTCAGGGTCGTCTCCAATTCCATCTTTGGCAGGAGGAGGAGAAGGAGACCGGTCGTACTTATCCCTTCAAGCTTCAACCTCTTGAGCCCTCGACCTGGGGACAGGAAGGATCGTGGGCCGAGCTCATCGAGGAGATCAAGAAGTACGGACTTCGAAACGCACTTCTTCTGACCTGCATGCCGACAGCTTCGACTGCCCAGATTCTCGGCAACTGTGAGTCGACCGAGTTCCACATGCAGAACATCTACAGCCGCAAGGTTCTCTCAGGAGACTACCCTGTGGTGAACTTCCACATGGTTCGGGACCTCCAGAGGATCGGGGTCTGGTCGAAGGAGACCTATAACAACATCATTGCCAACAACGGCTCGATTCTTCAGATCCCCGAGACCGGTCTTGCTCCTTCTCAGGTAAAGCGCCTTCGCTTCCTTAAGGAGAAGTATCTGACAATGTGGGAACTCCCTCAGAGGATCAGCGCTGAACTGGCTGGTCAGCGTCAGGTCTTCATCGATCAGTCGCAGAGCTGGAACGTCTACATTGCTCGTCCGACGAAGGATCTTCTAAAGGCTCTCCATACTTTCACCTGGGAGCTAGGCCTCAAGACCGGAATGTACTATCTCCGTTCACGCAGTCCCAACGAAGCCCTCAGGATTGGTCAGAAGACTCCCGAAGTCGAGCAGAAGAGGGTCGGCGAGCAGGTCGACCGAGGCCTCGTCGAAATTCAGGAACTGATTCGTGAGGCCCAGAAGACCAAACAGGCCCTCCTTGATCGTGAACGAGATGAGCTCATCGAAGAGGCCCTCATGTCGGCTGGGCGGCCTCAGGAAATCTGTCAGCTCGGCGCGAATGGCGAGTGTATCGGCTGCCAATGAAAAAAAGTTTTACCAGACAACTCTGGCGACACTCGAGATGCGATTGAGCTTCGAAATTGAGTCTTGATAGTTACTTCTGAGAGGAATGCACCCATCTTCATCATGTCGATCACCAAGCTCTCTCCTTCTACACGAGCCTCGGCGATGTCATCGGAAAGATTCAGCAGGGTGACCGAGTTCAGGTCCTCGTTCCGAGGGGTGAGGAACTCGAGGGCATCCAGATGGATTTTCGTGACTCGGTTCCAAATCCAAACATCTTCGTCGTCCTTGACAGATGAAGCTGGGGATGTCTTCATCGACGTCTGCCACTTCTAAAAAAGATGTATTACTAGCCCGGCTAGTAATAGATTATTCCTTCTTGACATATGTGACGGGTTCATCTCGGTAGACTGTCGTTACTTGAGGTGTGCGGGGACGGGACAGTAGGATGATCAGGATGATGATCAGAATGAGGAGAATACCGATCAACAACCAAAACCACCACTGCGTCCAGAATGGTGGAACGGTCGCGATTGTAGGAGTCGAAGGCTCCTGGGAGAAGTTGAGGACGGGGATCGGAGGCGAGGACGCCGATTGAGGATAGGACGCGAGGAGGGCGGGAGCCGGATTCTGAGAGGGGGCGTAGGGAGAGCGCTCCTCGTCATTTGCTTCGGTTGAGGCTCCTAGTGAGATGTTGTCAGACGAGACCACTATTGGCTTTCCCTGATAGGAGTCGTCTCGCCAGAGAGCCAGCTCCGGAATGTTGTTGAAGGCAAGGTTGATGAAGTCATTGGGAGTCAGGTTCATCTCACGCCAATTCGCCGTCGTCATCGGAGAGAATCGAGCGGTGTCCCTCTCTGGCTGACTTGTGAGTTCGTAGATCGTCGGTCCATTCTCCGAGAGCCGATGAGGTCTCGAGAGGTAACGCTTCTGACCGTCTACCCAGATGTAGATTGGATAGTCCGTTCCAGTTCGAAACTGGCCCGTCTCTGCATCGGCGAAGAAGTATCTCTCGCGGACGGTGTCGTTCGTCTCAAAATCGGTTGTCACGAGAGAGCTCGGACTCGCTGCAACAGTGACCGTCTTCTTGTCATGAGAGACCTTGTAAGTATAGACGACATTCTGACCGCGAAGACCGAACCCGATACCCTCCATCGTGGTCAAGTCGGGATTGGAAGGTCCACAATAGTTCTCGTCTCCTTGGCAGTCGGCCGGCGAGTAGATGAGCTGATCTCGAGTCCGAGGTCGCGTTTCAAGGAAGTAGTGGGTCACATTCCCTGGATCGAAGTTCTCAAAGTGTATCTTGTTGATCTCGGCCCGCTCCTGCCACTTCAGTTGAGGCTGGAGGATAGAGAACCCGAAGAGATTCTCTGTATCATTCGACGAAACCAGTCGATAATGGTTCTTACGATGAGTCGCCTGCAGATAGTAACTTCGATCATCGAGATGAAGACGAGGAGTGTAGAGACGACCAAGATGTAGACCCCTCCTCTCTCGGAGAAAAGGAGGGAGCTCATCTATGACGAAGGCGGCGGCCTCTCCACGACCGGAAGTTCCTAGGATGACTTCGGACCGGTCTGGGGAGACTGAATAAGAGATTGGAATAATTTTCCGAGAAGTCGTGCCTCCCGATCCCTCATCGACCAGGGTCACGTAGAGAATGAGCTGATTCGACATTTTTAGAGTCGAGGAATTTTATTTGCGAAGCGAGTTCTCTTACAAGATGTAGATCTGGTATCCGATCGTCATGAGGAAGGACCTCTCATAAAGGAGGAGGCTGTCCTGATCTTTAAAGTAGGTGAAGTTCTTGACCTTCTTTTTCCCGACGATGATGAAGGCGACTTCAGCATACTGGAGGAGGTCAATTGTCTGAAGTGACTGATACGAGAGTGAGAGGAACTTGTTCATCAGCTTACTGAACCGATCGAACCGGTCCATCATACCGAGTTCATGAAACTTTCTCCGAAACCTCTTCTCGACGGTCCTGAAATCGTACTGAGTTGGGCTCGACTTCGAGATCAGTCGATCAACATTATGGATCACATTACTGTTGAGACTCATTCCGATTCTAGCAAGTGCTCCTGCCATCGTGATCTGACGATATCGGATGATCGGCTCGATGAAGATCCAGAAGGATCGCGGAATGAGCTCGATCTCATCATTGGAGAGACGAGATCGAAGGAATCTGGGGAGATCAAACCGACACTTTCCTCGAGAGGAGATCGACGTGTATCTCGAATAGAAGCTGGAGGAGTCCTCTCCTGAGATCATCTTGTGACCACCGATGATCACCTCGATCAGACAGACCATGAAAGCCCAGAGTTCAGAACTGAAGACATCTCGATCTTCCGGGGGAGAGTATCGATCGATTCCACCATACTGAAGATCATGTCGGGTCACATGATAGGACTTTCCAAAGTCGGCTAGCTTGAAGATCGTTTCACCATCGACCGTATTGACGAGGATATTGTTCGTCTTGATGTCATTATGGAGTAGATTGAAGTAGTGCATGACTCCGAGAGCCCCTCCAATCGCCGTGATCAGGTTGGGAATCTGGCGCATCCTCTCCTCGAAGGAAGTTCGGCGAGCCCATTTAGCTAGGTTGCACTCAAGGGGTTCGAGGAGGATGTAGCCACGTTTCTGCTCGTTATCGAAACAGAAAGAGTGGAGGGTCACAACCGACTTGACCGGCTTCAGCTTGATCAACATATCGATTTCATTTAGGAAATCAGGAGGATACCCAAGACTTTTGTCCTGAAGCTTTGTCTCTTTGACTACACGGGGTCCGTCCGGAGTATCATAGAGGGTGACGGTGCCAAAGGTTCCCTCACCAAGACTCTGTCGTCTAGTTGACCTGGCGAGGAAGTCTCGCGGAACGAAGGAGCATGTCGAATTCATCCTTTTCTAGCCGGGAGATAGTTTTAAGGAGACGATAGAATTCTTGAGACTCGATCTGAGAAGTCGACTTCTCTAGAGGGGTCTGTAACTGATCCTCTTATGACAGGAGAGGTCGATAGAAAATCTTCTTCGAGACCAACCCTTATTCAGAGGATCGACTTCTATGAACCGACCGGGACCTATGGTGCTTTCTCCAACTTTTTCGAAACTCCAATCACGATTGATGGTCTGATCTACCCGACTTTCAGACGCAGAAGTTTCACGGGCCGACTTCGACTCCCCGAAGTCAGAAGTACTCCCAGTTGGTCGCTGCTCAGTCGACTCCGAACAAGGCGAAGATCCTGGCGAACCAGCAGATCAAGGGAGGCTACAAGTGGGTTCAGGATCTCAATGCAGCCATCCAACATCAAGACGATTCGACCAGGCGATCAAATGACTGGGTCTTTCCATAAGGAAGTTATCAATGATAAGACGGCCGCTTCTACACCATCTAAAAAAGCATTTCAGTCCACCTGGACTGAAATGAACCGCTTACTGCGTCGCTGGTGTCGGTGCCGCTACGACAGGCCAAGTCGTGTGCTGCTGAATATAGAAGATGTATCGAAGGAGAGCCACCTTGAATTTCGCTCTGATCTCTTGACTTTCTTCAGGAGTCTTTCCGGTGACGCCGCTCATGAGCTGTGAGGCGACGTAGTTGAAGTAGGGAGCGAAAAGTTCTGGAGTGATCTCATTGACATTGTATCGGTTTCTCATGTCGAAGACGATCCAGTTCGCCGTTGCAAGAAGGGTCAAGTTTCGATGATTCAAGGGAACATCCGCCACAAGGATACTGACGAGCACACTTCTGAGCTGTTGATTGATCCAAGTGAACTTGTCCCGATAGATCTTGTCCAGGGTCCAGGTCAAGTTCTCCTGTTGCGAGGCGCCCCGATCAGTGATCTGTCCGGAGGGCCGTTCGCTAAAGTGGAACATTGTCCCCTGAATCGACCGGCGGTCGGCTGTGAACAACAAGGGCTGTTCGGACATCTTTCTAGGAACTCTGATAATTTTGTCTAGTTTCATCTACCGCTTCAATAGCTTTGCGAGCTGAGCCTGACGCTCCTTGAAGTTAGTCGGGGCTACCTCGATGGCCTCCTTTTCTCGGTCCTTCTTCTTACGGCCCTGAAGTCGTTCCTGGATAAGTTTTTGTCTCTCCATCATCGACTCATGGCTGACAAGAAGTCCTCTTTCGATTCGATCTCGAGTGATGTATCGCTTCCGGAGCTCGTCCTCCTCTCCATCTACGAAGCGTGCATCGATCTGTCCAGTTGCCTTCTTCTCGAGGAGTTGTTTCTCTCGTTCTTCGAGTTCTCGAGTCCACTTCGATGGAAGCTGACCCTGTCGAGAAAGACTCTCTTGCGAATTCCTTGCTGTCGTCAACCAGAGATCGACAATCGGGGCGATCGACATCGCTAGCATTTCGAGGAGTGACTCGGAATCAGTTGGAGCAACCGAACTATTTATCAGAGGAGAGAGCGATTGAGTCACACAGAGATGAACATTCTTCAACATCTTGGCGAGACCAGAAGCCGAGAGTGAGTCGGGTCCGGTCTGCTCGGCCATGTCGATCATCTGACCAAGTAGATTCTTCTCGTAGGCGGATGGGGTCCAGTTCGCCTCAAAATCAACGAGATCTGGGTAGATCCTCTTGATGCGATCGAGCCAGTCCGGCGACAGTCTAGTGAAGACATCCTTATAGATCTTTCGTCGGAGGTCGGCTGGAAGAACGATTCGAGTCAGGTCAGAAAGATCTCGCTTCGAGAAGACCTCTCTAACTCGATCCAGAATGAAGGCGCGATCTCCACCAGAGTTGCGTCTTCTTAGGAGAGCAAGCTCAGCATCGACTTGAGCTTTTCTCTCATCAGTCAGCTTGTCCTCGACATCCGAAACGACAGCAATCCATCCGTCTTCTAAATCGGGAACCGGGCTACTTGCAGCATAGATACGTTTAAGCGGCCAGGCCGAAGTCACGAGCCGATAGAGGAAACTTAACATCCTGCCTTTATAGAGGAGTCATTAATTCTCATAAGGATCGACCCGACCCGGAGTTTATAGAATTTTTATCCAGCGACGGCTGGGTAAAAGAGGTCTACTGAATTCTAGACAGATGTTCGGCCCAGAGGAGGTCGAGGAACTCACGGCACCGCTCCCTTGAAATCTTCTTCTCCTTGATGTCGGTTTCGGTCCAGTCGACCTTGAGATGACGAGTACTCGAGACGACTCGACGATAGACCCGATCGAGATCCTGGAAGTATTCAAGGGTGTAGCCGTTGATCTCCTTCCTGTTGCCCCTCCTCTTCATCCTCTCGAAGGCAACCTCGGGAGGACAGTCGAGGAAGACGGTGTAGGTCGGATGAAGAAAGTTCGTCGAAATCATCTTCATATAGGACTCGAACTCCTCATCATTAAAGAAACCCTTCTCCTTCTGCATCAGAGCGAAGGTGTAGTCTCCGAGGAGACATCGATCGATCAAGACGATCTTGCCCTGACGGGAGAGCTCATACGCCTTCGTCAGAACGACCTTCCGATCGCGAGCCACGATCACTTGGAAAGGAAAGGCGTACTTGTTCATGCTCTCAGTATAGAGGGATAAGAGGGGCTCGGGTATCTCCTCAGGGAACCAGACCACGTCGAGACCGATTGAGGTCAAGTATTCGTAGAGAGACTCACCTAGAGTCGATTTACCGACTCCAATCAGACCTTCGAGGACAATAATCGCCCCCATCAAAAAGGAATACTTGAGTTTCTCCTTGTTCGGTTCGGCTTCTCTGAAAAGGCGAGCCAGGTCGTTCTTGATCTCATAATCGCTTCTCGGCTTGGGCACCTCGCAGACCGACTGAAGTTGTTCAACTGTAATCAGAGGAACGATAGATCCCTCCGTCAGATCAATAGGAACCTGAGCAAGAGCCGCTGACATCTCCTCTTTCAGACGAGAGCCGGCTTCAAATCAGCCATCAAAACTTCACTTGTCTACTTCCTTCTTGGCTACTTTATCGAGTCGAATTTATGTATGTCGATTAATTTGTAGAATCGATGGCCCAAATATGAAGCGAAGTTAAAAGAAGATCTCTGGAATGAGGTTTGCTTTGGAGCCTCGATCCTATTCGGATTCGTAGGCTCGACCAGCCGAACCAGTCAGCTCGAGGAGTGTTTCTGGGTCTCTCCTCAGAGATTTCTCGAGATTCTCTTGAGGGAACCTTGGGTCTCTCTGAAAATAATCCTCCTCCTCACAAAGTTGATGTCCGCCCGTTACAACCAGAATCACCGTTTCAGTCGGATTCCTCCGGTACGGCGAGAGGACCGTGAAAAAGGACCGACTCCAAATGGAACCGTTCCTCCGGGGAAGTGCCCCGTCGTTAGCAATGTCACTCCTGGTCCTCCCATTCCAGGACCTGTCGTCAGTCCGACGAATGGCCAGCAACGAGGTCCTGTCGTCAGTCCGACGAATGGCCAGCAACGAGGTCCTGTCGTCAGTCCGACGAATGGCCAGCAACGAGGTCCTGTCGTCAGTCCGACGAATGGCCAGCAGATGAATGGCCAGCAGATGAACGGACAACAGATGAACGGACAACAGATGAACGGACAACAGATGAACGGACAACAGGTTCCTGGTCGAGCTCAGATCGGTTCGTCTCGGGCCAACAACGGAGCCTGGAGTATGCTTCAACAGGGTGGTCAGTATCAAAGTTCGCAGCCTGTCTGGCAGCCTGATCCTGAGGTCAGGACGAGCATCGGTCAGATCTCGCAGGCTCCAATCGTTTCGCAACCGACTCAGCCGGTGATGAGACAGCAGATCTGGACCCCTGAGCCGAATACTCGTTCGAGTACCGGTCAGCTTACTCAGCCTAGCAATCAGCTCAATCTGAACGAGGTCGGACAGAGCTATCTGGCGGTCGACTCCGATGGTCGCATCATCCTGGCCCGTGATGGAGCGACCTATCAGCTGGCTGGAGATGATCAGGGTCGCGTTCCGATTCAGGCGGATGGTCAGTGTGGTGTCTGGGTCCAGATCGTTCCCAACTCGACTCACAGTTCGGGACCGAGTATGGCTCAGATGATTCGAGGTCAGGAGGGTAATCAAATTATCAGTGGAATGCAGAGTGGTCCCGTCTCTCCTCCGACCCCGGTCGCTCCAACAACTGCCAATGGGATCAGACAGACTCGCGGTATGGTCTCAACTCAACCCAACTGGTATCAACAGCAGTTGGCTCAGAGCACTGACGACTGGTATGCGACTCAATGGTAAAGACCAGAGAGCTGAAATTCCAATAAGACTATTGGAATTCCAATAATGAAGACTTCGATGACCGCAAATCTTCTATCCGATCCTGGTTCCAAGGATCTGAAGAGCCTCGATTCCAGCGACGTCGAACTTGTTCCTCTGAGATACGAGATTGTTCGAACGAGACAGGATATAGGCGGTTGAGTCGTCTGGATAGAGAGGGCCAAGCTGTTTCCTTCCAAGTTCATTCAGGATGTACTCGAAATTCTTGATCACGAGCTGGAGCATTTGAGTTTCGTTCCATAGTAGTCGCGTGAGAAGGCGAGGAATTCTCACCTTGATAGACCGTATCCACGTCGAGAGGTCTCTGATTGAATTGTCGATAGACGTAGTCGCACCAGCCATATGGTCCTCGAATATACAGGTAGGCCCCTGGACCAAGTCTCCGAACAACTTCTCTCTGGTGATCCAGATCACCGAGAGGGACAAGCGGAGTCAGAATTGCTTCGATCAGATGGTGCAGTTCAGTCTGAATCAAGCCGCAGCTCACATCGATCTTCATTGCTGGTCGCATCGTCTCGAGCCCGATTCCCAATTCCTCGAGCTCATCTCGAAGGTAGAAGAGAAGGAGGAGATTCAAGATGATCAGACAGTCGATCTGAATGGGAATGGGTCTCCCAATAGCGAAAGGTCTCATCGACCGACCAGTCGCCCCTCAAGAGAAAGGTCTTGGAACCAAAGCTTCTGGTAGGGCTCTCCCAGATCAAGCTCCTCCTGATTGGTCTGGAAGTGCCACTTCGATGAATCGATCATCCTATTGATCGCGTCTCGAACTCTCATGATCCGATCTGACGACTCGAACTATTGCTCTCTCGAAAGGGGAGAAGAGTCGCAATATAGGATCCATCATCCAGGCGAACAAGATTACTCGCACCAGTCCCATCTTAAGAGACGGCCGATGATTAAAAAAAAGTGGATTTGAAGGCACCCGTCACTCTGATCGTCACCACCTATGAATTGACCTCAGAGAGTCAGTATAAGCCGACTCTCTCACATAGCTTCTACGGAGACGACATCACTTCGGCCTTTGGAGTGGCCAAGTCGCATCTGAAGACGGACGAATTCTTTAGATCTTCTCTCGAAGGAGAGATGCCTTGGAGAGGTTCCTTTCTTTGTCTGAGCAACAATGGAGTTATCCTCGGCGGAATACCCATACAAGAAGACCCAAGACACCGAGATTCTTCTGAACGCACTGGCTCAGGAGGCTCGTCGTCTCGGCCCTATCAAGGAAGAACTCGGAATTCTTCAACAGATCGAGATTCTCTCTCGCGAATAACTTCACAGAGTCATTCCTCAGGAATGACTTGACGAATCTTACATGATCGTGCAACCGCCGGCACTCCTTTCTGGAGCTGAAAGGTTCCCTGATCATAGGGATTCAAACTGGAATAGGTTCCCTTGACCATGTCTGGACCCTCCTCGGACACGACTAGAGTGAGCTTCTGAGCTGGCAAGAGAGGCCGAGATCGATCTCTCTTGAACATCGGCCGTTCCAGTCAGAACCTGACCAGAGCGAAAGATTCCAGTGTAGTTGACCTTAAAGGAGGTCGTGTAGCCAGGGCTCTGAACGAACCCATTCTCATTTGTCTGAAGATCGACCTCGATCTGACCTGAGGCGACCCCAGGCGGATACTGTATCGAGTTGAACTGACCGGACCACTTCTCCATCTTTCTTCGGGGCCGAAGAGTTTGAGAGATAGTACAGCTGCTTGTCGATCCAGTCGGGTTCAAAACAAAGGTTCCTTGATCTCATAGATACCGTCCAATTCGTCAGCAGTCTGATGAAGTAGGATCACCTCGAGAAGTTACCTTGATTCGATTTCCTGAGACCAGAGCAGCTGTGATCTCATCATCAAACCGACAAAAAGCGTAATAGGACTCCTTCGATTCGATGCCGAGTTGCCCAAAATGAATTTGAGGTGAGCTCTCCCGTCCAACTGACGGTCGAAGATGGAAGTTCCTCGACCATGGCTGATCTTGACGTCCTTGAGGGTGGTTTGAAAAGTGACAGCTCGAATTCTTTTCTTTGAAGAAAGCAATCTCTTAGAAAAGAATGGGGATCCCTAAGTTCTTCAGTTGGTACTCTGGTCACCAGATCTTCCGAGCGACTATAAGTAAGGTGGTCCCTCCGAATGTCGACATCTTCGCGATCGACATGAATGCTCTCATCTATAACAACCTGGACCTTCTTGACATCAAGGTCATTCGAGAGCAGGGCATACTGGTCTTCTCACAAGAAGAGCTTTATCGCAGACGATACGAGGTCTTTCAAGGCGTCTTTCGGGACGTTATCGGATTAACTCAGACCATTCGCCCACGGAGAAGCCTGATCATGGCCTTTGACGGTGTTGCTCCGCAAGCCAAGATCAACCAACAGCGAAGTCGTCGCTACAAGGCTGCTGCTAACCGTCAGCCTGACGCCGTCTTCGATACGAACTCAATCACTCCAGGGACCGACTTCATGATCGACCTCGACCAGTTCATTCGTCGTGAGCTTCAACGAATCGCCAGCTTGACTCCAGAACAGGCTCGCCGGGATCCTTATGCGACGATCCTTCCACCCAACATTGTCTATTCCTCACATCTCGTCCCAGGTGAGGGAGAGCATAAGATTGCCGACCACTTACGCGCAATTCCGTCGTCTGGTCAGACCGTCGTTGTTCACGGAATGGATGCCGACTTGATCATGATCTACCTTCTTCGATTGCGTCAGGATTGGGAGAACATCTACCTGTTCCGTGAGCATAAATTGGAGGGTCGTGGTGGAGTCCGTAACTACGCTGTCGAGACAATGATCAATTTGCGAGCACTCGAGCGGGTCATTCGTGCACTCTACCCGGGAGTTCCCGATCCAGTCGACGACTTTGTCACGATCACCTTCCTCATTGGCAATGACTTTCTCCCCCATTTCCCCTCGTTCGAACGGATTTATGACGCCCTCGATACGATCATCTTCGGTTACAGTCAGTACCTGGCTGATAATCAGACGGGACCAGTGCCGGCTCAAGGACTCACATCGCCTGGATCGATCAACTGGAGGGAACTGGCTCGTTTCTTTGAATACGTGACGACCCGGTACGATGATACGCTCCTTCAGAGGTGGGCAGAGAACACCGATGCCCAGATCAAGTTCCCCTCGGCAGTCGCAGAGAGATGCATCACGACAAGCCGGATTGTTGGAACTCAGAGTCGCTGTGTCAGGACCCTTGACATCCCCATGTTCAAGACAGAATGGTACAAATATGTCTTCGGACCCAAGACGGGCAAAGGAACAATCACTCCGACTCAGGATGACATCAACAACCTGATCAAGTCGTATCTCGAGGGAATGGCTTGGGTTCACTCCTACTATCTGAATGGACAGAGTGCTGTCAACGTGGGTTGGTTTTACCCGAATCACTACGCTCCACTCTTCTCTGATCTTCACACCTACATCATGGCTTCGCCGACGATCACCTGGGAAGTCAACCCACTCCAGATCTTCTCAGAGACGGTGACGCCCCCTGAGCAGCTCGTGATGGTCCTGCCGCCTGCATCTCTGACGACGGTACCTCCACCTCTTCGACCTCTCTATAGTGAACAGTCACCGATCTTCGATCTTCTCCCGACAGGCTTCAAGGTCGATGCTCAAGGAAAGATGGAGGAGTGGGAGTCGATCGCTATTCTTCCAATCCCAAACCCGAATCGAGTCAGGCGAGCCGTCATGCTCCTGGGACTACCACCTCAGTTCTTTGCTCGATTCGCTCCTCAGGAGCCCCTTGTTATCGAGAGGGACTTTGTTCGCACGATGGCGGCGTCTAGAGGAGGCGGGCGAGGTCGAGGTGATCGAGGCGGTAGAGGAGGACCGCGAGGGGGTGGACGAAGTCGGAGAGGACCTCGAGGTCGAGGAGGACGTGGTCAGGGAGCTCCCGGAAGGGGCCGGTCGGCATTTGTTCTTCCAACGATCCCGAGTGAGTCCGTCGCCCTCCGACAGACTCTTCTCTAAAAAAGTCGATACATGCAACAACATGCATCGGCAAAATTTTCTTCAGTCTACAAACGATGACGACGTTAGATTCTATTAACCGGACCCCATATCAAAAAGGAGACGCGATCGACATCTACCTGACAAAACCGGACCCACGCAATCTTCCCGGCTTCATGAGGGTAATTCAGGAGGCCTTCGAGCTCGATCCTGATTTGAAGAAGTCATACAAGAGTCCAGCTGGACTCTACCTGACCTTGATGAACCGATATGGTCGATTCTGGATGGACCCGAATGAGACCCTCTGGTATCGTGATCAGAAGGCTCATGACCATGAAGTCAAGAAAGTAAGTGTGAGCAACGGATCTATTGCTCGAGTTAATTGCGAGATCATACCGACCATTGCATTGGCTCAACTCAGACAGCTCCTCTCAACGAGTGGCCCGAAGTGGTCGTCCCTTTATGATCAGATCTCACAACACCGAAGTCACATCGAGAGGTCGATCGAAAAGGTTCGACCCATCACGTAAGCGATCTACCTCGATTCGAGGTAGATCGATAAGACTCATCGTTCTACTAAGATTCCGCTGTCCGTTGATAACGGAATCGCCTTTTTAAGGGAGACTTGTTCCCTACTTGCGCCAGCACCAGATCGGGTAGCCGTAACTCTTCTCCTCGTCGGTCAGGGCAATGATTCCGAGGAAGTTGCCCTTCAGATCCTTCGTCACAAACTGGTGCATGTTCGAGGCATACTTACCGGCCTTCGTGTCGGACATATAGATGATAAAGTATCCACCCGTTGCGAGGGCATCCCAGGCCTTCCTCAGATATGGGTAGAAGAACTCATTTGTCCACTTATCAATCGTACCGCGACCATGGACGGACTGCTTTGGATCGTCCGAATAGATCTCGAAGTCGAAGAAGGGAGGGCTTGTGAAGATGGTGTCGTAGGAGCCTGGAGTCAGTTCGACCTTGAGGAAGTCCTCCGAGACGATCGAATACTGGAGCTCGGGATTATGAGCATGAATGAAGCCGATCATTTCATCGTAAGCCTTTCGAAGACGCGGATTTGGATCGACTCCATGGTAAATGGTGACTCCAGCTGCAGCTGCTCCGAGACAGCGGTCACCCCAACCGGCCGAAGGGTCGAGGACAACTTTGGATCCGAAGTATCTGAAGAGCGCCTTCGTCACGGCAATCTTGAAGGTTGTGCATTCGAGTCCTTTACCGTTCAGATAGACCGCCTCACGAAGCCAGTGTTTGAGCGGACGGTCATCCCCCTTGGTTCGAGCAACTGACTGGTACTGCTGAGCCTGCGTCAAGATTTCTGGGTAGTGCGTCATGTAGTAGTCGTAGGGAGACATGCGATCCTTCCTAGAGGCGTGCATCCGGGCTTCCTCAGAGAAGTAATCGACGAGCTTATTCACCATACTATAACATGGTTCGGTCGTGACGAAAGCGACGGTCTCGCCCTGAAACTTCCACTCGAACCCTCGCGGAATCGAACGCCATGAGTTCATGTCCTTCGGAAGCGTAATCACTTCAACTCGAACGAGGTCGAGAGAGACTGCATTCTTCCAGAGCTCCTCCGGATCGATAAACTCTCGCTTGTAGGGGAAGGGGGGAATTTCCATCCCCGCGGTCACCTTGTCTCGAACAAGTTGAGTCGAGGCAGCCATGTAACGATCTGGCAGACTAGTTCAAGCTGGATTCAGTGATCAATTTGGAAAATCCATCCACTTAGAAACTACCAAAGATGAAGCGACCTCGATCTCCGTCTCCTCCTCTTCCCGAGGTCCTCATGGATGCTGGACTCGTTCTTCCAGATCGACCGAACCTTTCTCTCTAGTTGCAGAACTATCGTGAACGGAACGAGTTCTGGTCGAAGGACCTCGAGCTCGACTGCGATCAATGATGATGCTCAGTTTCACTTGATCTCAGAATGAGATCGAGTCTCGAGACTCGATTTCCCCTCGTTCCCTTCGAGACTCCGACCTTCTACCTGGTCAACTGGCTCCGTGACCTCGAGGGAACGACTATCGATCCCTTGAATATAGCATCGTCTTCCTTCGGATCTGTCCAGGTAACCCGATGGGACCCTATGAGATTTATTCAGAAGAAGAGCTGATCGCAACCTTCCTGCAATCCGAAATGGAAGTCACCCCTCTTTGGTCCAGTCGACCCACTCGGTTCGAAGAAACTCACTCCCTTCGAGCTCGCCAGAATCGAGAAGCTCCTCCAGGACCTCGTCCCAAGCTACCCGGCAACCGAGACTCTCCTTGATGTGATGACGGGTATTCGATCCGGAATCACACGTCGTCTTCAAGTAGTCGATGAATTGAAAGGATCACCAAGTGAGGAGATGAAGGGTTTCTTCTATGCTGGATTGATGATGCGAGGTTGGTCGAGTCGATGATATTGCTCTGATCGATCGACTAATAAGTCTCCTATCAAGTCCGAAGCCGTGGCTCGAACTTCCTCTCTTCAACTATATCGTCGTTCCGAAGCCCTTTCTGGCTGAACCCGATCCATTACCGGATGAACTTTTGGCACCCAGCCCCAGAAATCGATCCAATCCTTCTTGCACCATTAGAAGAGGATGCATTCGAGCAGTTACTTCGAGAACTGGTTGAACAAGGGAGCGAGTTGGATGAGGCGTTGACGTCAGATGGGGGGTTGACCATTCTTGAACGAATCCTGATCATCCTGAAGAACGAGAATGACTACTCCTGCATCCGGCTAAGTTCTGGGTGGTTCTGCTCGGCTGCCTGGTACTACTTGAACCTCTTTCGGATCGAGGACCTGGCCTGGATCAGTTGAGGATCTTTTGATAACTTCCTGGTGCCACCTGAACCCTCACTTTGGAATCCAACCGTTTCGGATCGAGGACCTGAACTTCATTCGAGTTCGTTCCCCAAGTCCAAGGTCGAGTCAAGAGGAAGAGAAGAAGGAGGATTACCATGATTACCAGAGGAACAACAAGATCCCATCGACAGACGACGAAGTGGAAGAGACTCGAAGCAGTTCCGGTCCAGGAACTTCCCTGAAGCTCTTCGACATAGCTGTCGTCCTCTGAGCATGGCCGGTTCAGGTAGTGGTCACAGATCGTACAGGGGTGTCCAAGTAGATAGGGAATCGTGACGAAAGGCTGGTTGTATTGACGAGCTACCTCCGTGATCATGTCGGGGCCGGTCGTCCAGATCACCTTGAGATCTCCAATGATATACCAGGGACGATTCTGACTTCTCCTCTTGATCTCTTCGATGCAGCGGAGCCAGAAGGGACACTTCGGCTTCGATGCCATGAAGGAATTTGTATAGCCGTTCAGGTTGGGAGTCCGAACAAGGTAGAGATCCCCGTCCCCTTTGAAGAGCTCATCGAGAGGCCGTTTCAGCTTGATGTCGAGATCCATGTAGACTCCTCCATATCGATAGAGACGAAGGTATCGGACCATGTCGACACGATAGATCTCCCGATCGAAGCTCTGGTACAAGGAGAGGTACTGAGGGAATTCCTTCCGGACGAAGTCGAGATTCTCTTGATCATCGGTCAGTCGATACTTCCAACCTGGACAGTAACGTCGAATACTTTCCGGAGACTCTTTCCACTTGTCGGGGACCTGATGAGTCTTCCAGGTCTGCCAGACGATCCTCGGAATGGCCATTTTTAACATCCGGTAGGATGTTAAAAGAAGTTCATCGATGAGGGTAAATAGGTGAAGTTCAGTGAGAGGGAGTTTCGATGGCATTCATCTTGATGGGAGGCTCGAGTCGGCAGTTATGCAAATTGTAACTCGCGATAGCCGCGCGGGTATGACCAGTCTCATCATAACCCGTCAAGACGACATTAGCTCGATTCATCCTTGAAACGGGGAGCCCAGCTCTCAGGAACCTTGATTCCCTCGTAGGCAATGAGGTTCCTCTTGATCGAGACGGATGAATGACCGAAGTGGTTTCCCTTGAGTGTCTTCAGGAGGCGGACGGCTTCCCTCTTCGAGGAAGAGTGGTCCAGGAACATTAATTTGGAGAGACTTTTCGGTCACTTGGATCGGAAAGTTACTTGCGGGCGGCTACGACAGTGCCCTCCTTCGATTCGTCGCGCTTGGCTACCGGCAGAGCCATTGCTTCAAGCTGCTCAACTTTAATCACCGGCTCGGGTCCCTTCTGTGTATGCCTCAGGTAGCACTTCATGCAGACCGGCATGTACTTATCGGAAGCACCAATCTCCTTCTGGGGACCTCCTGGGTTCAACTTGGCTGTGAAGCTGGCATTCACAAGGCGGCCTTGTTGCTTCAAGCACGGCTTACAGAAGGCGGTCAGTCGAACGATATTCTGTTGTTCACAGATCGACTCGAGGTCATGAACACGCCCAAATGGCTTCAGATTGGAGTCACCGTCAAGGCTCGCAATGATGACGATCTTACCTTTGTTGAAGACAGCATCAATAGTCCACTCGACGATATCGGGGAAGAACTGGCCTTCATCAAAGAAGATCGCCTTGTAGGGATCGGGGTTGATCTCGCTGGCTCGCTCAGCCAGGACGCGATCAATCTTTGAGGAGAGGCCTTTGTATTGAGAGTGATGAGTCGAGACAAAGATGTCACCGGCAGCCGTCTCCCTCTGATGGTCGATGTGGTTGACGAAGAGACATTTGATTCCAAGATCGGTCAATGTCTCGGCCTCTTCGATTAGACGAGTCGTCTTCTTCGAAAACATCGGACCGAAGAGGAGCCGACATGTTCCAGCCTGGTGCGTCATCTTGGATTTCTCTCTTGGATAAGTTGATCTCGAGGATCATTTCTCGTTGGCATCATAAGAAACTGTTCTCCCAAAGTAGAGGCGGAATTGTGGTCCATCCATGGAGACAGCCTACCTTCTCGAAACTTCTAGAGAGGTCGTCAGCTGGCTTCCATCTTGTTCAAGATCCAAGTCGTGGCCTGGTTCTATCTCAACGAGTTCTATAAGAAGGCTCCTTTCGACCTCGAGCGACTCCGAGAGATCCTATAGTCTTCTCTTTGAAAGTCCCGCTCCAAAAAGCTTTTTGCGCCGAAGAGGCGCAAAAAGAAATTCTCGCCAGTATCTAAATAACCCGACGCAACTATTATGAACGTGCAGTATTACCGAGACAAATGGGATGAGATCCATGAAAATGCAGCCAAGGTTCAGCGTGGTCGCTGGTCTCATCGTGACTTTTGCGATTGGATTAGGGAGGTCCCCAGACAACTCCCTTGTAAGATCTGCCGGAACCATGCCACTGCTTATCTAGAGTCGAATCCGCCTGAGTACTCTCATAATGCTTTTGATTGGGCATGGAGGTTCCACAATGCAGTCAACGCAAGACTTGGAAAGGACTTCTACGACTACAATAGGGCCGCTCGAAAGTACGGAGTCTAAAATAAAACGTTTTCCATCCTAAGGATGGAAAAGTCGACAGAAAAATTGTCCCGACCTAAAAACAGAACTACGATGGCTTGCAATTGTCGACGCACGAATGGCAACGTCTCTCTATCGACTGCTCTGACTCCAGTCGCAGTTCAGCCTCTCACTTTGACTCCAACTTCACTCTCAGTTCAGCCTCTCACTTTGACTCCAACTTCACTCTCAGTTCAGCCTCTCACTTTGACTCCAACTTCACTCTCAGTTCAGCCGACTTTGACCTCAGTTGAGATTCAAACCAACCGACGTCAGGACCACATGATGACTTCGTCTCAATCTCGTCCACGTCAACTCCACCACTGGTGATGAAGAGATCTCCTTGCGATAGCAAGAAGGTCAACTTATCTAGAGGCCCCTGTCGCTGTCGAGGTAATTAATCACACCACCGTACCGATAATCGACCCGCTTTTCTTTAAAGCGTCGTCCGACTTTGATCCTTAGACAGACCGTCGTCTGATCAATCCGTTTTACGTTCTTGACTTCGGCATAGTATTTGGCTGCGTCGACTTTCATTCCGTTGAAGACACCGTTCGAAATGGTGCTGTCTCCCACGACTGGAAGGTCGAAGTAAGTTCCAAGCTTGCTCCACTGCCTGAGATGCGTATAGATATAGAACCAGACCGGACCCTTCGACCAAGTCGTGTCGTTCCGAATGGCTTTCGTCATGATAAAAGGAGCTAATTGTGTTACGGGCTTGGCTCCCATTCGTCTTTATAAAATAGGCGAGAATTTTCGATAGATTCGGGCCTGGTTTTCTATTGAGATAGAGGAACTTCTTTCTCCGGGTTCTCGAGGCACTCAATCAGGAGCCTGCGCTGATTCGGTTGAAGTTCTTTCGGGAACTCGATCTCGAAGAAAATGGAAAGGGGTCCCCTTTCTGGAACTATCCTCGATCGGTCGGTGAGGTTCTTCTAGGAGGTGGAGTCACGTTCTACTTTCTATCCTACCTCGCCCTACCAATCACTATCTATGCACTCCTCCTTCTTCAGCTCTTGATCTTGTCAGTACCGAATTGGACGAGTCTACATGGGAGCGGTTGCCTTCTCTTCATTCTGTCCGACATCTTTGTCCTGATCGAGCTCATCTTGAAACACTCGAACCAGATCGTTGTTCCCCTTCGAGTTCTTCCTACAGTCGGACTATCAATCTACTGGATCGCTCTAAGTCATGAACCAGTCGTCAAGTCGGTTCGCGAAGTGAGTCGCTAGGTAAGTTGCTGGATCGAGGTTCCTCTGATAGATGCGCTGAATCACAGCGGTCAGGTTCGAGTTGTAGATCTGGTAGCCGACGGCTTGAAGAAGGAGTCTCTCAAACTCAATAACAATTGGACCCCCAACCTGACTGACTGAAATGACGAGATCTTCGTTATACTTGGCGGCGATCCAGAGGGCGGCAAGAGCATAGGATGGAAGATCAATCGAACTACTAGTCATCGAAAGATATCGAGTGAACAACTCAATGGCAACGACTTGAGTCGCTCGAGAAAGACGAAGTGAACTCGCGGTCTGAAGGAGAAGATCGATCGAATCTGAGTCGATCTGCCTTGGTGCTTCGACGTCGAGAAGAGTCAGGAGATGATCAGAAGCAATTCGTAGATGGAAGTATGAAAGGATCTCGGTTCCGGAAGGCCGGTCCCTCGGGTTGAGTGAGAGCATTCTTGAGAGCAGAGTCTGGAGACCAGGGGCAATCCGAGGGTCTACAATCTCGACTCGTCCGGTGATCGTTCCATCCTGAAGTCTCCGAAGAAAGTCGACAAAGGAGATCTTCAAGGAGGGATTCTGTACAATAAAGACCTGCGTATAGATCCGTTCCAGTACAATGTAGCTGTTCCGACCAGGAAAGAGAGGTGCTCCCGTCACGAATTCGACGAGAGTCAGACCGATCGACCAGATATCACCCGCTGTTATATTGAAGCTGGTTCGATCTCTCCTCACAAGGAACTCTGGAGGACGATACCAGATCGTAAAGACTTCATGAAGGGGTGGTCGTCGACTCAAGTAGAGAGCCCGTGAGAGACCAAAGTCAGTGACCTTGAACTGAGCAGATCGTCCCTGTCCTTTCACCAGAATGTTCTGCGGTTTGATATCGAAATGACTGATGTTGAGGGTCTCAAGAAGGGAAGCGACCCGAGCGAGCGATCGGAAGAGTCGTGGGAAGATTTCAGCACGAATCTGATCTGGAGTCGTCTTGATAAAGGCGCTGAGGTTCGAATCCATCGCCTCGAGGATGATCGCGATGTTCGCGATCCCAGTTCGATCGTAACAGACTCCAATCAAGTGAATGATGTCGGGATCATGTCGAAGCCGAACCAGGGCGTCGACGTCAAGAAGAGCTTCAGGAGGAAGTCCATTCCCAGCTCCCATGTACTTGACTGCATATTCCTGGCCAGTTTTTGTTCTGACCAGATAGACCGAGCCATAGGTACCCGCTCCGAGTTTGCGAACAACAGTGCTTCCTTGAAGGAAGTCGTTCGAGACGAGAGAACAGAGGGTCGCCATCTTTTATCTCTGTAGGATTCTATCTGTGATACAGATAGAATCTTGAATAGATACGTGTTGTAGTCGAGCGGTTTTTAATCAGCTAGTCGAGAGCTGTGTGAGCGCGTTCTTAAACTGATCGCAGATGCTCTTGTCGAGTGACTTGAAGGCGAAGTTGAAGAGGGCGTTGTCCTTGTTCTTGCTGCACACGAGTGCCGACATGAGCTTGTAGCAGCAGAAGAGCTTGTCCACAAAGACATAGGCCTGAGTAGTCGAATCGGCAATCCCGCTGGTCGACGAGACGCAGTCGGCAAGACAGGACATCATCATAGCTAGAGTCTGATCATCCTCTTTCTTCTCGCGGCGCTCACGAGAGGACTCAGTCGAGCTGGAGATGAAGCTTTGGACGACCGGAAGAACGATCTTCAGGACCTCACCGATGTCGATGTTTGATTCTTGACGCTGGCCAGAGAGGAGACTCCTGAAAAGATCGTTCAGAGAAGAACCGCTCTGACCTGAGGGGTCGGCACCACAGCTCGATGAGGAGGTCTGAGGGGACGAAGAAGCACCGACACCTGAAGTCGAAGAGGCCTGATCGCAAGTGGCCGAGGCATCGACACCACAAGCCGAGCCCTGAGCACAGCCCCACTGGCCGAAAGGAGTCGAGGCAGCGAAGAAGGGATTGGGAGCCGCTCCCGAGTCGGGATTGACCGGAGGAGGAGGAGGAGGAGGAGGAGGCGACGAGATATCAATCTGAGAGTAACCGCTTGCTTGCTCCTTGCACTTCGCCTGATAGGCCTGGTTCATGTTTCCAACAATGCTTGAGGCGACACTGAGCAAGTGGGCCGAGAGGCGTCCGGGTTCACCAGGGATCTGACGAAGCGGAGCGGGGACCGGGCTCGACTCCCCCGACTCAAGGTCAAGCATCGAATCCGTCTCACTCGAGCTGTCGTTCCAGCCATCGTCACTGCTGCCGTCCTCGATCTTGGCCTGCTTCTTTTCCGACTCCATCACGAACTTGGATCTTTCTTCTATCACGGTACTCCTTCAAGAGAAGACAATTTTCCCATCCCTAATATCAGATCGAGACTAAGATCCTTCTTCTGTCGACAAAAAGAATCGGCTTCGGACAGCAGAAGAACCATTGAAAGATCGAAATCGGAGGATGGAAGAGACCGGTCCTCTCGGAATAGAGGCCCTTGACATAGCGGAAGGAGCCGGGTGTCTTCAAGATGAGGTACTGGTCGAAGGGCGAGTCGACGATCGAGTTCTTCGGAATCTCGCGGGGTCTTACGATCTCGAGATGAAGCGCGAGCCCCGATTCGATCAGGACCCGGGCATCTTCGAAGTTTGTCCTGAGCATTTTTGAGAAGGCAGAAGATCTTAAGCCACCTTTTTCGATCATTCGGTCGGAAAAGGAGTCGATCAGACTGGTGGCATAATATTGTTGTTGATCGGGTTGTAGTGAGCACGAACTAGAACAGTTGTTCCGTCATTCAGGATCAAGGTGACGATTCGATTCGGACTCGTCGGGGAGCCCAGCCCAGGGCTGCAGGAGAGGATCGAGTGTGAACCGCTGAATCAACTCGACGGCCCGATCGAATGTGACGAAGGGAGTCTGAAGCTGATTCACTGTCAACTCTTGAGGAAGAGTCACCGGGAGACCGTAGAGCTGTCGCATCAACGTCTCGACGGACTGACGATGGACCGTCGGCTCCTGAGTAGGTTCCTCTGGGAAGTCGAGACGACGAGCTGATGACGGAGAAATTACTTAGGTGGGTTGATTTTGTTCTCTTTGGGATCATATTCGGCCCGAACATGATAGATATCGCCATTCTTCGCGTAGAAGGTGATGAGTCGATTGTTCGATCGATTCGATCCAGCATAGGGTTGGAAAGACGGGATGAACTCGACTCGTTCGATCTCTCCATTTGCGACCTTCTTCTGAGCTTCATCCACCTCGATCACGGGAGCCAGGCGCTTACCCACCCGGAGATGAGTCGGCATGTCGACCGGATAGATCTTGTATGATCGACGATTCATCGTTTCCACAATCTTTTCGAGATCGTCGATTCTCTGTTGGAGAAACCGAAGACGTTCTTCCTGTTCGTCCGTCGTTTCTTTTTCAGGGCTGAGAGGACGACTCTGTCGAGGGCTCGGAGAGCGAGCTCGCTCTCCGGGCGACTCACTTGCAGCTGGACGACTGACTGGAGTCGGGATCGGTGGGACAACAGGAGGAACGGGTTGTGAAGGAGGAGGAGCTTTCGCTGTTAGTTCTTGATAGGTTCGGTTTGTGCTGTATTCAACCCCTTGATGAGACATCTGGATATATCTCTGAATCGACTGCTCATTTGGCTCGGCTAGAGGAATCTCAACCAATTGTTGCGGGCAGTCTTGAGAAAGACTCGATTGTCGAAGATCAGGGACCCGAATCACCGACCTGACCTTCACTTCGGATCGATTATGTCGAGCCAGGGATCCATCTGATCGGAAGAGGTAAGGAGAATTCGATGGAGCATAGAGAACCTCAAGGATTCCGTTGGCATATCCCAAGATGAGAGGCCGAACTCCAAAAGCTGGTGTGACCGATCCGGAGATTCCAGTGAAGGCAAGAATGTGGGGATCAGGAATCAAAGCGAGGGAACCTGCATTGTAGATACGGTTGCCTTCAGCCTGTTGGTTCAACGGATCTGAATAGACGATGCATTGATCGAGACCATCGAGTGAAACCAAGAATACTCGGAGCCCTTCTGACATTTTAGATTGCCCTTGAGACTTTTAAGAAGTTCTTCCTGAGAGAGGATCGAGTTTTCGATGTGGTCTCACATCAAAAATTAGTGGAGTCAGTTCATCTGCCTGTTAAAGAGAGTCAGAGCTGAATCGATGAGGGTCTTCGTTGGAAGCAGTCCAATTACAGTCATCGAGACCTCGTAGAGCTGTGGCTGAAGTTTGCGAAAGGTGAAGTTGGAAACAGGCGACCACTTTGCCTGCTCTTCACCAGTTCCGATCTTCAAATGAGCTCTCAACTTGAGAGCCTGTCCTCTCCTCAACTTGCAGATGATCATGTCGTCATAGACCGGCCGCGTCGTCCCAATGAGATCACGACTCAAGACTAGTCGAGCGTCCTCTGCTTCGATCTCTAAGTCGAGGTGAGTGGGAGCCGAGTCTGTTTCGAACTTGAGAGGAATGAGAGCGAGCCGGTGGGCGATCACCTCATCATGCATGTCGGACGTATTAGTAAAGATCTCGACTGTATCGATCGCTACAGTCGGAACCTCCGTTGAGAGAATCTGTCTAAATTTGTTGACCGTAGTATAGTCCCCATCTTTTGGGAGATGGAGATTGTACGTGACGAATCTGCGGTCTTCGACGATGTCAGAGACCGAGAGTGACATGGTTGTGCTCTTTCGCCAATTTCATTTATTTCTCAACAGTCTTTGTTCAACTTATTGTGGAGCGGTGACGATCAACCAGACCATCTTAGGGTCGGGTTGGGAACCCGCCGCCTGAGCAACAACGCGTCCATCAGGAAGCGCGGTCAATCCTCCGATACCTTCACTCAAACCCGGAGTCCCGATCACAGTCGGCCCGGTCAATTTGAGAGAGACCGGAGTTGCTGAAGCCTGGTTCGGGTTGAAACTAAACGTGCCATTCGGAGCGACAGCAAGATACATACCGGTCGAGGCGTTTTGGAGGACCTGATTACTTCCAGTTCCAACTACTCTCCAACGAGCAGCCGGATTGGTCGGGGGTCCTAGAAGCAGGCTTCCTCCCGACTGAATCAGGGCATTGTTAGGACCAGGTTCAACAGCCTCGGCTCCTGTTGGATTTCCGTAGATCAGAAAGGTGGGCTGGGACCCAGAAACTGGAGCCGGTTGAGGCCCAGGAATTGGAGTGGGAGCGGGAGGACAGGTCGGCTTCTTAATCCAGAACGAGTAGGCTGCCCAGACGGCAAGCCCAATTGCGAGCAGAACGAGAACAATGATAGCAACGACGTAGGGAGTATTCGATGGACAGGGATTCGGCGTAACCTTCGTCATCTTTTAGTTGAGGAAATTATTTTAGTTGAACGGGAGTCCAAGCAGGGATGAGCTCCGCTCATCCTTAGCAACCACCTGCACCCGTACTCTGACAGGTTCCAAGAGCAATCATCCACTCTGTATTTAGCGGGATCGCTCCCGGTTGTTGTGTTAAACTGACACTAAGGTCGGCATTGGTAGTCAAATACGAACTACCTGATCGAAGATAGTAGGCTCGACCATTCCTGAAAGGTCCAGTGAGAGTAAAGTTGGTCGCTTGAGCTGGATTTTCCGTGAAGGAAAGAGAACCGTTCGATCCCATGACGTATCTGGAACTCGGAACGTGCTGAAGAAGCAGGTTCATTCCCTGACTGATCAGACGCCACTGTTGGTTCTGAGGACTTGATTGACTCAATGGAGCGACCCTTAAAGAGTTGTCGGAAGGAGTGAGGACTCCACTTGCTGAACTGATCTCTCGAGCAGTCGGTCCTGGAGCGAAACCGTAGATGTAGACAGGAACAGTTGTCGAAGAGGGACCGGGTTGCGGAGGACAAGTCGGCTTCGGTTTCGCCAAGAGAAGGACCAACCAGACCCCCAGTCCGATCACAAGGAGAACCAAGAAGACGATTAGAACAATCGAGACCAAAGAAGGCGAGGAGGATGGCCCTTGAGGTAATGTTTGAATCTCAGTCTGCATTCTTTTGACTACGGGAAGATTCTCTAAATAAGTTCAGCCTGCCTTAGAAACCTCATAAAAAAAGTCTCACATGGGAAAATGGCTAGCGAACTCTCCGCATTAATCACCAAACTTAAGGCTTATCAGCTGTTGGATCAGGGACAGCGGCCGTACGCCTTAAACTTTATTGTCGACTATGCAAGATTCATGACGACTCTGGAGAAGATCGAGGCAATGATCGGCCTTGATTTGGCTAAGCAACAAATCGCACAACAAGTCAAGAGCTTCATTGTGAACTATCGTCGATTTGGAAAGCCGACCAATCGAGAGATGCTCCACACCCTTATCTACGGACCTCCGGGATGCGGTAAGACTGAATTGGGCCAGCTCCTCGCCGAACTCTGGGCGACGAGTGGCTGTCTGTCCAACGATAGTAAGACGGACCAACCTCTCTTCTTGGTTCATCACAGTTCTAAGAATGCTCCTAGCTCCCACAATACACAGACAGACATGGAGAAGATTGCTCTTCGACAGAACCTTGCCATCAAGGAGACGATGATTCGTCAACAGCAGGATCGTCTTCGGACCATCACTGCGACAGTTGGATCGGTCCTGACGAACCTCAACAATGTACGTAAGAAGATTAAACCGAAGAACGATGGACAGGAACCCCTCGTCCAGGCGAAATTTCAGGAGATCAAGAAACGCCTGAAAGAGATGCTTGGAGAGCAGGCTCAAGCAGCCTCTCCACTCCGACCCGGAGCTACTCTTCAAGTTCTTCCGGTGACAGTTCCGAAGATTCCTGGAGTCAGGTCCCTATTCGGAGCAGCCACCATTCCCCCTCTTCTTCCGTCTGTTCCGACAACCGGAGCATCCACTCCTGCTTTGAAGGCTGAATCGGCTGGATTCGACCCGATTTCTTTCCTACTACAACAGACCCCGAAAGTAGAACCAGTCAAACCACTCTCTAAGTTCACAAGAATTACTCGTGGTGATCTCATCGGTAAATATCAGGGGCACACTACTGACCAGGTTCGTGAGATTCTTCTTCAGCATGTCGGAGGTGTCGTCATGATCGACGAGGCCTACAATCTCTTGACGAGCGGTCAGGACGACTTCGGAAAGGAGCTCTTGACTGAGATCATCAACTTCATGACGACCTGGCCGGACAAGATCATCTTCATCTTCGCCGGCTATCGAAAGGAGATGGAGGAGAGCGTCCTGAAGTTTCAGCCGGGTCTAGCTCGTCGCTTCAACTGGACCTTCGAAATCACCGAATACAGCCCCTCAGAACTCTGTAAGATCTTTCAAAAGCAACTCAGGAAGGTCTTCGCACCCGATCCCAAGTTGGGTAAAGTTGAAGCTCAGGTCGAGATCAGTGAAGAGACTCTGACCAAGATCGAGAAGTTCTTCCAGGACAATAAGGACAAGTTCCCCTTCTTTGGTGGTGACACCGAGCGACTCTGTACTTGTCTCAAGGAGGTGATCAACAGCCAGAACTGGGAGCGAGCCCTCGACGATACCATGTCGAACGACGACTTTAACAAGCTCTTCACTGAAATCTCGTTCGAAAGCTTCGAGAGTGCCTATAAGAAGTACTTGGAGAACTCTGCCAAGCTTAAGGAAGAGCAGAGAAAGAAGGATGAGGAGGAGAAGGCAAAGAAGGAATCGATGTCCAAGATCGGACATCTCTACTCGTGAAACTGATCCCGATCAAGATCCTTGCTCGCACTCTCCAGATCCCGACGACAGGAAAGAAGGATGAGCTGATCATGAGGATCCGACAGCGCCTGAACCCGTCTCTTGCTCCTCCTCAGCCCTCGCCCACTCCTCAGGTGGCCCGACCGATCTCGATTCCAGTCGAGGATCCCTGTCACGAGTCGATGAAGAAGCAGGTCCTCTCCTCAGGAGTCCTTCCAGCGTCGTCAAGTTATTCATCAGGCGGTCAAAGGGACACTCGGTGGTCAGACTCGGGTCGAGGCGATAGCAGAGCAGCACCTCCTCTACATCTTCCAGCTCTATGATCACCCAGTTCTTCAACTCGACTCAGCCACATGTCCTTCTTTTCGAGTTCGGGAAGGGAACCTCGTCTGGCGGCTGTTACAAGCGGAAGAAGAATGGAGAGGTCTGGACACACACGATCTCGATATCGCGTCCAGTCCTAGCGAGGTCTTGCACTGACAACCCGCTCGAGATGGTGAATGATCTTCTTATTCCCGAGGGAATGAGAATGGATTCGTTGGTCATTTAATAGAGGAACAGGTTGTAGCAGCAGATACTACGACGAGGACAGGGGCAGCAAATGGGACGACGACGAGGGCAGCAGAAATCGTTGAAGATCGGGAAATTGTACCAGTTGAAGCGGCCGATGAGATCCCAGCAAAGGCAACGGTCCTTCTTGCAGCCGCAATGGCGCTTCTTGTGCTTATGACACTCCTTCTTGCAGCCGCAATGGCGCTTCTTGTCATCCCAGTCGGAACGAGACGAGTAGCACCAAGAGTAGGAGCTCTCGTCCTTCTTGCTCTTCTTATTCTGGTGACAGCCGCAGTTCTTGTGTTTCTTAGACTCCGTCATGATAGGATCGTGAGGGTTCCTTTTAGATGGGGAGATAATTTTTGCGGATCCGACTCCCGATTCTCTAGATCCAACCGATTTTCTGAGGACTGTTCCAACCATAGATCGGGTTCCAACCATGATCGACTGGCAGTCCGAGGAACTCTTGCCGTCTGTTCGCACAGCAAATGTAGTTACCGCAGGTACTGACCAATCGATAGATCGGCCTTTCACAACAGCAATCCCATCGAGGACGATGGCAGCGAGTACAGGGACGGTCCTTCCAACTGTGGCACGGAGAGCGTGAGCGCGACTTCACGCGACGGCGACAAGGTCCCAAGCATCCGCAGGCACGACACGGAGAAGGGGACCTGCCCCTGCAACGACAGGGATTGTAACCACATCTACAAGCCCGGCGGTAAGGAGAGGGTGACTTTTCTCTGCAGCGACAAGGGTTGTAACCGCAGCAACAGAGAGCAGGAGAGTCATACTTCCAGTAGGTCGGAGGATAGATCTCACAGCGTCCAGTCGGAAGCCACTTATACTTGGGAGGACAGGGAGAAGGTGAACGGCACTTCTTCTTCTTTGGGAACCACTTCTTGCAGCGCCTCTTTCGAGGACAGGGGGATGGTGACCATCGCTTCGGAGAACATCCAGTACAGCAGATGGGACTGGGACTGGATGATCGATCCAGACTAGAGCAGGAGGATCGTCCAAACCGATTGCATCTATCGTTTCTAGAGCTCGTCATGGTACGGTATCTCTTTCTAGACATCGGAATTTTTGACAACTTTATTCTCATTGGGTCAACTTGGAAATGCGCTGGAACATTGCCGTCTCACTTACCGCTGCCGCATTCCATGCGGCCACTTTCGTGGTTGCCTCTAATAAGAAGGTCCCGGAATACCGGGCCTATCTACTCTTCACTGGATTCTTCATGATTATGGAGCTGTTTCAAGCAAGTCAGTGGTGGATCGGTGACGTGACTGTCGGATGCACGGAGTTCAATCGTACCATGACGATGATGGCCTACCTTCTGATCTGGTTTCAACCCTATCTTTTTGCCGTGATTGGCGACAGGAGTCGCCTTCACTCAGTTCAGGTCCGTCTTCAGTATGCAAAGAAAGTGGCCCATATGACCCTCTGGTACGCAATGATTAATCTCTTCGCTGGGATGTCGACTCGACCTAGCTATCAACTTCCTCGAAGCAACTTCGGACTCGAAACCTGTACGACGGTCGGTCCTCATGGTCATCTCGCTTGGTCCTTTGCTCCTCTCACGATTGTCTACGGACCGACTCACTTCGTCTACGTCATCCTAATCTTGGCGACAATCTCCTTCTATCCGAGGCCGCTCCTCTTCACGATTGGGGTCGGCTGGATTGCTACTCTATTTGTTTCGACCTACCTCGTCGGAGCCGGGGCTGAGCTTCCGGCCTTCTGGTTTCTTCTCAGCGTCTTCGTCGACATTCCGATCCTAGCGCGAGTTCTCCTCTACCGTGCGTAGATTCACCTTTAACGACAGATATGCGTCGTTAAAGATGAGCTCTTCACCCCTTTTCATCACCCAAAGTGTTTGAAGGGGTCAGGCTGATCTCGACAGGAAGACGAATCTCACTTCCATCGACCTCGCCCGAAAACTTCTCTGGGTTGGGACTCAGAAACCACTAGCGACTTTCTTGTCGAGGGGGCCGTCGACCCAAGAATCGAGATCGTTCTTCCTAGAAATCGAGGCCTCCCCAATCCTGAAGAACCCAGAGAATCATGGAGAGGACGACGATCCGGGACCAACTTCCCGAGAGGACGATCACTTGTCCTAGTGGGATCTCGGTCACTCTGGTCAGTGCTCATCCTGAGAGTTGGCCGAAGAATTCGATTTCGGAGCACATTATCGCGGCGGCGGCCCGAACCTCCTTCAACAACTTCGATCAGATTTCGAGTCCGGAGAAGGACACCGCCCTGATCCGACGCCTCTATAAGGATCAACACACCTCCCCCTTGGAGATGGCCTCGGTTACCTTCCAGATCAAGGCTCCCAAATTCGTGACCATCCAGCTTCTTCGACATCGGAGTTTCAAGTTCAACGAAGAGAGCCAGAGGTACCACCAGGTTCAGGAGGGTTTCTTTCATCCTTCCTCGAATCCCGAGCTGTTCATCCGGCGTCAGGATCCAAAGAACAAACAATCGTCTCTACAAGATGAAACCCTCGTCGATGCGGCAAAGGAGAAGGTCGAGGCGATCGAAGGGAAGATCGAGGTGATCTTTGGACTTTATCATGAGTTGTGTAAGATGGGAGTCGCTCGTGAGTGTGCTCGCTTCTGTCTGCCGATGGCGACCTGGTCAACGATCGTGGTTCAGGCTGACCTCCACAACTTGACCAAGTTCCTCCGACTCCGTCTCACCCCGACGCCCAGTTCGAGACCCGCCTGGTTGCTCAAGCGATGTATCAGCTGGCCCGGATGATCTTCCTGGTAGTGATGGGGGCCTTTGCTGAGAGTCTGTCTGAAGGATGTCTCTAAATTCTACATCCGCAAGGATGGAGAAGTTTTTTAGGGCCAGATGAACCCGGGAAACCGACCCAATGTCAAGAGGTATCCACGCTGGTTCAATGAGGATCGGCCGGTCGTTCCAACCCGAGTGCGGGCCTAAAAATGAGACAGAGAAAGAACCTTCCTCATCTCTGACAATCGCTCAATGTCGCACGTAGTCGGTGTTGGCTATCTAGGTTCGATCGAGGCCCTCTGTGAGAAGCTCCAAGTCGATGAGGGGAACCTCGAAGATACTCTTGAGGAATCTGGTCTGATCCTCTTCCACCTCGATGATGGACAGTGTTTCGTGACTCTCAAGGAGAAGCACCAGTTGGTGAAGGATCTTCACATCACTCTCGATGAGAGGACGATCTACACTCCGTCGGAACTCCGCTTGATCAAAGAATACACTGGCTCGACCGACTCGAGGATCAGGATCTGTCGGCTCGATGAGTCGATGACGGAGGAGACCGAGTCGATCTTCGACCTCGTCAAGAGGCTTCAAGTTCCATCTCAGCTTGAGGGCGTGGAACCAGTATCCCTTCAGCCTGTCGGAGCGGAAGTAACTCAGTAATTATTTTGGTGTTGAACACCAAGATGACAGAATCACTCATTCGCGATCGGGTGAGAGGAAAATCTTCAACCACATATTGTACTTGTCAGGATAGAGTGCTGCGTCTGTCTTGACCTCCGAGATCGAACTCCAGCGGACCTGCGAGATCTCTTTGGGATCCGGTCGAAGCTCGTGAAAGTCCTCGAGGAGCTGGACGACAAAGATCGACCGTTTCTTCGAAACGACCCGATGACGGATCTGATTTAAGGAGAGGTTGGTCTCCTCACGAAGCTCTCGAATAGCCCCCGTCCAAGGTTTCTCATTTCTCTCCAGATGTCCCTTTGGAAGACCCCACTTTGATGATTCCTTCTGTTCAACCAAAAGGAGATTGAGATAGTGGCGATCTATCACTGCAATTGCAACATGCCTATCAGTATCTTTCAAACGGCGTGAGAACATCCGACTGACCTACAAGATTAAACTGAGCTGACCTCAGGAACTTTGGGAACGACGAGATTTTTTTTTGACGGTTATGGAAACAAGATGTCAGGCATAATCGAGAATCTTGGCAACGCCGTCAGCTCCATGTTCCGTGGAAGGACGCCCCAAGCTCAACCCTCTGCTACTAAGGTCCACATCATCCCGTGGGGCCTCGAGGCCTTCCCTGAAGATGGATCGGGTCGCTCTCTCCATATTAAGGCTGGAGATACCCTCCACTTTGTGCCGATCGACGACGAGCCCCACAACGTCGCCGAGGCCGATATCGTCGGCGAAGATGAGTGGCTCCCCGCTCAAGATCGTCAGCTCGGGATCAACTACCGGACTCGCCCTGGCTTCAACGAGCAACTGAAGATCAACAAGGCGGGTACTTACTACCTCGTCTCCCCTGTCAATGGCCAGCACAAGGTGATGCGCCTGACCGTTGTCGCCAACGGTGTCTCACCTCAACGTGAGCAGCTCTCTCAGCAAGAGAAGGCCCGACTTGATCAGGCGAAGCAGAGGGCCCAGCAGGCTGTCAACGAGGCAAGGCAGTGTGCAGATGAGGCTCGTCAGGCCATGGCTCAGGCTCAGCAACAGCAGACTGAGGCGGCTAAACAGCGTGCCCAACAGGCGATGCAGAGGGCTCAACAGGCTCAGCAGAAGGCTCAGGACGCTCTTCAGAGCCTCGGCGATCTTGCCCAGCAGCTCGGTCAGAATGCCACTCAGATCGTCAATGATGTCATCCAGGACGTCCAGCAGGGTGTGACCAACGTCGCGAACCAGGCGATGAACATCGTGACCAGCTTGACCAATCCTATGAAGAAGATTGGCCCCCTTGGTCCGGTCAACAACCACATCCTCGAGAATGTTCAGATTCTACAGGGAACTGGTACCTTCGCCTCTCGCTTCCCCAACTTCGATCTGAGCCAGTTCAACATCCTGGATCAGAACCGCGTCGTCGGCCCCCTTGGTCCTGTTGTCCGCAAGCACAACGTCCAATCTCGTGCCGATGGACCCGCCGCTACGCAGCAGCAGCAGCCTCAGAACGGTAGCCTCCCCGCCGCCGTGATGGTTGACGATATGCAGGAGGAAGAGGAAGAGATTGTTGCTTTCGGTCCGGCCTATGACGAGCAGCGCCGTCAGGCTCGCCGAGCTCGTCGTCGTCGTCGTCGACAGCGTGACATCAACGTCCGCTGGGACACGAACGCTCTTCTCGCCCCGGATGGCTCTGTCCGAACCCTCGAGGTTCCTCAGGGAACCGTCGTGAATTTCCACTCGACTGATGGTCGTCCCCACAACCTGGTCGAAGTGAATTCTGACTTCGGCACAAAGAAGATGAGGCCGATGATCGACACCGAGGTGACGGATGAGCTCGACGAGTCCCTTCGGATGGACAAGGTCGGTACCTACTACTTCATCAGCACGACCGACCCTCGGACGATGCGCCTCATTATCAAGGTAAACCCTCGTGACGCTGCCGATGAGATCATCAATGGAGCTTGAAGAAGCTGAACTGAATTCCTTTTATGTGGTCCTCACATAAAAGATCAGAGTGGACTGAGAAATGCGCACGTTTCGGACCTATCGAGATCTTCTCGAGTCCGATCTGGCCGACAAGTTCATCTTCGAGATGATCGTCTCACGACGAGCCCTCCCGTTCTTGGCGAGTGTCTGGTTCTGGTGCTACATGGATGATCCCTTCCTTTTCTTGCTACCTCTCTTCGCATTTCATTGCCGACATTGGATTTCGAACCTCTGGATCCGCCGAATCTTGACCTGCTCGATCTTTGCCTTCTCTTGGTTCTTCCGATCATGGTTCTGGATCGGTCTCATTTTGTCAACCGAGTTGGCTCGATTTGCCCTGATCTACGGGGTCCCCTTCTTTCTTCGACGAGTTAGTGAAGAAATGCCTCGAGATCCTGTTGGTGAGACTGCCTTGAAGAAGTCGATTCGACTTCTTCGACGACTTCGGTCTCAAGGGATGACACAATCAGTGAACGAGTATCTCACGATCTATTCACAATATCGGCAGGGAAATCGGTCAGAACCCTTCAATCAGGAAGAACGATCTCAGTTCGAGCAGTTCTTTCGTGACTTTGACAAGACTGCCCTTGTAGTTGGTGGTGATCGAATCACTCTCTTCTTTCCTTCCTTCATCGTCCGTCTCGGTTCAGCTGGGATCGATTTCGATTCGGCGTCGACCATGAAACTGACCGAGGGTCCTCAGACGGAGCAGTGTCCGATCTGCCAGGAGTCCCTCTCTGATCCAGGAGTCGAACTTAGTTGTCATCATCGGTACTGCCTCGATTGTATTCTTCCTTGGTTCGACCAGAAGACAGACTGTCCACTCTGTCGACAGCCCCTTTCGTAAACCTCAAGTCATCAACTTGAAGTTGTCTAGATCGACGCCAGGATGGTCAGGGTTGAACCGGAGAACTTCCTCTTGACCAGGTCGATATATTCGGGAATGAGCTTGTTGAGGTCGACTCGGAAGGGGCGTCCCTTATGAAGGCACCAGATCAAGGTCGATTGATAGTAGAAGGGAAGTACTCGATGTTCTTCCTATAACCAAGTTGGAGCCAGACAGTCAGTGCATGGTAGATGATGATCTGAGAGTGGGTTCATTGAGTTTTTGAGGCGAACCACGACTAGCTCCGAAGACTGGACCAGTTTAAGTGGCTTTAAGCCTGAAGATTCTCGAGTTCAGTCAAGAGAGATTGGACTCTCCTCGAGAGTGGTCGAGGGATGGGTTGATCACTCGGTACGAAATTCGGATAACCGCGAGTAATGTTCTTGAACCGCTGAGTCGAGAAGTAGCCACGTCGAAGAAGTCTCTCGAGGCCTCGGCGAACCTGTTCATCGTGGGGTCCATCGATCTCGTGAATCTGTCGGTCGGCCTTATAAGTCGAGGTGTAGTAGTAGATGGTAAATATTCTAGTGCCATCCTGGTAGGTCTTGTAGCCCAAGTCGATCTTGTTCTCGTAGGGAATCGGGTTTGGATTCGTGTCGTATCCCATGAGAGCAAGGTACTGTTTCGCCGCCTCACTTGTTCGAGTTTCGGTCACCGCTTGAAGAGGACCCTTCAGTTCAATCAAGCTGATCGTGAGCTGGTCGAGAGGGGGTAGTTCTTGAGGTACCTTCCTAACGTTCTTCTCTGAAGTAACCGCATAGTAACGACCATGATAGTAGAAACACTTGACATCAGTCGAGCGAGCGAGTTCGACCGCGGCCTGAAAGTTCTCGACTGGAGTGAACTTAAGTTGAATCAGGTTCAGTTCAGTCAGGAGCTGAGCGAACCGCTGATTGATGTCCTGAGCCTGAATATAACCGGCCATCCCAACAAAGAAGCGTCCAGCCTCCCAGCGAAGAGGGAACTCGAAGAAGAGAGCCTCGGCCATCAGGTAGGTCGCGAAGGCACCGCGGAGTTCGTCAATCTTCGAATAGACGAAGGGAACACAATCGAACTTGTAGATCGACTCGAGGACATCTCCGTCGAGCTGGTTCGACGAGATCACGGTGAAGCTTCCGATGTAAGAGAGACGAACTGGGAAGAGATACCTGAAGTCGAGTCCCTTTTCAGGAGGAAGCGACTCGATAGCCATGTTCGAGAAGTAACTGTAGAGTTTGATATTGACATTTAGATAGACGAGAAGTCGCTCGACCTCCTCGACACCGACCGGCGCAAAGATCATGTAGAGCGGTGAGAGATTCTCGATCGCGCTGTCATAGAAGGAGTAGATTCGAAGGGAGGAGAGCGAGAAAGGCTGACCAGGAGGCAGCTCGGGTGATGGCTGCCACCGAATGTAGACTTCTCCTGTCGAAGACACGGCCGGGTTCAGCTCCTGAAGTTGCTCTCTAAGCTTCTGAGTTCGGATCGTGTCGTAGGATCCATTCTCAGCGATGTACTGAGCAATTGCTGGAAGGACGTAGGTTCGATCAAAGGCAATGAGAGTTCTTCCTGCCTCCTCTTCTCGAGCAATCAGGCCGAGGTAGTCGTTCTCGAGAAAGGATCGGCGAAGGAAGCGTTTCTTGATCGGATCGTAGGTGTCTCCTAGCTTACCTGCAACAAGTTGGCAGGACGAAGTCGATGTGGGAGAGACGCGTCCTGTATACTGGGCCGGATATAGTTTAATCGTCGAGAGGAGACTTTGCGGGATGGCTGCCGTCGTCTCGATTGTGATAGTACCATTGTCTCGTGTCAAAGTCGGCTTGTCGATCGAGTTGAGACTTGATTCAAGGAGGAGATCCTTCTGTAGAAGGACGAATTGGCCGGGAGCCAGATCGACTTGAGGAATCTTCAGAGGATCGGTTGGTTCCTCAACGAACTTATTGCTTTCGAGATCAGGCTTGGTGAAGAGGTCGTGACGCCGAGACCCCGGCAGTTGAGTCTTGGTCGAATGTAGTGGAAGCATTTTCAAGTGGAAAGAAATTCAGACTCGATAAAATGTTCTCTGCAATCATCCTCCCTCGTCGGTTCGAACCGCTCGTCCATTTCATTGAGGAAAAGAACCTCTTCTATCCGGCCACGAGTAATTACTTTCTCTGCATTGCAAATAGAGAAGTCATTCCTAGGAGCATAAAGGAGCGTCTTCGAGAAGTCGTCGTTGATACTGGCTTTGTCTCGCCCGTCCGAGCCTTTCAGCACTATGAATATCTCCTCTCTAAGGTGATCCCCAACTCCTATCGTCGGTCTGTTCAAGATCCAGAGTTAGTCGACGACTTTGTGGTCAATCGCGAGCTGATGGCTCTCCGATCGAAGTTGAGTTATGCCGTCGCCGAGCTACTCGCCCCGACTCAGTTCTATGTTCAGCTCGAGAATCCAGTGAACTCGACAGGAACTCGGCGACTCCAGAGATATCGTCTCTACTACAACGAGATTCCCTGTTACTGGTTCGATCCAGAGGTCTCTCTGAATGAGGAGGTTCAACCCCCTGATGTCGTGGGTGACTATAAGACAATCGATCAGACCATCCAGAGTCTTCCCAAGCTTGAACAGTCCCTCTTCGATGAGCTTGAAGCGATCACGTCTTTAAGTCTCGGGCCACTCGTCTGTTCAACTCGTACTCTCACCTTGATGCGGAACAATCCGCCTCGTTGGTACATTCGCGAGTGTCTTAGAGATATCTGTGAGTTCAAGGAGATCGAGATGAAGGACAAGGTTTTGATGGAAGGCCCATCAACTGGTGAGCTCTACCTCTTCTACAAGAGCGACTTGAACCTGACCGAAGAACAACAGATCCGAATGATAAATGAGATTCGCGGCAACATCACGAGCTCGATGCGAGCAAGAATCTTCCCTCGAAGAACTCCCGATCAGTTCGTGAAGAGTCGACGACTTGTCAAGATGGCGAACGGTCAATGGAGACTTCCGGTCGAGTGGATCGCAGAGGAACCGAACCTCTTCAAAGAGGAGATCGAAATCTCCTTCACCTTCCGGAATGCCGATGATCTCTTCTGGTTCCTTCTCTGGCTGAGTCTGTGCCCGACCTACTCCTTCATCGAGAAGGAGCTGATGATCTTTGTTCAGGAGACGATCATTCAGGTTCGGTATCGAACGAGTTACTACCCCGACTATCTCCGTGTGATGTCAGCTCGTCGAGTCAAACATAATTTCGCTTCCTCAGGGAAGGGTCAGATCCTCTACCCAGGTCGTCTCACTGAAGAAGTGACGACAGTTCTGGGCGATCGGCCCTTCATCCAGTTCTATGATAATGAGAGGAATGATCGAGCCGTCGTCGCCTTGGAGGAAGGTGATCTCTATCTTCCAACAATCGAACGAACTGCGCCATTGAATTATTCGCTCGACTCGCGAATCAAGTACGACCCGGATCCGATCGAGGTCTCTTGAAGTCGGCTTAAGACTCGGTTCGGGAGGGAAAAGATGAACATAGACTTGGCAAGCATCTTGCCCTTTCTAACAATCGGACTCATCATCTACTACTTTCTTCTTGAGTTGGCCAAGCCGAAGAAGGGGGCACAATCATGGGTGACCTGGATCTTTGTCGGTGTAGTTCTTCTTCTGGTCGGCTACTACTTCTGGTCGTCTCGTCAGAAGACAGCTGGACCGGGGAAATTCTTCTTTCAGACCGAGCCAGTCGATGAGGAGAAGGGTGAAGAAGATCTCGAGCTGGAGCCGGAGGAGAGTCAACCGGAGGAGTACAATCAGGAGATCTATTCGCTTCTCGAGAAGCAGTTCGACCTCTCACCCGGTAAGTCGATCGATCACGGCTCTGAGATGACCTATCAGGACTTCAAGTTCTGGTACCTGACTCCAGAATTTCTTCACAAATTCACAGAGGCGACCCGTGAGGCTTTCCGAATCAAGCGGCGGCGCCTGATCGAGTTCCGGCAGAAGTGCTTCACTAACCTTGACGCTCTCAAGAGGGGTGACAAGCCCAAGACTGGAATTGCCGCTCTTCTTCGAGATGTGAACAATCACAACGACACGAAGACTCTTGAAGGTGCCATTCAAACGATCGACCTTCTCCTCCAGGAGATCAAGATGCGTGAGGCAGCCTTGTCAATCGAAACGACCCGCGAGAATCTCATCTCGGCAGTGACCGATCGACAGAAAGGGATCGAATCTTTGACTGGTCGAGAGGAGATCAAGGACTTTCTCGCTCTGCAGCTCTACACCTTTGCTCAGAACCCCCGTATCTTCTTCACAAAGTTCCAGAACATAGCCATTTACGGACCGGCAGGCATCGGTAAGACCCGAGTAGCAGAGGTGATTGGTCATGTCTATGCTTCAAGTGGTATTCTCGTCCGGAATCATGTTCAGTCGGCAACGAAAGCCGATTTGACTACGGCATATGTGAACGAGTCCGGCCGAATGACTCGGAAACTTCTCCTCTCTAATTTAGAATCGGTTGTCTTCATTGATGAGGCTTACGATATGACTCCGCCGGCAAATATGTTCGGTGGTAAGGGAATGGACCACGGCCATGAGGCGATCGCTGCCATGGTCAACCTGATCAACGACACCCGTGGCCTTCTCATCATCATCGTGGCTGGCTATGAAGAAGAGATGGAGGAACGCTTCATGAAGGCGAACAAGGGTCTTCCTCGCCGCTTCCCCTACAAACTGATTCTGAGACCATACGACGCGAAGGAGCTCACCAACATCCTCATCAAGTTCCTTCTGGAAGCCAATCCAGGACTCAAGTTCAACGAGAAGAATGGTAACTATCTCTACACCGTCATCGAGTACATCAATCGAGAACATCCTGAACTCTTCGAGTATCAGGCCGGTGACATGGACAACTTGTCCGCCTTCATCTCACGAGCAATCTACGGGAGTCCTGGGAAGGACTGGAACTACGATTATGAGGAGATGATTATGAGCGGGGTGAATGCCTTCCTTGCTCTGAAGGGAGTCGGGCTGAAGGAGGTGAACTAACTCTTTTACGCTCGAGGCAGTCGGGTTGAACTTTTTCGTCCGATTGGACGAAAAACCTAATTAGAAAGAGATGTCTGATTCTCGTCGATTCTATATTCATCTGACACCTTTTACAGCATTTCTGGTCAATCTCTCGCTGGTGCACAACGGATAAGCGGTGGACTCAAGATTCCTCATCTGACCCGTGGTGAGGCTGAGGCATTGGCTCGTTCTTTGAACGGACTTGAACTCATTGATTTCCAGACGGTTGATGCCGAAGGAAGGGCACTGAGATCAAACATTCGAGCGGATGTGAGTGCATCGATGTACTGAATCTTGGTTTCAACTTTGCTGAGGTGATCTATGAAACGCTCGCAGCTACTGAAGACGCCTTTACTTCAATGAACGGAGGGATACTCGCTGACCTGACCGGAAACCCGGGTGACGACACGACCATCAACATGATTCGACCAGTGGAAAACGAGATCCTGACAACAACTCGACGAGTTCGTAGAGGAGGACGGCTCTGGACCCGAGTCGTTGATGAGGAGACCGATGACGGTACTCCGCTCGAGCCCAGAGAGGAGGAACCTGCAAAAGGACGACGTTATCTTCTGGTCAGAGAGGCCCTACTGCTGATCAACCTTCGCTTCATCACTCAGACGATGGTCGACCCAGAGAACCAGGAGGAGATTCTCTCATTGGTGTCGACGGTCGAGAATACGACGTCGTTGCTCGATATGACGGGCGACACAACAGATCTCTTCCCCCATCTTAAAAAGCCAATTGTCAGATGATAGCTTTTCCATCCTGAGGGATGAAGAAGTTACTGATGTTTAATACCTGAGACCCTCTTGGACTTCGGTTGTGTATGCCGACGCAAGATCTCTTGGGCGACATTGACTCGAGCCATCAGCGTGTAGTCGAAGGGGCTTTGAAGTGCTACCTCTTTAGAGCAGGTAGCACAGAAACCGTCTGCCTTGGCCGTCTGGCCACAGACCCACCTCCGGAAGGGGCCGTCCTGGAAGATCCGTTGGCACTTCTCCATGAGTTGTCCTTTCGACCTTGTCCTCTCGTGACTTCAATTTTACCATCTGGTACAACGAAGGTCTCGAGGAAGTCGAAGCGACCTTTCAGAGCGACTCCGACTTTCTTAGCGATCCGCTTCATCACGAGAGCATGAGTGATGCACCAGACGAGAGGACGACGAGCCGAGTAGCAGGGGAAGAGGTGTTCAATGTGTCGATCGATTCGACTTCTAAACTGCTTCTTCGATTCGTCGATCGGGACCTTTCGTTTGAGAGTATCTGGTCGGATCGTCTTCAGATCCCTCTGACTACGAGTGAAGAATCGACTCAGGTGACAGTCCAGGATCAGAGGAACTTTTCGATGAAGAACCTCCTCCATGATCAGAGCAGTCTCCAAGGTCCTCCTCACCGGAGACACATAGATCGCATCGGGTCGACCGAATTTCAGGAGGAGTCGCCGAGTCAGTCTTTTGATCGACCAGTAGGAGCTCTCAACCAAGCTCGGATCGTTTGGATAAGCGGCATCCAAATTTTCATCGTCACCATGCCGAACGTAGATCACAGTCATCTCTCCTTTTAGAACTGGTGATTAAGTTCAGAGGAGCTCCTCGGTCAGCCGGGAAAATTTGTCCTCGAGCTTCTTGATCCACTCGAGTGGATCGAAACCCTCTTCTGATTTAAGCACTAAGTGCGGTGATCAGGTCGTCGAAGAGCCGAGTTGCACGGCCCCAGATTGGGTCGAGGAGCTGAACCTGGTAGAGATCCTTCATGACCTCCTTCTTGATCGCTTCCGGAGCGCCCTTGCCGTCACGGAGGGCATACTCAAAAAAGTCGATCGAAGGTTGCCATCCGACTACATCCCTCGGGAGCTCAAGACAGAGGAATCGATTTAAGGAGATCATCGTAGAGATGTCGTCTTCACGAAAAATTCGTGATAATAAAGGTTCGATGGAAGCGTTTATGGATCTCAGTTCAGCGGGAAGCTCGACGATTATAGTGCTATCGAGGTGACCGTGATACTCGTCCCAAGTACACCCACCGATGAGGAAGGATAATCTCCTTCAAGGAAGTTGCAATAGTATCGCCAGACTCCATGAACTTTTACAATGTAATTGTAAAAGCTTATTTCTTCGATTCCTCGGTCTGTTCAGGCAGGGGTTTATCCGGAAGCTTGAATTTACCACATTCCTTCCCGGTGAACTTCTCCTTCGCCTCCTTTGAGAGGGAGACCGAGACCTTCACAACGATCTTCTTTTCTGGATCCTCGGACGTGTTCTCGAAGGTGAACTCAGACCAGGTGCTGCTGGCGGCACGGTCAATCGCCTCGTGCATCGCGCGAGTCAGCTTCTCGATGACCTTGTCGTCCTTGAACTTAGGGATCGGGTTCGCCATCGACGACGACAGGATCACGAGATGATCGTCCAGATCGAGAGTCGGCTCGCCGGAGGAGATGAGAGCATAAGATAGGTAGTCGGGATATCCGAAGGTGTTGGGAGTCAGGACCTCACCCAGAGAGAATTCACCAAAGTTGTAGTCGTTCTTACCACAGCTGATCCGAGTCTTCAGAATGAAGTCCTTTGCAGGATTCAGATTGGTAATGTAGTCACGCGGAATCACGCGGACGACGGTTATCTTTCCGGCGACCGGTTGAGGCGGGCGCTTGATCTCATCAGAAGTGACCGAGACTTTCTCGGAGCTGTAGAGCTTGAAGTAACCTTTCTCCACCCTCTCAGGGGTGAAGTAGTAGTACTCATTACGAGGACGAATCTTTGCAATCTGTCGAGAAGAACCCCACATCTTTTCTTTTAGCTGGGATCCTTTTAAGGGAGATTGTTTCTCTCACCGGCTACTACAGAATCTGAATTGAGGGCTTCCGTCAGTCATGATTCAGACCGGTCTAAGTGATCCCGGCGGAGTTGAATTCAGTTGCGCCGAGTCGAGCCAGAAGATTCGTTGATAAATGTCACGAGCTCGCTTCGACGGAAGGATTCCGACGGTCGACTCTTCTCCATTGATCAAAAGAGAGACCGTGAATCGATATCTGAGAAGTTCGAGGATCTGACGCTTCTGGTCTGCCGAGAAATCGAGTGGTTCTCCCATCTGCGAATCGATCAGCAGGCATGGCCCCTCTTCTCCATAGTGAAGGCAGAAACGAAGATCACTCCAGGCCTGTTCGAGTCCAGCCCGAACACAGGAGTAGAACTCCGGGTACTCTTCGATCAGACTCAATTGGAAGCAGGGCCATCGATCCCTCAGAATCCCCTCATAAATACCTCGACAATAGACCTCTCGAAGATTCTCCGGACGACCAGATTGTCTCCAGTAGTCGAGGAGCTCCTTCAGGGGTTCTCGCAGCATCGACCTCCAGATTTCGGTCGATGAGGAAGAGCTTTGTATGATTGATCGGAAGTCCCAACGGGGATAAATGGGTCCTTCAAGGTTCATCTTTCCTGAACGAGCCCGACTCTTAAGAATGAAACACGATCCCTAGATCGTAATTCAAATAGGCAGAGGCTACTGGCGAATGAAGAAGCTGCCTGCTCATCCTTATCCATCCAGACCCTGACCTGCTGGAGGAACCTGGCCCATTGCCACTCCCGGACCCACGTTCGAGGAGAGATCCCGCGGAGCAGACACCGGGAAGGAAGGAACTGGAAGGGCCTGAGAAACATCGGCTTGAGATCTCGGGATCTCGAGGAGCTGACCCGTCGGAATAAGAGGAGCGGTATTGAACTGAGTGACGGGCTGACCGGCCGACATCGCGAATTGAGGCATAACTTGACTTGGAAGCTGCGGCATTGCTGTCGAGGCTGGAAGAGTGAAGGGCTCGGAATAGTCGGGTGTGGTCAGAGCGGGCGCGACCTGGATCGATTCAGTAGCAGGAGAGGCTCCAGAGACGGGAGCAGTCGGTCGCCTTCCAGTAAGAAGACGACCGGTCCGCTCGAAGAACCGGCGAATCAGATCGCAGATGTCGGTTCTACTGTAGTTCGTCTGATACCAGCTGTAGAAGTGGACAAGACGATCGTCAGGAACCTGATCCCATTGGAAGAAGACATTCTTGCTCTCAAGTGAAGCGATCATCATGCTTCGAGTGATCGTTGGAGGAGGCGGCGGAAGCCTGATTCCGAGTCGATAGAGGATATCGATTAGTTCTGGTTTCCTCCAGGTATGACAGACACGCCCATCATAGATACTGCGAGCATCTCGGGCGGCAGCCGGGCCCTCTCGTTCTCGGTCACGAAGGCGGAACTCGTTCTTGGGCGGCAACATGATTCCGTAGATCGGGAACTGCTCATAGTAGGCTCGAATCTCATTGATCTGTCTCTTGATCAGGTCGTTGTAGACGACGTACTCATAGTCATTGACATCACGCCATCCGATCCCCTCACTCATCTTGAGGATACGAATCTGTCCCTCGACATTGAAGTACCGAGTCGTTGCACTGTAGCTTGTCCTTGCATGACTCCCCTGATTCAAGAGAGTATGGAGATAGACCCGCTCTCCCATCTGGCTCGGGTCGTAGAGTGGTATCTGAAGCTCGGGCCCGAACTCGAGTCGCTTCAACTTCGGTTGGGTATTCGGATTTGGTTTACGACCTCGAGTCTTACCTCGATTCGCGAGAAGGTTTCTCGTCTTGATAAGTAGATTGATCGGTTCCGGCATCGAGAAGACGGCATGATTAAACGCCGAGATGATCGTGTCGTAGAATTCAGAACTCTCTCCAGTCCGAGTTCGTTCGATCAATGCAGTCTCGAGGAGGTTGACCTTGCTCACAATCGAGAGGCTCCCAAGAAGAGTCATGAACTGAGGATCGTCTGTCGGTGTGTTGATCAGTTGCTGGATGATCGGAGTTTCATTGACAACTTCACGACCGACGACGTAGTCGAGGAAGGAGTTGTTGTTCGGGTCCTGAGTTCCGATCAAGGTTGAGCTGTAGGCTGTGTTCTCAGGACGTGGTCGGATCTCGAACGGATCCTTCTCCAAGTAGAGGACTCCATCGAGACTTTCCCGAAGATAGGCAGGGAAACCCATTCGATCAAGAAGACGATGCTCCTGTCCAGAACTGTCCAGGAAGCGACTGTTCTCTCGAATCGTCTTCTCGATAGCCATGTCGATGAAGATGTCCTCGAGGTTTGGATCGACTTGATGAATGAGTTGGTGGAGCTGATCGATCTTGAGGGAGTGGAATCGTGAGAAGATCCTGAGAATGGCCATCTGAGCCTGCTGAACCTCCTCGTCGGAATAGTAGAGGACCTTCGTTGTTCGGTCGAGGGGCTCCAGAAGCTCTCGTCGAATTCCGGCGCAGTCGTAGGCACACTGCATGTAGTCGCAGACAGGTGATCCGTCTACGTCGGTCGGTCGGACATTTCGATTATAGTTGATGTAGCAGTCGAGAGACGACTGTTTCATATACCGCATGATCTTTCTGATGAGGCGATCCTTCTGTTCGGCACGCACATACATCTGAGGATCGATTGTATCGTAGTTGTCAGTCTGGAGAGCCTGAGCCAAAGCAGGATCCCGTTGAACTTCGGCAGCGAGCCACGGAACCAAACGGAGATCGTCCTGAAGTCGTTCGGCATCATACTCGTAGACCGAAGCCATGTTGAAGGTCTGGACATCCATCGTGACGTTGTCGATTGGTAGTCCTTGACGAGCCAATCGGGCTCTCTTCTCACGTAGCCGAACCTCATGAGAGGTGCTTCGGAAGACGCGTTCACGAGCCTGGAAGTTCGTGCTGTGATTCCAACTGCTCGATGCGAGGATCATCTTGACTGCATTGTAGATGTTGATACCCTCCCTTGAGGTCTGGGAGCCGATCAGAACCTGAAGATATTGACCATAGCGGTTCTCGTATGAACTCAGAGTGTTCAGAATAGCCGGAATTCTCGCCGGAGGAGTACCGCTACTCAAAACGGCATAGCGGGGCCGCTTCCCGAAACCACTGCGAGTCTGGCGCTCGAAACCGGGCTCGGTCGTGCTCGAACAGGGTCCGAATCTTGGGCCAATTCCAGCCTCATGACTTCCAATAAAGATGCTCTGAGTCTCTCGGAACTCCTCGTAGCCGTGAGCCTGAAGACAGAGACTGAGAAGAACAGCTCCACTTCCGTGAACGAAGTCTGAGAAGTAGACGAAGACGATTCCCTTCTCGTCGTCATGAACGACCTCAGCCTCAGGGAAACTCGACCTACAAATTTCGACGATATCTGCGTACTTTTTCGAAAGGAGCTCGAGAGTTCGGGGGATGGCGATCAGGGCTTGGCATTGTTGAGCTTCTGGAGTCTGCTTGAATCGATACTGGTCGCCAATCTTCTCGATGTATCGATTGAAAGCTTCCGTTCCAAAGGTTCCGTCCGGGAAGACGAAGTTACTCGCTTGACGCTGATTGAAGTAGAAGGACTCGAGGGACTGTCCTGGTTGTTGAACTGACCCCCGAAGATAAGCCTGGTACTGAAAGGCCGACATCGCACAAGTATAAACTGATGTGTTCCAACCAGGTAGCTGAATACCCATCGGCTGATCGATGGCTCCAGTCTCGAGAGCTCTGACGTAGGAGACACGACCTCTGAAGTAAGGTTCGAAGGCCTCGAGAGGCTGATTTGCAAAGGCAGCCTGCTCGGCTTCACCGAGAGGAGCATATGGCATCTGAAAGTCAAGAGGGAGAATGAGATTCATCAATGGAACGATGTCGTTCGGAGCGTTAATCATCGGAGTGGCCGTCGCCAGGACGATCTTGTTTCGTTTGCCTTTGTGGAAGGCTCGGAAGAGAGTCTGATAGACCGACTCACCACGAACTCGGGCTGGAATCGGCCTGGGACGACGGCCTCTCTCGATAGCTCGAGCAGCTGCCTCCTGAACCCTCTGAACCTCACGGGCAGTTGCTGCTCTCGCCTCGGCAATAGTCAAGATGGGAGGCTGTGGATTCCTGATGTCCTCGAGAGTCGGGACGTTATGAGCTTCATCCACATAGATGGCCTTGTTCGACATGTACTCCTCTAGATCTTCCTCTCGCTCAAACCGATCGATGATCGTGGCGAATTCGTGATAGGTCATAATGTCATACCAGGTCTTCAGTTCACGGGTGATATTGCTCTTCATGACGCGCTCGTCCGTTGACCTCATCACGAGATCAGTTTCGTAGACCCGATCCGTACAACGACAAACAATTTCGTTCTTGATGTTTTCGGCAAGAGGTGGACCACGGACGAGGATAACGGCTCGACGAATCTTGGTCGGATCATCTGGACTCTTGAGGAATTCGTTCTTGAAGAGCTCGGCTGAGTGAGTGATGATGCAACTCTTACCCGTTCCAGGATCGTGAAGAAGCAGAAGTCTATCATACCAGGTCAAATAGCGGACAGCCAGCTTCTGATGCTTGAAGGCCTGACCACGGGCTGGAGACGGCTCCGAGATACCAGGACGAAGCTCAGCGAACTCTTGTTTCCTTGAAATGAGAGTATTAAAGAGTGAGTCGGTTGTTGGGACTCTCGGACTGATGTCAGGATAGGCACCAAAAAAGTCAGAGATCTGTATCGTTCCGAGTGATTGGGCTGCCGCTCCGGACTCAGAGGTAGCTAGAACTGACATCTCTTGGACTTCTCTTTTAGAGAAGCCCGGGAATAAGTTAATTTGTCCGCACTGAAAAGATGTCCTACTATCATCCAGAGACTCCTAGTCACATACCTGATGGGACATCCAAACCACTCTTCTCCGTTGTTCGCTTTGAACTTGTCGTCAATGAGGTGAAGGAATCCCTTTTCATCTTCGACCTTCCTTTAGATCTCGTCGTCTGCCTCGACAACGTCGAGATTCCGAGTAGTGTCTTTGATTATTTCAACCCACTTGTTGTCGATCCAGTTGGTCTCGGTGTGAGCGGAACGTCGGCAGATCTTCGACATGGCCGACTCCTCTTCTATTATCGAAACCAGAATGAGCCAGTTGAATCTTTCTCCTGTCTTCGACTCATCCCGTCACAGGCTCACATTGTGGCACAGGTTCTTGATTCGACCGTCCACTATCCTCCCAACTTCGACATCGATTACAGATCCCTAGTGGTCAGTCGAACTCTCAGGGCAAGACAACTTTGTGAACTCTTTGAAAAGCTTCAGTCTGCTCCACCTCAGCCAACGATGATGGTACCTCCCTTCCCCTTCCAGCGCGCTCCTCCTCCTTCGATTCCATTACCTAGCCGCCGCGATTCAATCTTCGAGGGTCTTTCTCCAGAAAGTCAATTCGGCCGTCTGCTCAGTGCAATGTTTCGCCCGATCACCGGTCCCCTTGCTGTAGTTCCAAATGAGAATGGCGAGGCACCCCCAAGTCCGAGTCCAGCTATCTTTCTTGATCCAGAAGCCGAAACCTTCACGGTCTTCCAGGTTGACGACTCCGATCGAAACGAAGATGATTTCGACGATGAGGAGACCGATGACGACCGCGATTAAGAGAATCAGGAGAGGAACTGATGTCCTGAAGTTTCATTTAAAGGGAAGGCAGCAATCTGGAAGATCCAGATGGCCCAGCCCCGAGCTTCCTCACAAACTCTTCCAAAGGCTCCGAGTCTCGCCCAGCTGGGGCTGTCGCTGAGTGAGGTTCGATCATCTCCTCCTCCTCTCGTCTCAGACGGATCGAAGAAGGTCCCCTATCAGGCGACGCGCCCTCGTAATGTTCGACCCTACCAGACACCTGTTGCTCCTGTCCGAGGACGCCCTGCTACGGTCGAGACTTCGGTGCCGACGCCGACATCGACGAAGTATCCCGACCTCAAGATCATCCCACACGGAGAGTCGATTGCCCAGTATATCCAGAGAGTGCCCGTGTTCGCAATCGATTCACCAACTGGAACGGGTAAGACACGTTACATCCCCTACTTGATGGCAATGAAGGGATTTCGAGTTCGTGTTGCCATTCCGACGACGGTGGCCGTTCGAGATGCCTATAAGTTCCAGCGAAAGCACAGCAAGTTACGAGTCGGTTATGCGGCGGGTCGAGAGATTCATTACTCTGACGACGATCAGCTTGTCTACGCGACGACGGGTCACTTCACTTCAAGAGTGATCGGTCTAGTCAAAGCAGGACATCGAGAGCAAGTTCGTCAAGTCTTCGGAGATATTCTCTTCGTCGATGAGGTTCACACGAGTACGAGTCACATCACTCTTCTGATCGGTCTGGTTCGGTTCCTCTTCACTACGCCTGGAGGTCAGTACATCGGTCCTAAGCTCGTCTTCTTGACAGCGACCTTCAATCACGGCGACATCATCGATCACTTTGCTGATTTCCCCGTCTACACAGTCAGTGTTCAGGCCTATCCGGTCGAAACGATCTTCTTACCTCCTGGGACTCGTCACAATCCTCTCCGTGATGATCCCAACCCTCTGATCGTCTCGATCATTCGCCAGGAACTCGCCCGATTCAAGCTTGACCCGAGCAGACCCTACCATGGGATCATCTTTCGACCGGGTGTGACCGAAGTTGAGGAGACGATCGAAGCACTTGAGGGAGCCTTCTCCGTCGACGAGCCGATCGAGTTCTATCCGGCCTACAGCAGTCTGGCCCCGGCCGAGATCGATGAGATCTTTCAGAAGTCGAACAAGATGAAGGTGATCATCGGAACGAACATCATTGAGTCGAGCATCACCGTCGAGGACGTCGGCTTCATCGTGAACGACATGCTCGAGAAGATTGCTGAGACGAGCGCGACTGGCGGAAATAAGCTCACCTTGAGTCTCGTCTCGAAGGCTGCTTCTCAACAACGTCGAGGTCGAACTGGTCGAACCATGCCGGGCCGTGCCTACAACTTGATCACCGAAGCCGATTATGAGCAGCTCGCCCCCTTCCGGACGAGAGAGATCGATCGGGTTCCGATCTACGACATCGTCCTTCAGCTCATCGACGCGGGCTTGAACCCACGTGACATCTTGAAGATCAGCATTCCTCGGTATCAGCAGGCTCGAGATGTCCTCATCCAACTTGGAATGATCGAGGTGCAGGCTGATCGGTATCTTGTGACCGAAACGGGCCGCTTTGTCTCGAGTATTCCGCTCAGTGTTCAGAACGCCTACATGATCTACCTCGGATACCAGCGGTACAGAGAGTATTCCCGGACGCACATGGAGACCAGTGCAGAACGGATCCTCCTTCGGACGGTCATTGCGGTGGCCTCGATGATCGAGGTCTACGGGCCGAGCTACTTCTTCGTGCCGAGAAAGCGTCGTGACGAGACCATGACGGAGTATCTGGCTCGAAAGGATGCTCACATCGACAAGTACCATGAGAAGTTCCGAGGACCAACCGATATCCACACCTTTGTCAACATCTTCTGGTCGATGATGTCGGACATCGATGTGGCTCGTCGCTACGATCAACAGACTCGGCACAACTTCATGAACTATATCCGAGACTGGGCTCGGGACAACAGCATGAACAACAAGAAGATCAAGGAGTTCCTGGCGGTGATGCGTGATGTCGAATCGATTATCGAGTCGAAGATGAATGAGGAGGTGAGCCTTCGAGAGAGTCTTCCGAAATCAGGTCAGGCTGAGACCCTTCCTCGAGGTGCCTCCGGCCAGAACGGTTTCTCAATCGGTCGAGATCTTCCGGATGGTGGGTACGTCACGCTCGGCAACGCCGTTGTCCCAATCTTCTCTCGAGCTTACCAGGTCAACCTATTCATCCTGGATCCTGATCGACGTGGAAACCCACTCTATCTCGACCAGAGGACCGGAATCAAGTACAAGATCAATCAGAACAGCTCCTTCAACTCGATCACCGACGACCCGCCCGCGATCATCGTTGCGCAGACTGTCGAGGTTGTAGGCAAGAGAGGTCGAGTCAATCTGGCTGGAATCTTCGTCCCGAGCACCTTCCTGTCAGCTCCGCCCCAAGAGGAGAGGAAGGACGAGGCCTGATTAAAAAAAAAGCAACTTGCGACCGATCGGTCACAAGTTATTTGAGACGTACTGGACGAGAATGTAGAAGATTATAGTCACAACGGCTGCAATCAGAAAGAAGAGATACCAAGGAATCTTTTATGTCCTGAGCGAGAACTATAAACCCTTCGGCCCAGAGTTCTGCCACGATCACGATCATGATCAGGAAAAAGAGAGTCAATGCCGGTTCTCTGAGTAGGAAGAGTTTGGCCTTTCTTTCCTCAGAAACATCTTTAGCTGGAGGATTTTTAGGCGGTCACCTCGCTCCGAAGTAAGTCACTGAGTCGTTGGATCTTCTGGTTGATTCTTTCCCTGATTTCGGGGTCCGCTTCTCCTTTAAGCTGGTGACAGAGCTTGTCGATCGTCTTCTGCATCTGAGCTGTCTTGAGAGCGCTCTTGTCGGCAAGAGAGAGTTCCTTCTTCTTCTTGTTCCCCTCATGATTCCTCTGCTTGTCGCGACCTCGTTTCCCGTGGTCGATCGCGTCCAAGCTACGCTTGAGGCGTTCCTGTTTCTCCTTCTCGCTCTCACCCTCACAGATCTCCTTCAGCTTTGGAATCAAGTTCATCTCCTCGGCGAGCTCTCGGAAGTCTTCACGAGCATCATCGTCGACGAAGACGAGAGTTCGAGTGTCGACCGGTGAGACGACCAGAAAGAAGTCGACATAAGAGCACCGAGCGTAGCTCGGGCGTGCTCCGCACGCTCATCGCTTCCATCAAAGGTCTTCAGGAGGTCTCCGTAGATCTTGAAGAAGCTTTCGGTATCGAGGTAAGCGGGGTAGATTGGGTCTTGGATACAGACGACCCGGTTCCAGTTGTATTCCTGAAAGGTTATCGACATTCTGGTCTCTTATCTGAAGGTTAGGTTTTTTCTTATGGAGATCTGGGGAAAGACAAAACAAGATGCTCCGAACTCCGCCTGTCTCCCTCGGGACGGCGGCTCCCGTTGCAAGCGCGAAGACTTGCCATTACTGTAAGAAGGAGGGTCATATCATCAAGGACTGCCCCACTGCCCCCTGACGCCGCTGCCACCAGCCCGGACACAAAGAAGCCGCCTGCACTGTTCCCTACTGTCCCCGCTGCGACAAGTATGGTCATACCAAAGAGAACTGCTACAGTCAGGTGACCTGTCCTCGTTGCGGGAAGGGTCATCCTGAGGACAGGTGTCGAATTTCGATCTGTGACGAGTGCGGTAAGGCCGGACACACTGTCGAGGGTTGTTTCAGACTCCAGACTTGCACACGCTGCGGCAAGAGGGGACATCCGACCGACCGCTGCAATGCAGAGGCCTGTGAGCTCTGTGACAAGTTCGGACATAAGAAGGAGGTCTGCTTCCGAGGTCAGCCCTGCTCAAAGTGTCTCCGGACCGGTCATCATCAGGACCAGTGCGACACGAAGCCCTGGTGCTCGATCTGTCGTGACGGTCACTACCCTGGACTCTGCAAGCATTATAGTTGTGACCTCTATGGTGATAAGACTCACCTCGACCGCAACTGCACCAATCCAAACGTGATCGTCTCAGCCAACGTCGGTCCGAGGAGGAAGAAGGGAACGATCAAGTGTGATCTCTGTGCGGAGGACGGTCACAAGAAAGAGAACTGTCCGAACTTCTACGCTCGTTGAGTTTCTACTTGCTAGGCAAGTAGAACTATTGTGGCTGAAAGATCGTCCCGTCGGTTCGATAGAAGGCCAATCGTCTCTCGTAATAGGAGAGCAGATTATAAACTTGTCGAGATCCGGAAGAGAAGAACCTGATATGGGGAGATCAAACTGCTCGAGGCGTCCCAATCTTGGAATGAAGTGGCCAGAAACATAATCTTGAATCGCGCCTACACGGTGAGAAAAGACAATTCGATCTAACGGGACAGCTTCGAAGTCTTTGCCGATTCGGTCCTGGTTCTCCTCTATAAGTGCCGGCTGAATGTACCTCTTCATTAGATCATCGTGATAAAGGACACCATCTTGGATTAATCCATTGTACCATCCATATAGTAGAATAAGATCGAATATGAGATTCCTCGGTAGTATTCCTGAATCAGATAGGGAATGAAAGTTAAGGGGCGGATTCTTTTTCGAAGGAGGTCGACTTGGATCGGTTAAACCAAAGCTGCCCTCTCGAAGAAAGTTTCGGAAGTCTCGGTTCGAAGATTCCGTTCCGGGCAGCAACGTGATCATAGTTCGGAACCTTCGCGACGGCCCAGCCGTAAATCAGGAGATGTGAGAGAAGGTCCAGTGAAGGATCAGCTCGAGAGCGGGCTTCTTCGAAACCGTCTCGGGGGATTCCGAGCTGACGCGTACATGATCAGCTGTTCCTTCTTCAGGTCTGACGGGACCTTCATCTGAAGCTGAGGGACGGTCAGGGCCGAGAGGTTGATCGCTTGCATCGCGAGGTCGAGTGCCCCATCTTCGAGTGAGAGATTGCCAGAACAGTTTCGGACTCGAGAAAGAAAATCACTATCCGAATAAAGATGCAGACAATCGCCTCTTCCTGTCACGACAATACTTGGCTTCTCGTGATCATCCTGATTCTCCAGCTACTCTTCGTCATTCTTCTGATCGTCTTCGTGGTTGGGCCGGTCGTCCGAGTCGAGAAGACGATCAAGTCGATCGTTTTGGATGTCGAGAATGCCATCGGTAAGATCACATCGACGATCGGAGACGTCAAGTCAGCGATCTGTGACTTCCTTCCGACTCTCCCGATCTGTCGGACCTGAAGCTCGAATTCTCTGAGGGAGGACCCAGAAATTATCTCTGAGTTCTCGGTCTCGGGGGCAAGAGACCCCGATCTCTTGATGAAATCAGCTGCCTGGAGGCTTCCAGGCAGTTGCTTTTTGTACTTCATCAGTACTTATCTCGTTCTTCTGGTGTCAGGTACTGGAGACCCAGAATCTCGAAGAGATTCCTTTCGGAGGTTGCTGGATACAATTCTCCTCGTGGACCATGGAGTCCCTTCTCGTCTAGACTCAAGCCATATTGGGCGGCATGCGCTCTCATCTTCTTGTTAAAACTATCTGGCCCAGTCAGGTAGGTGATGGCGAAGGGATATTCTGACGGCTGAGTCAGCTCGATGTCGATTCGGCGGTGGATTGGGCCGACGTGCCCGACTCCTCGGTACTTCTTCGTTCCATGAGCGAGATAGAGGTCCCGATCGAAGACTGGACATTGGATGATCGTTCCAATGACGTCGACTCCCGGCTTGTCGATCGCAACGATGTCGATGTCACCAGAATCGGGTCGTCCTCTCCGATAGGAGCCGGCGATCTCAAATTGGATTCCAAGTGGGTCAAGGTACTGGTGCAGGATCTGTTCAAACAGTTGAATCTCAGCTCGAGGAATCCTCTGATTGAACTCGTTCTGATACTGAAGAGAAATTCGTTGTTCTCTCGTCGCAGCCGATGCCGGAATCTCCTCGAGCGTCCGGTAGCCCGCCTCGTACCACTTGGCAGCAGTAGCTGGTCCAACACCCGAGATCGTCATGAAGAGATTGAGAACTCGCTCCCGTTCAACATCCTCCTGTGGTCGTGACGGCCCGAGTTCAGTGACCGTTCCCGTCCGGATGATCTCATCGATCTTGGAAGCGAGACTCTCACCGATTCCTGGGATTGCTCGAGCCTCTGCACCCGACTGTATCTGCTTCGGATACTTTCGGATTCCGGTGATCGCTTTGATGTAGGCATTGGCTCGGTGTCCCTGTCCCTGTTGAAGTCGAAGATCTCGAAGTTGTTCGAAGACTCGAATGATCTGCTCGTTGGTCGACATGATGGCTACCTTTCTCTCTATGAGGGCTTTTTGATCAATTTCGCATTCTTTCTTGCAGTTCAGGTGGTGGAACTGGACTTGACTCTTCAAACTTGCTCGACTCGACTGATCTGTCCCTGCCCATTCGGTCCTGGGCTGTCACTCGTCATGATGTAGATCGTTCCGTTCAGGTCCTGGCTGATGGCTCGAACATACGAGTTGACTTTTTGAGCTTCGATCAATCTATTGTCTCGTGAGAGCGCAAGTATCGCTCCTCCGTAATCAGCAAAGATATAAGTATCATCCGGAAGAGATGCCCCTCCAAGAATAGCACTCGGAGAAATACTAATACCACCTGGATTTCCGGTGGGATACTCATAGATCGGATCAACGAAAGGTTGATTCGTATCTGCTGGTGTTCCAGGTAGATGAGTTCCTCCAGTAGTACCCCCTGAGTAACCAGTAAAATTTGTACCTTCTTTAATCGCCCAACCATAGTTCCCACCTCTCACCAGTATATCCACTTCTTCAAATCGATCGGTACCAGGATCAGTGACGTATCCGATCCCGTGTCGATTGAAAGAAATGCCAGATGGGTTCCTGAAGCCATAGGCGTAGATTTCTGGACGAAGTCCTGGATAGCCGACGAAGGGATTGTCCGCGGGAATCTGATACTTGCCTGACCGGTTCACATCGAGTCGGAGGACCTTACCGAGGAGAGATGAGAGATTCTGAGCATTACCTCGTGGGTCACCAACAGTCAGGTAGAGGTAACCGTCGTGACCGAAAGCCATTCTTCCTCCATTGTGGAAGTCGGCCTGGTCAAGAATTCGAAGAAGTATCGTCTCCACTCTAGTTCGAAGGTCGATCTCGACGAGGACATTGTGACCACTCAAAGAAGTATAGAAGGCAAAGAGACGATCCCTCCGGGGCGACATGGCGATGTCGAGAAGACCTCTCTCATCGTAATCGGGGTTCAGTGGTGGAATCTGACTACGAAGATCTAAGAAAATCGTCGTGGTTCCCGAGAGATAGGTCATGATGACTCCATTCTAATCGGCCAAGTAGAGTTCTCCATTTGGTCCGGGCCCGGTCACCGCAATCGGGCCGGGCCTCCAATGAGTGGAACGAGTCGAAAGACCATTTTACCAGAGAGAGATTTAAGAAACCAGTCCTCTCGTAAAATGGAACTAAGCGTAATCATATCTAACCGGACTCTAGACCCAGCTATCGATGAGAAGATCAGATGTGTTCTTCCTTTATTACTCCGACGACCCAAACTCCATCCCGCCAATTCTGATCAGGTCACCGCCTGTCGCTGTGGAACCGTCTTCGGAGTCCTCACACGAAAGCATCATTGTCGATCGTGCGGTGAAGTCTTTTGTTACGTCTGCACTGAGAAGCGAGCAATCGTTCCACTACTCCTCGTCGAGTACACACAGAGAACGGGCTGGTGGAAAGAAGGTGAGTTGGCACGTGTTTGTAACGAGTGCCATGATCGAATCATCCGGTATGAGACGTGTCGTCCGCTCCTCGAACAATTCTACAATCATCCACCCACTCTGGAGAAACTTTATTCTCTAGCTCGAGACAACGAGACCACTCTCTGGGCCGTCAGCTACTATCTGTCAGAGATGCGTAGAATTCAGTACCTCTTTCCGAGTGAGGAGCTGACTCTTAATCAGATCACCTTCCTTCAAGCAAATAAGGAACACCTCGTCGGCCACTCCTACTGGCTCCTTCAGCTCCTGAAGATCGAATCGATTGAACCACGGCCCTTGACAGGTCCTCATAACTTGAATACTCTCTGTACTCGGAACTGTCAGCCGAGTCTAAATCTATCTCATGCGGTCTGCATGCTCCTGTTCCCGAAGGTCTATGGAGGCTCGGTCGAGGTCGCTCTCAAGATGATCCGAGAGAGCCCTGGCTCAGAACTTGAACCATACATCGGAATTCTTGCCTTGACCTTCAACGCACGACTCTATGAGATTCTCATTGAGAAGGCAATCGTTAACCGACGCCTGGCACAGCTCTTCTACTGGTCACTCAACATCTTGAGTAGCGGGAAGAACGGCGAGGCTGCGATTGCCTATCGTGAAACGCTCTTGATGAATCTGACCGATAAGAAGATGGTCAACTTTCGAAGAGTCATTCCAGCCCTTGAAATGGGACTTCATGCGACGAGGACAGTCGTCTCTGAATTTGATGTTCCCGATCCGCTCGCTCCTGATCTATCCATCGGTTCGATCGAGGAAGTCAGGACGGGAACGAGTTATTCTCGACCCTTCTTCATCAAGTACACCTCAGATCGACCGCGACAGATCATGTATAAACGAGAGGACATAAGAAAAGATGCTTGTATCGTCCGCATCATCAGGATGATCTCATCGGCTCTGACTTCGATTCAGGATCCCTTCCCTCTGATCAGCTATACGGTCATACCGATCAGTCCAAAGAGTGGACTCGTCGAGATCGTGGAGGACTGTCAGACCTTGACCGAGGTGGTCAAGGCTGGCACAGTCAGCAATTATCTTCAGAAGCACAATCCTGATCGGCTCATCTCGGAGGTCCAGTCTGTCTATACAACCTCGCTTGCCTTCTGGACCATCATCACCTATCTCTTTGGAGTAGGTGATCGACATTTCGATAACATCATGCTGTCTAAAAATGGCATCCTGTTCCATATCGACTACGGTTTTATCTTTGGATCCGATCCAAAACCTTATTCACCGAAGATTCGGCTCAACTCCTACATGCTCGAGGGAATTGGCGGTGACGAGAAGTATGAGTCCTTCAAAGAACTCTGCTACAAGATCTTCATGTTGATTCGACAGAAGATCGACTGCATCTACACACTTCTTCTCGAACTGGCGATGGCTGACCCTCCTATTCTAGGATCACATGTGACTGAACCATTTCTTCGACAACATTTGACCACAGTCTTCTTCATGGGAGCAAGTGATGATGAAGCTCGCTCTCAACTCGAGTTCATCATTGATACCTCACGCGATTCGTTGGGTGGTAATCTCAATGAGTATGTGCACGGAGCTGTCAAGACGGCGAGTCAACTCATCGGTCGAGTCACTGGCTACAGTACCTAGATGAAACATGGTCCTTGATCCTATAGATCAAGAATCAATCAAAAGGCCACTTAGAAGGTGAAGTCGCTCTTGTTGAAGCTCCAGGCGAACTTGTCCGCCTTGTCCTTCTTACCATCATGACCCTTCTTCTTGGGCTTCTCCTCATCGAAGAATGAGCTGAAGTCGCGCTTCTTCTTCTCCTCATGGCGATTCTTCTCATGGCGCTTCTTCTCCTCCTCCTTCTTGTCCTTCTTGTCCTTCTTCTCCTTCACCTTCTCCTCGAAGAACAAGCTGAAGTCGTCGTCGGAAGAAGAGGAGCTCGATTTCTTCTCATGACGCTTCTTATGCTTAGGCTTCTCCTTCTCACAGACGTCGCAGGGCTCCTCGTGGATCACCTTCTTGTGATCGTCCTCATCGAAGAAGTCGTCGTACCAATCGTCGTTCTTGTAGCCGCAGCTCTTGCAAGGGCGAGGAGGGCAGGGTCGAGGGCAGAAGACGACGGGTCCCTGAAGGCCAGTCGGACCCTGAGCTCCCTGAGGGCCTTGAGGGCCCTGGTTGCCTTGAGCGCCCTGGTTGCCTTGAGCGCCCTGAGGGCCCTGAGGACCCTGAGCGCCCTGAGGGCCCTGAGGACCCTGAGGGCCCTGAGGACCCTGAGGGCAGCGCTTGCGGCAACGCCTCTTCTCACAGCCGTCACTGGAGCTGCTTGATGAGTCATCACACTTCTTCTTCTTCTCCTCCTCGTCGAAGTCGAAGGAATCGCTCACTTCCCTCTTACTCCCATTTTTTTGATCGCGGTGATGCTTCTTCTTGTGGTCCTCGAACCAGTCGTCGTCGTCGAGATCCTTGCAGGGCTTCTTGTGCTTCTTTTCAGGGCACTTCTTGTCACAGTCGTCCTCGCAGCTCGAGGAGTCGTCACACTTCTTGGGGCAGACGCGCGTCTTCTTCGGGCAAGGACAGGCCGACTCGACGATAGCATCGAGGGCGTTCTGGAGCTGCTCATCGAGGTTGTCGAGGAGAATGTTAAGATTGCTCTTGGGCTCGACGTTACAGCAACCGGTGACGGTGACGCCCTCGGTGCTGGGAGGGATGCATTCGATCGCAGGGTTGAGGACGAGCTCGAAGGCGAGTGTGCGAATCGACTCAGCCATCGAAACAATGGCGGCGATTGCGGACTCACAGCAGGCGACGTCGCAGATTCCACGCTGGAGGGAGGTCAGGGCCTCGACAACCTGGCAGTTAAGGTGATCATACTTGGCCTTGGCGGCGGCAATGCGGCACTCCCTCTCGGTAACGACCGCGGACGGAATCACCTCATCGGGGAAGGCCTCAATGATGGCCGTAATCTCGGCACTGAGAGCCTCAGTCGAAGATCGGAAGTAGGCAGCAATCGCCTCGTTGATCTGGACGCAACAGCGAGTATCCTTCTGGTCACTCATCTTTTCTAGGAACCAGAGAATTTTTTTCTCTTTCTTCGAGCCGATCGATCTTCTTGTCAGTTCATAAAGGAAGAGGCAGCGTCACGCAGTCAAGATCGTTCCTTTAATCACCTTCGATCATTCGATGGCTCTTAAGCAGCTCTCTCGATCGACTCATCAGTCGATGAAGAGGAAGATCTAGAGAACTGGATTGCCGAGATAAGCACTCACCTCGTTCCGTGGTTCTGTCGACAAGATCGACTCTAGATTATTCAAGAGATTGTGAAGTTCCGGATTCGATTCCGTGTGACCAAAGCCGTCTCGATGTCTCCATTGTTCGAGCCTCTCGAGAACCTGTTGACGGAGATGGTGAAGGCTGAGTCGACTGAATGGAATGAAAACATGTGGTTCATGGAAGGCTCGTGGATCCTTCCAGACGACTCCTCGAGTCATATCGAAGAGGGAGAGAAGCTCTGTCGTACTATATTGCAGTTTTGTCGTCAGATCGTTGTAGGAAATAACTCTCGCCTTGGTGCTGTAAGAACTCCTCGAGCAACTTTCCAACTTGAACTGGCCATGAACGATGATGTTGTTTGCAATGAAGTTCTCGATCATCTCCAGACGAGTGGAGTAGTTGCGAGTGAATTTGTAGCCGGGTTGCAGGATCTCGTCGTCCCGGTATCGACTGAGAAGGCCAATCTTGTCCTTCGACATCGCAATCTCATAGATGTTTGGAGGTCGTCCGATACTCTCTCGTTCGAAGGTCGCCTCATAGTACTGTATGTTGTTGATGAAGAACTGATATGTTGCGATCCCTACCCGTCTCCGTGGGGGGATGTACATTCCGATCTTGGCCGCAATGACCATGATCGTATAGGGATACCTGTTCGAGAGAATCGCCTCCTCGAGGAAAGGAAAGGTTCGTTTTGTCTGCTTGAGCTGTTGGTAGAGACTAGTCAGCTCATTTGAATCGAGTCCGAAGGAACTGAGCCCATATGCGAGAAAATAATCTTGATCGACTGAGGGGCCACTCGAACTCTCATCAGCTCCAGTCATTTTCAGATTGGAGAATTTAAAGTAAGGTAATTTTTTCTATCAATTTGGCGTGTTCACGCGTCCGATCAGACCTCAGGCGAACTAGGTTCTGCGATCGTCAGTAGAGTTAGTTCCAGATCATGGGTTGTCGTCCCCTAAGATTATGACTTGAGATTATCTGAAGTTCAACTGCTTCTTGCTCATCTCCTTGAACGTGGAAATACGAATGTGACTAGATCTGGGGGTCATTTGAGGACAGGATCAGTTGAAAGAGAATCGTGACTCCGACCCTACTTCGAGCGAATAGAATGTCGACTAAAATCGACCAGGAAAAAGTTTCACCAGGTTAAAGTCAATCCAAAGATGGCCACCCGACCTACTGGAAGCTTGGAGGTGAGGGGCGTGACTCAACGCTATGCTCAGACCGCCATCCCTGGACAGACTGAACCAGTGGGCGTAGCTACCCTGACCATTCCCATGCCTCCACCTGATGGCCCTGCTTCTGGCAACCCTGGACAGACCCGTCCTACTACTCAGACGGCCCACCAACAGCAGAAGCTCAGAGCAAGGGCCCGTCTTCGAGAGCAGTCACTGATCTTGAGTGAGATCGATCGAGTCGAATTCAAGCTCTACTCAACCTCGGAGATCGACGATATTGCCGTCGTCGTGGTGAACAACCCAGAATCGCACGGACCAGGAAGCGTTCGTGATCTGAGGATGGGCCCTCACAACGAGAGTCAGCTCTGTGACACCTGCTCGAATGACATCCGAGGCTGTCCTGGCCACTACGGAAGGATCAACATTCCGAGACTGATGCATCCTCTCGCTGTCAACACCATCATTCTGGTCCTCAGTTGTGTCTGCAACTCATGCGGTGGCCTTCTGGTCAGTCGTGAAGAGATTGAGCGCGCTGGAATCAATCGACTTCGAGAGGAGAAGCGTCTCCAAGCGATCAAGAACCTGATCAAGACGCCCAAGTGCCGTCGCTTCGAGGGAGTTCCAGGAGTTCGTCAGTGCGATCCTCAACCGGAGTACAAGAGCTACCGTGACTACGCCAAGGATAAGACTGAGTATCGACTTCCCTACACTTACCCAGGCAAGGCCAAGGGGACGGTCTTCTTCAGGGCTCCGGATGTTCCGTACGACTCGCCTGAGAACAGCATCTACAAGATCCTCAACGCGATCTCGGATGAAGATGCGGCCATTCTCGGCTTCACTGATACTCACCCCAGGAACATGATCATTGAACGTCTCGTTGTCATTCCGTACTGTGCTCGCCCTGACCTCTACCAGGGTGACAAACTTTGGCCGGACGACCTCACCTCGATGTATCAAGACATCGTCAAGAAGGTTCGAGCCTACAACGATGCAGGCAACAACGAAGCACTTCGAGAGACTGAACTTCGTGAGATCAACTTCCGAATCACTCGCCTCATGAAGAACGACGGCAAATACACCCAAGGAGGAGTCAAGGTCTATGTCGACGTGAAGAAGCGAATCCAAGGCAAGACTGCGATCGTCCGAGCGAACATCATGGGTAAGCGAGTGAATTTTGCTGGACGTACTGTTGTAGGCCCAGGCGCCTACCTTCGAGTTGATGAGGTCGGCATCCCACGGCTGATGGCAACGAAGCTGACTCGTCCAATTCGAGTCACCGACTACAACAAGGAGGAGTTACAAGCCAAGTACGACAACAACAAGGTCATGCACATCACGATGCATGGAGGTCCCCTTGCTGGACAACGCGCTATGGTGAATGACACTTTCCGTCAGAAGTTCCCCGACTATCAACTGAATGTTGGTGACATCGTCGAAAGGATGCTGGAGGACGGTGACCTCGTCTTGATCAATCGTCAGCCGACTCTTCACAAGCAGAACATCCTTGCCTGCTACGCAAAGATCATTGATGATCGGGTCGTCCGCATCAACTTGTCCGTCACGACTCCTTTGAATGCTGACTTCGATGGTGGGCAGGGGCAATTGCCCCTTGTTTCATGTTGAGACAAATCGCCATCAACAGGGGGCGTGAAAAGCGTGCAACCCCCTAGTACAAAAGTCAAAAAATGAAATCCACATATAGGTTATGTTCGTTGCGAAATGGAGATAAAAGTGTGTAATAAGTGTTGCCAAGCGAAGACGCTATCAGACTATCGCTTAAAATCAAATGGGAAACCTTACGCACGTTGCAGAGAGTGCGAGCGTGAGGGATGGAGAAACTATAGAAGAAGTGAACGTGGGAAGCAGAAAGCTATCGAATGGGCCAAGAGAAATTCAGACAGAATGACAGAGCTTCAGGCTCAATGGTATCAGAGAAACAAGCCGAAGAGAAACGCCGAGTTCAATGCGCGTTATCATACCGACCCCGAATTCAGATTCAAGCAACTTTGCAAGAGAAGAATCCAGGCGGCTCTTCATGGTAAACATCTTCAGAAATCTGATAAGACAGTCAAGTACATAAACTGTTCGATCCCTTGGCTTATCCAATGGTTCCAATTCTGCTTCTCTCCTGAAATGACCCTGGAGAATCATGGGAATTATTGGCACATGGATCATGTCATCCCGATCAATCACTGGGATCTGAACGATCCGGTCCACGTTCTTCATTGCTTCAGCTGGTACAATCTTTCTCCGCTCCCTGGGAACGAGAACCTGGCTAAACACGACACAATCGACACAGAACAAATACAAAGACACGTACAGAAATTAGTGGATTTCTTATATTTGTGGAATGTGCATCTTCCACATGATTATTTTGACTTTTGTGCGAGACACCTCAGAATTGCGGGGAAGCCCTTAGAGCTCTACCTACCACTGGGCCAGTGAAAACTGGTTGCAGGAACTCGGTTAATAGCCGAACCCAAAGGTAACAACGGTAGAGATTGGGTGATCCGCGGGTAAAGGACCTAACCTCGCTTTGGTTAGAGTATGGTCCTCCCTCAACGACTGAGAGCAAGGTTCGCTTAGGTGGATCTTGACACGGGTGTCGGTTTGCAATGATGGGCTAACCACCCTGAGCAAGCTTAAGGTACAGTCTAGTCCCACCCGAAAGGGTGCAACCGATTAGTCTCGGTTGGATCAATGACCCCTGGCACAAATGTCAGGGCGAGATTGGTATTTACGGATGAGATCAACATTCACGTGCCCCAGACGATCGAGGCCTACGCCGAGGCGGAACAACTGCTTGGAATCTACAGGAACTTGATGAGTACAGAGTCGAATCGTCCGATAATGGGTATCGTCTACGACACTCTCAGTGGCGCCTATCTCATCACCTATCCTCAGCACGAGTTCGAGAGGCTCGGACAACAGATTGAGAAGATTGTTCTAGAGCAGAGGGGTCATGCGCCCGGTACCCCGAAGTATCTTGAGCTTGAGGCAGCGAAGACGGCAGCTCTTGCCCGTCGAGCCGTCGTCGGTGAGCGCATCCTTCTCGATCCAGTCGTCTACAATCAGGCGATCGCCCCGGTCGTCGATTCTCCCCAGTACTTGACACTCTATGATCGTCTGGCTCGTTACGGAATCGATCCTCGGAGCGGTCGTGGTCTCATCTCAGCGGTCTTCCCTGAGGACTTCTACTATCTCTGGAGTGATGGCAAGGGCAATGTCGTTGAGGTCAAGGAGGGTGTTCTCGTCCGCGGTCTTCTGACGAAGGAGACGCTCGGCACCAAGGACGGCAGCATGATCGCCGAGATGTACAAGCAACTCGGTGGCCTCGTCACGGTCGACTTCATGAGCGACATTCAGTTCGTCGTTCGAGAGTTCCTTCAACAACACGGTCTCTCTGTCGGCATCGACGACTGCATCCCGGATGATCCGGAGTTCCGTCGACAGATCGACTCGGTTTTGACCGATGCCAGCTACAAGGTCATCGCGCTGGCCGAGACACCCTCCGAGAATCCAATCATGGCGGAGCGCCGAGAGCGAAAGACACTCGAGATCCTTGAGAAGGCGAAGATGGGAACGGAGGAGATCCTCATGAAGTACTTCAAGCCAGACAATGCCATTCTGATAATGGCCAATTCTGGTGCAAAGGGTACCTCTCTCAACGCCGTCCAGATGGCCTCGGCTCTCGGACAGCAGAAGGTGAGCGGTCGTAGAATCCAGGCGGGACTTCCTGGCAACCGCTCCCTTCCGGTCTTCGAGCCGGGGGACAAGGACCCGCGTGCTCGCGGCTTCTGCTTCAATTCATTCGTGACTGGACTCGAGCCCTCCGAGTTCTTCTTCCACGCCCAGGGTGGTCGTGAGGGTCTCACCGATACCGCCGTCAACACGGCAAGGACGGGTTTCCTGCAGCACCAGATCATCAAATCGGCTGAGGACGTTCATATTTCGACGGATGGCAGTGTCAGGACCGCCGACCTCGGAATCATTGAGTTCGTCTATGGAGGCGATGGATTCCAGGCCTCCGAATTGGGTACAGTCAAGATTCAAGGCGAGGCGGTCCCCTTCTTCCGTAACCTCTACCAACTAGCCGACAAGATTAACAGCAAATATGCTCCTCGCCCGACCATTTAAAAAAGCAGTTACTATCCTAGGATAGTAACTGCTCACATTCCACCGATCAATCGCTTCATGACAGCCTGATCTCCTATCTTCCATCGAGTCTGACCGTACCCAGACTAGATCTTCTTTCTCGTAATCTGGCCCGCAGATGATCTTGACCTTTGAGTTACATGAGGTCGACTGCATTTATTTCCTCAGTCCTCGGCTTAAGGTTGAGCCAGGATAAGAAAGATGACGACCATTCATTCGATCATCAAGGTCTGCCGAATTCAAGAGAGACCGATTGATCGAACAACTCACTCGTGATCTCATTCATCTCGATGGAACCGAACCGAGTCCAGAGCGTCGGGAGATGATCTATGCAATCCAGAATGTCATCTCGCAGCTGGAACATCTTTATGATCAGACGAAGCCTCCGATCCTACTGAAATCACCAAATATTCATCGAGAAGATTATCTACCAGATGGAAGGCACTTTCTGATACTTTCGATGAGGGACCTCAATGAAAATTGATCGACAAGGACGACCAGTTTGACAGCCCGTCAAGTCGAGATGAGTCGGTCGATCTCGAATACTATCTACATTCTTTCGAATCCTCGGATTGTGGGGGAGTACAAGGTTGGTATCCACCAAGGAGGTCTTCGAAAACTTCAGTCTAGGTATGAGACCTACATCCCCGACGTGAAAGTACACTACCTCATTGAGAATGTCAAGGCGCGTGAGATCGAGAACCAGTTCAAGGAACTCCACTCGACTTCACGGGTTCCCTTCAAGCGTAAACGGGAAGGCGAGAACCTAAGCGAGTGGTTCAAGATGCCCCTCGACCTGATCATCAGCCGCCTCCTAATCATGCTCGTCGGAAAGGACTACGGACTCAATGGTGCGAACAGCTTCGTGATTAGTGAGATGGATCAGACGGTGATTGAAGGTACCACGATCATCAGCCCGAAGCTCAAGGTGATCGACTTGACGAACTCCGAGGAGACCGAGGAGGAGGAGGAGGAAGATCAAACGTAAAAATACATTCTCGACTCGATCGAGTCGAGAAGATTCAAAGATGATAGAGCGAGGTCTCAGAGAAGCTCTGGATGACTAGGAAATAGTCATTCCAGTCACCTCCACCTGCAATCTTCTTCGCTCTGATCTCGGGGATCTGAACTGGGCTCCTCTCGATTCGTTGCTCCGGAGAGAGTCCAGGGTACCGAGCGAGAGGAAGACCGAGTTGGCCTCTCTTGTTCCATCCAAAGACCCAGACTCGATCTTGATCATCGATCAGAGCACTAAAGGACTCGCCTGTAGTCACTTCCTTTGCCTTGATTCCAAGAATCTGAACTGGTTGGTTTCTGTGATTCCGATCACCCAGCCCGAGCTGTCCGTAGAAGTTCGACTCGAGATCAATGAAGAGTGTATGTTGATTTCAGACACTGATCTTCTTCGCTTTGAAATCGAGCCGACTGAATTGTCTAACTGGGTCTGTGTGACCAATCCCGAGTTGTTGATGCCAGCGACCCAGACATAGTTTTCGAAGTCGATGAAGATAGTCTGGCGATTCCCTGCATAGATCGATTTCGCTCGATGTGAACTGGTTTCGATTTCTCTGATTATTGATTCCAAGTTGTTCCCGAAGACCCAGAGCATATTCTGCTCCGATGGCCAGCTGCTTGAAGGAGGCCGAACCATCAAATATGTTGAGACGAGTTCGATAGAGATAATCATTAAGGCCAAAGTCTCCGGCACCCCAGGCGTGCAAGGACTGTCGGTAGAGATCTCTCAACCCAAGACCGAAGTGACCGGCCTGAGCTCAGGTCGATCTTGAGTGACTCGTGCTTTCCAGAAGGAATCGTCAGAACAGAGAGCAGCGAAGAAAGTAGAAGTTTGACAGAGTCGTTCAGTATCGGAGATGGTGACATGAAGAAAGATGTCGAGAAGTATCTCGATTGGAAGGGCCTGGAGTTGTAGATGAACCTCACGTTCAAGTAGTTCGGGATCTATCTTTCCCTTCCTTGAGAGTAAATTTGAAGGGTAATCCTTCTGAGGAAGTCTTTCTAGACGATGATGTCATTTGAAGATACACTCCTCTCAACTCGGATCGGTCGGAGCTCGGCCTACCGATGTCAGACCGGTCACCACGAATATGACTCGAACCATTTCTGTCCTCACTGTGGCACAAAAGAAAGTCCAGTCCAAGCACGAGTAACTCGAATCACTCTGATCAGCAACCCAGGCGAACTTGCCCGGTGGCATGGCCTCGATAGAGACGAATTCGCGACCCGACTTCTTCGTGACCTTAATGTAAAAGGCCGTTTTTCGAAGGATGGTCTCCTCCTCTATGCGGAGGTGAGTCGAGAAAAGATCGAGAAGGTCCTGTCGAATTGGATCTTCTCCGACTAGATTTATGAGTAGTGACTCGTAAATCTTCAGAAGAGCTCATACCTGTCGACTTCAAGATAGAGATCTCCATATGGGCCCCTCCTATAGCTGTAGTCGATCAATCTAATAAGGTCTTCTCTCTTGATGATCTCCCCCGGGTTCTCCTGTCGAATAATGGCTCGGACCTGTTGCGATTTCGACCTTCCTCGTACGTACATCTGGAGTTCATTGGTGAAGCTACTGAGACTAGGTGGATCGATCACCAACACATTAATCGGGCCCTGGCGTAAAGATCAGGAACTAGTGAAGCCTCGTCGGCTGATGGTCGTCTAAGCGAGGACCAGTTTTGTTCAGGAAGGGTCCGTCGAATCGAAACAGGAATGCTCTGGATTCGAACAAGATGATAGAGGTTCGGATCACGTCCCTGTCGGACTAGATGCTCGACCATCCGGTAGGTTATCATCTTGTCCGATGAGAGGAGGAACTCGATGATCTCATCAGGAATCGGTGTGAGATCAACTTGCAGCATGTTCGAAGACTGGTCGGGATCTCTTCCGGATAGACTGTGAGAGAAGTCTGAAGATATCCGACGATCTCATCTGGCTTCAGATAGATGTTACTCAAGAGACTCTCTTGATCATAAGAAAATGGGCTAGACCAATGATGCTGAAGAGACCCCTCCAATTGTTTGTTCGAATCCGTTTTCCATAGATGCTCTCCAAGACAGACTGATAGACGCTAGGATCTGAAGGTATCTTGCTTCCGATCCCTCATCGGAAGGTTAAAGAGAGAATTGTAGTAGTCACTGACGTGAGCTAATGGGGCCTTATGAAGTCGAAGAGCAATCGTTCGAGGAATCTTTGGCGCAGGACCATCTGGTGAGATATTAGTGATAATGAAGGTGACATCTGGAGGACCCGTCGATCATCGGAGCAAGACGGATCTCTTGGTACTGGGGATTATTTACGAGTCGATAACTCGTAAATCACAACTGATAGTAGACGATGACCCCCTCAAGTTGAGGATCAGGTTCTTGAAAGCTCGACCAGTATCGGTTCGAAGCGATCGGATGAGTTGGATTCCTCCCTGGACTGTGGATCCACTTGCCCTGATTGATAAAAAGAACAATACCAACTGGTACGTTGTAATCATGGGCAATTTTGATCAGCTCGAGCCGTCTTTGTCGACTCGGGTTGGTTGCATCGACAACGGCCTGCCGTCCCTGTGCAAGAGCATCTCGAACGGCTCGGTCGATCCTACTTCTGTTCGATCCATAATAGTCACTTTCAATCTGAGCGAAACCGTAAGTCTCAGCCAGGTTGCGAGCGAAGGTCGACTTGCCGCTGCCAGGAGGACCGACCAGAATCAGGAGGAGTCTTGGAATCTTGAAGAGTTCGGGGGGAAGGGGCAGCTGTGGAAAGGCCTCTTCCGGTGTGAAGAAAGGAAGACCTATATTTGCTGCGAATTGGCGGTCGACATCGGAGAAGCCCCAACTTCGATCAGGTCGAGACGGGTCCTGAACTGCATCTCCAACATAGAGGCTCCCTGGAAGGAATTTAAGGTGGTAGCCCCAGCCGGTTCCGGGTTTCCGATAGAGAGTATTCGAGTCGCCTGGAATCGCCATCGTCTTCTCGTCGGTTGATACCATGAAATAGACTTCGACTCCGAGTTCGTCTTTCAGAAGCTGTCGAACACTCCTGAGCCTTTCCATTGCATATTCGAGCTTCTGACCGGTCGACTTCTGATTCGTGATCACTCCAATAGTAAAGTCATCTTTCACGAAATCCCTAAGTCGTTCGACCCTTCCTGGGATAATGACCCAATCGTCGGGCCATTGACTGTAGACTCCACCCCTGAGGGTAGGTCTCCGAGCTGTGGTAGTTGGTCGGATCAAGGTCCAATCTAGGTCGAAGAGCGCCCATTTCTGGCATGTATCAGGGAGCCGGTTGTCGGGTCCAAGGATGAACGCCATCTTTCCTTGGCTGGGCTGGCATTTTTCACGGTCAATCTTTCAAAGAAGTTAGCTGAACATTAAAAAATCGTACGCTCACAAAATGTTCGGTTTCTTCCTTCAGACTGAGCAGACCTTCAAGCTCCCCTCTAAGGCTATACCATTGGCAGAATTCCCACAGATGTGTTCAGCAGGATCGAGTCGATGGCCCGATCTACTTCCTGAGGTGAGCCAGGTCGTCCCACAATTAATCAAGCCAACTTCTACAACGGTTAATATCCCGTTATTTGTACCTATGAGATTGAAGGAAGGAAAGCTCGAGTTGATCGATCTATCCAGACCGACGTCGGAGAGGTTCTGTCTCGTCTTCTATCCGAACCCGAAGATTCCTCCTCGAGACCTTCCCATCGTGAAGGAGTACTGGTCATTGATCAGACCGATGATCATTTGTCGAGATGTCAGCGGCTATTATCTTGGAGGCCCGGGAGATCCTGGGATCCTCTTCTTTCAGATGACAGAGGAGTCGACCGCCGACGCTTGGATCAGGAGTGCTACTTCAGGCTTTACTGAAGCACTTCCATATGGATCTCCGACTTTCTCACCTGAGAGGATCTACCTCCAGAGACATCGGTCGAGATAATTTTTCACAGAATGGAAAGATGGGGAATCGTATTAGTCGTTCCTTCGATTATGGGACATTTGCTCGCCTAATCGAAGAGGGACCCAACTATCTTCTTTCTGATCAGTCGGTCTGGACTCAGTCGGAGAGGCGTTGTCTGAAGGACTTTCTGTCCTTTTTCAAAGAGAGAGGTCTTCCATGGGCGAATTCTGCGCATGAAGCCTTCGCGCGAGTGAAACTGGCTGTTCCCAAGTCGAAGATGGCTGCAGAAATTCATGCTTACGTCGAGAATCCAACCAGGAAGGATCTCGAGGCCTTCGATTCGCTTCAACCGAGAGCTCAGATCGCTTGGGCTCACTTCTATGCTCTTGTTCTCTTCATGTGGAGTCTTCAGCAGGGGCGACCTTGCGCTCTCATCTTCTATGAATCAGACCTCCTCTATTATGTGTTCCAAAGCGAGGACGACGTCGACTATGATAGGATCGATCTCTTCATTCGGGCTCTCGAGAAGATTCAGGTGGTCGGTTCGTTCCAGTCACCCAAGAATCTGGTCAGAAACCGTCTTCTCGTCGGTCCCTTCATCCTGATCTCAGGACTGATTCGATCTGGCTCGACCACAATCAAGGCAGAAGGAGGGCCACGTCTGATTGAGCCGGGAGTCTATTTGACAGATGGTCCGGTTACTATTGCAGGAGTCGAGACGACCGAAGCCAACCCCAAGGTTGAAGAGAACCTATCTCGGATCAAGCATACCGTCCAGAAGCTTCGTGAATCAATCTCATCTCATGACGATTCAGTCGAGTCGGAGAAGTCTGGACGATATCCGAAAGAAGCGATGATCGGCCGACACTTCTTGAGCCGCCAAGAGGACGAGACTTGGAACAAGGAGGAGTCGTCAGAAGAGGAGGAGCCATCTTCAGTGACGAGTCCTCATGAGACCTCTGAACACGAACATTGTGGTCCAAGCAATACGAGAGAGTACCTAGACGAGATCCTCTTCCGATTGGATGCTCTCTGCAGATTCCATAAGAGACTTGGCTTTGAATAGAAAGGAGTCGTCTGGTTGGCCTTAAGATGATTCGAGAAAATGATAAAAGACTAGTTGGGTCGTTTGAGTACAAATGAATTCGGCGGAAACAACCCCCGAAGTTCTGACAGAAGAAGTTGCTTCTGAGCAAGGGGCTCCCTTTGTCCCGACGATCAAAGGGTCGAAGTCGAGTTCTGACATTTCTCCGAACAGCCAGAGCTCTCCCGGATCTCCTGATCTTGGACCAACTCACATCGAAATCGGGCGTCCAGTCTGTAGCGATCTGATGGATGTCCCGGTCTATCAATTGAACGACAAGACCGTCTTCGTCTTGATCACCTTCCCGACGACCAGTCTAGTCACCGCGGTCGTTGGGTTGACAGCGAACAGACAGAGTCTCTCTCCACAGTATAAGGTCGCCTCTCCATACGGAGATCAAAACGGTTTCAACTTCGATCAGACGACCCGGTTCGTTCCAGGCGACTACTGTTTCGCTCTCGTCTTCAAGTCAGCGGAAGAGGCTCAGAGTATCTCTCTCGTTCGAGTTCTACTTCAAGCCGAACCAATCTCCAACCTGATGGTCTCCCAGATGATCTTTGGGCTCTATCGTGCCCTCGGGTTCGAACCGAGTCATGTCATGAAGTACCCGACCCGGTCGGTCAGTTCAGGAAGTCCCTTCTATCGGAAGATCAGAAACGAGACTGCAAAGCTCTCTGAAAGGTTGTCTACTCTCGAGACGGCAGTCAGGAGCCCCCCTACTGATGTCTCTAGTCTGTGTGAACGAATCGAAGCTCTCGAGGCGGCAGTCAAGACCCCTCCTACTGTCGAGATTCCTGATTTCAGCGCAATCGAGAAGCAACTGAGCGAGATTTCCCAGCAACTTGGCCGTCTCGAATCTCTCTTGGGCGACATAAGAGGCCAGCCGATCGTGACAGTCGAGCAGATCGAGGATAAGTTGAAAGATCTCAAGAAGTCGGCCTCGTTGGTCTCTGCTTATGTTCAGAGAGTCGAGGCTCATCAAGAGAAGGGTTCATCTGAATCCATCCCGTTTGAGATGTTCGAACAGCTGATTCTTGAGAAGGAGATGTATCTAAATAAATTGAAGGAGGCCGAGGACTACATCGACTATCTGACAGCTGAAGAAGAGAAGAAGTCGGTTAGACAGGAACAATGGTTCCGGCCGACGTGGGGCAAGAAATCAACTCGTCGATGAGCTGTCCATCTGCATCGCAAGTCCGATGCAGATGATCCGAATCCATCCTTTCCAAGGTGGCAGAGCTGACTAGCCGATTCCATCGATCGACTCGACCGGGGATTTGATGAGCAAAAATTTTCTCCACTCAAAAGCAACCTGAAACAATGGCACTCGCTCCAGATCAAGAAGGCGCTCTGCTTCGGGAGGTTCTGACAGCGAGAGGAGGTAGTCAACCGGTCCTTGATGCGATTAATCACTTCTACCAATTTCGACTGCCGGAGATCCTCGGTAGCTTCCACATTCAGACGAACAATGGCCTTTATGCGACCTTCTCGAACCCATTGATTAGCCGTCCAAGTATTCGCGATCTCAGAGGAGGGGCGGCCCCACGTCCTCTCTATCCGTTCGAAGCACGTCGAAGTCGCCTCAGCTACATGGGTGAACTGCACTGCAAGCTCGAACTTAAACAGCTTCTGAACGGCCAGTACGTTCCGGTCCCGGGTCAGAGTATCGACGTCTATTTGGGGAACATCCCCGTGGCAGTCGGGTCCTATCTCTGCAGAACCTATGGACTGAGTCCTGAGGAGAGGTATCAGCGTGGTGAGCCGAAGAGAGATCCCCAAGGCTACTTCATCATCAAGGGCGATGAGAAGGTTCTCCTGAACATCGAGAAACTTCGAACTCTCACCCCCTACATCTATGAAGAGAAGGAGAAGTACATGGTCCGATACACGAGTCAGACTCTGACCGACACGAGCGTTGTGATCGTCTTCGAGGATCGGTACGACCTTCACGTCACCTTCACGAAGATGGGGATCAGCAACAACAGCATCAACATCTTCTACATCTTCTACGCACTCGGCCTGACCAGAAACACGATCGAGGAGGTCTACCGAATAATGGAGTCGTTCATTGTCGATGAGGATCCAGTCCGAGAGGCCCGACGTCGAAGGGAGATGCGCTACTTCATGCAGACGACTGAGAACACCTTCCGAAGCCAGACGAATCTCGATGAACGACGCATCTTCGATATTCTCGCCGGTAAGTTCAAGGACCCTGACATCAAGAACAGCGATCGACGCAACTTCCTTCTCCACAAGGTCATCCAGAACGAGCTCTTCAAGAACATCTCTCTTGCGACGGCTCAGACTCCCGAGGAGCAGACCTCTCTGATTATCGCTAAGATTCGCCTTCTTGCGAGTATGGCTGCCAAGTATGTCGACTTCAGGAACGGCTATCGATCGGTCGACGACCGAGACGCCTGGGGTAACAAGAAGTTGGCAGATGCCTCTGAGCACTTGATGACCCGGTTCGTTCAGATCTGGAAGCAGATGATCACGAACATTCAGGCAAAAGTCAAGGGGAGCGGTCTAACGACTGCTGAGCAGATCAAGGGAGCGATCACCCCGAGGTACATGACCGAACAGTTCATCAACTCTTTCATTAAGAAGTCCCGGGGGAGCAATCAGGGAACTCGAGAGGTCACTGTGGTCGAGACTCTCAAGAGGGACAACATTGTCGCAGCCTGGTCACACATTCGACGAATCAGTACACCGACAAACCGGCGGGCTCAGATTCGTGAGAAGCGACTCATTCACAACACACAGTGGGGGGTCGCGTGTCCAGTGGCTACCCCTGAAGGTGAAGCGTGCTTGCACGAGTTGACAACGATAACACGCGCGGACGGCTCTCTGACCACGATAGGGGAGCTCAAGGATGGAGACGAGGTTCTCACAATCAATCCAGTTACTCTTGAACAATCAGCCTCCAAGATCACCAAACACTTCATCAAGTCGTCTGCTGAGTACGGAAAGCCAATCCTCAAGATCACCTCGTTCAACGGTCGCGAAATCATCTGTACTGACGATCACCCCTTCTTGACGCAATACGGTTGGGTCTATGCCAAGGATCTTAATCCGCAGGTACATCTGTTGGCGATCTATCCTGGAGTGAAACCATTACCTCATGTCGTCGCAGAACGAAAGGCGATCTTTAATGAGCAGACGTTTAAGGAGAAGCTTCATACGATCGGAGTTAAACCATCGCTGATCGAGAAGCATGCACTCGAACTCAAGAAGAAGGGATTCTTCCCACTTATGAACGACGATCGCCGTCTGGTCACACTGGCTCGTATTTGTGGCTACGCGCTCGCTGACGGAACGTTAGGATTTAACGATGGCAACATTCCGCGTTGCTCGTTTTGTCTCGGGAGACCATACGACGGCGAAATTCTCTTCCAGGACCTCGAGAGTATCGGATTCCATCGCACCACCATGCGTACAACCACCAGGACGATCGTTAATAAGGATACGGGATATGAAGCCACACACAATTGCTGGGAGGTTCGTTACACAGGCTCTCTTGCCTCTCTTCTCCTCGCTTTGGATCTGACCTATGGAAAGAGGACGGTAGTGCCGAGCAAGCCGGTTCCTGAATGGGTTCGAACTGGATCTCTTGCTGTGAAGAGAGAATTCCTTGCCGGATTTCAAGGAGGTGATGGATCCAAAGTTCATTGGAGGAAGCGTAATGAGAAAGGGCGAATTGGTGGTAAGTTCGACTTTGGCTATACTATCAACAGCAAATGCCGTCAGCACCTTGATACACTCCTTTCCTTCATGCAAGAACTGGCCGACATGTTCAACGAGTTGGGCGTCAAGACACTGAGTGTGACTAACGAGCTAGTGTCACCAGACAGATACGCCGTCTACCTTAACTTCTCGAATACCGAAGAGAATATCCTCAAGTACATGGAAATGGTTGGATATCGCTATGCAGTCACAAAGAGCACGGAGAGCTACCATCTCACAGAGTACTTGAAGTACAAGCAACAGAAGATCCGGGAACGGATCCAATTTAAGACACGCATTCTTCAACGCACTGGACAAGGCGCACGGCCAGCCCAGATAGCCAGAGAACTCAACGTTGGGCTCAAGCAAGTGACCAGTGTCCTCCAGAACATGAAAGACAACGGTACCACTGGCACGCTTGCTCCAAAGGACACCATCGGAGTGGAGGAGTGGCTTGCTCGCACTTTTGCCTTGAATAATTGTGTCTTCATGCCGATCAAGTCGATTACTCCAGATGCTCCCTGCATGGTCGCCGACTTCACCACGGTCTCGGACAACCACAGCATGATCAGCAACGGCTTCGTGACCCACAACTGCGGTCTGATCAAGGACTCCGCTGTCACGGTCTACGTCTCCCTCGAGCGGGATGAATCTCTCGTGCGTGCCAGAATCGATGGTCATTATGCACTGAATCCGGTCGAAGGTCGTCGAAATCCGCTCTACTTGAATGGAGTTCCTATCGGCTACTGCAATTCACGAGAACTTCGAGATGAGCTCATTCGACTGAGGAGGAGCCAGCAACTCTACTTCGACACCGGCATCATCCTTGACCAGTACAACGAGCTCTGGATCTATACGAATTCAGGACGAGTCTGTCGACCCCTCCTGGTGGTCGACCCGGCGAGTCAGCAGCTCTTGATTGATCTCGTTCCCGGCATGCGAGGCGCCGATCTCGCCACTCTCATGAGTAATGGTGTCCTCGAGTACATCGACGTCGCCGAGCAGGAGCAGACTCAGATCTTCATCGCTGAGACGACTCGCCACCTCACAGCTCGCCGTGAACGAATCGAGGAGACGATACGCGTGAACCAGGAGCGCCTCAACGACCCCCAGTCGACTCCCCAAGAGCGTCAAGCCGCTCAGGCTGCCCTCAGTGATGCTCAGGCTCAAAGGAAGTACACACATTGTGAAGTCGATCCGACTGCCATTCTCGGCCTCTCTGCGATCACGATGCCCTTCGCAGAGTTCAATCCAGGTCCTCGCGACACCTATCAGGCGGCGATGGTTCGTCAAGCTCTTGGTCCCAATGCTTCTCGCATCGAGCTCCGCTTCGATACGACCATGCGAACAATGATCGAGCCGGGTGTTCCAGTCGTGACGACCGACGCTCATGAACTGCTCGGACTCGACGAATACCCTCAAGGTCAGCAGCTCATTCTCGCGATCACGACCTACGGTGGTCAGAATCAGGAGGATGCCATCATCTTCAACAAGGATGCAATCGATCGAGGTCTCTTCATGATGATGATCTACCACTCCTACACGGTGACCATCTCGCAGTCGAAAACGCATCAGGAGCGAATCCAAATACCCGACTATCCCCAGAGCCAGAGACTTCGCTATTCGAAGCTCGATCCAGAGACCGGCATTGTCCGGGTTGGCGAGACCGTCCAGAGTGGCGACTGTCTTGTCGGTCGTGTTATCATCGATACGGCCACAGGAAAGGTCAAGAACGGTTCGCTCTACCTCGAGGTCGGTAAGCAGGGCGTCGTCGACGAGGTCTTCATCACAGAGAATACGGAGGCATCTCGGTTGATTCGCATCAGGATTCGTGAGCTCAGGAAGCCCCAGCCTGGTGACAAGCTCGCCTCTCGTTATTCTCAGAAGGGTACGATTGGAGCGATTCTTCCAGGCAAGGTCTTCCCCTGGATCGTCAGCAAGAATCGAGCACTGAACGGAGTCCGGCCTCATGCCATCTTCAATCCACACAGTGTCCCGAGTCGTATGACCATCGGTAAGCTCTACGAGATTCTGACGGGTAAGCTTGCTGCTCTCAAGGGCGAGCGAGTCTCTGCGACGGCCTTCCGGCGCTTCAACATTGAGAACATCCAAGAAGAGCTCGCCAATCTCGGCTTCACAAGGAGCGGTAAGGAGCGGATGGTCAACGGCATCACCGGTCGTGAGATGGACGTCGACATCTATGTCGGTCCGATCTACTATCAGCTCCTTCGCCATCTCGTTGCCGACAAGATGCAGGCTCGTGGTACTGGCACAATCCAGTTCCTCACTCGTCAGCCGAACGCTGGTATCAGGAAGGAAGGAGGTCTTCGCCTCGGTGAGATGGAGCGCGATGCCTTGATTGAATATGGTGCTGCCTATCTCACTCAGGAACGAATGAACATCAGCTCCGATGCTTGGCAGGGCGTCTTCTGTCGCCGTTGTGGACAGATCTCCATCAACAACGTGGAGAGGGGAACCTTCGGATGTCGGTCCTGCCGTGAGTATGCTGAGTTCACTCGCGTTCAGATCCCCTACTCGTTCAAGCTGATGACTCAACTGCTCGCTGCAGCTGGTGTCAAGGTGACGCTCGGGACGAAGGAGGTCTAAAAAAAAAAGCTTTCTGGATTAAAAACCTTTACTGTCCACTGGACGATAAAGGTGAGTCGAACGAGCCTAGTAGGTATGAATGTTAATGACCAGGTCTATGTTCGCGTTTCGAATCACTCCTCCAACGTCGCGTGCGGACCAGACACCGAGATTCTCCTCGAAATCCTGATATTCATCACTCTCGACATCGAGAGCTCCGGTCGCGTATTGGATCGCCTCTTCGATCATGTCAGCATTTCCGGAGTCACGAGGAACAACGTAGAGGAAGTCTTGATCGGGAGAGTGAACAATGATCAGAGCAGCCGGAACCGCACCGGCCGTCCGAGACTGAATCTGACTCGGCATGATCTGGATCTGAGGAACGGTGAAGCTCGGAATGAGCGGAAACTGCATCTGAGGTTGAGGACGAGTTGCTGGGGAGACCGCCGGGGAGATTGCTGACGGAGCGATGACCGGCGGAACAGGAGCCTGAGACGGTCCAGTAGGAAGCCTGGGTACGGTCGTCGGAAGAGGAATCGAACTGACGGGACCGGGCAGCTGAACCGAAGGAGCCTGAGGAAATTGAGTCGGCTGAGTGGGAAAGAGACCAGCCAGAGCCGAAGGAAGGGTGCCCAACGGCTGAGCAGCAGGTCGAGGCTGAGCGCCGGAAGTCACTCCGGGGAAACCAGGAGGAGCTTGAGGAGCGGGCTGACCGAATCCTGGGATGATACCCTGAGGCCGAGGCTCACCGCACTCCTTCACAAGCTGAAGGTAGGTCCTCTTTCCTACTTGAATCTTCGCACCGGTCCGCGGATTGACTGATGGGTTCCTGTGAAACTCTTGACAAACTTGTTGGCTCGTCTTCTCCATCCTACTTTTGCCTGGCAGGGAACTTTTTAAAGATCGCTCGAGCCAAATCTGAACGATCTATCTTCGAATCGCTGGCTCGGATAACTTCAGAGAATGGAACGGATCTCCATCTGGGTGGACGGGTGTTGTAACAAGGAGGGCTCGGGATGGGCTGTGATCTGTCCGAGTCAGAAGCTCATCTTGAGGGGGAAGTTTCCTGGTGCGACCAATCAACAAGCCGAGTTGGGTGCAGTGATCCAGGCGGTCAATCGATTCGGATCATACCTGATAATCTATACTGACAGCATGTACACGATCGGATGCTTCCGAGATTGGTTTGAAAATTGGCAGAGGAACGGCTGGAAGAACGCTAAGGGTAAGCCTGTTGAAAATCAGCCCCTAATCAAGCTCGGTCTTCAGCTGGGAGCGAATAAGGCGATCTTTCAGCACGTCAAGGGGCACAGTGGTGATCAGTACAACGAGATGGCCGACTACTACTGTAAAGGAGGTCTTCTCAAAGACTCCGGCTGGACTCTCATCGAGTAATCTTTTTCGATCAGTCGATCGAAAAAGTAATCGAGCTCGCTGATCACGAACCGCTTCTGAGCTGCAGTCTGCTGACGCCCCATCTTCCTGAACTTGGGCTTCATTTCAGTACGAAGTTGATGAGCTGCATGTATCACCTGTAAAGACTCGGATCCCTTGACCTGCATGATCTTTCCGTAGAGGACTCCCGCAAACATTCCACTCCTCCTATGTCCACCTCGACAATGAATGTAGACGAGGTATCCTGCGTAAATTGTCTATATGAGTGCGCGGAAGAAGGATAAGTTCTTGATATGAGGGGTTCGATCAGGAATCGGTAGTGAGATGTAGCAGGGACCTTCTCTCGAATAGGGACTCCATGTGATCTCCTCTTCTGGACAGAGGTCGACAAAGATACTGTATCCAGTCGCCTTCAATAGAATTGCCTCCTCTTCGGTCGGATACTTTCCGAACCGGATTCGTCCTCCAAGAAGAGAAGCACTGAATTGGTCCATCGGTGATCATTCACTCTAAGACATCACCTGGAATCAATTTCAGTCATAGAGGCGGGTGTATCTGCATTTCTCAGTCGGATGATTGCTCAACTCAGTATCACAGAGGAGACAGGAGAACTTGAGATGCTCTTCGGGATTCTGACAGGCTCTTGAGCCCTCCCTTGAACAATCGTGACAGTAGAGTGGGCATCTGCCATAGGCATGCTCGAAAGGAAGTCGAACTGAGACTCTCTTTCGATCGAAATGAGAAGCGGTGTCGGAGCACCTTTGACAATAATGAGATCGTAGTCGGTTCTTCTCTCCTTGAGGAAGTTCCTTGGTGAAACGAGCCTTCTTCTTTGGACGCTCCTCTTTCTTGTCAGGAGAACGTCGTCGCTTTCGGGTCAGCACCCAGGCCGAAATTTGTCCGAGAGTCTCCATCGGAAGAGACGACTGGGCTAGTTTCTCGATGATTCGACCTCGTGTCAGCTCCCTGACTTGTTCGATCCCATTGACCCACCTAAGTCGATCCTTGAGTCGCCTAACAATACTACTGTAAGTTTCGCCCTCCTCCTTCCCCTTGAAGTTAGAATGGACGATCTGTCCGTAGTGAGAAAGATTCATTTCCAGGAATGAGAGTAAGTTTAAGGCTGTTTCGACAGTCAGAAGACGCGCCTAGACACAGCCTTCATCGAGTCGGTGGAGAAGTGGGATCAGTGCCACTCGTGTTAAGTTCGATCAAGAAGATCTCGAGAGTTAGAAAAAAAAAATCGTTCTAAAAAATAACGCTCACTAAAACGACGCGCTATGTCCAACGCCAGCAGGAGCTCTCTTTCATGCAGCAACGACTGTGACGACAATGTTCTTGTCGGTCAGCGTAATGACATCTACAATGCCATCACCGGCAAGATCTATGATGACAGGTGCTGTGATCTCGTCAAGAGGGCGTACAGCTTCTGGTCTCAGAAGCTCGCCATTGTTGTGAACCGCACCGTCTGTGTCCTCACTCGTTACGTCAGGAAGTGCAAGATCACTCGCCGTGAGTTCGAGATCCGCTACGCTCTCTTCCAGATCTCGGTTCAGAAGCTCAACCGCCTCCTTGTCTGCGCCCTCAAGCGTATCCTCAAGAAGGACAACAAGGCTGATCGTCTCTATGACCACGGTACTCTTGGCTACAACTATGGTTGTTTTGACGACGAGTACTGCGAGAACTCGACGGCCTCGGCCGTCGTGATTGCTCTCAGCAATCTTCGCGTCCTCGTCGCGATCGCTCTCAATCTCGACCTCGATCGCGGCACCCAGGAGTGCAGCATTCGTCTCACCCTTGAGCGGACTCACGAGGCTTTCGGCATCTCGACCTCTCTCGAGGGTTGTGGTGACAGTGGCTGCGGTGTCCGTCGCTACAAGCATAAGGGCTGCAAGAAGGGTTGTGGCAAGTACTAAGGACTATGAGGCCCGACGGATAATTAACCATTATTCATCCGTGTGATGAATGATGTAGACAAGAACGATCTTTGCCTCGGCGTCCTCTGAACATGATCTCTTCTTCAGGGATCGGTAACGGTTTGATGTACTTTCGAGGATCCTTGAGAGGAATCGCTCCCCATGAAGTAGGCATGTGCCTCCTCTGAGTTGAGCGACACGTTCTTGCCGATCTGGTTGGTTTCATTCTTCTCTTTTGCAGCTCGCTTGAGAGGGTGGGCGACCAATTTATTCTTCATCCTTAAGGATGAAGAATGGCTTTTTACATCTATTCACTCTCCGTGCTCTTCGCGAAGCCGATCGTCGGCTGCTCGATCGAAGTAGAAGGCAGGGAAGGTTCCGTCAAGACTGTAAGTCCTCCCATAATCGATCTGGTGTCCGGATGATATTGGCATCTCGGACGTCCAACTGTTCCTTGACCTCGATCTTCATCTTGCTCTTCACCTCAGGATCGACTGTCGTTCCCTCAATGTACTCGTAGACTCGCCATTGTACCCCGAGGGCTCGGAAGACCCCACTTCCAGGGAGATGAATGAAGTAAGGCTTCGGAAGCCACCGTGCGAAGCACGGGATGACCCATCAAGTTGTATTCGTTGTTCAGGTCCGAAGCGACCGGCTTCCCTTTCCATTGACCTTTGAGGGTCACGTAAATGTCCGCCCCTCAAGAGTGAATCGATGACGACCTCTTCCATGGCTGGTGGTCCCTAGTAGAACAAGCTAATCAGGTATTAATTCTCTGGAGGACGCGACGAGATCCGGGAATTCAGTTGAAACTAGGACGATTTCGTAGACTCGCCCCTACTCACTCTTGAGACGTCATTGTATTTCTGAGTCCTCCCCCCACGTTCCCACTGAGCTCACTTATGGAGATAGCTCACTGCGGCGGGGATGGACGGTAACTTCTCGAAGAGCCAGGCTGCCCTTGGGTTGAGCCGAAGGACCTGCTGGCGATCGACATGAGAGAGGAACTGAACATCTTCCTGAAGTCCCTGAAGGTGCTGGTTGAGTTGTGGAATCGTCTCCTGGATCGGGTCGATCTCCATCTGAGGAACCTCGATGTATCGGTAACCCATCCTCGGCCCGACGATGTCCTGTCCTTGAGGAGCTGGCAGGAGACTCAGCTGAGGATATAAGCTGTTCAGAGTCTTCATGATCTTCTCGATATCGATGAGAGAGGTCATCAGATCGACTGCTCGGACAACTTGAGCAACATACCTCCGATAAACTTCAAGGAAATCAGGGTGATACCTTATTGCGTCAGAGGGACTCGAAATTAGACTGACCGGAACGAGATTCCGAACGATCTCCTCGTACTCGGCTCGCTTCAGCTGAGCTTCTGATCGAAGTCGGTTCATATGGGTCTCGTAGAGACCCTCACCTTGCATGAGAAGTTGCTCAGAGTCAGCTCCACCCTTCTCGACTGCCTCGAAGAAGGCCTCATAGAAGACATAGGGATCCTGAAGGAACTGAGTGTCCAGTTTGGTATACTGGGAGAGAGCCTGCTGGAGGGTCAGACAGATGCCTTTCTGAGCACAGCCGTAGATCTTGTTCGGATCGGTTGGCGGTTCCTGTGTCAGGAATCGGGCGACGACCTGAGGTGCAACCTTGAGGATGACCTGATTGAAGAAGTCGATCGGGGGAAGATTGTACTTGGGAGAGTAAGGTAAGGAATAGAAGAACTTTCGGGTTGATGCCAGGTAGTTCCCGGATCCATTGACTCGTTGACTGAACTGATCCCGCTCGATGTCTGGATAGAAGAACCTGATGAACTCCTTTCCATTCTGGAAGACCTCCTGATTGGTCAGGAGTCGACGAGCCTCCAACTGGTCATCCGTCAATCCAACATAGGCCTGCATGTTTCGTTGACCGAAGGCCGCCGTCGAAAGAGAGAACATCAAGATCTTGTAGATGTCGAACATCGGGTAGGATCGGTCAGGATAGATACCTCCCTCGATCAGGGCGTAACCGTAGTGGTTTCCGTTGTACTGAATGTGAGCTCTCCCCTCATCAATGATCACGGCCAGATATCTCGTTCGAAGATAACCAGCCGGATACTGAATGTAGATCTCCTCAGGGAGAGTCTTGACCAGAACGTTCTCATCGTGGAGGTCATAATGAGTATAGTCGATTCCCTCATCACGAGCAACTTGTTCGGCTAGGACGACCTGAGTCAAGATGTTCAACCAATCCTCGAAAGAGCAGCCCTTCTGAACGAACTCTCGGAGGGTCACCGCGTCAGTCACGTTCTCATAGAGAATATAGCTGACTTGGTTGCCGGCGACATCGTTCTGACAGTAGGTCAGGGCTCGTCGATCTTTGAATCCTTGAGCAGTGACCCGTTCCCCTGAAACATAGGGCCAGGCCTCGAGGTAAGGAGGAGCACACAGAAAGAATCCCATGATGAAGGCAAAGTTAGGAATCCTGCTTCGAAGAAGATTTGTTCCGAAGGCCCCGACGAAGTACTCATGAAGAAGATTCAACGCAGAATCGGGATCGGTTTGCCGTGGTGACTTGACCACAAAAGGGCGAGTAACTGGACCACCTTTAGGATCGACCTCGGCTGTCATCGCGTATCCTTCGACGGACTCGCCACCAATCTGTTTGAGATTCCTGAGATACTGTCGAACCTTCAGACTCCGACCAAATCCGTCTGGATTAGGTGGGAAGATCGCAAGCGAGTTGTTCAGACACATGACCGACTTGAGAATGCTTGCATCTCCGAAGCCTTCCTTGATTGCACGACTTACGTCCTCCGAGGTCATTGTGAGATCTCGGATTTGCTGCAGGGGGCAGAACGAGTTCGTGTTCCTGATGATCATATCTTCATTTGTCCTTTGGATCCGGATAACCTCTCGAATCCGAGCACCATTCTGGATGGCATACTTGATACTCAGGTTGAAGAATGCCGCAAGATTCTCGGGGCTCGCCATCGTTTCTTAAAAGTGGATAAACTTTTTGAGAAATTCTCCTATTGTGGGACCAGTTCGTAGAGACCTCCAACTCCATCGTTATAACCACCAATAAAGATGCGCGTTTTCCTCCGGTTTGATCCCAACGCAGTCAGAGTGAGATTATCTTCTTCAGTCGTGAGGGGGCAAGGAATCTGTGACTCCTCATCGTCCTCGAGGAGAGAGCGAATCGAAAAGATGCTCCCGTTGGTGTCAGCAAAGACATAACGGTCGACAAGATTAGGAATCTTTTGACCATGATAGACGCAGCCACCAATGACTCGACCCTCTTGACTGATATAAGAAGCGGCCGGCTTGTGACAGTCGGACCCATTTTCAGATCCGAAGTTTCTCTTCCATCGAGTGAAGGCCAGAATCTTCTCACCCACGTCGGTCAAATACTTGATTGGGCCGTCGACATCGAACCCAGATGGATCCACGAGTCCCTTTGCAACAATCTTGAGAGAGGCCTTTCGAATGGGATCGAGTTCATTCACCTCGAAGACGGGAGGTGGATCCTTCTCGAACTTCCAGAGACGATAGTCGACATTGATGGCGATGACCTTACCAAGAAGGCTCGTGTTCTCCTGAGCACGACTAGAGGAGCCACCGTTACCTGTCAAAAGAATGAGGCAACCGTTGTTCCAGCCGAGTGTATTCATTCCATTGTGATCCGGACGAGGCCACTTGATATTCAGGAGAGTCCGAATGCAGATCGGGACGCCCGTATCAGGAAGAATCCACTCCTCAATCGTGTCGTAATGGTGGTATGAATTGTAATCGTTCCAATTTGAGGAGTCTTGCGAGTCGCTGTCTCGCACGGAGTAGTGAAGATAGAATCGACCATTCTCACTGAAGTCGGGGTGAAACTCGAGACCATGAAGGCCGCCCTCCATAGCAAGATCGCTCACATCAAGGAAGCTCTTCAGGTACCAATCATGATCGAATTCGACTGTCGAGATCTCTCCGTTGGGTTCTGCTATGAAGAGAGATTCAGCTCGTTTTCCCGGGAGAACAGCGGTCTTGATGATTCGAGGAGGAGTGATCTCTGTGAGGATCGGCTCTAGTTTGACCCGACAAGAGCGTGACTTTGACATCGACTTCTTTCTCCTCGAGAAATTTTTTACGATTATGAAAGGATGAACCGAGTCACTCAGAAGTCGACTAGTCTCTTCAATGGAGTCAAGCTCATGATCTTCGACTTCGACTGCACAATCACAAACTTCCATCTCTCCTCCAGCGTGACCCTGGAGGAAATTTCTTCTCGTCCTCTCAGTGAGTTCATCGAGGCTCCTCTCTTCAAAGCATTCGTCGAATACCTTCTGAGGAGGGGAATTCAGGTTGCAATCGCTTCTTATGGAAAGAAGGATATCATTCTGGGTCTAATGAACCGAGTTTTCTCGAACTCGATCTTCGATGAAGATAATGTTGTGACACCACGTGATATCTCGATGGAGAAGAATGTCAAATGGAGTGAGGGATTCAATCCAAGCAAGAGACTTCTCTTAAACAAGAACGATATGATTCAGCTCCTTGCTCATCGCCTCGGCCTTGATCTGAAGGAGATCTGCCTTCTCGACGATACAGAAGAGCACATCATAAATGCTCGGAAACTCGGTTGCCGTGCAATCTTGGTACCGAAATGTGAGAAGTTCAGACAGACTCTCAAAACGGTACTGAAACACTTCCTCATCCCAAGTGAAGTCGAATTGTTCATGCAAGATCTCGATCGACCGAGTTCGGATCACGAAGAGTCGGATTGAAAATCGACTCGAAATTCTGACTCCTTAAGATTTTTAACCCCACCAGAAACTCCTGTAATGGCGAGCGGTTTCGGTCCACTCTCTCAACTCACAGGTACGTCGTCGGCACCGATATCTTTACCGTCGGCTCCTCAATTCATGATACCGATTCAGCCTCCTGCTCCACTACAGTTCACTGGCGTAAGTCAACCATCGATTTTGCCGTCTGCTCCCCGTCTCGTTTCGGCTCCTCAACCTTCGGGTCTTCCAGTGAGTCAGCCCTTCGTCCTTCCCTCTACACCACAGATCGCCTCTACACCTCCTGTAACCGGGTCCATTCTTCCTCCGGCACCGATTCTGGACTCATCAGCCCAGGGTCAGAGGTTGCCTGCGGCTCAACCTGTTCCTTCAGTCTCTCCGGCTCCACAGGAAGAGAAGACTGAGACGGAGATTCAAGTCCCTGGAGAGGCTCAACAGGCTGCAGGAGTGATTCGCCGCGGACGTCAGACTCGAGTTCCGGCTACCGAGACCAATCTGGCTGAGCTGACCTATTCGGAACTCGATCTGATGCCGATGAGATGCTATGGATGTGGTGAGGTTATTCGACAGATCGCGATCGAGGACTCCCTCAGGGCTGGAAGGAGTCTCAAAGAGACGCTCGATCAGCTCGACTATCCTCTTCTCTGCTGTCGTGATCTCATTCGTAGCCAGGTCTCCGTCCTTGAGATCGAGAAGCGAAGAGCGGCCGAGGCCAGAATTCGGGCGACTCCATTGAACTTGGCAGCGACGGCTCAACCTTCGACCTTCTCCTTGGGACCTCAAGGATCAGTCTCGAGACTTCGAGTTGTTGACGAAGCGCCGCCAGGAACGACCGAGGCCGGAATCAGTTTCCCGGAACCGATCGAAGGAGGCTCCGGACCAATCATCGGCTCAGAAGAGAGCTTCCTTCTTGAAGGAGCGAGCCCGGGCGACGCCTACCAGTACTTCATGATGCAAGCCCAAGGTGATCTCGAGAGAGGCGGAGATGATGACGAATAGCCGATTAAAAACTTTCAACATCCCTAGGATGATGAAGTCAGAGTCACTGGACGAAAAGAAGATAGAGCTCAGCCAATCCCATCGGTACGAGGAAGAAGAGCCAATCGAAAGATTGTCCAGGGGTCCATGGAAGGTGACCTGGTAGAGAAGTCGGTAGAGGGGCGATGCGTTACCGATGAAGAAAGCACGGATCGCCCAGGCCCGATGTCGGACGAGGTTATGTGTTGCGGCAAAATAGGCAGCTGTCACTGCATAGATGAATGTCAAAACTCCGCAGATTGTGAATGGCACGGTCATCCAATTGTATCCAACAGTTCCATTGTAGAGCATGAAGGTGATTCCTCCTCCAGATGCAAAGATGCATCCATTTAGGAGCTCAGGAGTTGAAACGGGCCGACTAGAGGATGACCGCGCCGCCGAGAATGTGCATGTAGAGAGGGATCGTCTTGAAGTCCTCACAACATAGATTCGGAAGAACTTTCCAATGACCATCCGGGGTTGATTAAATACTCGGAGAAGATATATCCAATAAAGAGACTCGTGTAACCGAGCCAGAGACCTATGAAGAACTTTTCTATCATTTCGAAGTGGCTCGGTCTTCTTAAGATCACTCACCTAGAGCAGGTCCCGCTTCAGGATTTGACTTTGAAGCAGCGCCAGAGTAGTAGCCTGAATCCGACGTATGAATCGTCGTATAGGTCGCCTTCGCCGAATTCTGGATATACTTCGAGTAGTTGTCGAGGTACTTGAGCCATCCATCGAGATGACGGTGAATCTCACGCTTGGGTTCCTCCTGTCGAATTACAGGAGAGAGGGTGCGTTCAGGGATCGGGCGAGTGAAAATGATTCCATTCTCGTTCGCGTCGAGTCCATCGATGTGAAGAATCTGACCGTTCTCGAAGTTGATGTGATCCTTCGTGATGAACTTGGTATCGAAGCCAACCTCAATCTGGGTGTAGAGCTCATCACGGATTGCTTTGGGGAGGTGACGATACTTTCTCTCGACATAATCACTCACATAATCTGACCTTCGGTTCTTCGAGTAGGAAATACACTTCCAACTGCTCGAAGCCGAGGCGAGGCGAGCAATGTCGGCTTCTTCCTCCTTCAACCGACGGTTCTCTTGATCTCGTCTCGAATAGAGCTTTCCATTCTCCTGGAAGAAGCAGATTGCGGTGAGAGCTCGAGCAGAAGGGTCATCCGGAAGAACAACCGCAATCTCATTGGCACGATACTTGAGTTGTCCATCTGAATAACTGAATCCGCGTGGAAACTTCTTCCGGGCACATCGGCGAAGAATGTCGGCCCAAAATTGGTCATCTGTATACATGGCGGCCTCCTCGAATTCAGGATGTGAGATGATCTCCGACTTCTTCACTCGTCCACGGCTCTTCCCCGTGGACTTCGGGGCAGTCAAAGCAGCAACCCAGAGAGAAGTCGATGTCTCGGTGGTATTGTAGCCAGGTTGCATTTTAGAAGTTCTCTGAGTCTTATGGATTTGAGAGAACTTTTTCCTCTCCTTAGGCTCGTTCGTTCCAGGACTCAAACCAGATCTTAAGGTCGTTCTCAGATAAAAAAATGGCAGCAAAGTCACCCTATTTACTGGGAGTCAGTACGGATAAGACGACCGAGCAACTGAACAGACCGATTCCGAAGGTTCTTCGGCTTGAGGTTGCCCCGGATCTTCCGACTGTGAGCACAAGCTCGATTCAGGAGACCCCGTGGATGAGTTACGTCTCACCACCAGTCAAGAGCGAGTGGCCATCAGTCAGTTCCAAGTCGAAGAAGGCACACCTGGCACCCGAGTACCAGTTCTACTATGGCGACTCGACAGACTTGGCGAAGTCGAAGGAGCGAAACAAGAAGAGGACGATTCGAGTTCCCATCGATCCACCTCAACTTGGAGCCTGGGCGAGGGGATCCGACAGACAACAGTAAAATTGATGTTGAGATCAACCCAGCCCCGCGTCAAAATGAGCAACCCCATCTCCCAGTTGAACGAACTTGGGCCAGGTGTTCGGGTCAATTACACATTCGAACCATATAAAATCAATGGAGTCGAAGGATTCAAATGTCGAGTCACTTTGCTCAAGGATCGAGAAACACTTGATTGTGAAGGCATCTCTACGAAGCGACGCGAGGCTAAACTACGAGCAGCACAACAGATGGTCGCTCTGCTAAAACTACTTTTCCCGATGGTCCCCCTTGCTCTCTACAGTCAACGGCCTAATCTTGACGACGCATACAAGCGAGTTGATTTTATCTCTCTGACAACGAGATACCAGATTCTTCATCTGACCGAGATCCGGAGTGGTACAATCTATCTTTACGTCAATCAGACCTCGAAGACCTACTGTGTCATGACGAAGCAGATATCTCGACCGGAACCGGTTCTGGAACCAAGCTGTCCTGTCGAACTCTTTAATGATCCAATTCGATTCACGGACTGGTCGCAGGGACCAATCACACAGGCTCAGGAAACTTATCTATCGAAGCGAATCGAATTCGCCCTTTGTTCGTGATCAAACGATTTTGTTCTCACAGGAGAACAAAATCGCGAAAAGAAATTTTCCTCAGTCTAGCGAGCTCAGACACCAGCCTTCGTGGAAGGTTAATGCCATGTCGGACCAGTAGACGCGCCCGTGTTCTCTTGTAGATTGTAGGGACAGAGCGTGCGAAGCACGCCCAAACTCCGCTTGAACCACTGGCACCTTACATTCACCTTCTCTGAAGGTGAGTGTCCAGACCCCTGGTCTTTGAATCAGAATGAAACTTGAATTTGATCACAAAATTGGATCAGGGTTCGGTTCGACAATCATGCAGTCGATCGTTTTGGAATATAAGCTGTCCCGACGCGGGACCAGGATCTGCAGCTTTCCTGAATGTAAGAAACAAAAAGACCTCATTGGATACTCGCACCACCAACTCTGTTCGGACCACTACAATTACATTTCGATGCTTGACCGAGGAGAGGAGCCACTTGCCTGCTCGGTACCGATGTGCTGTCTAATGACTAATCTGATCGAATACGATGGCCACATTCTCTGCCCAACTCACTATCGAAGAATCGAGAAGATAGCTAAACTCCCCGCTCCAGGATCCTGCTACATCGATACGTGTCCACGGAATGGAACTCATGAGTTTAAGGGGAAGACCTTCTGCTCCTACCATTGTCAGAAGATTCAGGAAAGAACGGAGACGCCTAAACGGAATGAGCACGAATGCAACTACATCGGTTGTAATGAATTCTGGACTGTCTCAGGCTTCAACAGTCGTTGGTGCCCTCGACACTATCTCGAGATGTGTTCAATCCGAGAATCGATCAAGCACGATGACTCTGAGATCGATCGAGCAGCTCGTCTCAAGGAACTCAAGGTCCGGAAGGATGGATTCACCGAGACCGGGCTGAGACATCGTTGGTACTACCTACAATCAGTAATCCGTTCATTGAGTCAACAAAAAGGTTTCGCGTCGGAACCAACGTGAAAATTCGACCGTCTAAAAAAGATGGATCCAGAACAAATTGTCAGAGAGATGCTCGAAGCGAATCGGATCGAGCATCTCTCTGATCGACCCGAGTCAAATTCCCCCTGAAGGTCGAGATCTATTCGAATCGGCCTGATCAACAGATCTACGTGGTTCGGGACGACTTCCTCTGTGGAGGAACGAAGTCTCGTGTCAGCTATGACTTCCTCAAGAGTACGTCTACATCTCTCCCTGGTATGGAGGAGCTCAAATCGCTCTTCCCTGGCTTCTTCGTCTTCTTGATCAGGAGATGCCTCTTTCTTCCGGTCCTCGAAAGGCAACCATCATTGATCGGTATCCCTTCGCGATCTTTCCAGAGTGGTCTCTTCCCCCATTTGGTCGACTCGGCCAGATTTACGGCGCGAACTTCATTCAACTTGGTCCTGAGGTCGACAAGTTTGCCTTCGCTCACGATTATGTCCGATCGAACGGGGCTCTCTTCATCAAGCCGGGATTCGACTATCCAGAGGTCATCGAAAAGATCGGCCAGTATGCCAAGTCGATTCGAGATCAGTATGGAGAGTTCGACGAGGCCTGGGTGGCGACCGGGTCGGGTACGATGATTCGAGGCCTTCAGGCCGGAGGAACCGCGAAGAACCACTACGCAGTCTGTATCTTCCGACCCTGTCCAGATATTGGAAGAGCTCACGGGATTCTTACTCCATTAGGTCACAACGATCATGTTCCTTTCGATCGGACTCCTCCCTATCGAAGTGCCTTGAGATACGACTCGAAATGTTGGCCTTACGTACGCAGTCGTTCCGGCAAAATCCTCCTCTGGAACATGATGTAGACTTTTCATCCGATCGGATGAAAAGCTAAGAAATTGTTACTGCGGCGTAGAAGCTGGGACGTGAAATTCCAATTGATTCGACCTGAACCGCAATGAGGTCCCTCATTCAGAACGGTGACCGGAAACGACTCAGATCGATAGAAGGCTGTCTCTGAACTCGTAATGTTCGTTCCTGGAACGACAATACTAGTGATGAGTGAATTGCCGCTCGAGTCGCACTTCTTCCTGCGATCAACCTTGCAATTGCGATTGACCTGTCCAGAGAGAAGTCGCCACATTTCGGCTTTGTTTAGATCCGATTAATCTTCTCGATCTCCATCCTTCCTGGAAGGAGATGAATCTAGATTTTCGCGACGATCATCGCAGGAGTCTAGATTCATTTCCCTCCGACAGGATGGAGATCAGAAAAATAATTCGACCAGACAAAAGCGAGGATGTACCGACTCCTAGCCAAACGAAACAACTACCGTCGTAAGAACGATTGCAGGAAGAAGTATGACACGAGTTCCAGCTCGAGTTCGGACGAGGTGTGATGCCCGAACGTGATCGTCGTCCAAGGTCCTCAAGGTCCCCAAGGTCCTCAAGGTCTCCAGGGCCCTCAAGACGAGCAAGGACCTCAAGGTCCTCAAGGTCTCCAGGGCCCTCAAGACGAGCAAGGACCTCAAGGTCCTCAAGGTCTCCAGGGCCCTCAAGGCGAGCAAGGTCCTCAAGGCGAGCAAGGTCCTCAAGGTCCTCAGGGTGAACAAGGTCCCCAAGGTGAGCAAGGCGAGCAAGGTCCTCAGGGTGAACAAGGTCCTCGAGGTGAGCAAGGCGAGCAAGGTCCTCAAGGTGAACAAGGTCCTCAAGGTGAGCAAGGTCCTCAAGGTGAACAGGGTCCTCGAGGTGAACAAGGTCCTCAGGGTGAACAAGGTCCTCAAGGTGAACAGGGTCCTCGAGGTGAACAAGGTCCTCAGGGTGAACAAGGTCCTCAAGGCGAGCAAGGTCCTCAAGGCGAGCAAGGTCCTCAAGGTGAACAGGGTCCTCAAGGCGAGCAAGGTCCTCAAGGTGAACAAGGTCCTCAAGGCGAGCAAGGTCCTCAAGGTGAACAGGGTCCTCAAGGCGAGCAAGGTCCTCAAGGTGAACAAGGTCCTCAAGGCGAGCAAGGTCCTCAAGGTCCTCAAGGTGAACAGGGTCCTCAAGGTGAGCAAGGCGAGCAAGGTCCTCAAGGTCCCCAGGGTCCTCAGGGGCCCCAAGGTGCTCAAGGCCCTGGATCAATCATTGCGTTTGCATCTGGAGGTCCTATTCTTCTTTCCAGTGCCCTAGGAGAAGATGTTGCCACAGGTGGACTGGTTGCGTTTGGTAGCAGTATCGATGGTGTCTCGGTCCATAATAGCGGAATCGACCTCACCACACTCCCTGATCTGGCCCTTAGCTACGCCTGGACCATGCCTAGGGATGGTATCATCACAGATCTTTCAGCGACCTTCGTGGTCACTGCTGCCGCTACGCTAGCGGGTGAGGCGACCGTCCACGCCCAGCTCTACTTAAACGGTGTTGATGATCCGACTAACTTTTTCATTCCTATTAATGCCACGGATCTTCCTCTCTCGCCGTCACTCGATGTCGTGACCATTGGCACTATCCTCAGGGGCCAGCTGAACGGACTTTCGATCCCCGTTGTCGACGGCGATCGCCTCCTCCTTGTCTTCACGGTCGCGACTTCTGTAGGCCTGACCGCGACCGTGACTGGCGTGGCGAGCGCTGGTGTGAACATCAACTAATCGACTTTCGCTCATCTTTTCACTCAAACCGGAGTGAAAAGCTTTTTGGAAATAATTCGGACCTCTGTCAGGTGATTTCCTTTGAATTTTCCTCATTCGACTTGAAGTGGGGGACTCTCAGCCAAGAAAAATATTCCGCTCCGATCAAAGTGAGAATGCGTCGACTTCTTTCTGAACGGAACAACCGCAAGCGTAGGACCGATTGCAGGAAGAAGTATGACTCGAGTTCGGACGAGGAGTGCTACCCGAACGTGATCGTCGTCCAGGGGCCTTGAGGTACCCAGGGTCCTCAAGGTGAACAAGGTCCTCAAGGTGAACAAGGTCCTCAAGGTGAACAAGGTCCTCAAGGTGAACAAGGTCCTCAAGGTAGTGGAACCCAAGGACCTCAAGGCCCTCAGGGACCTGCAGTAGGTGGTGCAATCGTCGGATCTGGTGGGATCCGCGGCAACGGAGGCAGTGGTAAGTGCATTATTGAATTCTTGAGCTCGCAATGAAAAGCATTAATCTACGATGTGACTTTATACCAATGGCGTCCGGCGAGAATCGATCTCAACCACTCCAGATCTTCCTGAAAATTTAGGAGATCTCCTCTGGGGAGAGAGTCAGAAACCATCATCGGCCTCATGATTTCGTAGGAACACACCTACGAAATTCGATAGGATCTCAGCTGATTTCGAGATCTCCGAGCCCTTCTCTCAGGAGAGTTCAGAATGAACCTGAACGATCTCGGCACTGAAGGCCGATGGACGAGTCGTTGAAGATGGGGTGTTCCTTTGGTCTCCTTGTAGGTCTCGAGATACTCGGTCTGAATTCGGTGGGTCAGGTCGAGTCTTGTCACCGACTCACTGAAGTCAATCTCCAGCTGGCATCGCCTTCGACCCAGAGCTGAATCGTGTGGAGACTTCAGCTTGTCTTCTGTGATCGTCTCATAGAGGTTGAGACCATCATTCGAGTGAGTCGTGAGAGGTGGGGTCTTCGAGAGACTTTCTCGATCGCCTGACGTTGAAGCGATGGTTTGTTTCCAATGATTGCTCTTCTTCTAAATTTTCCTCTTGAAAGGATGTACCCAGCAACCACCGTGATCAATACTAAGAAGGATCGAATTAAAGGCTGCTTCTCGAGTCCAACGATGATCGGTCGGCGAGGTGACTATGAGGAGATGTTCCTCGATTGTGAAGGAGAGGATGGAGAGCCATACCGGACTCGAGTCCGGTATGGATCATCGCACAGGCGAGATTTATGATCCGAACGTCTACATTCCTTACGATGCGATGCGAGCCTTCTGGAAGGAGTTCGCTCGAACGGAGCTTCGACCCAAGATCAAGATTGGAGACCGGGACGGGAGCCCAAGGACCAGTCCCGAGCCACTCAAGCTGATCGGAAGAAGTGCTTCCGGGATGCTCTACATGTGCGATGCCGCAAAGGACAGGGATGGACTTCTCTATGGTCTCTATCGGGGTCCCATCGCCAAGTATTAGAAATTCTCCAGAATGAAAATGGGGAACTGTCCAAAAGGTCAGGAGAAACAAGCGGGACTCTGCTACACTCCTTGTGAAGAGGGGTACACCGGAGTCGGCCCTCTCTGCTGGAGGAACTGTCCATCCGATTTTACTGATACAGGAACCGGCTGTACCAAACCGACCTACACTCGAGGAGCCGGCACGATCCCGACGGGTTGTCCAGAAGGTCAGGAGAACGATGCTGGCCTTTGCTATCCGAAATGTCGGGAGGGCTACAAGGGAGTCGGACCAGTCTGTTGGGGTGTCTGTCCTCCAGGATTCACCGACATTGGAGCCTTCTGTCAGAAGCCAGCCGCCTATGGGCGAGGCGCCGGGTTCGTGAGTGAACAGCTTTGTCTAAACTCAAATGATCACGGAGCCAAGACGAATGGTTGCGAGAAGTACGGACTCCTCTGGTATCCCAAGTGTGACCCGAACTATCATGCGGTCGGTTGTTGTATCTGTTCACCCAACTGTCCTGCTGGCTGGACCGACACTGGGACCGGTTGTACTAAGCCGAGTTATGGACGTGGAGTCGGAACAGTTCCGTCTCAATGTCCAGAGGGTCAGGAGAATCAGGCTGGTCTCTGCTATGAAAAGTGCAAAGAAAACTATACTGGAGCTGGACCCGTCTGCTGGGGTGACTGTCCTCCCGGGATGACGGACATCGGTGCCTTCTGCCAGAAGGACACGATCAATCGAGGCGCCGGGACGATTCCTCCGATCTCGATTCCCTGGTGGCTCTGGGCGATCCCGCTGATCATTGTCCTTCTACTGATTGGAGGTTTCATCGTCCGGGTGATCTTCTCGAATCGAAAGCCACCTCCGGCTGTGGTGAACATTAGTCAAGCTCCGGAGCTGCGACCGCTCTTATAATTTTCCATCTGATCCAAAGATGTCTTGCCCTGCTGACGAAGAGTTACAAGCGGGTCTCTGTTATCCAAAGTGCCGTGAGGGTTACACCGGGATGGGTCCCATCTGCTGGCTTCAACGATGCAGGATTTGCTTGTATGAAGCCGAATTACTCTCGAGGAGAAGGAGTGGCTCCTCCACCCCTCCGTCTCCGCCTCAGCCAGTAACAGCTCCAGTCGTCTCTCCGGTGACGGCAGCTGCTTTTTGAGGCTGGACTCTCAATGCCAAAGGGAATTCCAGTCTGGATCGTTATAGGAATCCTCGTCCTTCTTGTGATCGTCCTGGCCGTTCTTCTCATTCTGAAGAAGTGCCCACCGGCTCCTTCTTATCGGCCATTAGGACTGTCTCGATAAACTTTACCTTGCCTGGCAAGTTAAAGTACGGCCGGTATGATGATCGGCGATGCTGGAGAATCGTCGTCCCGCTCGAATTTCTAGGAGTCCCTCTTTGAGTCGATGAAAGAGACGCCAGTCGGTTGCTCTTTTTGGTCGTCGTGACTGATCCAGACGAGTCCATAGTCGGCCAGGACGAGATGACCACTATATGAAAAGAGGATATTGTCGAGTGTCAAGTCGTTGTGGACGATTCCATGCTGGTGGAGTGCCTCGAGACAGTACTCGAGGCGAGCGATCACACCATCAATCAAGCAGGAAAGAAGGCGAGGACACTCTTCCTGGCATGCATAGATCAACTCGTCTAGAGTTCCATCAAGATGGTCGCTTCTAGGTTGTTGATTGTTATCTCATAGATCTTCGGACCAATTCCGAGATCAGAGGCGAGCTGACTGACTTTTAGTTCGAGCTCTTCTCCGTCCGGTATGATCTTGACGGCGTATCGGGATCCGACTCGATAGACCTTTGAAAAGGTGCCCTTGGCGATCAACCAGGAGTCTGGAAGAGACATCTTCATTTCGTCTCGAAACAAGAAGGTCAGTTTGGAAAAGGAAAATCCGAGTCGGACGAATCGCTGGTCAGAAGTACTCCTCCGGCCTCGACTTAGCTTGAGATTTTCGAAGATTCCTCTCATAGAAAGATGCTCATCTGGCTCGTCCTCGCCCTGATCATGATCGTCATCATCATCATCATCCTGGTCGTCCTGGTCTCGATACGATCGAAACAGGCGACGGCAGCACCCACAACTAATTCGAAACTGATCGATTCTCGAATCGATCTTTATTACCTTCCGAATTTCTTGTCAGACACCGAGGCCGATCATCTTATCCAGTTGGCCGAGGGTCACTTCAGCCGATCTGGAGTGATCGGTCCGAATGGAGAGGACAACTACGTCGATGCGAACCGAACCTCATCAACCTACTTCATTCCTCAATCGAACGACCCGGTCGTCGAGGGGATCGAGAATCGGGCTGCTCAAGCCCTTGGAATCAGGAAGGATCAGTTGGAGGGTCTTCAGGTGGTCAAGTACGAGCCAGGGCAATTCTTCAATCAACATCACGACTGGTTCACTCCCGATTATGCAGAGAAGGTAGGAGCTCAACGAGAATTCACCATCTTCGCCTATCTGACGACGGGAGATGGAGCGACTGAGTTTCCAAAGCTGGGACTGAGTTTCCAACCGAAGAAGGGGGATGCTCTTCGGTGGAGGAACTGTTCGACACCAGATCGTTGCGAGGATCTCAATCTTCATCGAGGTGCGGCTCCTCGAACCGGGATCAAGTATGGACTCAACATCTGGTCTCGGTTCTGAGTCGATCCGAAAATATTCTTTCCCCTTATCTAAATCGAGAGTGTCTAATGGCAGTTCATCAGGTTCCTCGTAAGTTTGAAGCCCATCTGACTGGTTCGCAAGAAGTTCCTCCTCTCAAGACCGACGAGACCGGCGAGTTCCGTGCTCGTCTCTCTGAGCACGAGCTGGAGTATCGCCTCCTCATCCGCAAGGTGACTGGTTTGACTCAAGCTCACATTCATCTTGGTCAACCGGGTAAGGTCGGCCCGATCGTCGCCTTCCTCTATGGTCTGAACGCTCCGGCCGGATCTCTCGAGGCTGCTCTAGTCTCTGGATCGATCAAGTCGGAGAACCTCCTCGGTCCCCTGAAGGGCCAGCCTCTCCGCGAACTCATCAAGGAGATCGTTCGTGGAAATGCCTATGTTGACGTCCACAACAATCAGTACCCCGACGGACGAATCCGGGGGCAGGTTCAGGTCTACAAGCAGAAGGAATCGGACTCGGATTCTGAATCGGATGACTGCAAGAAGTGCGACTCTGAGAGTGAGTCGAAGCAGAAGTGCGATGAGAAGGACTTCCCTTGGGAGGAGAAGCACAAGGAGGATGAGAAGGATAAGAAGCACAAGTTCCCTTGGGAGGAGAAGCACAAGGAGGATGAGAAGGATAAGAAGCACAAGTTCCCTTGGGAGGAGAAGGGCAAGAAGGAGGAGAAGGACTGGGACAAGTACCAGAAGGAAAAGAAGAAGAATCCTTGGGACGAGGACGACGACCACAAGAAGAACTACCCGTATCCTTGGGAGAAGAGCGACTGGACCTCAACCTCGTCGTCTGACGAGAAGGATCATGGGGCGGACAAGGAGAAGAAGCACAAGTTCCCTTGGGAAGAGGATGACGGATGGCCCTGGAACCAGGAGAAGAAGGACGGTACTTGGCCTTGGGAGAAGAAGGAGGACGATAAGCACAAAGAGAAGCGTCATGAGGGGAACAAGGAGGACTGCAACCAACACAAGTTCCCCTGGGAGGACGACTGGACCTCAAAGAAGAAGTCCAGCTCTAGCTCCTCGATCGAGCACAAGAAGAAGCACAAGAAGCACAAGAAGCACAAGAAGCGCCACCATTAAGCAATAATATTCTCAGATCGATCGATCTGGGAACAGGGAGGAGGACTTAGAACTCGGCGATGCTATTATCCAACAAGAAGTTGTAGGCCTGGTCAGCTGTGATAGGGGTCAGCTTACCGTCAAACTGGAAGAAGTATTCGAAGTTCTTCGGCCCGAGAGCCAAGACGATCAGGGGCGAGTCCAAGGAAGCGAAATATTCGGTCATAATGATCGGACCCGAAAGTTCCTTCTGAATCTTTCCCTTCCTCACCGACTCCTGATATTGTCCCTCTGTGATCTCAGAGAATATCTCTTTCGATTTAAGATCGGCCTTCACATGCCAAATCCTTCCATCCTTCTTGGCAAGACGAAAAGCGAGTGTTCCATCGACCAGATGGGACTCGAGAATCTTCGACTTTCTCATCTTCTTCATTGTCCTCCTACCTCTCCTTTCACAGGAGCAGCTTTTCACTTTGTGTCCACAGCAACTACAGCGGTTCATGATTGAATAGTCTCATTTGAGATCATTTGTAAGTCAGTTTCGAGAGGAGGCTGAGAATTAAATAGACGGCTGGGCCTCAACCATGGTTCCATCTTCGAGATAGAAGGACGGAGTTTGTCGGTATAGATTGCTCGTCAGATTGATCTGTCGATCAATCGCTCGATAGTCGGATTCCGGTAGGGGTTGAGGTGTGTCAAATTGATCCATATTCTCTGAGACAGGACGAGTCAGGTCCTCGCTGATACGATTCAAGTCGGTATGATTCCAGATCGGTCCTTCCGGTTCGAGGAAGAGATCGGCGAAGTAGTCCCGGAGAAGCCGATCAGGTCGAGTCAGTCGGTGGTGCTGAGAATAAAGGAAGATGATATGACCTAAGCAGAACTGTCCCATCGCACCGCTTCGAGCAAGTCGACGGATTGTCGGGACCAGGCGGACGACCCGGATCGACTAGGCCAAAGTCAGCTTCGTCAACGAAGCCCTGAAAGATCTTCGGAAATAGACTTAGATGAGTTAATATATCAAGATTCGGGGAGATGTATTGGAGAGTCGGATAAGTTCGCAGCAGAGCTTGTGTCAACGACCCAAAGGCGAAGAATGAATCCAGCTGGATAGCCAGAATCTGAAGTTGACCCTCGGCAGCTTCTGAGCCAGATTGAGAACTTGAAAGAAGTCGAGAATCGTCAGAACCAGGTCGACCAGGGGAATATCCCGCAGAACAAAGTTGCCTTCAACGAGGAATGGCAGTTGAGCGAGAAGCGGAATCGTCTCTGAATCAAGAGGAATCCGGACGAGATCTCCCGTTCCTCTCAGATTCCTGAACTGAAGGAGCCACTCGACTGGAACTTCGATGAAGAGAATACAGTTCTGAGCGAGCCGGAGAAACCGACGGGATGTCCGCATGTACTTGAGGAGGTCCTTCAGGTTCGTCGTCTTACTGACGATCTCTTCGGAAGATCGGCCCAGGGATCCTGAGAAATCTCTTCAACGACCGCCGCCATCTTTCAAAAGAGAAGAAGATGTCGCAAAGATTTCCACTCTGGCAGCTCATGACGGGTCGCCAATTTAATGAACTCTCAAAAGGAATGAGGTTCTACAAGCTGACCACGGCGAACGAACTTCATCGTGGCTTTCTCTATCGTGACGGGCTCAATGTCGACACCGAACGATTCGTTGCTCTGCCTCACAATCCTGGACTCCACTTCACCGAAGAGAGCATGATTGCCTCCTGGGTCGACATATTCAATGGACTTGGAACTCCACTCAAGTGGAAACGAGAGGTCAAGATCGCGGATGATGCCAAGGTCTACTATCAGTTCGACCAGTTCAAGGCGGATCAGCTCATCCTGAGCCCCAGAGAGGAACTCTAGATAAATTCACCCAAATAGAAACGAGATCATGGGGACGAAGATGTCTAAGAAGCCGAAGGTGATCGACTATATTCGGCCTAGTCATTACGATGCTCTTGTCCGCAAGGTCTTCAAATACCCTTGGCTTCGGCCATCCCGCTATCCTTACGACGTCTACTCGATGACCGACCTGAGATTCTTCTTGGATGAGACACTTCCATGTCTGACCCAGGGTGATCCTGCCCTTCAGCTCCTGAATATCGAAAGGGCCTGGCATGCAACCTTCAAGAAGGAAGCCCTCTCGACCTTCGGATACGTTTATGGAGACTTGAGACTTCCAGAGGAGGCGAACACAAGCCGGATCTGTTCACAAAACTTCTACATCGATTGGACAAGGACAATCTGGCTGATCGATCCGAAGACTGGACGAGTCTATCAGCCGCCGAGCACGATCGAAGCCCATCTTATTATTCTGTAATTTCATGTTGACTGGAGAGACCACTCTACCGATAACTGTCGAAGCAGGTGGATCTGGTGGATCATATAATGGTCCTCAGATCGGCTCTCTCGGAGGTGTTGGTTTCAACTCAGGAACACTGACTGTATTTGGTGGAGGAGGAGCGACTGTTACTAATTCTAGTGGTGGCAATGGAGCGGGAGGGCGTGTGATCCTGACCTACTACGTGATCTCATAATCTTGTAATCTTTTCGTACCGACAGGTACGAAATGCTTTTTTAATAGTCCTGGAACTCATCCTTGAAGGCCTCTCGAATTTCGGGCCCCTGGCGTACGGGAAGTAGAACTCGCTTCGAGGAACCTCAGGCAGCTCTTCCTTGATCGGATCCCAGTCCGGTTCCGCTTCGATGTCGATCTCCATATTGTCGGCGGCCTCTTCATGGCGAAGATACCTTACGAAGTCCTCCTCACTTTGAAAGACGACGAAGGATTCACCGTTGAAGTAGTGGATTCCATCTGGAATCCAATCGAGTGGTTGACCGTCAAGAAGGTCCTCGAAGATGGCGTTGAAGAGAGCGCCACCCTAGCATCCACTTTCAGTCGTGTCGATGACGTCGATCGTCTCATCGATTCCTTCGGCATCGATCTCGAACCGCTTCTCCTTCACCGACTCCATTCTCGATGAGGTAGTGGCGGTGGAAGTTGGGCTGCTTCATGTCGACTTCGACACGCCCATCCTCACTCGTAACTCAAGAGAATCCATTGTAGGGAGTGCAGATCTCCCTTTCATTGATATGTGAAGCCAATTTCACTTCCTTCAATTGAAGGAAGTGGGGCTTTTTTAGGTCCGTTCTCCAGACTCAAGAAAGGTACCGAGTACCTTTCTAGCGTTGGAGCAAGAAGTAGACTTCGAGAAGCGGCGCCATGGAAAGGCCGAAGAGGTAGACCCAGAGATCTGTCCAGAGCCACCTCAAAGGAACCTCGACTCCGACCCACCTGAGGAAGCGATAGCCGTCATGAGACAGGAGGACGATCAGGAGGGGTGTTCCATTCCCGAGCAGAGCGATGTACCAAGGAAACCGACCGAACCGCAAGATGTTCGGGAGTATCCAGAGACAGAAGGCCCAGTGAGACAAATCGAAGACTCGCTCAAGAGGGGAACGCTCCAGTAGAATATAGTGAGAGGAAGACCTCTCTATAATGTAAAGAACAGCGATGGAGTAGTGAAGGATCCCGAGGAAGTTATGAATGAAGAGCCAGCCAAGAGGAGAGCTCGAGGGCTGGCCATCCGTCATCCAGTTGTAGACTGTCCAACCAAGAGCAAGAGGGCCCCTCTCCTGGATGAGATCGGCAAGGTCGAACAGTTTATACCCATTCAGGGTCAGGACGATCACGAAAAGGGCGAAGAGAAACGAAAGCTTCATTGAAAGAAGGTGAGTAGGTCACCCTCTCACCTCAATAGACAAATTCAATTTTCGTAGAGACCCTACGAAAATCATTCGGGAACAACCGGTCGAATCTCCCACTCGAGTTCACCGAACCACGCATGGTCTGTTGCCTCTATCTCGTTCATAACTCGAATAGCTTGCTGGTGTGTGATCTCGTTCCGGTGACGATATCCCACGATCTCAACCAAGAAAGCATTGACAGCTTCGTCCTTTGTATTGAAGAGTCGGACTCTAAGATTCTCAGTGACGCTTCCATGATCATGAGCAAGTCGAAGGAGGCTCCACATCTCTGCTGACTATCTTGCAAACAAAGTCGTTCGTCTTCTGACAGGAGTGGCGAGGCCACGGTACACCGACGCACCTGAAGAGGAACACCAAGATTAATATCCAGTTTCAGGATCGATATTGGAGGAAGTTGGGCTACAATGGTTCGACTCACGCAACTACCAACACCCAGGTCGAAGGATCTTATCAGTCGACCTGGGAAGTGACCCGAGGACAACCCGGTAAAACTGGTATTCTGGTCAACTACACCGGAGGAGATTATGCTGAAAATTTCACTTCGACTTCATGTCTTCGAGATCCCGATGAGAGGAATTATAAGTTGACCTCAGCAACCAGCGATTTCCTTGTCAAGCTCAGTCCAGTCTTCCCAGATCCCTTTGATCATTTCAAGTTTGTCACCCCAAGTCGAGTCACCAATGTCAACATCACAGCCTGGACAGATAATGTCTGGTCCAAAGGGTCATATTCTTATTACGCGCCTGGACAATACTCAGCAGGTACTGGTATCCCTGACAAATGCGGATGCTCATGTGAAGTCGTCCCATTCGCCAATACTGAGTACTTACCTGAACCACAATCTCTTCCAGAATCGATGCGGAACTGCCATTTTGCCGGAGAACATACCAGTTTCGATTATCAGGGATACATGAACGGTGCCGTCGTCTCTGGTAACCGTGTGGCTGAGGAGATCCTGAAGTATCGCTAGTGACGAAGAATTGATGTAGAACAAGTGCAAGGTCCACTCAGCATCCTGATTGCAAAATGTTCTCCATTGAAGCGAATCGCATGGATGAGTGTATTTGCCTCCATTACAAGTCGGAGACGGTCAAGTTCCACTATCCTCTGTCGATCTCTATTAATTTCCCAGCAGCAGGTTGAAAATTGAACCGAATTGAAAATCTCGAGTCTCAAACCAACAACTTGTCGTGATGGAGAAGGTATTGGTTCTATTGTTCTTGTGTTTTTCGGGGGTACTGTGTAAACAGTACGACGTTATCGTTGTTGGAGCCGGCGGAAGCGGCTCCGTTGTTGCTGCTCAGCTATCTGCCAATCCACGTACGAAAGTCCTTCTCTTAGAGCGAGGTGATGATAATTCTGATCTCTTCAACAATGTCGTTTTCTTCTGGGATGCTCCAATTGTTGGTGCGGGTGCTCGTATCAATCAACTTACGTCGAGCAACTTCTACGTGAACAAGCTCTACTCTCAAGAATTCAACCTGAATATGCGCAGTCTCCCAACCTTCACCCCGATCACGGCTGGAGGAGGCACATCCATCAATGGCAACGCCTTTGGTCGCTACACTGCGGACGACATGGCCTCTTGGGGTATGCCTGGCTTGACCTACGAAGAGACGATCAACGACTGGAAGGCAATGGAGAGGTGCGTCGGTGACGCTTGCAATCCCGCTTATCATGGTACCTCTGGTCCAATTGCTACCAGGACGATCCAACCGAACAGTGTCCTTCAGCAGATCATGAATGTCATGCCAGGGATCTTTGGAGTGCCTCTGAATCCAGACACGAACGGTCCGAACGCCACCGGTATCGGACTTCTTCCACGTAACATCGACGTGATTGAAGGTACTACAACCCTTCCAAGCACCGAGACTGTGCTTCAGCAGCTTCATATCGATCCCAAGAGGTTGAAGGAGGCTCTCCCCCGTTCCTACTCGAAATTTCATAAGTACCAGAATCATTCGAATCTTGTCACTGGAATACCCATTCGTCAGGACTCATGGAGTCGGTTCGTCAAGCCTGTTCTTTCTCGCCCCAATCTGACGGTCAAGCTTGGCGCCAAGGTCCTCAAGCTCGAACTGAAGAGCAATGGCAAGCACGATGTCGTCTACGAGTATCAGAATAATATCTATCGTGACAAGGCCGGGAAGACCGTCGTCCTCTCGGCGGGTGTCTATAGCACTCCTCAACTCCTCATGCTCTCGGGCATTGGTCCTCGTGCTCATCTTGAGAATCTTGGAATCGACGTAGTCGTTGATAATCCTCACGTCGGTCAGAACCTACAGGACTCGATTCTGACGTCGGCAATCTACGCGACTCCAGTTGCTCCGGCAGCTCCTAGCCCTGGCTCGATCGTCGTCGGCTACTACCGGTCTCCAACCTTCACTGATGAGGGAACCGATATGGAGGTAGCAATTGCTGCGATCAGTGGACCTCCTGCCCCTCCTACCTTCGTTCAGCTCTACTTGGTCCAGTTGACCCAGCTTCGTCACAATGCTGTCGGTTCGTTGACCCTCCAGACGAAGAACCCAAACATGCCTCCTCTCTTCAGCTTCAATATGTACTCGACGGATGAAGAGGTCCAGCCCCTCGTCGACCAGTTCAAGAAGATTCGACTCACTATGGCAAGCTCTGGTATTCCTTTCACCGAGGTGTCACCTGGATACACGGCGGTCCCTCTCAATGCGACCGACGCCCAGATCACCCAGTACCTCAAGAGCGTCGTCAATGTTGAGTGGCACACCGTCGGTACATGCAGTCTCGGAAAGGTGGTCGATCATCGCTTTCGTCTGATCGATGGCAACGGGAAGGTCATTCCTGGAGTCCGTATCATCGACCTCAGCACTGTTCCGAAGCGCGGACGGAGTCATGGAACCAGCTCTGGCTCGATGTTCCTCGGTATGGTCGGCTCTCGGTTCATCAAGGAGGACCTCGGACTCTAAGTTCCTATTTTACCACCAGTCGGTGGTAAAAGTGAGAGAAGGTCCTGACCGCCTACAATGCCCTCCTGGCAGTCTATGCTATCAAGATGAGAAACGGATGGCACGAGGAGGTCGTTCCCTTGATCAAGTTCTAGACTCACATCTTCGTGCTACAGATTTCATTGACACTCTTGGAAGTCTGACAGAGACTGAACAGACTTCGATTGTCCAGTTGAAGAAGGATCTGGATGGCAACGTCCCGATCCGTTTCTAGAGCGAACTCCATCTTTTGAAATA